CGCGATTGACTATCACCACAAATGGGACAACTGAAGTTCCAGAGTGAAGTTCCTTTCACTCTGAAATTGCGTACATATGGAGTAATTAATGAAGCGTATTTTGTATCAAGCCAATTCATAGGTTCATTCTAAAGGTTGGCACCAAAAAGAAAATACTGACAAAAATTATTCTATTGAATATGGTCCTAGAATACTCTTTTTGATGTAAGGTTCTTGACCTTGGATATTTTGTCCGCACAGGTAATCTACATACAGATAGAAAGGCCCATTTGGTATTGGAATAATTTCCCACCATCCAAAATTTTGTTGAACACCAGGAATTGATGGACGTTGAACATATGGAGCATGGACAATTTCCTTAGTTTCAATGCTTTTGACAATTTCAACTGAGTCTAAGGGAATCAATGGAGAACCATAAAATCCAGAAATTTTCAGAGGAGCACCGCAATCCTCTCTGACCTTTTCACCAACCACATTGACGTAAAGTTTGCCATTTGATTTTTCGTAATCTACGATTGAAACGTTTATTAGCACAGGCTTATCTTTGTCGGCAATCGTATCAAGCTGATTAGATGAATCAATGAAAAAATTTATGGCGGATGCAATCATCATGCCAGTGATGCAAGCAGCTATAATCCATAGAACTTGAGTGCGAACAAACTTAATCAATGATTATCCTCCGCCTTGCAGAAATTTAAGAAGCAGTTCACGCAATGGTGGTAGAACGTTTCTAATAATAGCGAAGTATGCTACAACAATTGCAGCTGTAACCAAAATGAAGTTTTTCACTTTACCAAGAACACGTGTAACAGCTTTACGGTCTTCTGAGTATTCTTTGATGTATCGAAGATCATCAACAGTTATCGTCTTAAGGATATCTCTAAATGTTTGAATTTCAGTTGGAGTCAACACAATGATGGATTCACTTTTATCCTGCATTGATTTGAGGATTTGTAAAATTTCCTTATTTGATACTTGTTGTTGATTTGAATCGGGCATTTCTGTTCCTTAGCTCGTCTTGTTATTATTTTTTCGAGCATAATACTTTTCGATGTTCCGATTACCAAACCAAAAGCCCATGACGGCACCAAAAATTGCGGAGGTTTCGTCATCCCAGATGATTGGTAACATATTAATTATATCCAAACCTTGAACATGTGTCCCATAATATACAGCATATGCTTTTATTGCCATGAATGTAATAAAGAAAACCACGGTGATAAAGGGACGGATAATTGCTCTAAAAGCGTTAACAAACTTTCCACCATCAAGAGCAGCATCAGAATCATGAATTGATTCGGTCTCTGAAATATCAGCCTGAGTATTGAGCTCATCGATCTTAAGCTGAGAGGCGATTTTGTTGTATTCTGTTTTGGCTTCAAGGAGTTTGACTTCATTAATCGTATCCTGTCGTGATTTGAAAATGCTGATCACATCAGGGATCGCACTTCCGAAAATACCAATGAGCGTGGATAGGATCGTGGTTGTAAACATAGTAGCCTCAGGTCACTTTAAAGTGTTTTTCTCTCGAGTCGTTAGGTTTGAAATTTTTCTTTCTCATAATGGTCTTAACAGCCATTTCTAGCTTTTGAGTACCACGATTCCATTTTAAAATAATTGGTGTATTAACATCAGACGAAAGGTCAGTTAGCAACGCTTCCTTATCAGGGCCCATTTGGGCAATGACCTTTCCGTATCTTTCGTATTCCTTAGTGAAAAGATTAATCAACTCGGTTTTGGAAATTTGTTTTCCATTACGAGCATCATTCAGACGGTCCTTGAAATGCTTTCCGAACTCAACGTCAATTCCAAGTTTCGCAAACACAGCATCAAGGTATGCTTCGACCTTTTTTAAGTCAGCATCTGAAATCGGCATTTGTTCGATGTATTCGGACAAGGTCATCATATGTTTAGGCATCTTTCTTCTTTTCGGCTTTTGCTTCTTTTAAAAGCGGAACAAGTTTCTTTTTCACATCACCTGCAAAATCTTTCCATGCTTTACCACCAAGTCTGAATTCCAACATTCCTTCGCATACGAATAAAAGTTTTGATTCAATTTCCTTATTTGGTATTCCATCTGGATTCATATTCATCAAAGTTTCAACAACATTATCAACACGTTCTTCATATGCATTATCACCCATATCTTAATTCCTTTGTGACTTTCGTCTTAGAAACATCATTTGTCCTGACGGTTGATGTTGCAAGATCACTGATTCATTTGGATTGGATCGGCAATATTGACGAATTTCTTCGGCGTTTTCTTCCTCATCCAGATATTTTGCATATCTGTCTTTTGGCTTTTTACCGTGACGAATCTTCATCAATGTACTCATCTTAACATTATACACCTTATGGTTCATGAACTTAGGTGGATTATCCAATCCAGCAATATGCGCCGGATTTGCGGTATTAGCAATGTCTTCTTTAAGAAAAGTTATGAAATCTTCTTCAAGGGTTTCAAGATTGAATTTGTTGACGTCTTCACGGAGCAACCAGATTGCAGCTGCGTATGTGGCAATTTTGGTGGAACCACCTGGAATTTTGGCTAGAACTTTTTTGAGATTCAATACGAGCAAATCAAAGTATCTGAATGACTTACGTTGTTCTTCATTTCTGTCATCATAGGGAACAACTATGTTCCCTGATTTATCAATGACGCCAGTTTTGTAAGCTTCCCACTTGTCAAAAGGTTTGACAAGTCTTTTAACGAATTGATATACAAAAAATGTATCCCAAATTCCGAAAGAAGCCATTTTCGTCCATTCTAGAGTTGTTTCGGTTACGCATCAAGAAATTCTTCTCGAAAACCATTAGATTTATTTTTATAGACCCTTGATTAACATCAAGAAAATAGCGATAAAATTATTCCTCGCGCTCGCGAGAAGTTTTGAGACATGAAATGTCGAAAAATCTTCCCAACAAGTCGTTACTTCCCTTGGTCAACTGACTCGTTAACAAAGGTTACTGGCCGGTTAACCGAAGAGCGAAGCTCTATCTAACATTGGCCTTAATTTCGCGAAGCTTTTTGATTATCTCCTCATTGAGAGGAATGTCACTCACATTAATGACAAATTGATCATTATAGATTCCGGTAATTTTATCCTGAGGCAAATAGCCAAGGAACAATAAAAACGGGAAAAGGAACGAGTGATACTCTTTCATTTTCATCACTAACATTTTAGTACAAGCTTTCGCTTCAAACACGTTGTACAGAACTATTAGATGGTTCAATATCAAACGCTCACGGAGGTCGCTTTTATTCTCATACACGAAGAACAGTTTTTTCAGATATTTGAAAATTGCAATATCTTTTTCAAACTCTTCTAGCGACTCACAATTATGATTTTCATAGTATTTTGCAGCGAAAAGGGTAAAATTACTTTCAGTCAGAATCATTAGAATGTTGACAATGCTACTCTTTTGGTCACATTGTTAGCAGTTTTCACATAAATATAATCGTCGTCAAATGAGAACTTGCCCGCACTTCCTGCCTCACTGATTGAGGAGTTTGCCGGTGTATATTTCGTGCTAACGATGAAACCGTTTGATGAAACTTTAAGATTTTGGATGGACAAGTTTGTGTAATTCACATGAGTAGAAGTCACATTGTAATTGTTACCACTTACAGTTACATCACCAGTAACTGTAAAATTTGCAGTAATTGAAGTGTTTGCTGATAGATGAGCTAGAATGTCCTTGTAACGGACAGACTTAGTTGCAGGATCAGTGTCTGTGTTTGCTACAACCAGCAGAATATCATTAGGTTGTAGATTTGAATATGCAGGATATTCTGAAATCTTCATTACTTGTCTCCAAACGTCTTTCTAAGATTATTTAGCCTTGCGAATAGTGACAAATTTTCATCAGTTCTACGAGCATTGACTTTCGCATCAAGCTTTTGGTGAGCCTTGCTGTAACCTTTGGAACGTTTGTTGAACCACTTTTTGCCGCTGTCGTGTTCTTCTTTACTTCCAGCATGCTTCATTTGATCTTTTGCCAAATGCATTTCATCATCAGCCTTTTTCATATAATTGCTAAGCTTCTTCACTGAAATTTCATCGATTGGTTGGACTGATTCAACTTCAAGCTTTGATTTCGAATTCTTATCTGAATACCGACCTGTGTTAACTTTGCTATGGGCTTTGTTATAACCAGCTGATCTTTTATTCACTTTTTTCCAATCCACAGGACGGCCAGCCTTTTGCTTATGCATAGCTGAAACCATGTCATCACCAGATTTTTTCATATAGTTGTTAAGCAACTTGTTTGAAATTTCAATTAGTTGAATATCTTCTTTCAACAATTCATCTACCTTTGCTTTGTCTTCCTTACGTGCGTGAATGACGGTTCTATCCAAGTACATTGGATAACCTTTGTACAAGAACGCACCTTTTTCAGGCAACCCATATTTTCTAGCTGAAAATGTATTTGGTGTCATGATATTGATAACTTTATCTTCTGGATCGAAGATGTCGCTCATTTTTGAGTCTTTCATTACTGCTATGTTTTTCATCCTTGATCCTCTATTACAAGACGGTTGAAATAAATTGAAAAGTTTGGCAACACCATGTTGCTAATTGGATTGATTGGGCTCCAGTTATATGACAAAGTCACATGAGGAGACCATGGTCTGCTATCAGTAAAACCTTGATCTTCAAAATATTCACGCAATCCAAGTAATTTGTCTGATTTATGTACTGTCAAAACAGGAATATCATTGTTTTCACCGAATAGTTCGATGCCCTTGAATTGGGCTTCAATTTTTGGAAAAACAAAATCCATATTGATGTATCTCACTTCGTTATTAGTATAGAACAAAGTGGCATGAAATGGAAACATTCCAATATCTTGACCATCATGATCTTTAGTCAAATCAAAGTTCATGGAACGAGCCCAAAAATCAAGCTTTGTTTGACTTTCTTTATCCACAAATAAGCCAACGAATTTTTTGGCTAATGGAGCATTGTTAAATTCAGAAAACTTCAGCATAATTCAACCTTTATGACAATGGATTAGGAACTGTACCTGATGCCAATTGTTCAGACGCACTCTTGTTTCTAGCTCTGAAACGAGCAATTTCTTTTTGTCTAATCTTAGGCAAGATACGAGCAGCAATTTTAGCGATCAAACGCTTCTTTGGTTCAATCTTTTTATCAACCGCAATTTTCGCGCTTGGTGAGAGATTGGCATAGTCTGCACCCTGCTTACCAGCAAACTTTCTACGGATTAACATGATAGCTGCTTTACGAGCACGTGCTTCAAGATGGCTAGAATCTGCCAATCTTTTTTCTGAACGAACTCTTGCTAATTTTAGCTTATTTTTGTATTTGCGAATAGTCATAGCTCTCTTGCGTCTTTCTTGGTAATCAATGACGCGTTCATCAAGCTTAACATCTTCACTTACGATGTTCGGAGTTTTCAAGGTCACAATGTCCATCCTTCCGTTTCTGACTGTATTAATAATTTTATGACCTGAATCGATCAATGGTTTTAGAAGAGTCTTACGCTTATCCAAATCATCACGTGGCAAAACTATTTCAATTTGATTTGGACCAACTTGGTTGGTATCCCCAACAGTCAATCCTTTTCTTTTTGTAGGGGCAACTGCGTTGAATCTCCCAGGACGTCTCGCTTCATGTACAACGCTTTCACCGACTTCATCTACAACACGACCATTGATTTTCTTCAAGATGGTAATTGTATTTGTATTGAGATTCAAGGAACGAATCATTTGATACATTTTAGCTTCATCAGCCATCAATGTATTTGGATTATTTGATTTGTGTTCCCAAACAACTTTGCTGCCTTTGTAAATAGTGCAGGTTACACCACGTGGTTGATAATGCCACAAGCTAACTTCGCAGTGATATTCATGAGTATGATCTTCATGAGTAGCAGGCTTAGTTTGTTTAAAAAATTGTGAGTATGGCGTGAACATACCTTCATCGATTTCAGTCTTGTTCGTCATCCTACACCTTTTTCTAAGATTTTTAGTATTTATTTGTTTCAGGTTCTTGGTCAGGCACTATATAACAATGTAACCAAGTTGGGTTACATATGGCAGTTAGGGCAAGATTGGCCCGTCTAAGACCGAAAGGAGATCATATATGGTCAGACATATCACAACTACACTTCCAAACGCATTCCCAAATTTTCACCAATCAATTACTTTTGTACAACCTGTAACGGCAGCACCTGCTCCGGTTGCATCAAAACCATTCAAAGCTAAGAAGGCCGGCACCAATGGGTTCCATTACTTTCTACTTTTGGATGAATCAGGTTCCATGTCCGATTTGACAAAGGATACAATTGGTGGCGTCAATACTCTCATCAAAAGTCAAGCAAAAGACAACGATGGTACTAAGATAACTGTCATCAAGTTTGAAGGCGGAAATATCTTGACTCCAATCGATGGTGTTCAAGCAACTTCATTGGGTGAATTCAGAGATTACTCACCACGCGGCGGCACCAACCTTTTGGATGCTGTTGGATATACAATTGAAAAGGCAAACGCACTTTTGGCAACCAAGTCAAGAAAGCGTGATCGTCCTTCAATCTTTATCCAAATCATCACCGATGGTCAAGAAAATCAATCACGTAAGTTCAATCGTGAACGTATCAAGGAAATGCTTCAATCATGTGAAAAGGCTGATTGGATTGTTTCATACGTTGGGGCAAATGTTGATTCATTCAGTGAAGCACATAGCATCGGTATCAATACCGCAGCTGTAAGCAACTATTCAACTTCAAAAACTGCAAGCACTTATCAATCAATGAGTTCAAGTTTGTCACGTATGAAATCATTGAGATCATCAGGTATCACTGGTCAAGCTATCTATGAATCAAACGCAGTTTACACTGACGCTGAAAAGACTGAAATGGGAGAATAATCATGCAATTGGGTAATCAAGATCTAATCGTAAAAGTCGGTGGTAAACCACTGAAGGAATATTACCATGAAGGCAATTTTTTCGTTGAAGGACGCAAGAAGTCAGATTTCACCATCGAAGTCAGAAATCGCGGCTGGCAAAAAGTAAAGGTTGTCATGAGCGTTGACGGCCTGTCAGTCATGGATGGTAAACCAGCCGGCGCAGAAAGCCAAGGTTACGTCATCCATCCTTATTCAACCATTGAAATTGAAGGTTGGAGAGTTTCTGACACTGCGGTCAACAAGTTCTACTTCTCAGGCAAAGGCAAGTCCTACAATGCGAAGATGGGTGAAGATAATAAGAACATTGGTGTTATCGGCATCATGGTATTTGCTGAAGAAGTGAAACCAACATATTACAGCAATTTGACATTCGTACCTACAACTTCTCCGGCAGGTGTTTGGTATTCAACTAATGGCGTTGGAACTTCAGTTGGTAGAGGCACTTCACTTCTTTCACCAGGAGTTAGTGCAACTGAGTATGATAATACATTTGTAGCAACAACTGGTGACTGGTTGACAACTGAAACAACCAGTTTCAATGCAAGTGCTCCGATTCAATCATCTGAATTGAATGCTATACATACCTCAACTGCTGTTGTTGGATCAAACGCTCCAATTGCTATGGCTGCTGCCGCACCTGCACCACAAAACAATCTGGGTACAGGTTGGGGCGCTGAAACTGAATCAGCAGTTGTTACTGATTACAGCACTTTCAATAAGAATCCGGATAATATTTTGTGCATCTATTATGATGATAAGGAAGGATTGGAAAAGAGAGGCATTATTGTGGATCAGAAAAAGAGCTTCCCTAATGCTTTCCCAAATTACAGTTCTTCAGGAAAATATGCGCGTCGCCCAATAAAGTAACTAAAAAGGGGAGCCATGGCTCCCCTTTTTATTTGTCCAAATTTTCGCGTAAACGAATGATAGAATAGATATGTTCGCCAGGATTAAATCGATCAAACAAATCATTCATCGTATCAGTATCAAGCAACACTTTTTCCGAATATACTGATTTCAAATCCATATCCATAATTTGAATACTGACTCTTGTTCCTTTCCAATCAGCCATCAAATTTGTCTCCCATTTCAAGATATTTGTTATATTGGTCAATCTTTGCCTTAACCTGAATTGAATTGTAATGACAGGTTTTGTTTAGATCAATCAATTGTTGCAAAACTGCCTTGACCTGCGTATCAGTCAAGGTGTCAGGATTAGGGAAAGTTTCCACCAACGGACAATCCAAAAGCTTTGGGTCAACTACCAATGGATTAGGGTTGACAGGCTTTTCAGAAGGCACTGGAACGGTTACGATCTTCTCTACGACCCTTGTCTTTGGTTTTGGTTTTTCTGCAACTTTCGTTGCCGTATGTTGCTTGTCAACAATTCTTGGTGCTGGCAAAACAATATTGGTGGATGGTTGTCTATAAACCGTCTGATAATCGTCTGATGTGTTTGTAACGCAGCCTGCCAATACGACAGACAGCGCCAATGCTGCATATTTAATCATGATGTTGCAAACTCCTAAAGTAATCCTTCAATATTTTAGATGAAGGAGCTTCAAAAGTTATCTTGACTTTATCCTTACATCTGTTCTTTTCACAAGGGTCACTAAGCGATGGTTGCTTAGTGAGCTCCTTGATCTGATTTCCTTGGTCAAAAATTTTCATGCTTCCTGCTAGAATTAGGATGCCTAGAACGGCAACCCAATAAACGTTTTTCATGTAAATCCTACTTTTCTTCTTATTGATACGACGTTATCATCGTCGCTTTTGCTGTTGAATATTTCTGCCATTGTATATCTGGTATTTTGGAAAGGCAAATCCTTTCCAATGGCTTTCGCAGCCACTAGTGCTTCATCCTTATTCAAAGGACGGAAGTTCAAAATATCAAAACACCGACCGGGACGACGCAACGCATCATCGATATCAGAAATGTTTTGAAGGTTTGCTGAGAAAATATATTTCTTACCTGAATCAATAATGCCGTCAGACACATTCAGAATTTTGGACATCGTTTTGTTACCAGCCTCAGCACGACCAGCCAACAAGATATCCGCGTCCTCAAGAATCATAGCCTTACGGTGACTTGAAACGAAATCAATATAGAATGAATCCATTGACATCACATATTCATCGTACGCAACCACTGAGGACCATTTGGCGCGTTGAAGCAGATAATTGATAAGGCTTGATTTGCCCAACCCAGGATCGCCAATCAAAATTAGGATACTGGACTTTGATTTGATAAAATCATCGATATAACCGTCAACGTCACCACCACGAATGTATGGATAAAATTCAGGATAGAACGTTTCAAACTTCTTAAGGTTCAAAGTCGTATAAGAGATTTCACCCTTTGGGTTCAAACTTGCCCAATTTGTATTGGTATTTTCATCCACCTTGTCCGGTTCAAATTTTATATCAAAGGCATGGGCCATATCGAAGGCTTTTTGGTAAGTCCTTGCGTGGAATGCGACACTCGCTACGCATGACGTTGGCTGGTAATAAGGATCAGCATATGAAGACATACGGAAACTAATTAATGCAAACCAATCATTCGAACCATACACAACAGCCTCAGCACTCGAAGCATAATTCACCTTGAGGTCTGGTTCAAGACCTACAATGTACTCCACCAAATCGTTATTTTCAAGGTCCCAGGACCCTGCTGACATAACGATATGCTTTTCACCGTTCAAAACCTCATTCGTCAATCTCATTATCATCATATGACTGGTGCTTGAGTTTGCCGAAAACTCATAATTGTATTCATGCTTCATTGAATAATCCTTCAAAGTGTTGAGTCAACTGATTCTAGAGCTTTCAAACTATGCTCGAGATTTAACCTAGCCTGGTTTTCACGGTCAGTAAAGTGCCAAAATATTTTTGGAGCATCAAGCATTTTAACGACCCAACGTTTACGAGCAGCAAGCATCTCCACCTTAGAGTATTTAGACATATATTCAGCTGCGATTTTCAAAGTGTTTTCATCGTAAACGTTTTGACTGGAACCAAGTTCGAACAAATCCAAATCCAGAAACATTTTGGACCATTCAGGCAAATCAGAATTTTCAGCCAATGTATGATCACAGGTTGCTATGATTGTATCATAAATTTCAGCAAATACACCTGCTGGTGCTTGATACCGAGGAGTTCCGGCCATTGTATTCAAACCAAGAACGGTGAGCATATAATTGGCTGAATCAATTTCATTGGTTGATGAACCAACATTGTAGATCACATCATGGAAAATTGTTGTGATCTTAATTCTTTCATGCCAACTGTGATGACCTGGATTATTGTTCAGATAATAATGCCAAATTTTACAAATGTGTTCCGTATTATGATAAACTCGATTTGGATTATTATACAAAGCGCGAATATGAGTTTTGTACGAAGTCGGAATGATCAAGCATTCATCAATCGGATTAGGCAAGTTGGTCATTCAGAACGCATCCATACTGAGATAAGAGTCAAAAACACATAAAGCCAGATAATCACTAACAACGGGAATTGGGTGATCCAATATCGAGCGTCTCGCTTTCTATCACCAATGTCTTCTGTTAGGACTAGACAAGTGACCGCGAAGATCAAGCCGGTTGTGAAATACCAGATAGAAAAATAAACGAAGAAATCCATTAAACACCTTTCAACAAATGATGGCGCCAGGAACTTTCATCCCCAGCGCCACTACTTAGTTCGGCTGAAAGATTACGCAACCTCGATCAGCTTCTGCTTCGCGCGGGTTGCCGCGACGTAGCACAGGTTGCTTTCCTGCTGAAGCTGCCAGGCCTGCTTAGCATACTTCGAAGGAAGGGTACCAAGACGGTCCAGCCAGTAAACCGTATTCCACTCGCGACCCTTCGACTTATGGATCGTCGAGAGGGTGAAGCAAGCGGGACGCTGACCTTCATCCGTATCCCGGAAAAGGATATTGATCTCAGCGACCACATCATCGATAAGATGACGCTTAGCATTCTGGCATCGGTCGATGATAACCATCAGCGTAGCAACCTGATCCTCAACGAACTGGACCTTGCTATCATCATTCTTGTCACGAGCCTTCTTGAGCTCACGAGCCTTGAAAGCCTCCAGCTTGTCGATCAGCTGGTCGATACGCTTGATTTTCCAGCGGGTGGCCAGCTTCTTCAGGCCCTCACCGATATCGCGTCCCTCAACATAAGCCGGGATGCCCTTACGGATCAGAGTGAAGGCAACCTCAATCAGAGGCTTGGTGTTACGGCAAAGCATAACCTTTTCGGCCGTGAGTTCCTCGGCGTAGAACTTCTCCATCTCAAGGTTCGACACTTCGCCGTCGATCGCGTTCGGAGCAGGCTGAATCTTCTCATTCCACTGCTTAGCGAACTCAACGATCTTCTTGCCGGAACGGAAGCAGTAGGTCAGCGACATTTCGGTGGCGCCGAAATCCCTCTTGATCTGCTCCAGAGAATCAGCACCAGCACCAGTGAAACCGTAGATCGCCTGCTTGTCGTCACCAACAGCCATCAAGCGACCAGTCTCAGGGTCCAACATACGCTTCGCCATTTCACGACGGGCAGGATTGGTATCTTGAGCTTCATCGATCACGACATAGTCATATTTCTGAAACTTCAGGTTCTGGAGGATAGGAAGATAGATCATATCGTCGAAGTCGATGACCTTCCGCTGATTGTTCGAGATACGGAGAACTTCGATCGCAACCTTGGCGATTTCCTCATCCATAATCGCATCGGAAGTATTGATATCGTAGTGATAGATAAAATCGCACCACTTTGCGATATCATTGAACTGAAAGGCGATTCCGGCAAGGTTCTGCTTACCCATCGAAACCAACTTACGAACCATCGGCTTCATCACGAAAGGAAGCTCACCATGATTCGCGAAGTAATCTTCGGTGATTTTGAAGACCTTGTTGCCTTCAACCTGAGGACGACCGTTGCCGTCAGAATAAGCACGAAGACCGAAGGAGTGGCAAGTACCGGCTTCAACACGGTTCGAAGGGATGCCGCGCTTCGCGAGCTTTTCCTTGATCTCACCGGCGATTGACTTGTTGAATGCGATCATCGCAACGGTCTTGCCGGCGAGACGCTTGTCATCGAGAGGGGAAAGAATGGTAGTGGTTTTGCCTGAACCGGCAACGGCGATCACAACACCGGAACGCTTCTCGGTGGGATCGAGGAAGAAATTCATGTAGGCTTCTTGCTCAGGAGTAGACTTCACAGGCGCATTAGAGGAGGAAGACATTTTAGGTTTCTCTCTTTCAGCTCATCATATACAAACAGTATAGCCTATTCCGTTGGATAAGTAAAGTCCCTTTTCAAAGAAAATTCCAAAAAATTGAGTCTTTTTGAGGAATGAACTCGGACCCAATCTTCAATGAGATCATCATAAATGATTTCAACCTTGTCAAACTTTGGATCGTAGTTCAAACACCAATACACCAATGGTCGATTGGCAGCTTCCTTGATCTCTTGTTCAAGCTTTGACAATTCACCGTTTTCAACAAGTGATCTCAATTCCCCTGAAAAGTCGAGAAATTTTGTGAGATCGTCAATGTTGTTAAACTCAAATGTGAAAATTGCTTCCTGTTCTTGCGGCAATGGTTCAACTTTTTCAGGTTCGGTTTCTTTGTACCAAGGTGAGTTCTTATTTACCAAGCTTCTTCCCCAATATGATTTTGACGTGAGTTCTGTCAATCAAGTCGTAATTGAATTCGGTCTTTGCGAATTGTTTGATGAACGGCAAGATGAATCGTTCATTATGAATGAATTTGTATTTGTCCTGATTGAAAACGCCAATACGGCTCATCAATTCAGTTTCGTCGCATTTCAGATAATCTTCATTGAGTTCACGTTCCCAATTATCTCCATATCGACACTTCAGGATATAATGAACCAAATTCTTCACTTTGCTGATGCTTCCGTATTTATCCTCGAAATCAGCAAGCAAATGTCGATCAGCATGTTCACGAATTTTATTAACTTCCGCTGGGTCTTCTTGTTCAACCGTCAGACTGGTGCACATATCACGAATTGAGATGTATTGGAAACCACTGTTCAAAACACGATCCCAAAATTCATCAATTCCATTTTGATCGAGATATGAATAAATCTCATGAATCAACGAATTGAGAATGAGGCAGCATTCACCGCCCACTTCCCGGCTCTTTGTTAGCAATTCATTGAAGTCAGTTGAGAAAAATGCGTTGCGAATGTTTTTGGCATTGGCCAATTCGATCATCTTGGGATCGATATCGTAACCAAAGAAATGATGTTCAGGGAAAAGGTGAGCAATGAACTCGAGAGTTGAGCCGTCAGCACAGCCATAATCAAAATATGACGTGGCGTTGACTTGATGGAGAAAGAACGTCTTGTCGAGCATTCCTCGACGCATGCGCTCATTATATTTTGTGATATTGGAAATTGCGGCGGCCATATTTTGTCTCCATTTACCGAAGATACATTATATTGGCCGCCGCATTAAGTAAAGTCATTCCTTAGAAGAAATGCGTGAATCTTGCAACTTGACCATCAGTTGGATGATGCAGGAATGCTTCAATCGCTTGAGAATTTTTGTAGCCATTGCGATCATGCCATCCATCAGCTGGTGAAGGCGAACGAACAGTTTCAATGTAAATGTTATTGACTGGATCAATTGATTTACCAGTTTCAAGAACAGTGATACCAATATGGTCTTTTTCAAGCTTCTGTGCATTCAAGCCTAAAGTTGCACGATTCTTGTGATGGGTGTGATGGACATACCAATAAGCATGTTTTGCACGTCCCCAAGCTTCACGTGCTTCGAATTGCATCAATGTTGGAAGATCTTTTTCCTTGGCACCATCACCATGGGTGAAGCCAATGATATTGTTTCCATACTCAACATACTTACGATGTGAGATTGAAACATTGCGATTGTTTAATCCGAACGAAACATTGCGATTGTTTCTGAACCATGATGAAATTGTATCAGCCAACATCCAACCAGATGTGTAATCGTGGTTTGATGGGCAGAACACAACATGGACATCAGCAACCTGGGTCATTTCTTCAATGGCCGCAATGTAGCATTTCTTGGCTTCGAGAAACATTTCCCACCATTGACCATCAGTGTCTTGGGGAGTTCCTGCTGTCGTTTTGCGATGAGGTGAATCAATGTGCAGAACGTCATTACCAATGACGAATACAATTTTCTTTACACCAAAACCAACAGCCTTGGTCAACAATGAAGTCACGCCTTTGCGGACTCTTTCCACAGCTGTTTCAATATTATAATCTGCACCAGTTTCATGAATCTTTGAATATTTACCAATGTGGATATCAGCAGGATCAACAACTAACAAATGCTCACCATCATCATTTGAGCGAACGATTGGTGTGTAAACTGGAGCATGGTTCTTGAATTCCGCAATCATTTCGTCACGGATTTCGTCATATGTTGGAATTGAGTTGTTCTTGATTAACAAGGACACATCATCGGTCTTTAACCAATAATATGCAACCTTGTTTGGATCAGTTCCAGTGTCGAGACAGTTTTGACGGAAAGTGGAATATTCAGGACTGTTTTCGTATTTGACAGCGCGACGCTTTACGGTTCTTGAATCAATACCAAGCTTTTTCGCAGCTTTTGTGTAGGACCCATATCTAATGTATGCTTCAAATGCTTCATGTAATTCTTCTACGGTTGACAAAAAGTTTTCTCCCTTTGTTTTTATGTTTTAGAGAAACTTTTCACTGCACTCAAAATATATCGATCTCTCCATTTTCACATGTATAAACAACCCTTGAAAACTCAAAGGCAGCTATTGCCCGCATACAACCCTTACAGGGACGAGCCATACCAAAAACATAATTCTTGTTGTCACTATCACGCTTGGCTCTCGCAATATAGAGAGTTGCGTTTTTGAATTCATCCCTTTCAATTCTACGGAATGAGTTCTTAATGGCAAGAATTTCAGCGTGGATGCAAATTGCATCGTCATTCTTGCCATATTTCTTCTGAAGTGGATCGGTCTTATAACTGTTGACGCCGAAACCAACTTCTTTGTTGTTAATTGTTATCTTTGCTGCGATTCTCGATCCAGAGATCGGCGCAACATCTTGAGCTATCATGAAAAGTTCGTCAATATGACGACGATGTCTACTCACAACGCGATTCCCCTAAAGATTTAGGGTGTCAACCGAAGCTGACACCCTTTATATAGTGTTCGCAATTCTCAGACAGCGTGCTTCAGAGGATTGAAAGTCGGAGCATGATTCTTACCGTTGGCGGTAGCACCATTGTAGCGGAGATACTTGGGAAGCTTACGCTTCGACTTGCCGACAGAAATCTTTCCACCGTTCATAACGAAGTCACGAACCAGGTCCTGGACTTCAGCATTTTCGCGCTTAGCAGCATTAACAACCGACATATTCAAAAACTCCGCTTTCGAGTTAAAATTCACCTTACAATTCACTTGTAGCTGAATTGATTCAAAAAGAAAAGTAAAATCTTTAAATATCTATGATTTTTATCTCTTGTCTTTTGTGCAACTCATTAGGATATCCCATCGCATTACAAACCACTCGACAATCACCGATCATATAATCGTGATCCGAATGAACGTGACCGTGAATCCACAACTTTTTGTTTGATCCTAAAATCTGAGAATCAAGATTGTTACAGAAATATGCGGTGCTCAATGGATCACCTTTAAAACGATCAGTGATTGAACCGAATGAAGGTGGAAAGTGAGTCACTACGATTTCAGATGGACTGGCCATAATCTTTCGCATTTGCTCAAAATGCAGTGCCTTGCATTTTTCAGTGGTCCATTTTGGTATCCAACGATAATCCCAAATCTGTTCACGTGCAATGATTTCATTCAACGGATTGTTATTGAAGTTGGTCCAGAGACCTGCTCCGGTGATTCCGTCCTCATCAAAGAAATCGTCATACACTTCCAGTTTGAAAAAGTCGTGATTGCCCATGACATATTTCACAGGTACAGTCAGACGTGAAAGAAATTTCTCACGCTTTTTCTGATCCGAATGAATATCACCTGCAATGATCAAAAAGTCGATTTTTCCAGTGAAGCTGTTGAAATAATCAATTACAACATCATCAAATGAAACTCCGTCCTTGACCATATCCTTCCTAAATTCAAGATGAAGGTCTGAAATGTATCCCAAAACTGGCATGTACTTTATTCCCAAATTTTCTTGGCGTCCTTTTCCTTGACTGCTTGTTCAGTAAGAGTTGCTAGGAATGCGCTCAGTTTTTGAATGTCTGCTTCATTACGCAGATTATAAATTGGAATTTTCTTTGAATTGGCAATTCGCATCCCTTGGCCTGTGCCGCCCATGACTCCACCATTTTGGGTCCAGCAGATCACGAAATCAACAGGATCATCGAGATTTTCACCCAGGATGATATGGCTGTTTCGACCTTGAAGCAATTTGCCTCGTTCACCCATCTTGTTCCAAGCAGGATGATAAGCTTCCGCCAATTCCATAGCTTCCTCGGATGGTTCGGTGTAAATCGAATCAATCGCATTATGGCCGCGCCAAGGGAGGAAGATTTGCATATTTGATTTCTTTGTCACGCCAGATGCGAATGCCTGATCAGCTTTTTCCGCACCACCACTGCGAAGCGTGTAACCAAAAGCTTCAAGCTTGGTGGCCAAATTCTTCATGATCAAACAAACATCCTCTGGTGTTTCCCTTGACCCAATACCAGCATATGTTTTCATTTTGTATACTCCATTACATTAATCAAAAAGAAAGATGGCGTCCATCCATTGAACGCCACTCCACCCTTGAACCGATTGTACTGCTTTTTTGCAGCACCATGGTCATCAAACACTCCGACCACTTGCTCAGTAGCGAGCTCAATCAAATCGAATTTTCCAGCAGAATTTTTGATGATCTTGTACATTACAGCTTCCAATCTCCTAAATTCGGTTTTTTGGTGTTGAATTTGCCAGCATCAAACACTGGCGTCTCCTTTGTCACTATAGGTGATTCATCCGATTGAGTCAAGTCCGCATCGTAGAATTTTTGCTTAGATCGTTTGTATCCTATGAAAAATGATGGGATTTTGTTCATATCATCGTATCGATTTTTCAACTGTTTGACCATCATCTTGTCCTGCTCCTTAAATTCGTCTGTGACGATCAAAGCCGCAATAAAATCGGCAGTGAACGCGACACCGAATGATTCAGAGATATCACCCATTTCTGGGTCAGTGTTATTCGCACCTGCACGATTGAACTGAGAAGCGGATACGATACAAAGATTCATTTCCATAGCTAAACCACGGAGTTCTTCCGACACCGCCTTCATCATGGTATATGAATTGGCTGAATTGTTGCCTACCAATCTGAATGAGTTACACAAATTCAAATAGTCAACATACACCACATCAGGAACGATATTCTTCTTGAGTTTGAGCTCATTCAGAAAATGTCTGAAGTGATTGATATTCGCTTGACCGACTGGATATTCCTTAACGATCAAACGACCAGTATGTTTGGCTTTCAATTGACCAATCTTTTTCAAATATTGGTCTTTGGAAATGGTTTCGATATCTGTGATATCCAAGCCCATCAAGTTTGCGTCTATTCTTTTGGAAATTTCTTCTTCAGCCATTTCCAATGTAAAATAGACGATAGTTTTGCCATCAGCCAGATTTGAAGCTGCCTGATGAATCATTATTGCAGTTTTACCAACGTGCGTTCCGGCCAGGAAAAGATTCAACGTTTTCTTAGCAAATCCGTTCTTGGTAATCTTGTTGAAATAGTCAAGATTGAATGGAATTCTTTCTTGAACTCGATGATAATATTCCCAACGATCTGGAGCATTTTCAAAGATATCATGACCAAGGCTTGTATCGAAACCAACCGCAAGTGCTTGTTTCAATAGATCAGGAATTGCACCTTTTCCAAGCTTTTTGTTTTCACCGTCGATGATGGAGATTGCCTCCATCACCGCGTTGTTGATTGCTCTATCTCTACAAAATTCTTCCGTCTTTTCAACAAGCCAAGTTAAGTCCACTGGTTCACTTGGTTCCTTCAAGATTTTAAGAAGACCATCAACTTCCGCTGCCTGGCCTTCTGTAACTTTCTTATTGTTACCAATTTCAATGAACAAAGCTTCCAAAGTTGGAACTTTGGCATATTTCTGACTGTAAGCGTAAATGTGATCGAACATGACTTGTTCGCCAGCATTTTCGAAATAGTCAGACATTAAAAACGGAATTACTTTCTTATGGAAATCCTCATTATTGATTAGATTGTATATGATAGTTTGTGAAGTAGTCTTCAACTATTATTCTGCCTCTTGTTGTTTGGCAACTTCCTCATTGATGATGAATTCTTCACCATCCGTTGAACCACCAAGTCCAAATTCCAACTTTGCTACCTTATCCAGCTTATCAAGAATATCCTTTGTAAAAACTTGTTCAGGATTTTCATTGATTTCCTTGCCCCATACTTTAGCGCCATCAGGAAGTTCATAACGTGTTGAAACTTTCTTGATGACATTGTATTTTTCAGCAAGTGGTAACAGACCATAGTAACGATCTAGACCGGTGTCATAGTCCAACTTCAATTCAACCTTTTGGTTTTCTTTTGAATATCTAGACTTGTAAGTGGTTGCCCTGATGATATTACCGATGACATCAGCACCTTCTTTGAGTTTAGACTTGTTCAAAGTTACGACCGTTGACGCTGCGTACAATGCGCCTTGACCACCTGAAATGACAACTGGTGAATACATATCCATTGAACTGTAGATATGGTTTGTCATCAAAAGTGGAATTTGATTTTTGCCGAGTTTACGGGTGATGATTCTGAAAATACCACGAATGACCTGTGCTTTGGTCATATCGCGAACGTCATTACCAGCCGCAGCGTCGGCGATTTCTTTATTGGTTGCCAAGTTGCTCAGTGAATCCAATGCCAACATGACATTTGGTTTTTTCTTTGCAGCTTCAAAAGCATCCAAGAATTTGACTGATTTTGTTCTGAAGTCTTGAAGAGATTCAGCGTCAACGATTTTGAAACGCTTAGGATCGATGCCTCGTTTCGCAATCATTTCTTTTTCAAGTGCGAATTCAGTATCAAAGAAAATCACATTGTTCATTGGATCTTTGTCCAAATATGTTTTGATACATGAAAGTGTGAAGTATGTTTTACCTGCTGATGGCGCACCAGCCCACATGATTGCACGATTATTTGGAATGCCGCCATAAATTGATGCAGAGATCAATCCGTTCAACGCATATGAACCTGTATCAACAAATCCAGTTTCAGGAATGTCTTCTACAACTTCGATGTCATTGTCGTTTAGTAGATCTAAGAAAAAGTCGTCTGTCATTTTTATCCTTTTTGTTATTTTGGTATCGATGCCATCGCAAATAGATACTCTACCTTTGTTGCCCTAGCAGTAATGGCGTTGTATTCTGATACGTGTGGCTTGATATTTGCTATAATTATAGATTCATGATTAAGGATTGAGTCATGCACCGCATTGTAAATATCTGCTAAAACTTCAGTTTTTTGAATAATGAAGTTAACAAAAATCTTATCACCATTTTGTTTAAACCAAGTAACTGATGATGGAGTATGTTGTCGTTTTTGATCAGCAATTATATGGACATTTCCCATATCTGCCATGAAATTAACCATTCTTCGAATGTATTTAAATTCATCAATCATAACGTCTTGCACGTTTGCGAACAAACCTTTGTTTAGTTCCATCAAAGGTTCCATACATTTTGACATATATGGGGTGATTTGTTCTTCAGTGAGCAACGGATAGTCATTTGCTAAATCTCCCCGTCGTTTTTCATCGTCATCATATTGCATTCCATTCACCCAATTGTCTAACCATGTAGTTCCGTTGTTAGTCGATAAGCTCATAGCCATAGTTCAATCTCATCTGTATTTTGTCTCTCGACGGTTCAATCAAAAATTCGAAGTCTTCTACAAATATTACACATTTGTATTGCATTCTCCATACATCGGTATGAATGAAATCCATCACCCGTTCACTATCATATGAACAAAGTGGAGTAACATTTGAATTATATCCGGCAAGTCCGATGTTTGAATCATATTTGACCAACATACCCAAGTCAATGAAAGTCAATAATCTATGATACATTTCATGGGCCAACTGTATAACTCGTTGTTCATGTGGATGGAGTGGTGGAACTACATTTGAATGACAAAATGCCATCACTCCATCCTGTATTTGTTCAAACAAATCATGTTCATCGGCTATCGAGAAAGGTGTCAATTGAAAAAATCCTCCAATGAATCAACTTTTGTCAATTGCCAGTTCACGGCTGCACAAATACGTCCGATTGCACTCATGAAAGTTTTTTCAAATTGAGTTTCATAGTCAACATATTCATGAAGACCAAGTTCCTTCGGAAGTGCAAATGGAACGCTGATGATATTCTCAAAAATTGGATTTGGCATTTTCAAGTAACAATACTTGATTTTATCACCATCACCAATGGTTTCATATTTCTTAGTCAGTCCCTTCTTTTTCAACAAATTGTTGTAAATGATAGAGCCGCGCGCATAAATCTGAGTTCCTTTGACATAATCACCAGAAGCATCAGTGTATTTGGAAATGTGATTTACACCTTGAGGATAAGCGATATCCTCAAATGGCAACTTCATGAATTCCTTTTTGGTTTCCTCAATGAACTTGATTAAATCTGATTCACTTTTTTCAAGTACGATTTTACAAGCTTCCTTCATTTTCTTTCTACAGAAAGCTGGAGTGTTTGACTTAACCAGTTCAAGGCCCATGACCTTCAACTTTGGGTCAGCATATCGAGTGCCTTCTGAGTCGAGCACGTTGTAAATATATTTCTTTTTGGCCAAATACACTCCCACATCAACGATGTTTTCGCGTTTCATTTTCATCTTTTGTTCATATGAATTCAAATATTCAGCCAGTTCCTCATAAATTGCATCAAGGAATGGTTGAAACTTATTTTGAACAATTTTGTCGATGAAGTTGGTAATATCTTCACGTGTAGCATCAGGCTTTTTAGACTGATACTGTTTCACAATAGGCTCAAAGTTCAAGTGGATTGAGTCGGTATCAGCCGCCAACACATAATCAACATCCTTAGTTGAAAGGATTTTGTTCATGAATTCATTCAACTTACGAACTGCCCATTTCAACGTTGTTTGACCTGTCAAAGTAATTGCACAAGCCAACTCATATTGAAAGAACCTAAATCCGATCTGAGCCAATGAACCATAGGCTGAGTTCAGCTGAATCTTACGAACGTTTTGGAACATGTCAAGTCTGGAGATTTCATCTTCCAGTTTCTTGATTTCTTCCTTTGACAAATTTGCACGATTAGTTTCAAGATAATCACGTGTCTTCAACATTTCAGACTTGAACTGTTTACGTTCTTTATACATGACGTCCATGAGTTCAGGAATGAACCCACGAATTGATCTATCGAACATTGCACCGTTTCCGGCCAACGCATAGTTCTCTTTTTTACAATAGCGAAGCAAGTCGATATCTTTGCCTTTTGCCAAATCTTCAATATCAACTTGGAAAATGCCTTTGTAAGTTTCAGGACTGATATTTGTACCCATGATCAAGTGAGGATACAGTGAGTCAAGGTCAAGTGAAACGATCCACTTGAACATTCCTGGATTTACTTCACGAACGAAACCACCAGGAATAGGAGCGCTGTTTGCATGCTTTTCTTTTCTTGGGACGATGATATTCTTCTCAAGCAAGTGATTGTAGAAGATATTATCCCACATCACAGTTTGCTTGAAAGTGTCAACCATGTTCACCTTTGCGTTCAAAGCAAGGCTGACAATCATCTTGATGATGTTACGTTTCTTTTCAACACCAACTAGGATTTCGTTGTCTCTCAAGTTGTATTCGCAGAACTTTTGAAAGTCCTTTTGATACAACTCACGCATTGATTCAAATTCTGAATAGTCAAGCTTTTTCAAACCAAGTTCATGGTTACCAACTGTATCCAGTTTCATATTTTCAAGTTGAACACCAGAGAACTTTTTGTAAGCTGCCATGTAGTCGATATGATTAACACCAACAATTGTGTATGACTTTTGGTCACCTTTCAAAGTTGGGATAGTCAAATCACGAATCATGCCCCATGGCGAAAGCTTCTTGGTCTTGTCTTTACCAAGAATTCGGTTGATACGGTTTACAACATATGGAATATCAAAGAAGTCAGAATACCAACCGGATACGATGTCGAATGCCATCTTTGACCAAAAGTCAACAACAGCATGAAGCATGAGTTCTTCAGTTGGAAAAGTTTCTGATACAATATTTGGTTTATCCGTTACGAATTTACCATAACGTTCAGTTGAGAAAATGTAATATGTACCACGGTTCCAGAATGAAATGATCAAAATTTCTTCATTGGCTGTCTCAACATTTGGGAAGCCTTCTTCACACGTGGTTTCAATGTCGAAAAATGCAAGATTGATCAAATCATAGTTGTAATCAATTTTCCCTGGATACTTGTCAACTATGTAGTTGGAAATCCAGTTTTCTTGACCAAAAACTTCAAAATTATCTACATTTTTGTATCGATCAATGAATTCTTTTGTTTCGGAAAGTGAACCAGCTTGAACTGCCTCAAGAGCTTGCCCCTTCAGACTTTTGTATTTGGCATTAACGGAATTGGCGGGAATATAGACTCTAGGCTTAAAGTCTTCATCTTTGTGAAAGAACAGTTTGCCTTGATCATCATAACCACGAGTCAGGATGTTATTACCTGCACGTTCAATATTTGTATAGAACAATGATTGCTCCTAAATGAGAAAGAGGGGAATTGCTTCCCCTCTAATTTATACTTGTCAAAATTTGAAATATACTTTTTCAGTAAATATTTCTAAGCATTTTTCGCTTTGCGATCAATAACTTAGCCTTATGTTTACATTCTTGAATGTATTGTAAAGCACCCGGTTTGATTCGGCGACCTTTGTATTTTCTGTCGATTCTAGCACACTCTTCATACAGATAATTGATTTGATCTGTAATATTTGTTAAGGCATCAGACACCTGTGCTGCCGAAACCTCCAGAACCTCTGCTTGATTTGTCATTTATGACCTCCATTTCAAACAACACTTGCGAAACTTTAGCAAATACCATCTGAGCAATACGATCACCAGGTTTTACAGTGAAAGGTTTGATCGTTGACATGATCATCGCAATTTCACCTGTATAATCTGAATCAATAGTGCCAACTCCATGTAGAACTGATGCACCATACTTTACTGCCAACCCGGAACGTGAACGCACTTGCGCTTCCATCCCGACTGGGATATTCAACTGAATACCTGTACCAAACATATAGATTTCACCTGGTTCAACAGTGATTGGTTCAGGAATATCAGCACGTAAATCAACACCGGACGAACCTAGTGTTTCATATTGTGGAATGTAAGAAGAAATATGTTTTCCAACAAATTGAAGTCCCACCGTTGGCCGATCAATAATCAAACTGACTGGCTCATCATCGAAAATAGTTGACTCCATTTATTCTTCCTTCTTTTTGGTCTTACCAATTTGGTACTTTTCGATCAATTCCCATTGATCCTTTTCAGAAGACTTGATAACCTTAATCTTTTGGATTGGAGTCAGTGGTTCCTTGATCAGATCAGGGTTGACCACATCAATCAAATCCCAATCTTGTAGAAGCTTCACGATCGTATTTCTACGACCTTTGTCTTCTTCAGAATAGGTTGATGTTTTTCCGTCTAGGATGAAAAGTTCTTTGAAATGAACAATGTAGAACTTGCCGCGTTTCTGTAGAATGTAGCAAGATTGAAACAGCTTCTTGTCTTTGTTGGCGACACCGATTCTTGAAAGGGTTTCCTTTACAACAAGGAAATTGTCATTTTTCAATTTCACTTCTACAAGTGTATCAATAATATCAGTCATGTAATTATCCGCCTTTACTCAATTTACTCTTTATTTCACTAAGTTGATCGGTCGTAAGAACTTTGCGGAGTTCCTTCGCCTTAGTCATGGAAACATCAAAATATTCAATGATATTATCCAATTCCTCTTGATTGGCTTCTTTCTTAAACCACTTGCTCCAACGTTTTCGGGGTTCAACCGAATAGTAGAGGAAGTCGTAATGCATCTTGCCATTCAAATTGTATTTATTCGCTTCGTTCACCAAAAAGATGGTATCAGAAAAGAAAGAAAGTCCAATGTTTATGACATGAGAAGTGTATTCTTTCTCATTCTGTTCATCATATACATATGACTTTTCATTGATAGATTTGATATAGTCGAATGGGCTCATGGCCATAAAACGATAACCTTTCGAAAATCTTCAATATCATATTCTTTCAAATCTTCTTCATTGTAAAGGCAATCTACTCTTGACATATATTTGTTATGTTCAAGAACTTCGATGTAGCCTTCACCAATATCAGAGAATTTGTTAAACATGTTGCCTTCAGAATCAGCCGCGATATAAACATCAAGATCAGGATCTAACAATTCAAATTCCTTGATTAGATCTCTAACCTTCATGCCACGTCTCCCATGATCTCTGTTAACATCGCAACAATATTGATTTCCTTGTTGCTCACAAACGCATTTTGATAATCATACTTAGAAAGTATGAGAACCAGATATGGAATTTTCTCCTTGTCGAATTCCTTTGAACCCTTTCGGAACAATGATTCGACCAGATTTTCCATATTGACGTCGTTTTCAGCAACCCACTTTCTCATTGAAGAGAAATCCTTAGTTTTCAAGAAGCCAAGAAGATCATCAATTTCCTTACCTGTAGAAATCGATAGGATGCCAGTATCAATAGTTTCATTGATATTACTGTAAGCTTGAAGCTCATTCAATGCTTTACGTAAATCAGGATAGAAGTTCATGATATGATGAAGCAGAACTTTCTTATCGAAAGTCACTTGTTCAATGGTCAGAATTTCTTCGAAACGCTTCAATGCTTGAAGTACAAGTTCCTTTGTATCAGACTTTTTCACTGTGAAGTGAATAACTGTACATCTGGATTTCAAAGCTTCGGTAATTTTGTTTTCATGATTACATGTTAAAATGAAACCGCAATTAGCAGCAAATTCTTCCATGAAATTTCTCAACGCATCCTGAGTCAGTTTTGTCAAACCATCAGCCTCATCGAGAATGACGAACTTGCGCCCTTCACCGAATGAAACCGTTGATGCGTATTCTTGAATTTTGACACGAAGTGTGTCGATGTTACGTTCTTTTGATGCGTTGATGATAATGTAATCTGCATCGATTTCATTCATCAAAGCTTTTGCAGCTGAAGTCTTACCAACACCAGCCGTGCCTGCCATCAAAATATGTGGCATTGCTTTTGATTTTCTAGCAAATGATTTCAGTTTCTTTTTGATATCAATTGGTAATATGCAATCATCAATTTTCTGGGGACGGAATTTTTCCACCCAGACAAGATCATCTTTACTCATGATTTATATTTACGCCTTTCCTGTAAACCAAGGTCTTGTAATATTACGTTCTGTGTCTACATTAGTCAATCCATTGACTATCAAAACACCTTGAATAAATCCAAGCCATCGAGATTTTTTATCGAGCGAATGATGTGCTTGTTCAGGTTTCATTTGGTGTTGAGCCATCCAACGGCAATGGGCAAGCTGTTGAGACTTGCCCATTTTTGAAAAATCGCCATCTGATGAATTCAACGGTTCAATACCTTTATCACCGATCATTTTGTCATATCGAGCAAAGGCTTGTTGTGTTGCTTCATCAATTGTCATCTTTTATTTCTCTTGCCTTCATCATAGCATCCGCATATTTGTATGCTACTTTCGCCGCACCTTCATAATCTCCAAAGTTTGTCCATCCTTCAATTATTTGGGATGGACAATGAGCAGCAAAGTAATCTCTGACTTTGAGATATTGAACTGTCGTTTCAGGATTCATCATTACTTTCTGATTGCTACCCAGTACTTCAATTTGTTGTTCTTTGATGCAAACTCAATGATGCCTGCCTTAGCAACCTTAACATCATAGTCATCATCCAACATTCTCAGATTTGAGACGTCACCAACATATTGGAAAGTGTCAGTGGTGTCACCAACCTTTTTGCTCATCTTGTTGGAAGTATCATTGTCTGCGTCCTTAACCAAAAGGTTAATTGCAGTGCCATCACCCTCGATGATGAAGTTGGTCAAGTTCATGACTGAAGATGATGACTTCAAATATTTGTAATCATCCTTGGAAAGTTCAAAGCTCAAATCAACATTTGAAAGGCTGATTGACTTATTTTGTGGAACAACAACGTTGCTGATCAGTTCCTTTGAAGTGAACCAATATGTTGCAGTTGTAGTTGAATCCTTGATGGTGACATATTTGTCAGTGAATTCAAGTTCAGGTTCTTCAAACAATGATAGAACTGAAAGGAACTTAGCGAAGTCATAGATACCAAACTCAGCTGGGAATTCTTCGTCGAATTCGGCTTCAGCTACGATGGTTTTTGCTGGAGTCATTACCTTTTGAGTCTTACCAGCGAAGAAGTATACGGAATTGCTAATCTTGGAGAAATTTTCCAAAATGGTTTTTGTCTTATCGGTCAGTTTCATTATTACTATCAGTCTCCTTAAATATATCTTTATCAGCTTTGTATAAAAGCAAAATCAAAAAGTGTAAACTCTTCATAATATCTTTTCTATTGAAGCCTTCCTTCTTACCGAGACGATTGATGTACTTCCCGGCTGAATGCTTCAAAAATCCCAAACCATTATCAATATCGGACATAACCATGTCCATATATTGAATATTATCTTCACCAACATAATGTTGTCCATATGTAGACTTGGTGTATTCAAGGAGCTCATTAATCAAAGCTTCCTCATTATATTTTAGATTAGGACCTGATGATTTCTTCACGTCCAAAATATCTTGGAATAGCTTACTGCTGGACTTTTTTGACATCTTCTTCCTTGATTTGTGGGGCCAGGCCCAAAGATAGGATTGCCTCAAGATTACCTTCAAAATTATAGTTGCCAAAATGATTAAGTTTAAGCCATGGCAAAATCCAAATTCTCTTGCCAATTTTTCTGGCCCATTTGCAGAAGAAATAGTCTTCAGACAAATGTCGTTCTTCGTCAATTGGATCCATAAAGAATCCAACAATCTTTCGGTCACCACCGAAATCCTTTGAACGTTTATGATCTGGATAATAGTGAAGTTCAGGGTATGCTAAGGCAAAGTCTTCCATGACCTTACGTTTGATCAACATAAAGCCTGTGCCTGATTCTCTTACTTCAAGTGGTTGATCCATTGTGAATTCAGTTTGAAGTGGACTGAATACATAGTCACCAGCATATTGTGAAAGAATGTTAGGGTTTTCATCAGCTTTGCCTGCATTTACAGCGGCAACGATTTTTTCCCATGAGATGTTTTTCTTAGCATATGGTCCGCAAGTAACATCAAGATTTTTTGTTTCTGCAAAATGAAGAAGCGTAATTACGTCTTCAGGTGCATATTCTATGTCCGCATCAATGAATAGTAGATGGGTGCAATCACTTCGCATAAATTCATCAGCAATATAGTTTCTTGCTCTAGTAACCAATGACTCATTGAAAATGAAATACGGTTGGAATTTGATGCCGACTTTTGTCATAAAAGTCATGAGTGACATACATGACTTCATGAAAAAGCCGGCACCGCCTCCGCCGTACATTGGTATGCCTAGAAATACTCTACAATTTTCTCTTAGAGGATCGAGAGAGATTTCTATGTCCAAAGTTTCTCCTTAGAATTTTTTGTATTGTTTTTGTGCTACAGGTTCTTCCTTCGCCACGTTACCTTCATCATCAATAAGATCGTAAATTTTCATAAAGCTGTCCACATATTCTGATGGATAGCCAGCGATACAATGGCGAATTGAAGTTTCAATGTCGCCCATGAAGTAATAACCCTTCACGATATCAATCAATTTACGGGAAGAAATTGATTCATCAATTTCAAACTCGCTATCGTTGTTACGAATTTCATTCGCCCAAACGACCAGTTTATTCAGTTGACCCTTGGTTGGCTTTGCAACATCATTAGCCAAGGAAGTGGTGCTGTGAAGTTCATCCACGATTTCGCCGAGGATGTTCTTTTCGATTTCTGGGTCTGGGTAATTGAATTCATAGAAAACCGCAAAGCGGTCTTTCATAGCTGAGTTCAGAAGTTGTGCACCTATATATTGCCCAGTTTCGTCGCCAGAGCCTTTGGTGTTGGCTGTAGCGATGATTTTGAAACCTTTCTTTGGTTCTACGAGCTCATTGGTGCGCTTAATATGGTATGGTGAACCTTCAAGAATTGATTGAAGGCACATCAGACGCTGAGGATGACCCTGATCAAGTTCGTCAAGAAGAAGGGTTGCGCCTTCTTGCATTGCTTTGAGAACTGGACCACGTTCAAAGACAGTAGCGCCATCACGCAGACGGAAACCACCAATCAAAGAATCTTCGTCAGTTTCAATGCTGATATTCACACGAACAAGCTGCTTGCCCAATTCCTTGTGAATGCTTTCAATTGTCTTGGTCTTACCACAACCCTTTGGGCCGGATACGAAGACGTTGAAAAACAAATCGTCCTTGAAGAAACGCTTGATAAATTCGTATGAGTCAGTTTTGATGAAGTTCATAATATATCTTTTCCTTATGCCAAAATGTTAACGAGACTGTCGATTACCTTAGTTGATTTGGATTGGATCAACGATTCTCTCAACCAGAGAACATTATCCGCACCGCCGAAATCCTTCTTCGACAAAAAGTTATTGCGTTGGAAGGCTTTGGTTTCATCCATAGATAGCATCGAATCAGGAACGTGATCCGTGATATCCATATGGAAGATTCTTACATCATAGAAATCCCTGAGAAGAGCATAGATAGCTGCGTTGTTATCAACGACACCTCTCGGAGAGAACTTGTTCATATATAGTGCTCCATTGAATGACAACGAAGAACTTTGCATAGAAGTTCCATCTGAACCATCAGTCACAACGATAACGTTTGTGATGTCAGGAAGATAGGTATTCTTAAATCTTTTTATTTCAGGAACCAAACCAAGCAACGCATCGGAAGTTGGTGTGCCACCCATTGAAACATCGCCAGCAATCATCTTCGCGATATTCATGAAGATTTCCTTTTTCGAATCACCCTTTTCGAAAAATTTGTAATATTTCAAATGTGATCCAAAATTGGTTTCTTGCGGCTTCTTCATGCTATCACGTGTGAAATAATATTCATCAGTGTAACCATAAGCAACGAATGGTACATCAATGCGATCGCAAATTTTGTAAAATGCAAACAACTGCAACGTCAATGACTTAAACACATCAGACATTGAAGATGAGCAATCGATCAGAAACATAAAACCATGGTTCTTTTGATAATTCTCAATCACATTCTTAGTGAAGATGTTATCATCATATTTGTACTTGAAAAGTTTCAGAGGATCAACGCGACCTGTATCACGTTCGAAATTGTTAACCAACTGACGAGCTCGTTTACGTTGATTGAACTTAGTCGCAAACAAGTTCACATACTGGTTGTATTCTTTTGAAAGTTCAGAGACTTTATCAAGTGTAACTGGAGTGCGACGACCGGTTGCAAAATCAGCCGTGACGAATTCTTTCATTTCATTCAGAATTTTGGTTCCTGACTTATTTTGATATGAATTTGATACCGCGACGTTTGCTTTAGGTGAAACTGATTGTTCCCAAAGATCATACAAGCTTTGGTTAACAGCATTCAAGCCACCGGCTGTGACATTATCATAATCTTTGCCGTCACCCTTACCGTCTTTGTCCATATTTTCGTCATGAACATTGTAACGACCAGGAGCCAAGCCTTCTCCTTCTTGGCCTTCGCCCTTTTGGTTATCGCCTTCCTCTTCTTCCATTTCTTCGTCAAGGCCATCGACATCATCATTCAACGGAAACCGCTTGATAACTTCCAAGGCCAAACGTTGAACTTCTTCAAAAGTTTCAGCTGCGAAAATTTCATCGACATAACTTTGCTCTTCAGCGCTGAACTTCACACCATATGCATGAAGTGACGAACGACTATCGCACTTTGCCCAAACGCAAAGACGATTCAAAAATGACATACCTGTCAAATTCTTGTTTTTCGCTTTGATCTTGAAGAAGTCATTATCAACGATCCAACGGCATGAACGCTTGTAATATTTCACCAAGCCTGAATAACGTTTTTGCATGAACTTGTCAATACGAACGTCTTCAAGAATGTTCAAGGCAGATTTGGCTGCATTTTTTTGTTGATCGGTGAGGCTGGTATCTTTTTCGACTTGCTTCAAAAAGTCGAACCAACCGTTATATGGAGTGTAGAGACAGTGACCAACTTCGTGAGCTAGCACCATGGTTGTGAAATCGTCGTCATCAAACATATAATTTGGAACACGAACGATACGATTTTTGAGATCGAAGGAAGCAGTAGGCAAGCCTTCTTGAACGACTAGTGAAATGTTTTCATTAGCCAGAATTTTGACAACGATAGAATTCTTATTCAGATCTTTCATTTTGTAATGCTTCCATCCTATATTTGACGCCAAGTTTCTTGGCCTTCTTCATAGCCATATCGAGTTTGAGTTTTGACAAACCACTCAAAAGAGTGATGCCTTGTAAATGATCGAACTCGTGTTGGAAGACTCGAGCTGTGAAGTTTGTGAAAACCTTGGTGTTTACTGCTCCCAAATAATCTTGGTAGCGAACACGGATTTCAACGTCACGCTCCTTCTTCATCAAGATACCTGGCAATGATAGACAGCTTTCGTTGTCCATCTTTTTATTGCCAGACATAAATACGATTTTAGGATTGAAACAACCAATGATCGAGGATGGGTTTTTTGGATCACCCATCACAAACATTGACGCATCGATGCCGACTTGATTTGCCGCCAATCCAACGCCGCCAACGGCCAGCATTGTTTCCTTCATATTATCGAATAACTCTTTAGCGGGAATTTTGGGATTAGTAAAGTCAAAAGTTTCGGTTTTCTTATGTAAAAATTTTGGATCAAGATTGTACTGCATTGCTGTTCCTAGAAATTTGCGTGAAATTTTTTTCTTTTTCGAATTCGATTACGGATTCAAATTTCTCAATGGCACCCTCAAGCCGGTGAGTGATGACGAAGACGTTGCTATCTTCAAGATTTTTGAGGATCAGATTCAAATCCTCAATGCCGGAATAATCCAAACTGCCTGAAAATACCTCATCCAAAATCAACAGGTTTGTTGAGATGCCATTGCGCAGTTTTGAAATTTTTCTCCAAGCGAACAGGAAGGCCAGATCGATACGAGCCTTTTCGCCATCGGAAAAATTGTTGTATGTGAAAACGTCGCGATGTCTGGATTTGATCGTTTCGTCAAAGTTTTCATCGATCTCGAATGAGACATAAAAATTCATCTGTTCGAGATATTCATTAATGAACTGGTTGATCAAAGGGATATATGTCCGAATGATTTTTGATTTGACTCCATTGTCCTTCAGAACCTGAAGAGCCATCTTACGCAGTTCAATATCTTTGACGGCCTGAGATTGGCCATCTTTTTTAACGTTCAAGGAATCATTAAGTTCCTTAATTTCATCTAAATTGGCTTGTATGCTCGTCAATTCTGATTTTTCTTCCAAACGGTCGATTTCCGCTTTTAGTGCTGAAAGTTCGATTTCCAGCTTTTCTCGCATTCTAACTAGTTGATCTTGCTTATCTTTTTTAGCCTGTTTTTCACTCAGCGTGGTACTTACCGAGTTTTTTGCCTTTTCCACCTTTTTTAGCAATTCTTGCTTAGAAGCAGTTTCAACCTCAATGGCAGCCATGCGTTGCGCTTTGAAGGATTCAGCGATCTCTTGCTTACAGGTCGGGCACGTACCACAACTCAATAAATGAATTTCCTTTTGAAGAAAAGTCATTTCAGTGTTCGTAGTCGTTTCCTTCTTATCAAAGGCACGAAGCGTATCGTTGAGTTTGATGATCTCAGGTTGTAAATCTGGAAACTCGGTCGGAATTTTTAGAATCAAATTTTCCTTCGGAGTGATTTGTTCAAGTAGAAGATTTTTCTTTGTAGTTACATTTGTACTTTTATTTTGTTCTTCGATGAACTTTATTTTATCATTTTCGGCACCAATCTTGATTCCGAGTTCGAATATTTCCCGTTCCAATTCTTGTCGTTTGATATTCAGATGATTTACATCATCTTTACATAAAACATTCATGATACTGAAAATTGTCATATCCAGGATGTTTTCGATCATATCTCGACGTTGGCCGGTCGGAAGCTGAAGGAAAGGAGTGAAACCGCTATTACCGATGACTACAATTTGCTTGAATGTATGGAAGCTCATCTTGATAATGTTTTTCTCAAGATGTTCCTGGTAATCAATGGCTTTGTTATCGACATTCAAAAGTACATCGTTCAAATATATTTCGAAGATGTTTGGTTTCATACCTCGGATGATTTTATAATGTTCTGAACCAATATCAAACTCAATCTCAACTAACAAATCCTTTTTGTTGATTGAGTTGATGATTGATCCTTTCAAAACTTCCTTGTATGGCTTACCATAAAGAGCGAAACAGATAGCTGAAACGAACGTGGATTTGCCCACGCCATTCGTACCGATAATCAAGGTGGAATGGTTTGCAGTCAGATCAATTTCAATTGGAAAATTACCAATTGAAAAGAAATTTTTGTATGAAATTCTTAAAAATCTGATCATTCGACTTCCAATGCCCTTTCATACAATTCCTTCATATATTCAACAAGTTCATCCATTTTTCTATTTTCATCTTCCATAGACTTGATATAATCAACCATGATGTCTTTAGTCGTTGTAATTGCCAAATCATCAGTATCAGCATCTGCAAACTCAGTAAAATTAGCTTTGTTGATGAACAACACTGATTCAGGCTTTTTCTGGAAATTGTCCAGTGCCTTATATGTTTTGTCAACTTCCTCATCGGTCATATCAGTCAAGTCAATTTTGACAATTTGATTTGCTAAATCATCTTCAATAACTTGTTCGAACTTTGTGATGTAAACATGACTATGATATGGATTATCAATGCGACGAAGTGAATAATCGTCCAAATCAAAGATATGAAAACCTTTTTGATTTTCAAAATCAGCCCATGTTGTTTCATATGGATTGCCCAAATACCAAATGTTGTTTTCCTGTGAACGATGATGGAAATGACCACTGAACACTTTTTCGAATTTCGAAAGTGATTTGCGATCAAAACCTTTTTCGCTCACTGAACCTTTGACCATCGTAAAACCGATGATTTCCAAATGACCAAATAGATAATTGGCATTTGTTTTTTCAATCAGTTGATTAGTTGCAACAGTATTTTCAACATTGACCCATGGAATAAAACAGAAATTGTTTCCCTTGATATTCACCTCAGTTGGTCCATCGTAGACGTGGAAATCATATCCACGCTTCAATAGAAGTTCAGGTGCATTGGGAGTGTTGGTGTTGCGGTATGGGCAATCATGATTTCCAACGATGATATGAAAATCAAGTTTGCGTTTGGCAATTTCATCAAAGAAGAACTTTGTTGCTTCATCAAACACTGTGAATTTGATGTTCGTCTGTTTATCGAAAACGTCACCCAAATGGATGACGGTGTCGATTTCTTCTTGATCAATTGTTGGAAAAAATATTTCCTCGAAGAATTGCTTTTGCTTATTGAGAAAATATGGGGATGAGTTTCTCAGACCGATATGTGTATCAGTGATGAGAGCTACTTTTTTGTTCATTATTATCCTTTTGGATGTTTCGCCTCATATTCGCGAATGAAGTTATCCATGTTCTCACGTGCGCCTTCACTATATCCGATGTCATTGATAATGCTTAGATCATCTGCATCAGCATGGGTGTGAAGAAGACCGAACAATTCGGAATTATTGATTGCTTTGTATTTGGTGTACAAAACTTTCTTTTCCTTTTGGATTTTACGGATGAATGCATACCAACAAATTTGCGTAAAGTAAGCGAATGGGTTTTTTGTTTTAGTTTCGTCAAACTTATGTGCATAGCGGATGCAATCGAAATAACCATCCGAAATCATTTCGTCTTTAAATTTATATGATGCGAAGTTGTATTTCAATGCTAAATTAGTTGCTATCTTGAGAAAACAATCCCCAAGATATTCTGTTAGACGTGGCAATTCTTTGCCTTCCTTTTCTCTCAAATTATAGACTTCAACGTATTTGGTAATTTCGACAAAAAATTTCTTATTGTCAATATATTTGCTCATTATTGCTCCAGATCGACTTTGTACAGTTTGTAGTTGAACCCACTTTTGACGTAGATTTTCAAACGTTCAAGGAAGTGGTTGTAAGTGTAATTCTTTTTGCTTTTCCATGTCAAGTCATCTGATATGTCGAAATATGTACATTCAGTTTTGTCATCTCCTTTTCTCAAACCTCTACCAATGCTTTGGAGAATTTTGATTTTGGATTTAGTTGGGTGGGCTTGGATGATATTGTGAAGATTGATAATGTTTGTACCAGTTGAGAATGTACCAGTAGAAGCTACAATGATACAGTCTTTCTTTTCTTCCTCAACTGTTTTACGAATTTCTTCACGAATCTTCGGACTGATTTCACCAGCCACGAAGAACACCTTTTTGCCCTTGGTGTTATTTTTCAATTGTTCATATAATGGTTTACCATGGGCGTCAACTCTTCCAAAAAGTAAAAGAGTATTGCCTTTCAATGATAATGCCAAATTGACTAGGAAGTCATTGCGCTTCTTATGTCCAACCAACAAGTCGATTTCAGATTGATAATCTCGTTGCATAGTCTTTTTAGTTTGGTCACTGTAGTTGAACAGGATACACTTCACTTTCAAATCACTGAGAGTTTTGTTCTCAATCAGAGTTTTAGTTTCGGTGACTTCGTAGATTGGTCCGAATAGACCAGTGATAGTCAGTTCAGACATTTGGGTATCATCCAGTGTACCAGTCAAACCAATACGATATGGAGCCCATTCGATTGCTTCCATAATTTTTCCGATAGAAGCCGCTTTACCACCATGAGCTTCATCAAGTATAACGCATTGGAAGTCGTTTTCGTCAAACCAAGCCTTTGGCATTTCATCGAGTGATTGCCAGGTTGATACGGTGATGTCTTTCAGGTTATCTTTTGAATAACCACCCATGATAATTGAAACTTTGTCTTCAACATACCAATTATCATCGTTTTCTGAATATTCCGCAAAGTCGGATTTCATCTGAAGACACAGTGCGGTTGTTGGAACAATAAGGAGTGACTTGACTCCAAGGATTCTCAAAATAAGATAGATGATGAATGATTTACCAGAAGCGGTAGGACTGAGAAATGTAACTCGTTTCTTTCTAATAGCTCTAATGACTGCTTCTTGTTGGTAATCACGTGGTTTCTTACCAAGACTCAAATCATTGATGAACTCTTCAAATTCATTGACTGAAAAGCTTTTGTCAGTTGGTTGAAAATCACATTCCAAACCATAACCACGTTCTTTACAGAATATGGCAACTTTTTGCATCAATCCAACATACAACTTACATGTCTTCATGTTGAACAGTTTGATTTTGCCGTCCCACATTCTATTTTTGTACTTTGGATGAAATCTGTAATTGGGTGCAAAGAATGAGAAATATTCTTGCAATTCCTGTTTACAACCTTGGCTACATTCAATTTTTAGATATACTTCACTGACTTTTGTTACTTTTATTATTTCAGTCAATATTAATTTCCCTGTGACCACCTCATGTAGTCAATTGCATTTTTGATTATGAAATTTCTTTGGTTGATTGAGATAATCACTTCTTTCAAGAACAAAACAATCTCTTCTTTTTCATCTAGCACATTCTGAATTTTCAAAATTTCTGCGTCACCCTCAACTCGTTTTTGAACCGAAGCTTTGCTTCCTTCACGAATTGCCCATGGTTGACGACCAATGTCTCTCCCATCAATCACTCCTGAATAATAATCAGTCAGGGTGACAATTTTTGATTCCTTGGTTATCGCTAATTTTTTATACAGTCGGCGTTCGTTTGACAGATATGTCAAATATTTAGAATGAAGTACAGGGATGTTCAATGATTCTGAATCAAGCGCATCACTTACGATTTTGGCATCGTTTTTCCATTCATTTTGATAGTCAGATAGATGCATAGTTATCTCCAATTTTGGCATAGTATAGATTAAACAGTTGTCGAAGAAAATACATAGTAAAATTAAATACATAGAAAAAAGAATTACGTGACCTATTTATTCAGGGTCAAAAATCCGCTACATCTACAAGCCTCGCGCTCGCGTTAACTTTTGAGGCATGAAATGCCGAAAAATGTTAAGCAAGAAGTATGTTAAAAGCCTGTTGATATCGGTGATTGAGTTAACTGACTTGTTAACCCTCCGTTCGTATGAGCTCTTAAGTGGGAACTCGCATGTCAGAGAAATAGAAGTAATCATATCTGAAACTTGCTTGGGCTTTGATAATTTCAGAAGACTCAAGTGTGAAGTCAATTGCACTTAAAGAAACAGGAAAGCAATTGACAAAATGAATTTCCATATTTGGGTTGAATGAGTTCTTCAAACTATGAAGAGTGCAGTCATATCCGAATTTGTTACCATTACCCACCACTGGCATTTTCAAATCTTTTTGGAACTTTACAAATTGCTCTCTTGATTGTGGAGCATAGATTGCCAAAAGCCAATGATAAATTTCCTTCCAAGTAGTCAAATTTTCATCAACCTTGAATTGTATAGTAAACAATTCATAGTCCAACTTTGTACCCTGCACGAAAAGCTTATTAATTGAATTTGGTATTTCAAGGCCAACACCAGTGACACCAGGAATTGAAACACCTTGACATAGAATTTCAGTATTGAGAATTTCACGGAATGTGAGTTTGAATTTATCCGCGTGAAGTTCATTGTTTAAGCTAACTTGTTGAGTTTCAGGCATTTACTTTCCTCTTGGTTTCAGGCATATTTATTGCACAAAAAAAAGGGGAGCCGAAGCTCCCCTCTAGTGAGGTATTCAAGTTTTTTATTATGTAAGGTTCTTAACAGCGAACAATCTGTAGTACTTGTTCTTCTTGTTAACATGAACTTTACCATCCGCAGCGGTGGTAGCAAAAGGATGCGCTGCGAGAGCGTATCTGGTTTTGAAACCAATCTTTGGTTGGAAGTTATCTTGACCTTGAGTTCTGTACATGGTCAAAGGAACGTATGGGCAGTAGAACATACCAGCGTCGAAAGGTGATGAACCCTTGTAACCGACGGCGATGAAGTTGTTACCAGCGTTTGAGGTGAAGTAAGGGTCGATGAAGACCTTAATCTTACCAAGGATGGTACCTGCAAAAACGTTACCAGTGTCATCAACTTGAAGGTCAGGACCATCAGTTGACTTCAAGATACCGATCATTGAAAGAGCGGATGCAACGTCTGAAGAAGTGATAATGAAGTTACCACGACCTTGACGAGTTGCTTGCGCAATAGCGTTACATTCTCTTTCGATTTGATACATCAAGCCTTTGAACTTTTCTTCCATCCAACGACCGTTTGAGTCAACATCAAGGTCGAAGTAACCAGCTTGCGCAAGACCGCCTTGTTGTGCACCAATGGTAGCAGTTGTATAGATAGAACGAATAACTTGACGGTTGATTTCAGCCAAGATTTCCTTTGAAAGGATGTTAGCCAATTCGCTTTCAGCATCAAGACCGTGAGTTGCCTTCAAGTCTTGTGAAAGTTCATGGGTATATTCAGCCTTGACGCCTCTTGCTTCCGCAGTAACGGCGATCTTTTCAAGACTCATTGACATTTCTTGGAAAGCGTTGGTTGACTTATCGCCAAGTGCTTCAAGAGCAGCAGTTGACATACCTCTACCAGTCAAGTAAGCAGTATTACCTGATGAGATAAGAAGGGAAGGATCAGCACCGGTGTGCAAACCAGCAGCAGTTACTGAAGCAGTGTTACCTGCAGCAGATGCAGCGAAAGTGGTGTTAGCTTCGTTGAACAAAGCTTCGATACCATCTTGAGCTGAGTAACGTGATCTAAGAGCAAAGATCAAGCCGGTTGGGCCAGTCATTGGTTGAACGCCGCAAACGTCATATGCCATCAAGTTAGGCATTGAACGACGAACAAGGGAGATCAAGATTGGGTCTTGGTAATCGATGTTACCAGTACCTGCTTCTGAAGTACCCATGCTGTTTGTTGGAGCAGCTTCCATCAAGTAAGTCAAAGAAAGGGATGGTTCTCTACGAACTGTTTCTTTGTTAGCAACTGCTTGGTTTTCAAGCAGAACTGCTGTAGTTGCTCTTTTATGGTAATCAGCAATTTTTGGAAGACCATCAAGGTCGAGAACTGGGTTCCACTTTTCCAAAAGCTTTTCAAGTTCATTATTCATAGAATTTAACTCCTTTAAATTTATTCCGATTATTTATATTTTTTTATTTTTTGAGGAACTTAGTCATCATTGCAGCCATACTTTCAACTTCAGTTAGTTCTTTACCAACTGGTTTCACTTCTTCTTCGATAGTTTCCAATGGTGTATCATCTTCAAGGGATGACTCAACAACAACTGATTCATTGAAATATGTGTCACTGATTTCACTCAATTTGCCTTGGAAAGATTTTTCATCATCGAAAGAAATATGTTCAGCCAAAGCTTGGAACTTTTCTCTTTCGTTTTCTGAAAGGTCCTTTGTATGCTCTCTGATCAAGAATGACTTAACGACGTTCTTGGCTTCAGTCTTCAATTGAAGATTTTCATGAAGAATTTCTTCGTTACGATCACGAAGTGCTTCAAGTTCTTCAACCATTTCTTCCACAACTTCTACTTTGTCGTCAGGGATATCAATGTAATGTTCGACGAATAGATTTTGTAGACCTTTGATGAATGATTCAGTCAAATCAGACTTGATATTTGCATGAACAGCTGGTTTGTTTTCTTCAACCCATTGTTCAACAACGTAATCAAAGTATGCGTCTGACTTTTCATTCAATTCTTGCTTGTAAGTTTCAACTTCAGCTTCTGCAGTTTCAAGAACTGTTTCGAATGAAGCTTCATACTTTTCAACAATTTCTTTTACTTTTGCGTTAAGAGCTTCTTGAGCAGTTACGATAACAGCTGCTTCAAAAATTTCTTGTACTTTCGCAATGAATTCTTCAGAAAGTTCTTCACCTGCGAACAAGCTAGCAAGATGCGCTCTTGTTTCGTCAGAGATATCTTCTCTGGTCATGTTAGCAACAACTTCAGGTTCGAAGTTTGGTCTAACTTTTGGATATGATTCTGGATCAACTGGAGTCTTTTTATTGGTGTTGCCGTCTCTATCACCCTTGAAATCGACTTTCGCCATTTTACCAGGTTGTTGAGCACCACCTTTTGCTACAGATTTCTTGAAGTCAACGGTTGGATAAACAGCCTTGCCGCCTTTTCCGCCCTTAACTTTTTCCTTTTGGAAATCGATTGAAGGATATGCAGCTTCTTCGACTTCTTCAGCGTCTTCTTCGTCTTCAAGTTCAGCTTCTGGAGCATCAACTTCATCAGATGCTTCGTCATCAACAGCTTCTTCGTTCAATTCGTCTGTTGCTTCATCTGAACCTTGAAGAAGTTCATCTTCTTGTTCTTTCAAAAGTTCTTCAAGCTTTTTAGCCATTTTAATCTCCTTAGAAGTATTTCTTATGGTTTATTTATAAGAGTGTAGTTCTTAGCTGTTCAAAAGTGCTTTAAACGCTCTGAAGAACTGTTCTTCACGTTCAACTTTAGACTTTTGTTTCATTTCTTGAACAAGTTTGAATCCAGCTTCTTGCTTAATCCAACCTTCATTAGTCAAAATCCATTCAACATTTTCAAATACATTTTCTGGAAATGCATCAGGAGCAGAAGGATCAGCAACAATGTCAGCAGCAGTTGTCAAGAAGTATTGTTCAACAACTTTTGAACCTGACTTGTCTTCTTTCAAGGCACCCATACCTCTTGATGAAACACCAAGAGACAAACCTTCATCCATGATGGCTTTTACAGTTTTGCCTTTTGTAGTTTCAGTAAGAACACGTGCTTTACCAATGAAGTTGTCACCAACTTTTGTAAGTTCAGTAATGACGTGACTTGCATTTGACAAATTGATAGATGGTGTAGATGGGTGATCCAATTCACCATATGCTCTATTCTTGTTGACATATTGTTCATTGTATCGATTTACTTCGTTTTCAAGAACGTCAACAGGATAAATTCTACCATTTTTGTTTTTTAGATTACCTTGAAGGAAAATTCCTTCCAGAATATACTTCTTATTGCCAGTTTTAGCATCAGCTTCTGTAAGGTATTCAACTTGTTCGTTGATTTCTCTAAGTAGTTTCATTGATGATTAGTCCTTTGCCAATCTATCAGTTGCTCTCTTGATGCCAATAGATCTTTTGAAAATGCCTCTTCTCAATTTGTTTTCTTTTTCATGTCCAACATCTCTGTCTGCTTGAGCAGCTTTTCTCAAATGTTGCTTAGTTTCCCAATCAGCATTATGTTCAGCATTGTTCAATTTATTTTGTCTTGCTTCGTGATCCTTTCTATTTGAAAGGTTTTCACCATGCTTTGAAGCCATGTCATCAGCAGCTTTTCTGGTGTATGATGCAAGAGTTTTTCTTGAAAGTTCAACGAGATGTTCAACTTGTTCTTTGGTCAACTTCTTAGTTGCCATACGAATTCCTTTAAGACGCTTATTTGCTGCATCATAAGATTTTTTGGTATTTTCACCTCTTGCATGTTCTCTTCCACCTTGTCTAGCAGTGAATTTCAAATCATCGGCAGCAGCATCAACATATGAACCAAGAAGCTTCTTTGATATTTCATCAAGTTGTTCTGCACGTTCTACAGCATATACAACTTGTTCGTAAGTCAAATCACTGACGTCATCTTCATCGATGTCGCCGTCGTCATCTTCGTCCCAAACAATTGCTTCAAGTTCAGCAATTTCGTCTTCATCCCAGTCTTCTGGATCGATGTCAACATCCATATTTGGTTCAGCTTCTTCATAATCATCTGATTCGGTAATTGGACCGAAGAAGTTTGCAGCAACTTCGAAACGTTCGTTGTCAACTGCTGCTTCCATCTTTTTAGTTAAGATAGACTTTGCATTTTCAGTGAATTTTGACAACTTTTCGTTATCAATGTAATCGATTAGTTTCTTCATGTTGATTTGGACTCCTAAATCTTATTCTTGAATTATTTAGTTTTTACAATATGTCAGCATAGTATAGTGTTTTAACAGTCTTTGGATTTTTGGATGTTTCTGCTGTAATCCAAGTTCCAAATCTTTGATTTTGCGCATCTACATGATCATTTTCTTCAATGATATCAGAAGTTGCTAGAATCAAAAGTTTTCCAATTGAAGCGATTGTATCGTCATCATCAACATTTTCGGAAACAGCCTGAATGACCAATTCACCTATTGCCAAGATGATGTCGTCATCTTCAACAGTAGTTTCACCAGCTACAACATCAACATTTGCAGTAGAACTTACGATATCGTCATCTTCAAATAGATCAGCTGATGAATTGATTGACAATCTTGAAGAAATTGAAGCAATATCGTCATCTTCAATAACGTTGACTGTGGCAAATATACTTGATTGAGTATCACTTGAAACAATATCACTTGCTTCAGTAATACTTGCCGCTGCTCTAATTTGAACAATTGAGGTAGATGCTACTGAATCATTTGCTTCCGCATTTGATGCATTTGCTTTAACCAACAAAGCAGAAGTGGATGAAATGGTGTCACTTGCTTCTGAATTTGCGGAAGCAGCAACAATCTTCAAAGTTGCAGTTGAACTTGACGTATCACTTAATTCAGTGACAGCCAATGCGCCTTTCAAAGTAATAAATGAAGTTGAATTGACTGTATCATCATCTTCAGTTATATTTGCAACTGCTTCACCAGGATTGAATTTAACTGCGGAAGCACTTAGACTATCATCTTCTTCAGTAATTGAAGCATTTGCCTTCAAAGTAATCACTGAAGCGAAGTTGACGCTATCGTTCGCTTCAACAGAATTCAATACAGCTAATACAGGAGCAGAACTTGTTGAAGAAATGCTATCGTTTGCTTCAGTATTGTTTGAAACAGCTAGAATTGGCAGGATTGCAGTTGATGCAATACTATCGTTCGCTTCAGTGATAGAAGCAGCTGCTTTAATCAAAATTGTACTTGTTGAACTTACAGTATCATTTGCCTCAGTGACTCCTGAAGTAGCTTTAATCGGAAGAACACCAGTAAATGATATAGCATCATCTGCTTCCGTATCAGAAGCTGTACCAACAATTGGATTATGAGCAACTGATGATTCTATATCATCAGCTTCTGTAACGATCGCAACCGCTTTGATCGGCAACACAGAAGTTGAAGAAATGCTATCATCAGTTTCCGTTACAGCACTCGCAGCCTTGTTCGGAAGAACAGAAGTTGAAGAAATGCTATCATTTGCTTCTGTATTTGAAGCATTTGCTTTTATGGTGATGACTGCGGTTGATGTAGAAGTATCGTTCGCTTCAGTTACTGTAGATGCAGCTTTAAGCAACAGAATTGCAGTTGATGAAATTGTATCATCAGCTTCCGCGTTTGATTCTGCGCCCTTGATTGGTAGAACAGATGCTGAACCAGCAGTGTCATTTGCTTCTGTGATAGTTACAACAGCTTTGATTTGAATTGTTGCAGTTGAACTAACTGAGTCACTTGCTTCACTATTAGAAACAAGACCAACAATTGGATTATGGGCAACAGATGATATAGTATCATTAGCTTCTGTAATAGAAGCATTTGCTGTAACACCATTGATCAACACAGCAGTTGAGCTGATTGTGTCATCCTGTTCGACAAGATGAGTGGATATTTGTTGGAAACCTTCAAGATAATAGGTGTCGTAGTTGATCCACAAAGATGCACTACCATCTGCAGTCGCAGCGATGTAGTCATTGTATGGTGTATCAGTACCAGTTTCCTGTGTCCAAGTTGCACCGAAATTTGTAGAACGAATTACGCTGTCATTTGCAGAAATGTACTGAATTGAACCATCTGACGATACAGCAACACCATACACATTTGTTGCTGCATCAGTAATTTGCGTCCAAGTAGAACCGCCGTCAGATGAACGGTATGCTAGGCTACCATAAGCTGTAACTGTTACGTAAGATCCATTTGATGAACACGCAACTTCCGCCCACGCATGTGTTCCAGCAGAAGTCAGTTCGCTCCACGTTGCTCCTGAGTCTGTAGACTTATATAACTTTCCAGTGGTGATATCACCTTTTAGGAAAGTTGCATAAATGATAGAACCATCGTTTGACAGCGCAAAATCGTTACCCTTCCAAGTAGAATCGCCGCCAAATCCAGTCTTTTGTGTCCAAGACGTGCCGCCATTATTGGACAAGATGATGTTGGTTGTGCCAGCTTCACCAGCAACAATCACATTGCCATCACCTGAAACTCCGATTGCAGACCATGTACCACCATGCGATGCATTGGTCAGCGTAGCTGGGATGCCTGTCCACGTAGCGCCTTTATCGGTAGATTTGTACAGGTGAGTTGTTGATGCCCATGCACCACCGATAATCACATTACCGTCATATGACGATCCACCAACATTCCATTGTAGATTTGGTGCGCCAGTCAGTGCAGCCCAAGTTGCACCTCGATCATAAGATGCCCATGGTGCAGAACTTGCCATCACCATGAATACTGATCCATCACCAGAAACTAATGGATATACCCAACTAAAGCCGTTATCATTAGCAAGCAATACATTGACAGCACCAGTTACACTATCTGTTGTTGCCTTGATTGCAAGTACAGATGTTGATGATACGGTATCGTCGGCTTCTGTAATTGGACTGACAAGATCATAAGCATAGAATGTCCAATCATCATCATTCAAAAAGAACATAAAACGGCCATCGGCCGAAACTGACATTTGATAATTGGTGATGTTGCCAATAGGAGTGCCAACGCCAGTCCACGTTACACCATAATCGATTGATGTTATTAGTGTAGCAGGATCAGCGCCAATAGCACCAAGAGCATACTGAATTGAGCCGTCTTGTGACGCACCAATCTTAAATCCATGAGAAAATGGAGAGGATGTAGTCCACGTTACACCACCATCAAATGAACGATTGTAGTTTGCATTTGGCCATGAAGGTTCATCGATTACCCCAACAAACAAGCCATCATCAGAGCAGACAAGAGAGTTTGCATCAACAAGTGCGTCAATCGTAGTATTTTGTGTCCATGTCGCACCCGAATCTATAGTTTTCCACAGTTGAGTGCCGGAATAAACGTAAGCGATTACACCATTGCTAGAGCAGGAAACACCACGGAAGGCACCGGAAATTCCTGTTCCAGCGTTCCATGTTGCTCCACTATTAGTTGAGACATACACACCACTATTAGGCGAGACATAAATCGTACTGCCATCAGCGGATATCTCTAGACCAGTTACAGAAGTATACGAAACAGATAATGTCCATGTTACGCCACGATTAGTGGAAATATAAACGTCGCTGTTATTGGCAACTGCGACAAGCAGGTTGCCGTCATAAGATGACGCCACACTACCCTGCTGATAATTAGCAGAAGGCAGACCATTGCTATTCAATTCTGTCCACGAATTACCACGATCTGTCGAAATCCATGGATAGCCAACAGTATCTTCCCACGCCGCAGCAAGCATGATAGATTTGTCACCAGATACCGCCGAACCACCAGACCAGTTAAAATTTAAATCGCCAGAATTGGTTTGATAGTAACCTTTGCTGAGATTGGCATAGATTAGCAGTTTTGCGGTTGATGATACCGTGTCTCCTGCTTCTGTGTTCGAGGCCGAACCTTTGATCGCAATGGTTGTTGTTGACGAAACAGTATCATTCGATTCAATGATTACACCAACTGTGTTCAACTTGAAATACAAGTCGCCATCTAGCAAATTATAATTTGAACCATCATAGATGTATGCTTCACCATATGGATATAGTGACGGGTATGAATACCACACAATCAAGTAATTTGAGAAGTTAAGTGTAGTTCTTCTCAATCTAAGCATATAAGTGGTTCCACCGGTCAGCGCTACTGGTGAAGCAAATGTAAATGTGTTGAAACCTGAAACTATACTAGATGCATTAAACGCATTTGATGTTGCGATTAATGTGGCACCGTCGCCACTACGAACCTCAACAAACCAATCATCTGTTGGTGCAACAATTTTAGAAATTTCAAGCGTAATCGAGTTAAGATTGATGTTCGCTGGCGGAATTATTGTTTGATTTATAGATTGAGTTGAAGTATCTCGACCTATACCAACACTCTGAGAGTCATCAGTTTGAGAGATAACTGACGCTGATGTTGCTTTGATTACAAGTGTGCTGGTAGACGAAATAGTATCGTTAGCTTCTGTTACGGAAGCATTGGCTTTGATAGCAATTGCAGAGGCGGAAACGATAGTGTCATTTGCTTCAGTTACTGTTGAAACTGCTTTGATAGCAATTGCAGAAGTTGACGAAACAGTATCATCTGCTTCTGTTATTGTAGCAACAGATTTCAAAGAGAGAGTTGATGCTGAAGTTGACGTATCACCTGCTTCCGTTATAGAAGCATTACCATGAGTCAAATTCGTTGAAGTTGAACTAACAGAGTCATCAGCTTCTGTTATTGAAGCAACACCAGCAATAGGTGTCAACTGTACTATAGCAGATACAGTATCATTTGCTTCAGTTACTGTTGAAGCTGCTTTGATAGCAATTGCAGAAGTTGACGAAACAGTATCATTTGCTTCCGTAATTGACGCATTCGCTTTTAATGTAATAGTTGATGCAGAAGATGAAGTGTCATCTGCTTCTGTTATTGAAGCAGCAGCATGAGTAGCAAGTGTTGAAGTTGATGATACAGTATCATTTGCTTCCGTCGCCGCAACAACTGCATTTCTATCGAACGCAACCTGCGTACCAACAGCAGAAACTGTATCATCAGCTTCGGTGATATTACCAATATTTTGTATTGGTGAATTAACAGTGAAGACTAAGTCAGTTGGAGTACTGATAACGGTGTATGTACTGCCATTGTATGTGTATGCAGCACCATCCAGATAAGGATTTTGGTTATTTCTAACTACACCCCAATAATTGGAAGCATCGACTGCACCTGATCTTCGCAGAACAAACATATATGTTGTTCCGGCTGTAATACTGACGGGTGTTGAAAATGTAAACGTTGTAGCTGTTGTACTTGATGAAGTACTTGCGCCAGCAATTGCATCTGATGTTCCAAGTAAAGTAGCACCTGTCGAATCTCTCAATTCAATAGTGAGATTATCAGTAGGCGAACCATTTTTTATAAGTTTCAAAGTAATATCAGAAATTACAACTGTAGCAGTTGATGTGCTATAGACAGCAAATGCAAGATCTTGACCACCATTTAAGGTGTATGCAGATCCATTCCAAGAGTATGAATCACCACCAGCATAAGGATTTGTGTAATCAGCGTTAATAGAATAGTAATTAGAAGAATCTACTGCACCACTACGTTGAACCAACAAAATGTAGGTTGTACCTGCATTCAACGTTGGTGGAGACGCAAAAGTAAATTGAATGTCTTGACTACTAGATGAACCAGAATTGATTGAAGAACCTGCCACAGTATTTGATGTGGCAATAATTGATGCTCCAGTATTATCTCGAAGTTCTACCCAAACATTATCTGTTGGAGTACCAGTTTTGTACATATTGAAAGTTATACGATCAACTGTAGAATTGGTAGCAGGCGTGATAGCTTGTGCTAAACCTTTAAAGGTTGAATTAAAACCAAAAACTAAACCGCCATTGATGGTTGAGGTTTGTATAAGACCTGGAACCAAATAACGAGGAATAAACGTTTGGCCAAGTCCAGTATCCGCTGTAATATCACCAAAGTTTGCAGCACCAAATGATGTTGGTTGTATTGCTACAATTTGTTTTGGTGCACTCAATGCACCAGTGTAGAAGTAACTGCCATAAGCTAATGCGAACCATGTACTTCCGTCAGGGGATATACCGACATCTTGCCATGTACTTGAACCAACTGGATTTGTAGTCCAAGTGGCACCAGAATCAATCGAAGTTAATACACTGTTAGAATATGATGCAGCGATTACTTTAGTGCCACTAGAACTGCATGAGATCATACCCCAATTTGCAGTTCCGGCACCTGATAATGCATTCCAAGTTGATCCTGAGTCAGTCGAAGCATAGATGTTGCCACCACCGACTGTAGCGTAAATTTGAGTTCCGTCAGCAGAACAAGTAATAGCATTGCACCACGATGTAGGTGAGTTGGATAGTAATGTCCAATTAACACCATAATCAGTAGATTTATAGATACGATAAGGACTTGCACCATAACAAGCATAAACGATACTTCCATCTGACGACATCGCAAGTGCGTTAATGTTTTTGGTACCAGCAGCAGTTTGTTCAGTCCAAGTTACACCTGAGTCAGACGATGTATATGTATAGCCTGTACCATTGATGACAGCAACCATTCTGCTACCATCGGAAGAACAAGCGATAGCCCACCAAGCTCTTGACCCAGCACCAGTTCTTGCTGTAAAGTTTACACCATCAGTAGTTGACCAAATGTTACCGACATTGTTATCAACAGCTGCTACAACTTGGCCATTAGCGGAAGAACAAATATCTTGGAAATTTGCAGCACCAACTCTTTGTGCCCAAGTTGCACCATAGTCGGTAGATTTATAGATGCCGCCACCATAAACTGCTGCCCAAACAGTTGAACCAGTAGTTGATGATGCTACTGCTTGCCAACTTTTTGTGCCAGCACTTGGTGCAGCTTGTTGTGTGAATGCAACACCACCCGGATTGTTGGCAGTGATTTTTGGATTTGCAGTTGATGAAACTGTATCATTTGCTTCTGTTATGGAAGCAGCCAAACCATATTGTACAGTGTATTCATTGTATTTTAATGTGCCGTTATCCAATATAAGATATGGAACAACAATGTTACTTCCGCTTTGATAAACTGCACCGTCATGCGAAAACAAACTACAAGTAGAAGTGCCAGTGTAAACTACTGAAGATGAAACATACGTAGCACCATTATCTGCTGATGTGTGCAAATTGATATTAGCATTGTTACCAGTGACATTCCAAAGGTGGTAAACAGTTCCATTATACTGAAATAGACGTGAAGTTGATGTGTTGGTACCACCGCCTACAGTACTAGTCAGTGTAGGTGTGTTCCCAGAATCGAAATAGAAACCGGCCGGAATGAAGTTGGTTTGCTGTACTTGAGTGGTAACACCAAAGACAACTCTCTGATTAGTGCTCAGATATGATACCGAAGTACCAAGAATTGATCCTGTAAATGAAACACCATTGATTGCAGTTGATTGTGTCTGAAGAACGTTTGCACTGGACAAAGTTCTCTGCGAGAAAGTACCAGAACCTGCCATAAACATGAAGTGAACGTTGTCACTTGTACCTACTGCAGTGTCAAATACAAGGCCATCAAATGCACCACCAGCATCGACAGCAATGTTTGCTGTCCATGTTCCGTTCGTTGCACGTCTTGAATATACAGTACGTGAGTACGAGTTGCTCATGCTGACAACACGAGCACCTTGGTGAAGAACTACAACTGTACCATCAGAACGAACAGCGATAGAGTTTCCGTAAGCGTTAACAAGTCCGTTAGTTTGGGTATTCAGTGCTGATGTGATTGTTTCGGTTGTGCCGAAAGCATCAGTCGACATATTGTAGGTGACATATTTGAAGTTAACAGATGTAGTTGCACCATCTGTTACAGCTAGATGAATAACATCAGCTACCTGGAAACCTGAAATAGCTTGAACACCAGTAGTAAAACCAGTTTTTGTTGCAGCACTTGACCAAGAAGAGGTTGGTGCCGTAGATTTGAAAGCCTGTAATGTCGTTGCGGTGGTGCTATCTTTACCGAAGAAATAATAGTTACCAGCAGATGACCTGAATGGGCCAACTGGATTAACGGCAGTATCAATGCCAGTAATTGTTACAGGTAATGCCATTAGATCACCTCACTTGTGCCGCGACGAACGATGCGGTCAGGACCAAGTAATTGCTTCCACTCATCTGCAGTCTTCCAATTCAATCCACCGCCTGAACTTGGTGTTGCACATGATACCCAATGAACAACATTTTGTGACATCAAACGCATAGCATTTGACAATTCAACACATTCATTATCAGTCAAATTGGGAAGTACATCTTCAGTAATGACAACTGTAATTGGGCGACCCATTGCTTCCGCAATAGTTGCTCTAGATTCCGGTGTAAGAGATGATTCAAAAAGAATTGGAATTGTAGCTTGTTCAGCTTTGTGAGCTTGAATCCATGTAGAAGTATCGGTAACAATTACAGAAAGACCAGTAGCGATCCAATCTTCTGCTACCCAACCAAATGCTCCACCAATTAATACTATGCCATCTTCAGGAGTAAGTTGGAGAGCATCTTTAAGGATCATATGATCATTACCAAAATACTGTTGTTTGGCGGAACGATCAAATCCAACGATTTTCCCGTCGATTTCACAGCTGTATAATTGTAACCATGTAGACTCGAGATTGCTATCAACTAATGGCATTTTTCTTCCTGAATATGTTATCAGTTTATTTATTCTAATCATAAAAATGAAGGCGGCATAATTGCCGCCTTCAAATAATAACAGAATATTTCAGAAAGAATTAAGCGTTGCCAGCAGTCAAAGTGAAAGTTGTAACTGAGAATGATTGACCGGAAGCGAATGAAGTGTTATCCACAGTCATATCACCACCACCACCAGTTGCAGTTACAGTACCTTGAATGTGACAAGTACCTGTTGAAGAGAAAATTCTAAAGTGAGCTGCTGTACCAGTGTTATCAGCTGAAGTATCTTGCCAAGTACCTGACAATGACTTTGTACCACCTGACGCAGCTGCCATCCAGTCGGAAGGCAAAGTTGCTGAAGCCAAAATTGTACCAGAGTTAGCAGTTGCGCAAGTTGCTGGTGCTGAACCAGACTTGATTTGAAGAACTGGTGAAGTGCCGATTGTTGATTCAACTGTATCAAGTCTAGCATTTCTAACAGCTACTGAATATTGAAGTGCCATAAGTTTTTAAATCCTCTTGTTATGAATAAGTATAAGTTGTTCTGTCTGCCCAAACTTTGTCGAAGTCAGTCGTGCCGTCGGCCCAAGTAATACGAGTATCAGTTGGATCAGTTTGATCAACCCTTTTGATTCTCCAATTTGCTGCATTATAATCTAGACCAGATGGATCAGTCTCACCGATATAGACAATGTTGCCAGTGTCATCAATTACTTTATTGTACATGAATTCCAACTCGCTTTTCAAGTTATTTATAACTGTGACCAAGTTAAGAGGCACAAATTTACGAATTGATGCGTCATAAAGCAAAATAGAGTTGTCAAGAACGTCCTCAGGCTGATGGAAATCAACATCATCATTGTCCAGAATACGAGTAGAACCACCACCAGAAGCAGTTCTTCTTCCAAGGAAGTTGACTCTACTTTCCAAGTCAGATTTCAATGCTTGGAATTTTTCAAGCAATGTTTTTTCAATTTTTGTAACTTCAGATTTAACATCAGAAATTGGGCCAGGAGGACCAGCTGGGCCAGGAGGACCTGGTTCACCTTTTGGTCCAGGAATTCCTTGTGGTCCTTGATCACCCTTGATTGATTTACCTTTTGGTCCAGGAATACCAATTGGACCGGGAGGACCAGCTGGGCCAGGAGGGCCAGGAATGTTACTTGCTGGACCAATTTTACCAGGAGGACCCTGCGGTCCTTCAATCAAATGAACTCTGGTTGGATCAATTTTTTCAACCAAAATGTCATTGAAATACTTTGTTACTTTGGCATTTTCTTTTTCAACAAGTTTTTTAATGAGACCAGCAACTGCTTGAAATTTATTATTCATCAATTAGACCTTTCAACATTTCATAGAACTCAGTTTCTTCACGTTGTTGACGACGCTTGGTTATTTCAAGTTCTTCTTTAATGTATTCAAGTTGTTCACTGATATCAGCTTCAGAACCTTGTTGGAACTTTGGTTCAGGTCCAGGTTGTGGACCACGATCTTCATCTTCAGGTGCTCCAGCCTGTTGAACAGCTTGTTGTTGCAAGCTTATCTCAAGATCATCATTGTTTTCTTTTTCAAGTTGCTTATTTTCATCAGCAATTTCTTCATCAGTAAGTCGAAGCAATTTCTTTTGAACAAATAGACGCGAAACCAATTTGCCTTCAACACCTGTATCACGAGCCGCGTTGAAACGGTTTTGCCAAATTTCAGTTTCTTTCAATTCACTGAAGTAAGTATCTTCAAGGTAATCGAAGTGAATGTCTTGGTATACATCATTCCACTCTTGTTCTTTCAAAATATTTTTCAAAATCAATTGAGTCTTCAAAATGTCTTCAAACAAATAGCTGAAACGTTTACGGAGACGTGAAATGAATTTGTAGAATGCAAGTTCTTCACGAGTGATTTCCGATGCACGACCCAAAGTGAAACCAATGGTTGGATCAAGTCGAGTAATTGGAACGTTTAATGACTCATAGAATCTCTTCTTGAAGTAATCAACGTCTTCCATTTCACCAAGGTTTTGTCCACCTTGAAGAAATTCAACTGATGTACCTTTACCATCGCGCTTTGCGAACCAGAAGTCTTCCAACATAGTCATGAAACGTTTTTGTTCAATGACTTCACCAGTTTGTGGATTGTATGAAAGTCTCTTTCTGAATTTGTCGATGACTTTCTTCATGTGAGCTTCAGCTTGTGACTGAGGCAAATCACCTAGTTCAATGTTGAATACTCTTTTTTCAGATGCACGTGACAAACGATAAATGACGACGGAGTCTTCAATATTTCTTAAAACATTGAACCAACGAATGGCTTTATGCAGGTGTGAGATGACGGTCTTGTTTTCTCTGGTAAACTTTCCTGAGTGAACATACGTGATTGAATCCTTTTCGATTTGTAGACCCTGAACATTGGTGTTGTTAATGCCAGTTGGGTTGTAAACGTAGAATTCTTTGTATTGCACATCGAGACGGATGTTGTTTTTAACATTGTTTTGTGTCGTTTTGTTAGATTTGTCGTCTATTTTTTTTCTGACTTTACGGATCTTACGAGGATCAATATACTTGAGTGCAAGGATACCCTTGGACTTGTTTTGTTCGTCAATGACTTTTTGGTAATACAAACGGCCATCAACATACCATCTTGAGAAGATTTCATATGCATCAGTACCAAAGTTCAACATCTTCAAAATGTTGTCAAATTCAGTTGTAATTTTCTTTTTGATGTTATCTGAAAGTTTTGTGTTTTCAAGGTTGATGGATACAGGCATGGTGTCAGTATCATATGCAAAGAATTCATTAACAACGTGGTTGATAGCACGATCAAATTCCATTTGCTCGGCCATTTCACGATACTTGGTGATGAGTTGTACTTCGTCTTCAGGAACTGCATAATCAAATGAAGTACCGAATTGCAAAAAGTTACTGCTATCAACTTCAATTGAACCGTCATTTTTCGGTGGTTCAGGGAGTTGGAAAGCACCTTTTGCTTTTGCTTCGTCTTCATCTTTTGTGAGATTCACACCAAGCAATTTTTCAAAGAATGTCGCCATGTATTATCCTTTTATTTCCAATCTAATATATATTTAGTACAACAAAGGTGTAATTAATGCGTATCTATATCCATGGTGCCTACTCAACACGGAACTCATTCAATTACATCAAGACGCAGATGCCTCTAGATGATGACATTTACATTGAATACAAAACTGAATCTGATTTGGTAGAAACTGTTAAGAAAATCAAATCAAGAATTGAAAAAAGAGTTGAGGACAATACCAAAATTGACTTGATTGGTCATTCACTGGGTGGTGTCATGTGTGTCATTCTATTCCATCTTGGCCTTAAGAATATCAGAAGCATCACAACTATGTCTGCACCATTTGGTGGCATTACAAATCATAGTTTACTCCGTTTTTGGTTTCCAAAATCTATCTACAGTGAATTTCACAAACTCGAAAGAGAATATTCATATTTGTTAACCAAACCTATTACTGTACCATATCAATTCTACGTTTCAACAAAAGGTTCAAATCCATTGTTTCTTGGTAAACAAAACGATGGTGTTGTAAGTGTACTTTCTCAAAAAGCAATTCCAAACGTCAAATACATTGATGTCAGCACTAATCATTATGAAATTTTGATGAATGAAGGTGTTGTCAACAATATCAGAACTTTCCTCACTGACCTAAAATAAAAGGGAGCCGAAGCTCCCTTAATTTGCACCGATTTTAGAATTTCCGTTCACATTTAACTTTTGTTTAGCAAGTCTAATTTTCTTTTGTCGTTTGTTGTACTGATGTACATCATGATCTGGATTATTATGACTTGCTTTACGAATGTAAGCTTTCAAAGTTTTTGAAGATACTTCGTCAAGTCTATTCAAAATTCTATCACGAATCATTTAGCGTCCGCCAGCGTTGCCAGTCAAACCACCATCATTAACATAGAAGTAATCCAAAGCCAATGAGACTTCAAATTCTTGAATGCTTTCATTTTCCCAATTCAATTGAATTGGGGTGATTTGGATTGGCCAAAGACCAACGAACTTGTATGTTCTCAACAGGTTGCCTGTTTGACTGAATTGACGAACTTCAGCAGTTGTCTTATACAATGAAGGAGAAGAACTTGGAAGTCCTCTGATGTTTCCTTCATATCTGTTAATCGCGTTTGACCAAGTTTCCATTGCATTTCTGATTTTGAAGTCTTCATCGTTGATGACAGTAATTGCCCATTCATCGAATGTTCTGTTACCAGGAAGCTTGATAGCACGGCCGAAATATGATGCTTCGAGTGGTGTAATTGAAGAAGCTGGTAATGAAGCAGCTTTACACATGAATGGCAACTTGGTGTCAGCTGAACCATCAATTGGATTGGTCAAAATGACTTCAAAAAGTGAAGTTCTTGCACCACCATATTGCAACTCACTTCTGAAATTATTGATATTGAAAGCCATGTTTATTCCTTATTGTTCTTATTGGTTCAGTTATTTATTATGCTCTTTGTACATAATGGCCAGTTGGAGTTCCCTTTTCATGATGAGTTGAATGGAAATTACCTTTGCCATCGTGATAAACAAGCTTATGTTGATAGTTGTTGCCAGCATTGTTTACACTTTTAACGTGTGCCAATCCAGCTTTTACATCGTCACCATGTGATTTAACATGAACACGGTCACCCATTTGGAAAGACTTATGAGCATCGTCATGAATAGCAACAGTATGATAACCAGCAGGCAAATCTTTTGACAATCTTTTTGATTCTGATTCATTGATTGAAGCCAAAGTTGCGTTAATCTTTTCAATCTCTTCTTCAGACAACACTGATTCCATGGTTACATGCGGACCTTTAGGAATCCATGTACCCTTGTCTTTACGAACATGTACAGTATTGCCAACTTTCTTGATTTCAACGTTCTTAGGAACTGGACGCCAAGTGCCTTTTTCAACACTTCTGTAATGTGTTGGACCAACTTTCTTATAAGCAATTCTCATTACTTCATCAAGTTGTTCAACATCATCAAATTCAACGTCTTCTCTAACGGGAATATCTGAACCTTTCAAACGATTAGGAGTAACATTTGCTTTCAATCTATCGAAACGTTGCTTGTTTACTCTAGCGATACGTTCTTTTGGAAAATGTTGAATATCACCTTTGTCTTTCTTAATGGCATAATGTGTTTTGGTTTTACCAACAATTTGATGTCTTGGAGTTGCCTTAGGATTAGTTACATTGACCATATCGCCAATTTTGTAACCTTCCTCAAGATCTTCATCTTCTTTTTCGACTTCTTCATCGTCATCATCACCAACAGGTGCGGCAGGAACTTTATCTTTATCAGCTGAATCTAGATTGCCTTTTTCAACTGCTTTGTTCTTGATGTCTTTCAAACTTGTGGTTTGAGCAGAAGCTTTTTCGGTTAGAACTTCTTCATCAAGCTTTTCAACTTTTTCGTCCTTGACTTCTTCTGCCTTTTCAGTTACAGTTTTGGTTTCGGATTGCTTTTTGAAAATATCTCTGACGTTTTGAACGACTTTGTCATTCATATAACCGCGAGTGTAGAACATATCATTTTCTCCTTAAAATGTGAAGGAGGGGAAGAATCCCCTCCAAAATATTAGACGCCAGTTCTACCAACGATTTCGGTGAATTCAACACCAGTTCTTGTTGCAACGAAGTTCAAAGTAATGAATTCAGCAACACGAGCAGGCTTGATGTAGATATCACCCTTGAATTCGTTTCGGTCAATAACTTCTGGAGTGTTATTGGTTTCATCACAAACAACCAAGAAGTCGTAAATACCACGACGACCTTGAACGTCACGAAGATATGGTTCTACCATGTTTCTGAATTGAGCACGAGTGAATACGTCGTTGAATTCGAACAAGGTGTATTGTGCAGCCTTTGAGATTGCCTTTTCAAGAACGATGAACAAACGACGAACGTTCATTCTGTCGAAAGCACTTGGCTTTGCTTGAAGAGTTTTGTTACCCCAAAGAACTGGACCTTCACCTTGGAAGGAAACAACTGGGTTGATACCATTTTTGTAAAGAATGTCACGTTCAGCAAGTCTTGGGTTCCAAGCCAAGTTGATAACGTTCTTGATATGACCTCTGTTGAGACCAGCAGCTGCCCACCATGCATCACGATCATTATCGGTTTGAGCATAAAGACCAGCAGTGTCACCATTACATGGAACATATCTGTAAACGTCGTTGTAAACGTCGTATTGGTTCTTCCAGTTACCATCAAGAGTAGCAAATGAAGTTGAAGGCAAAGTATTTCTGAAAGTGACGCAATTGTCAGCTTCTGAACCTTCAGCATCAACAACATATGATCTTGGTGGTGAGAAGAATGCAACGCAATCTTTTCTAACTTCAACGATATTGTTAATGATATGAACTGCTATAGTTTGGTTAGCTGCGGCACCGATAATGAATGAGATATCAATGTCTTCAGCTGATCTGTAATAGTTGTAACCACGAACTTTTTCGTCTTCAGTAATGTTTGCACCGTCAAGACCACCAGCCAAAGAGTACTTGAATGGTTTTGCAGCCGCACCGAAAGTTTGATTATCTGCTGCACCCAAGTTTGGAATGGCACTTTCGTGACCAGCCCAACGTACATACTTTGACTTGGTGTTAATTACTTCTTTGTAATAGTTGGTAGCACCATTGTTGATCTTACCATCTTTTGACTTTGAAACAAATTGGTAAACTTCAAGAACTGTACCAGTTTGACCAGTCCATGCACCATCTTCATCAACGATAGCGATGTGCATTTCGTCATTTGAACCACCCTTCGCTGCTACGGAAGCGGATGTACCAGGAGCAGTGTCAACGTTTGCGTAATATTCCCAACGACGAACACCAGTTGCTGCAGTAGCACCAGCAATGTGTCTATCAGCAAGAGTCAATGAACTTGAGTTAGCGATTGCAGCAATCTTATGAACTTCACTGTTCAATACAAGCAAGTCACCAACGTTTGCTTCAGTTGAGAATGCGGAACCACCGGAACCAGTAACTGTCAATGAGTTAGCTGTTACAGAAAGAGTACCAGTAAGAGTTGATTGATATGCTGCAGCTGAAGGAGCAACTGAAATCTTCAATGAGTTACCAAGAACACCAGGGAACTTAGCAATCCAAGCACCTGTACCGTTGGTTGATTGAAGAGAACCATTGTTGTACTTAGAAGCATACTCTTTATCATTTCTGACCAAGAATGCAGTGTTGCCTGAAACAGCGTTCTTCGCACGTTGGCTAGTGTCAACGTTGGTTTCGTCAACTACACGAGTGACGTAAAGCTTGTTAGCATATGCAAGGAAGTTAGCAGCTGACCACCAGTCGTCTGAGTTGTTATTATCTGGCTTGCCGAAAACTTCAACCAAGTAATTTTCGCTGTCGATCAATGTTGGATAGTTAACAGGACCCCAATTGAATTGTCCAGCAATAGCACCGTCAGTTGATGAGACAGCAGGTACAATGGTTGTTAGATCGGTTTCCTTCACAAAGACTTGAGGTGACAATAATGATGCCATTGATTTACTCCTGTTATTATTTTCAGATATTTAGGGTTTTTTGATGTTTAGTTGTTGAAATAGTGATCCCAACCATCATCATCTAATGATCTATCTGAACCAGGAATACCGTCTGACATGAACATTGGAAGGAAAGATTCCATCATTTCATTGGTTTTTTCAGTCAAAATGTCCTGAACATTGATTGAACTCAAGTTTTGGAAGAAAGTTTGAGTGGTTGCCCATGAAAATGATACCAAGCAGCTGACCAAATCGTCGTTGAAACCTTCATCAGCTTTGTATGTGTTTTGATTCAAAGCAAAGTTGGAAAGTTCTTCAACAATATCAAAGTCATTGATGATGATTTGCTCATGTTCAATAATCATCTTCAAGTTGGTGCAACCAACAGTTTTGGTTATCTTGGAAGTGTTAAGACCTTTTGCATTTTTTGAATAGTTTGTTAATGTTTGACCTGATCTACCATTGGATTTAGCACCAAGAACATTCCAGTATTCACGATTGTAATACAGTTCGTCAGCAATTTGCCCACCGGTGGATTTGGTTTCAATAAGAATAAACGCATCGTTGTACATTTTGCCAGCATAATACAAAATGTCAGGAACGAGCAATGGCTCCATTTCCTTATCTCGCCACGTGGCTACAATGCGGAATGGCCGTTCGGTGATGTCCAAAACTGTGAATGCATGATAGTCAAGATTTTTACCTTCAGAACCGTCCATGGAGATAAAATATTTGCGTCCTTTGACTGGCATTTCCCAGAATTTTATGCCGTTGACTTTCTTTATAGGATCTATTGAAACCAGGTTCTGAAGAGTATATGATGAAATAAGAGTATTGGATGAACCGAGGAATTCAGACTCAAATTCTTGTTTCCAACGTTCGATACCAAAGTTTTTGATTTGTTCTTCTCTGAATGCTTCATTACGACCAGGAACTTCATCCCACTTGATTTCGAGCGGGAAATAGTCGGTCTTTTTGTTGACCGCATCAGTATACATTTTGTAAAAGTGATTCAATCCTTTTGGAGTTGAAATCACAATCATCTTGGTTGTTTCACCAGATGAAATGGTAGGATAAATTGAGGTGAAGAACTCATCGGCGACTGTCTTAGGCAAGAACGCAAATTCGTCTAGGATAACGACGTTGAATGAGAAACCACGAGCAGAGTCAGCTGAAGTTGAGGTTGCCATGCAACGTGAACCATTTTCAAGTTCAATCGTTGATTTGTTGAAGCCACCAGGAACAATACCCTGTTGAAGCCACTTTGGCAGATATTCATATGATGTTTGTACTTTTTTCATAATTTCCTGCGCTGTTTTGCCTTTGTTTGCAGCGATGAGGATATTATAGTTCTCTTTGAAAATGATTTGATGAAGAGCAAAAGCAGCGATACAAGTGCTTTTGCCACTTTGTCTTGGGAACTTACAAATGACTTTACGGTTATTGTTGGATGCCAAAATTGTATTCTTTTGATATGAATACAATTTCATTGGCGTCAAACCTTTGTCAACGTGAACAACCTTGACGTATGTTTCGATGAAATAGATTGGATCAAGTGCACATTTGATGTACTCTTTGACCTGATCCTCAGTATAATTAATCATGATGTTTGAGCGTTTGAGGTTTTTATTTCCTCTATACGCCATATCTCTTTGTACCATGTGATCTCCTTTTAACAAAATATTTATAACAAAATGATGGAAAAAATGAATGACTGATGAAGAACTAGAAGCTTTGATGGGCAAATTCAAAAAGGCTTTGAGAGCAGATTGCCGTGAAATTTTGGCATTGGCCACTCGATCAAATTCTGAATTTGGCACTCTAATGGAAAAGATACTAAGAGAAGGAATTATCTCAGGTTCTCGTTTAGGCAATTTGTTCCATCCAAAAATCTCACCAAATGGTGCTGATTTTGATATCTTCGTGAACTATTCAATCACCACCAAATCAGAACTCAAAAAACTGGCTGAAAAATATGCAACTGGTTTTGAGGAAATCACTTTTGCTGAGGACAATTACAAGTTTATCACTGATTCGGATAGTTCATTCAAATTCATTCTTGGCAAGTTGTCCAAAGTACAAGTCAATGTGACATTCGTCAAAGGACTTGATCCGGTCAAACTAGTTTCCAATTTTGATTTCGAAAACTCCAATTGGTATTATGGATTTGATGAAGATGTCATTCATGTTACCGATGCCTGTTTGGTATTGCTTCAAAATGGTGAACTTGACTTCACTGATAAACGTCGTAAGATGTATCAAGAACAAATTCTCAAGTATCCACCACGTGGTCCTGATGATGTAATGGATCAGGAAACCATGAGTTTGGTTGCGATTACCATCAAACGTCTACAAAAATACACTGTAGACAAAAAATATGTGATTTCATTGAAAATGCGAGGAACAATTGAACAACTTAATGACAGATTAGGAACAGTATGGAATCTCTAAAAATAATAACAAAAGAAGTATTCACTAAAAATGTAATTGAATTGATTGAAAACAAACATATCCCCGCCATGGAGGCAGTTATTCTATTTGCTGAACAGCAGGGACTTGAAATTGAATCCGTCGCTCGATTGATTGACAAGTCTCTCAAGGAAAAACTTGAATCAGAAGCTGCTAAATTACATCTACTGAAAAAGGCTGATGCACTTCCAATATGATAGAAAAAGAACGCGCTCAAGAACTTTTTGAGGCTGTACGACTGCATCTATCTTCTAACTATGATTTCTTCAAATATAATGGCAAGTTGGGCAAAAGGATGCCCAAGAAAATTACACATGCGGCATCCTACATTGTAACCAAGATCGCAGATGAAGATCATTTGATTTATTATCTGATTGCTAACCAAATCCATTATTACTTTGAACATGGTAGATTCTGCAGCTTCTTTCCAGATATCGTCAATGATACAGGACTTGAGAACTACAAAAAATTTCTCAACAGTCTAAAATCACTCGAAGTCAATCTTTACTCTGAGTTTGAAACACTCAAAGCGAAAGATGAAATCAAAAGATTAGCTGACATAAATGATGTTGTGACTATGTTCTATCAAAAACAATTGTCACTCTTTACCATTTTACACTTGTTGAAGTTTGCGCATCTACTTAGGAAAAAGTGGAAATCGACTGATGATCCACTTGCAAATGACTTCATCAACTTTCTTGAAAGAATTGAACCGTTTTTGAAATTTAGAGAAGAAATTTTTTCGAATATCATTCGTTCAGTTCGTAATTCATAGTATAAATATGGTTCTATACTTTGATTATTGGTGAAGCCATAAATTAGCCAAAAAGATCCAAAATTAAAAGGAAAAATATACATGACATCACTACAAGAACTCAAAGCAAGATCAAAATCAAATCTCGAAAAATTCAAAGAAAAAGCCAAGGCACCAGTCTACGAAAAGAAGTCAGACGAACGTTATTGGTCTCCAAAACGTGGCGACGACGGTAATGGTTTCGCCATCATTAGATTCCTCCCTGTATCCAAAGTTGATGATTCCCACCCAGAAGCTCTTCCATGGGTGAAGATTTACTCACACAATTTCAACAATAAGGCAACTGGTAAGTATTACGCAGAAAATTCATTGACTACATTCAATGAAAAGGATCCTGTTGGTGAACTTAACAGCAAGCTTTGGGAACAAGATGATGCTGGTAAAGCACAAGCTTCTCGTCAAAAGAGAGACTTGAAGTACACCAGTAACATTTTGGTGGTCAAAGATCCTTTGAATCCAGAAAATGAAGGTCGTGTTTTCTTGTACAAATATGGCAAGAAAATCTATGATAAGATCACTGCTTTGATGAATCCAGATGAAACCTATGGTGAAGACCCAATCGATCCATTTAACTTCTGGACTGGTCGTAACTTCAGAATGAAAATCAAAACTGTCAAAGTTGATGACAAGTCATTCCCAAATTACGATTCATCTGAATGGGATAGTGTTGCTCCTATCTCAGACAAAAATGGCAAGCCACTTTCTGATGACCAAATTGAAGCAATTTGGGATGCAGAGTATTCATTGCTTGAACTTCTTGATCGTTCAAAGCATTTCAAGACTTATGATGAGTTGAAGAAAAAATTGGATGAAGTTCTATATGGTACAACCAATAGCTCTGCTACTCCTTCAGAGAAGAAAGTTGAACCAAAGAAGAGTGAAGCGCGCCCACCAGTCGCTCAAGACGACGATGAAGTTAATAGACTTCTCGAAGAAACGGAATCAGATTCGTCTGATGACACTTCAGCCTTGATCGATGAGTGGATTAACGAATAATGAGAGTTGGGGAGGGCCTTAGAACCCTCCCCTTCCATATCCACCGAAGTTTTGATCGGTTGCGAGTGGTGGTCTAGCGACCACAGTTTTGTTATTGACAGTGTTATTAACACTTGTATTTTGATTTTGAATATTTGACATAGCACCAAGCATTTGTCCAAATGCGTTACTGCCTTGATTTGCATCACGAGCCATTTCTTGAATTGATTTTGTCTTTGGCTTTTCAGTTGATGTAAACAAATTGGACAACCAACCTTTATTTTCTTCCTTAGATTTCAAATATGATTCCATGGTAATATGTGGTTTGGAAGGATCAACAGGTAATTGTGCACCTGCAGGTGCTATCTTGTTGTAAGCTTCAGGACTTCCACTGTACCATGTTTTCAAAAAATTGTCCCAATTGAAAATGCTTTCGATACTTGATTTGGCATCATCCAAAAATTGTCCAACAGGTGCATAGATTGAACCTTGTAAAACTTTCATCTTTTGTGCATTGATCCCCGGATCAAGTGGAATATTTGGATCAATCTTTGGTCCAACAAGTTTACCAACTTGAGCACCAAGTTCACCCATTGCCTTTTCATGTTTCTTTTTCAATACATTAGTTAAAATGTCACCACCAATATCTGCACCTGTTTGTGCAGCATTTTCACGTATGCCTCTATCCAAATCTTGTGAAGACCAATCTCTTTTCTTTTGGGCAGCACCGATAGCAATTTGTGTTTGACCACCTTCACTGCTCAATGCATCCATTTGAGCTTGAAGTGCAGCTGCACCAGCTTTATCACCACGTTTGTTTGCGTCATCAACTTGTAGTCTCAATTTAGCCATGGCATCCATAATGCCATCCATCTTTTTATTTTTGGCTTTGATATCTACATCAGTTTCTGCAATTTCTTTACGGAGACGGTCTGCTCTATCCTCACTTATACCAATGTCGCCACTTCTGACCCCCATGAACATACCAGGAGTAACATTTGATGCACCAGCTTTTACTGCACCAACTATGTTTGCCATTGCATCTTGACCAATCAATTCACCACCAGCTGCCACACCAAGTCCACCAAGTCCACCCAATATTGCACCAGGAATTGCACCAACACCACCAATAACTGAACCGCCTGCACCACCAGCCAAGAAACCTGTACCAGCAAGACCTGCATAATGTTGAATTCTGTCAGTCCAATCTTTGCTTCCATTACCAGCTAAAAATCTGCCCAAATAATTTTCGTCATCAGTATTGTGTGAAGTTGGGTCAGGTTTATAATCTGTTTGTCCAGCAGATCGCCATGCTTCATTGCCTGCTGCCAACGCTGCTAACAACCATGGATTTTTGAGCAATCCACCAACAGTTTTGAATGGACTTCTGACAACATTACCAGCAAATGCACCTAATGCTGTACCCAAAAATTGATTCTTGGCAAAATCAACTACAGATGATGGATTTGATAATGCGCCTCCAACGCCACCTGCTCCAGTTCTTATCAAATTTTTGATTTTTTCAAACCAACCATCTTGTTCATCATTTTTTCTATTTGGCTTTTCACGATCTTCTTCAATTTTGTCAAGTCTATCGCGTTGATCTTTAGCGTCTTGCTTTTTGCCTTGTTGATTAATACGAGCTTCACTTTTTTCAAATGACTTCAACAAATCCTCAAGTGTTTTAGCCATCTTAGTGAAGATGTTCATAGTATCAGTTTTGTAACCACTGAAAAAACTGCTAAAGTCCTGATCATCGATCTTTTTACCAGCAGTTGGTTGAATTGTATGTTGATATGATTTTGAAGTGCTGAATGCTTGAGTTGACGCATTCACGATTTTCTTTATACTTTCATCGTCAATAACAGCAATTGATGGTCCTTTTTGAACAACACCATTCACTTGAATATTTGCATTGATTTTTGGTAATGGTGTGGATGCAGGAGCAGGAATAGCAGGAGCCGCAGGTGTTGTTGGCTGCTGCGTTGCTTTGATTTTTTGAATGAATTGATTAACAACAGCTCTCGTTAACTTGAACTGTTTTGCAATTTCATCTTCACTAACACCTGCCAAATACAGTGATTTGATCAGATTAGTGTAGTCAAAATCATTTGCCATTAGTTGCCTTGAAGTTCTTCAGGTTCTTGATAGTTTCTTCTTTTGGCTACTGATACTTCAGGGTCAGTATCATCTTCAGTTGGTGTCCAATTTGATTGTGGATCGGGTGAACCATTATCTACTGGAGCATCAGCTGCTTTGACCAATCTTTCATCTTGTCCAAGTACAACAGTTGAGTCATTACCAATAAGAGGAGTTTTGATTTGTTCAACTGACGCAGCACCAATAAATGCCAATACAACACCACCAAGAATTGATAGTGACCAGTTCAGAATGATTGAATATTGACCAACATCAAGTGCTGGAGCAATGAGAATTTTGACTGTAACGCTCAGTGTAACCAATAGGACAGCATACAATGACCAAAATGCCATTTTGCGTCTATTTGCAAATCTGTCGTCGTTCTTCTTTTGAGTATCCGTTCTTTTGTCTACCATTTATCTGCCTCTGAATTCATCCTCCGTTGGAATAGAGGACATGTTATTGTTCTTATTGTTATTTTTACTTTCAGATTCAAGCCTTTGCATGATCATTTCCAAGTAGATCTGCTTTTCGAACGGCATGAAGTTGTCCCATTGTGTAATGTCTTTTTTCAAATCATACATCAGCGTAAAATTGGTCATGTAATAATTTTTCAAGCTTTCATGACTAAGACATATTATAAAAAATTGGACAATCCTGTTACTTTGAACTCTTCAATTTCGCCACATTTTTCACATTTGTACTTGATATCGTAATTCATGGTTGGCAAATCACTGAAGAAATCAGCAATTTTGCGCATTTGCGAATTATTTAGGTTGTTGATCCAAGATGTCAACTCATCAGGAGCTACATCCTTGGTGTAATACACTGATTGTTTATCATAAATTGCTTGAATACTATCCTGAATCAATCCAAATACTTTTTCAGTTTCAGTATTGTATTTCTTAGCCAAGGTCTTATTGGATGGCATGGTTAACATAACACCGATGCCTGATTCTTCATCCAATAAAACTTTGTTATCAATCTTACCATCAATTTGTATTTGGTTTAGATCGATAGTGACTTTTTGGATATGTTGACATTCTGTGGAATGTTGATGACCAAATCCAACTTCTGAAATGTTACTGACTGACATAATTCTAAGTTGAAGGAAAATGTATTCAGTTTCAAATGTGGATAGATCATCGATATTGATTTTCTCTTCCACACATGATACAATCAGATTTTTGATTGCTTTAGCAATTTGAACGTCGTCTCTTGATTCAAGAGACATCATCAGGCCTTTTTCTTCACCAACAAGGTATGGTCTAATGGTATATGTTTTGTTAACAAATGGGACTGTTATTTGTTGTTTCGCAATGTTAAGTACAGGCAGCAAATTATAACTCCTTAGTTTTCATTTTTGTAATGTTTATAATACATGGTCACTGGAAGTATCATCAATTGATTTCCTTGTTCCCATGATAATGACTCAGCGCCAATATTCAGTGGGTATGCTTCAATCAATTTTGTTCGATGAATTACGTCTCCTGATTCAGAATAATTGGTAATTTCAACTGTACCAATATAATCATCATAGAATCCAACATCGTACATATTTGGATCAGATTGCAAATTTCTGTAGTTGCCAACAATTTTGTCAAACCATGTTTCAAAGTATTCACGTTCTGCCATATCCTCAGACAAAATTATTTGTAATGTAATTTCATCAAAGATAGAATTGGTTGCTATTTTTCTTGGAGGACCATACACAATAGCACCACCAGTTTCTACACGTCTGCCTGGCAAATCAACTACAAAACATCTCATTTGAATTGAACGTTCAACACCAACATCTTGAATACCAGCAGGTCCGTTGATGATGACATCGAAATTGGAAAGTTTCGCAACTCCATTTGCATTCAATTCAGACACGAATTCGTTAATGTTGAATGGCATTATACTGATTCCCTTGAATCTCTCCAAACTTTTTGTTTGGATGCTTTGTTGAAGCTTTCTGTTGGTAAGAACAGAGCAATGTCCCACTCAGTTGCATATACTTTCATGAATCTGCTTTTAACATGCGATTTCAAGTACATCTTAATACACGGTTTGAACCATTTGTACTTGGATGCTGCCTTGAGAATTTGATATGAAATTTTGAGTTTTGTCTTTTCATCATATCTTGTGTTAGTTGACAATGAATACAACGCATCCATCAATTTGGCACGCAATGGTAATGGCAAATAATGCAGGTTGATACCGAGAAAGCGATCTGAATATTCTTCAATTTTGAAAATCAATGGGAAACTGTCATAGTATGGCAATTCTTTCTTATGTTTTGGATCATAGAAGAAATGATACATTTCACCAATTTTGATTTGTGTTTGAAGTCTTTCTCTATCTTCACGAATCAAACTGGATGGTGTAGCAAGAGTTGATTTTGCTTTTTGTCGAAACCAATTTCTGGCTTCCTGTGTTTTGGCTGGAGCAAGTCCTTTTCTTACACCTTCAGACAAGATGTAATCAAAAGTTCGAGAGTTTTTGGGTTTTGCTTTGGCGACCACTATCAATTCCTTGTTCTAACCAATATTTATACCACTAGAACTTGAATTTGATTTCCTTCTCTGTGAGCACCATGAATGTCATATTATGTTTGGCACAAAATGCTTTGGCTGCTTTCCATTTGGCATTATTGACTGACCATGTTGCCTGTTCAGTGATAAACGTTTTACTGGCTCTTTTACCTTTGACTGGTTGAACAGTATCACCACTTGATTTGATTTCAATCAAATAGTTTCTTTTCTGACCTTTCGTCAATATTTGTACCATGAAGTCAGGGAAATATCGATGTACTTGACCATCCAATGGATTGACATATGGTATGACTATTTTTTCAGATGCCCATTTGGTCACTGCTGTTGTTTCATCGAAATATTTCATGTAACGCAGTTCAATACCTGATCTACATATGATTTTATGTACATCACCAACATACTTGGATGGGTTCTTTGGCTTGAATGGTTTTGGTTTTGGAAATCTACGCATGATGCCTATAAATAATGTTGATCAAATATTTATAGGAACAACATGCCTTTCGACGACACACCAGTTTCTCCGTCATCTGAAGACTCACCGATTAATGCTTCGACAGCAGATACATCGTTGCTGAGATTTCCAACATCCAATTATAACGAAATTGGTAATTGGATTACAATCACACGTAAGAAATACTCCAAAGAAGATATCGACAGTGAAGAAAAACTTGTCGATGCTGATGGTGCAAGAGTAATTGCATTACCAATACCAAGTGATCTAAACAAGAGTTACACTGCTGGTTGGGATACAGAAAATGTTGGAACATGGACTAATTTCATCCGTGGTGCAGCAACTGAAGGTATCAACAAATTCAGAAATGCTTTGCCTGCAAATAATCCAAATGGTTATTCTGCTGGTGGTATTGCTAAATCATTAGCAGATACAGTAACTGGTTTAGATGCTGCTGATTTGAAGAGTTTTGGCTGGAATGCTGCAATGGCATATGGTTCTAGCATTTTGACCAATTTGGACATATTCAAAGATACAAGTGCATTTACTGGTATGACCAGAAATCCATATAAAGTTGCTTTGTTTGGTTCACCATCATTTAGAACATTTCGATTTGGTTGGAAAATGTTTCCTAAGAATTATCAAGAGGCAGTGGCAATTCGTGACATTATCAGTCAATTGCAAGTTGGTATGTCACCTGATTTTGATGCTATTTTCAAAAACAATATCTATACATATCCAGATTTGTTCTTATTGAAAATTACAAATGATTCCCATTTGTTCCAGTTCAAACCAACAGTTATGACCAATTTGGCAGTATCATATCACAATGAAGGCTATCCTGTTTACATCACAGGTCCAAATGGTGAAAAAGTTCCAGCTTCAATGAGTCTTGATCTTGAATTAATGGAAGTTGCAATTTTGACTCGTCAAGATTTCGCCAAAGAAGGAGCAAACTTCTAATGTGGTTATTCGACAATTATCCTAAAGTAGACTATGTTTTACTTGACAATAACCAAATCAATGCAACTGATATCACCAAACGATTCAAGTTTGTTGAGAAAGTTTTGCAAAACAAATACATTTTGTTCAAATATGTCATTCGTGAAAATGAGAGACCAGGCATTGTTGCTCAACGATATTACAAAGACGAAACTCTTGATTGGTTGATTTTGATCACCAACAAAATCATTGATCCATATTTTGAATGGCCAATGTCAAATCGTGAATTCAATGATTACATCAAAAAGAAATATGGCTCTATACCAGCAGCCAAAACGACATATGCCAAATATTACAAAATATTCCAAAAACAAACAACAACATATGATGGCTTCCAAGTTCCTGAAAAGAAATTCGAAATTGATCAGGCAGCATACCAAATGCTTGTAGATTCTGAACGTGAACGTGTAACAAATTACAATTATGAATTGCAAAAGAACGAAGCACGCAAGCAAATCAAAGTAATTGAGAAGTCTTTCATTCCGCAAATCCTGAAGGAAGCTGAAAAGATTTATGGAACAGTATAACAAGCCAGGAAGTATTCAGATTGATGAAATCATTCTGACAAATTACAATGGCAGCAGAAAGACGAACATCACTCCTATCGTCATGGAATTCAATATCTATGAATCCATGAATAAACCATTTGTTACAGCATCCTTTGTCATTCATGATGCTGTTGCATTGGTCACACAATTTCCAATCATTGGTCAAGAAGTAATTCAAATCAAATTCAAAACTCCTGGTAATGCATTTTTGAAACCAATTGAACACGCATTTCGTGTTATTGGTATTCAAGAGTACAAACGCGAAAACATTCGTGAAACAACTTACATGTTGAATTGTGTCAGTCCACCAATGATCAAAGATATGAATACTCGTATCCGTAAGGCATATGTTGACAGACCAATTTCAGAAATGGTTCAAACTATTGTTAAAGATTATCTCGGTGCTGAATGTGAAGCAAATGATCCAACTGAAGGCACTCGTACATATGTTGTGCCAAATATTTCACCATCAGATGCATGTTTGTGGTTGACTCGTAATGCTAAATCACAAAACTATATGTCCAACGCATATTTCTTTTTCCAATCATTAGATGGTTTTCGATTTGTTACATCTGATCAAATCATTGATCCTGTAGTTAGAACAAAAGGATCGCAAAATGGTAGATCAATTGACAAATACTATGGTATGGATTTTGAATTCAGTCGTGGTGGTACACCAAGATCATCTGCAACAGGTGGTTCTGGTGGTGCTTCCCAACTGTCATCAAAACCATATGAATACTTGAAACTCAAATCATTTGTATTCCACAATATGGGCAATTATTATGCTGGCATGCGTATGGGATACGTTGAAAACAAAATCAATTTCATAGATCCTGCTACTTCATTCTATGAAGAAAAAGTGTACAAATACAATGAAAATGACAATGTGTTTAAGAAAACCAGTGAAAATCGTGCAGCAGCATTTTTGACTGATAGCAATGATTACATCAAATCTGGTGACAGTTTTACTTTGATTGAACCAACTAATCATACACAACAAAATACATATCAACCTGACCAATCATTTGAAATACTTCAAAACAAAATTGGTTCAAAATTCATATTTGAAAATGTTAATGCCACTATTACAATTCCTGGTGACTCTGAAAAGAGATGTGGACAAGTTGTTGATTTACAATTTCCTGAATATGGTGGTACAGATAAGGTTGAACAAGAAATTAACAAGTTCATTTCTGGGGAATATCTAGTATTGTCAGTCAGACACATTTACAATTCCAATGGTTATGATACTGTCATGAATGTATCCAAAAATGCATATGAACAACCAATTGAACAAACTGGCATGGGCAACTCAACTTCAATTGCATCAGAGAATAAAGCAGCCACTGGCGCTGATGTTGAAGCAAAAGATACATTGAAACGAATTCCAACGAGAAGTGTACAATAATGGAAAATTACTTTGAAGAAATCAAAAAGAACGCACTAGAACATAATACAAAGTTCTGGGGTGTTGTTGAAGATAATGTTGATCCAATGAATCTTGGTAGAGTCAAGGTTCGTTGTTTCCATTACCACACTGAAGATACAAATGAAATACCAACAGATGCATTACCATGGGCACTGGTATTAACACCAACGACTTCTGCATCTATTTCTGGTGTTGGTGAATCTCCAAATGGTCTTGAACGTGGATCATGGGTATATGGTTTCTTCATGGATGGTCGTGATGCCCAATATCCAGTTGTAACACATTCTGTTCCTGGTATTCATAGACCAGAAGCACCTGGTCAACCATCAGGTACATCCACTGGTTTCCTGAATAAAGGAGACTATCATGGTGGTGAAACGACTGAAGATAATCAGGCAGCTGCACCATATAACAATTCTTCCGGACAATCTACACTTGGTGGTAATCCATCACCTGATTCTACTGTACCATACACCAATCAGTCTGCACAAGGCCAAGGAGCCATGACAGCAGTTGGCGATATCAATCAATATCTTCAACCAAAAGATGCTCCAAGATGGAAAGAACTTGGATTCAAATATTACACTTGGCGTGCTGCTCCCGATGGTTTCGCATGTAAAGATGGATTAGCATCTTTGCGTATGCATTACAATACAGCACTAGCACTTGAAAAACTTACTGAAGATGTTGGTAAAGGCAAATTTGCATTAACATCTGCTTATCGTACACCTGCGTACAACATGAAAGTTGCGCATACAGGTCCTCATGGTCCACACACCACTGGTCGTGCTATTGATATTCCATTCAGTTCAATTGGTGGTGGTTCAAAAGCAAATTTAGCAGCATTTGGTAAAATGGCAGTCAAACGTGGTTTTGTTGGATTTGGTATTTACTGGTCACAGAATTTCATTCACATTGACACATTGAGAGGTAGAACTTGGCTTGGTGCATCAGAACCATGGTTTAGATCAGCAATTACAGAAGCTGGTTGGTATCATGGTAAACCAGGATTGTCAGGTGTTTCAACTTCCCAAGGATCAAAAGATGAAAATGCTGATCCTAATGATTCCAAAGGAATTCAAACTAGAACAGCAAATCAAGAAGCTGTTTATAACCATCTAAAAGCTCAAGGATATAACGATACGCAAATTGCTGGTATCATGGGCAACTTGCAAACTGAATCTGGTTTCAATCCAAATGCTAGAACCATCGATTCAAATGGTAAAGTTTCATATGGTATTGCACAATGGAATGGTGATAGATACACTGCACTTCAGAATTACACTGGTACAGCAACTCCTTCATTGAGTCAACAACTTGACTTCATGGATCATGAACTTCAGACAACACATAAATCAGCAGTTTCCGCATTGTCAAGTGCTGGTTCAGTTTCTGAAGCAACTTTGGGATTTGGTTCTGCCTATGAAGTGTATTCCGGTCATGGTGATCCAAATTCTGCTTCAAGTAGATCTAGACTTGCAAATGCTAATGCATTTGCTACAGGCAACGCAGTTCCAGATGGCAATCCTCGTGGTTATCAAGACCCAACAAATTCATTGCCTACACCTGAATATCGTGGTGAACCAAGTACACATATGAATGCACGTGGTTTCAATTCATATTCTAATCAAACCAGACTTTTGGCAAAAGATAGTGGTAGAATGACTGGTATGCCAGCAGCTGGTGATATTGGTACATTTGGTGAACCTGAACTAAAAGCTGCTCCACAGTATCCATACAATCATACCAAGTCTACACGTGCTGGTCACATAATTGAACTTGATGACACTCCTGGTGCTGAACGTGTCAACATTGAAGCTGGTTCAGGAACTGGTTTGGAAATGTTCGGTGATGGTTCAGCAGCTTTCAGAATTCATGGCAACTATTACCAATCCAATTATGGCGACAGTTACCAAGGTGTCATGGGCAAATACTTCTTGACCTCAGTAAATGATATGCATATCCGTTCAACATCTGATATGAATTTACAATCAGATGGTGCAATGGTTGTTAACATGGGCGGTGATGGTTCATTGCTAATTTCCGGTGACTATCTGGTATCAGTTGGTGATGAATTGAAATTCAGAGCCAACAAAATTGTATTTGAATCCATGGGTGATATTGACATACTTGCACACAAAAATGTAAACATTGAAGGGAGATCAGGTGTCACCATCAAGGGTGCCAAAAATGTTGATATTGAAGCTGGATCACAAGTTGGATTGAAATCACCATTGGTTACAGCAGATGACATCATGAGAGTTGGTGAAGGCAAGTCCAAATCTGTTGAAGGTGCTGAATCATCTGATTTGGGTGCTCCACCAAAACGCAAAGTTGTCAACAAAGACAATTTGAAAAACTCAGCAAACAAAACTGGTGGCACAACTACCCAAGAAGCATTCGAGCATTATTCAGGAGGTACAGTTTAATGGATTTTACTTCATTGCAATTCCCATTCATGACTAGATTCTTCCAGGAATTACAAACAGCAGAAGGTCATACTGAACCTGCCGATGAATCTGTCAAATCAAATGTTGTAGATTATGACCATCCTCTATTGTCTGAATCTGGTTTGAAGAATACTTTGAACCAAAATCGACAACATGCCAATAGTAAGGAAGAACTTTTGACTGAAGATATCAAACCAAAAGTTCTGACTGACATAATTAAAGCAGCATACAAGTCAAAATTTCCAATTGAAATTCTAATCTATGCTTTGGACAATGAAAAGAAACTTGATACTCGTTCAGATGCTGGTGATGCCCAGTCATTAATTGACAAAATTAAAGGTTATGTTCCAGAATTGAACCAAATTTTGGGCAGACAACCATTCAATTCTGAAGTTATGATGGCATACATGTTAGATTCTGCCAGCCAAGTAAAAACTTTGTTGGATAAAGCGCAAAATGAACCATATGAAAAAGCAAGTCCTGTAGGATCTAAATTTGATCAACAAATATTCTACAAATTGAAAGTTGATGACCAAGTAATTCGTAAGAATAAGGAAGTTGTTCAGTATTTCACTAAGAGAATGCAAGTTGGGCAGAACGTGTTCCCACACTTGCCATTTGATATTGGAAGGAATTCTCTCTAAATGATTAAAACAACCATAGATGCCAATACAATTATTGGAACAGGATTGAATCTTTCACAGAATTTGATTCTGGGTCATACAACATCTGGAGCATATCACTATGTTCTTGGTAGAATTATTCCCCAATACACAGCATTTTTGAAACCAGGCAGTTCAACTTTGCCTACATGGCAAGTTGCCAAGAATCTTCAACTTGGTGCCCAAGGACTTCTTGAAGGATTACTGAATGAATTTGGTGGAGATTTGATTTTGAAGTCAGCATTTTCCCCAAATTTGTCATCAATTGCCAATCTCGGTCAGAGTTTTGATGTCCAAATTCGTGGATATGAGAATAATATGTACAATGTTGCCAAAACTATTCAGAATTTGTCTGGTAGAGCAGACAGTTTGTCATTAATTTATGGCAATTCATCATTCATGCGCATGAATTTCTCTGAGAAATCTATCAAGACCAATCTTTTGAACAATACTTTTCCCAAACTTTCTTCAATTGATAATTTATCTGGAATATTTGAGCAAGGATTTACCTCAATTCTGGGTATCTAATCCCAAAATCTTCAAATTTCATTGATTCATTTTAAATGCTTGAAATTAAATGAATCTCGATCAATCATGATTCAAATAAATAACATGAACTAAAGGATTTTCAGATATGTCGGAACTTGTAGCAGTCAAAGGTGACCCAGAAAGCCATGGTGGTGGTGCTCTCCATGCTGACAATACAGGAGGCAAAATGTTTGCTGGTGGTATTGAAGTGGTTGTAGTCGGTTCATCTGCTGACACTGATAATCTATTCCATCCAAATCCAGCAGCTGCAACTGGCTCTGGTAAACTCTGGGTGAATGGCAACATGATCCACCGAAATAATGACAGTCGCACATGTGGTGCATCAACTATAGCAACAGGACAGACCAAACTCTATGTCAACTGAAATTAAAGAAGTAGCATATTCTGATGTGGATTTCTACTTCCGTCCACATCCTGTTACCAAGGATATACCAGTTCTCACCAATGTGAATGCTATCAAAAGATCAGTCAGAAATCTAGTCCTGACCAACGCATATGAAAAGTTCTACAACAGTGATATCTACAGTGGTGTTCTCGGTTCTCTATTTGAAAACTTCGATCCTATTCTTGTGTCTGTATTGAAAAGCAAAATTGAACAAGTTCTACAATTTGAACCACGTGCTATCCTTAATGATGTAGCAATTTCAAATAATGAAACACTGGATCGCAATGGCATCAATATCACTATTACATTCACACCTATTAACAGAGTTCGTAAGGAAACTGTTGAAGTATTTCTAGAAAGAGTTCGCTAATGTTTTCGGCAAATACAGAGTTACAAGTATCTGATCTTCAATTCTCTAAAATCAAGCAGAATTTGAAGACATTCATCGCAAATAAAACCGAATTCACTGACTATGATTTCGAAGGATCTACACTTTCATACATGTTGGATATCCTTGCTTATAACACTTACATGAACTCATTCTATACCAACATGGCTATCAATGAAACATATCTTGATACAGCCCAAATTCGTGCTAATGTTGTAACGAACGCAAAGAAACTCGGTTACACACCAAAATCAGCTACAGCTGCTGTTGCTCGTGTATCAGTCCAGTTCCAACCTGCTGGTAATCCACCACAATTGAAAATCCCTAAGGGATCTATATTCCAATCAACCAAGGATGGTGTGAATTACCAATTTGCCACTATTCAGGATTACTCAATTGTAAACGTGAACAACACCTATGAAAAGACCATTCCGATCTACCAAGGCAATGTTCTGAAACAAGTTTATACATACAGTGACACCACTCCATTCTATCCTATACTTGAACGCAATGTTGACATCTCAACTCTAATTGTTTCAGTACAACCAAATGCCCAATCATCTGACCTGACATTCCTAAAGCCAGTGTCCAGCATCGTTGACATTACACCTGACGATGACGTGTACTTCATACAGGAAAACTCCGATGAACAATATGAATTGTATTTCGGCAATGATGTCCTCGGCAAAGCACTACAAAATGGCAATCAGATTAATATTGAGTATCTGACAACTGATGGCGCCGCAGGCAATGGATTGGCATCATTCAAGGCAGTTGGCTATATCGCTCAAAATCTCTTGGACGCAACACAGAAATACACTCCTACCAAAGTAACAGTCGTTGAACGTTCACTGAATGGTAAGGAACGTGAGTCAATTGAATCCATTCGTTTCAATGCTCCTAACAGTTATTTCGCACAAAATCGCCTAGTAACAACCAAGGACTATGAAAACTTCGTATATACCAACTTCCCATATGTACAATCAGTAAATGTATGGGGTGGTGAAGACCATTGGACACCACTATATGGCAAAGTAATTCTATCAATCAAACCATTCGATGGATATGCGCTGCCTCTCGTAACCAAGAATGAAATTGTTGCGGCAATGCGCACCAAGAATCTCGTAACAACTGAACCTCTAATCATTGATCCTATATTCACGTTCATTAAACCAACGATCCGTGCTACATATGATTCCACCAAAACAACAAAAACTCCAGATGAAATCTATAATTCAATTCAGCTATCTGTACAACAGTATGAAATGAACTATCTCTCAAACTTTGGAAAAAGCTTCAGATACTCTTCATTCATTAAACTAATCGATAATGCTGATAGATCAATCCAAGGCAATGAAACTGATATTGAATTGGAAAAGAGATTCGTTCCTATATTTGGTTCTACTATCTCCTACAAACTTCAATTTGGTGCTGCAATAAAACATCCATATGATGGCTATCTTGGTGGTTTGACTAGCTCAGGCTTCAAAGTGGTACAGTCTGATAAAACCATGTATCTGGAAGATGATGGTGCTGGTAAACTTAGACAGTTCTATATTGACAATACTAATGTAAAAAGAATATTCAACGCAAATGTTGGTACAGTTGACTATGGTACTGGTGAAGTAAATCTAAAGTCAATGTATTTCACCTCACTAGAAGATGATGAACCTGAAATGAGATTGTATGTAACTCCTAATTCACGTGACTATACACAGACATTGAATCAGATTGTACTGATAAGCAACCCAAGATTGTTCATTATTGACAGTAAAAACAACCAGATTACAAAGTCTGGCATATTGGATGTAACTGGCAATGTATCCCCACTGTTGTCATCCTCAGTGACAGGAACATTGGTTACATTGTAAGTGAATGAGTGGACTGAATAGTGGATATGGTTGATAAACTCTTGGAATCACTATCTGAGCAGTTCAAATTCGGTGAATCATACTCTGAGCAGTTGACTAAGCCTGAGAGCAATCGATTGTATTGACAAGGAGTGCCATAGTAAAATATAGGATCTCCCCAAGTATAGATGATGACTCTGACCACTGGGTGAAAAGGATTTGAATATCATGGAACGACTCTCTGAGCAGTGGACTAACCCGACGATCAGCTTTTGGCAAAGTACAGAAGCATGTATATAAAATCTTGACTCTGACCACGGTGGAAAACAGTTTGGATGTATTTTCGCTCTTCAGTCATCGGCCGGTTAACGATTCATTCACTGGGGTTAACTTGTCACTTTCAATTACTTGTTACACACTTATTGGGAAGATTTTTCGTCATACTGACTCAAAACTTCTCGCGCACGCGAGGAACTATTATATGCCTGAATCTATGATGACTATCAAGGTTCTACAAAATAAAAACAACACAATTCAGGAAGAATTACTTCTGAAGTTACCATTGGAATACTAACATAAATGACAAATCCACTTACTGGTAGATTCAAATCACTTAAAGTCGCTGATCAACTTCCACAGTTCTTCGACTTTGAGGAAAGTACATTTCCACTATTCATCAAGTATTACTATGAATGGATGGAATCAAATACAGGCACTAATAACACTGGTGGACCTGACTACTGGTCAAGACGCATTATGGACTTCAATGATTTGGACTATAAGGGAAATGGTTATCAGCAATTTGAGAAGTTTTTGATTGATGAATTCATGCGTGACATTCCATCGAACTTGCAGGTGGATGAAAGACTGCTTCTGAAGAACATCAAAGACTTCTATAAAGCAAAAGGTACAGAGTCAGCAATTACTTTGTTGTTCCGCATACTATACAATGAAGATGTTGAATTCGACTATCCAGGTAAGTATATCTTGCGCGCTAGTGACGGGAGATGGTCTGTTGAAGAATCCCTCAAGATTTTGCCGAGTGTTCCAATTGAGAACATCTCGTCTAATGACTTTCTTGTAGGTGCGGCTTCGGGGGCGATATCTAAAATACAAAGGATTGAACAGAGACTTGAAGATTCTGTCATAGTAACGGAAGTTTTCATTAGTAATAAATTTGGGAACTACGTGGATGGCGAAAGGCTTCTCTCAAAGCTAGAAAATTTAGAAATTGGCACCCTGACATTCGGCGGGTTCACCACATACCCTGGAAAATATTTGACAACGGATGGTTGGCTTAGTAGTGATCGTGTCCTTCAAGACAACCATTACTATCAAGAGTTCAGTTATGTTATCAAATCAGCTAAGGACCCATCTGCTTACTCAGATGTATTGAAGGAACTCGCCCACCCAGCAGGATCTATTTTCTTCGGTGAATACAATTTGAGAATTGAACTTGACAATACTTTGGATGTCAACTCATTCGTTCCACAGTACTCAAAGGAAATCTCATATAATATTCCATTGAATGACTTCTTTAACTTCTCATTGGAATCAGACGTTCACCGAGGTCAAATTGCTGGTCGATACATTTTGGAATATACATTCAATGCTGTCAACTATGCTTCATTTATTACGGATACAGTTTCATCTAGTGGCACTGGAGTTGTTAGTGGACAGAACATTACAGTCACTGGTATGGCTGCGGCAGTTGCCGGGGATGTACTTGAGATTTATGCACCTGTAAGTAAGCGATCAACGGAAGTAACCATTCAAAGTGTTATAAGTCCAGGCGTGTATAAGCTTCGAGATAGATGGGTGTACTCAGAGGTTTCAGGATTAATTGTCAGATTGAGAACATCTTCTGTATTCAATTCCAATATTTCAACCTTTAGGTACAATCGAGACACATCCACGGGATTGAACTCTATTACTATACAGAAGCTGGATGATTATGTTGACATTGACCAGTTGAATTATTTGGACATAGCAGACTTGTCATATAACGATTTGCTTTCAAATAAGTTTGTATTTGGTACCGATTTCAGTTCAGAACCTATTCGTAAAGGTACAATCTTATCTGTGCACGACATTATAAATAACCAAGACTCTACGTATTTCATCAAAGGATTACTTGGGAATACAATCATTCAGCTGAGAGATACATACCAGTACACTCCATCAGCGTCACTTTCATATAAATTGATTAACCATTAAGGACATTAGATGCCAGGAAAAATTACGAAGAATTTCAGATTGCATTCAGCTGAACAATTCTACGAACAGTTTGATGAAGCTGCGCCATCAAGAATCTACTTCTTCCTGGCACGTTCAAATCCATGGGACAACGAAAATTCACCACCTGAACCACTTGATACGACCAATGAAACGGTCTACAATGTTTGGGACAATATGTTGGCATTGAAGCGTATTACACCATCGGACGTTTCATATGGTGTAGATAGAGTGGATTGGACATCAGGTACAGTCTATGACCAGTACACCAGTGACACTGAATTCTTTTCAAATAATCGTTTCTATGTCATTACTGAAGACTTTTATGTTTACAAGTGCATCTATAACAATGGTGGCGTTCCAAGTACTGTAAAGCCTACAGGTCGTTCTACTTCCAATTTGACCACTGGTGATGGTTATGTTTGGAAATATATGTACACTGTCACAGCTGCTGACGCATTGAAGTTCAGTACAACGAAAATTATTCCGACTAAGGTGCTGGCATCAGATGACGGTTCAGACCAATGGGCCGTCCAACAAGCTGCGGTTAATGGCTCATTGAGTTCAATATTGGTTACGACTGGTGGTTCAAACTATAAGGAACATTCTGGCGCGATTGTGCTGGGTGGTACAACTACTGCCAGACTTCAACCAACTGCGAACTCTACAAATAACATTTACAATTTCAGCACAGTATACATTGCATCCGGTACAGGTGCTGGTCAAATTCGTTCAATCGTTGACTACGATGGTGCTACCAAGCAAATCACTGTATCACCGGCATTCTCACCAGCTGTAGATACAAGTTCAACATATATCGTTAGTCCAACTGTTAATATTTCTGGCGATGGTACTGGTGCAAAGGCGATCAGCCGAGTATCAGGTGGACAGATTTCCAAGATCAATGTTATCGTTCCAGGTTCAAACTATACTCGTGTCACTGGTACAGTTACAGCGAACACTGGTTCAGGTGCTACCATTGATGCCCAAGTTTCACCTGTAGGTGGTCATGGTAAGGATGCGGTCAGTGAACTATTTGCGCACAATATCATCATGAACGTTAAGATGACTGGTTCTGAGTCCAATACATTCTTCATCGCTAATGATTTCCGTACAGTTGGCCTGATCGTTGATCCAGTTGAATTGGTTGCTAACACTGTTGCTACTGATACAACCTATGACCAAACAACTCGTTTGACACTTGACAACCCTTCCTTGACCTTTACTGCTGACGAAGTTGTTACTGGTGGTACAAGTGGTGCAACTGCTTACTCAGTTGAATATCATTCCAATACAGTATTGATGGTCACTGGTAATGTGACATTGTTCGCTAACAATGAAACTATCACTGGTGGTACATCCGGTGCTACTGCTACAGTTGTTGGTATTACAAAGCCTGATCTAAAGAAATATCAGGGCAAGCTATTGTATATCGAAAATCGTTCACCTATCAGCCGTTCATCTGATCAACAAGAAGACGTTAAGATTATCGTCAAGTTCTAAGACTTCTTCGAACTTTAAATTTTGGTAAACTTTTGGTTACGGTGCCTTTCAGGATGGTTCACTGCCTAAATAGTAGTGCCTCTAACCAAAAGGATAGCAAATGCCAGATATTAAAGAAGTTGTTGAATGGGTCGAAGAAAAATTGACCGTTGTTGAAGAGAAAGTTGAAGAGCTCGTCGAAGAAGTAATTGAAGAAATTGAAGACTTGTTCGGTGGTGAAGATGAAGTTGATACTGAAGGTGATGACGTTGATATTGTTGAAGATGAAGGTGATGTAGATGGTACTGATGATACCAGTGACACAGGTGCTGTTGGCGATGAGCCTTCCGATCCTGTCGAAGCTGCTGATCCAGTCGTTGTTGATACTCCTGTGGCTGATTCCGCTCCTGCAGAAGAAGTAAGTGAACCTGCTCCTGCTGAACCTGTTGTCGAAGTTCCTGTAGCAGTTTACGCTCCTGTCGAAACTCCTGTGGAAACATCTCCAGTAGTCGAAACTGAGGCTCCCGTAGATTCACCGGCTACGCCGATTGAATCAGAGTCTCCAGTTGTTACTGATCAAGCATCCGAATAATTCTCTATAAAAATTTTTCTTGGCAGGGCCTCAGTTTTACTAAGGTCCTGTCAGCACATTAAGGAAAGTAAATGCTATCACCCATCAATGAAGATGAAATTGAATATCTCAAGTTACAGAGAACTGCATTAAACAAGTCAAATAATTTTGGTGATGATTTTTATGATGGTGTTGTAAATCAGTTTGATGCTATAAAACTATACTTGCCAGAATCAGCGACTAACATTTTGGATATTGGTTGTGGTATGGGCGCCATAAATTGTCTTTTGAATGAACATTATGATAACAAACCAAATTTTCATTTATTGGATAAGCATGGTAAATCTGATGATGTTGTATATGGGTTCGATGAAGGTAGCATTTATTGCGATTTGAATTTGACTTCCGCATTTTTGAATAGAAATGGTATACCAATAGAACATATCAATATCTATGACGGAAATAAAAATGAGTTTCCGAATGTGGAATTGGACTTGATCATATCTACTATTGCTTGGGGATTTCATTTCCCAATAACTGAATACTTTGACAAAATTAAAGCACAAGCAAAAGATGGATGTATTATCATAACTGATGTCAGAGAAAGAACTAGAGGAATTGAATTTTTATCCAAATTGGGTGAATTGACAATTTTGAAAGAATATTTGAAGCATCAAACTGTAATGGTGAAAGTTCAAAAGTGAATTTGAATTGCCCAGAACCTTTGAAAATCTCGTTAGGTTCTGGGCAATTACACAACTAAATAATTCAACTTCCCATTTAAGAGAGAATGATGGCAAATAATAACACACTGACCACCAATTTCAACACGTCACCTTACTATGACGATTTCAATGAAAATAAGAACTACCATAGAATCTTGTTCAATCCAAGTTTGGCAGTTCAAGCACGTGAACTCACTCAGCTTCAAACTATACTTCAAAACCAAATTGATCGTAATGCTGAGCACTTCTTTGCTGAAGGTGCTATCGTTAAGAATGGTAAGACTAATGTTGACTATGACACATTCTATATCAAGGTCAATGATGAAGACACAATTTCAAATCCATTAAATCTCTCTGAGCTTGTAGGTAAGAGACTTACATCAGCTAACAATGGTATCAACGCATTGGTCATGTCATATGCTTCTGGTTCAGAAGCTGAAGACCCAGATACTAAAACTCTATTCATCAAATACCTTTCAGGCTCAACCGATGGTACTGAAAAAGTCTTCAAGAAAAACGAAACAATCACCTCAAACACCGGTGTAACATTCCAAGTATTCAACTCAAACACTGCGGTTGGTACTGGTGTTTCACTTCATATCACTGATGGTATTATTTTTGCTAAGGACCACTTTATTCGTTTCGATGAACAAAGAGTTATCCTTTCCAAATATTCATTGACTCCGACATGTAAGGCAGGGTTTGTAATTGAAGAAAACATCATCACCAACAACGAAGACTTTACCCTCCTTGACCCAGCTTCAGGCTCCTACAATTACGCGGCTCCTGGTGCAGACCGTCTTCAACTTGTTCCTGTACTTCGCGTATACAATGACGGTGATACAATTCCTGATGATTTTATCCAAATTCTCGATATTCGATCAGGTGTTATTAATAAGCTCGTCACTCGTACTGAATATTCTGTTATCCGTGACGAATTCGCACGCAGAACTTACGATGAATCTGGTGACTATGTTGTCAATGGTCTAAAAATCAGACTTCGTGAACATCTGAATGATGGTACAAACGCTGGTTTCCTTTCTCAAATCGATGGTGGTAATTCTTCATTGCTTGCAGTTGGTGTTGAACCTGGTAAAGCATATGTCAAGGGTTATGAAGTTGAAAAGATTGTTACGGAATATGTTTCAATCGAAAAAGGCATTGATGCCAAAGAAGTTTCAGGCCAAACCATTGCTGCCAACTATGGTAACTATGTAAGAGTAAATGAATTAGTCGGTGACTGGAATGTCAACGATGGTATTGTCGTTACTCTTCACGATACAGCCGATAAAAAGATCACCAATAGAACATATTCAGGCTCTGCTTCCGGTGCTCAAATTGGTACAGCAACTCTAAAATCAATTGAATATGAATCTGGTATTCCTGGCGCAAATTCAGCTATCTATAGAGCACATTTAACCAATGTTGTCATGTCCAATGCTGCGTTTTCATCAGTAAAAGCACTTCATTACGATAATGCATCAACTGCGGATGCTTCTGCAGACGTTTATGGTACACCAGAACTACTTGAAAAGAACTTTGACAACTCAATTTTCAAAATTCCAACTGAAAATATCAAGAGAATTCGTGATGATGGCGGAAATGTTGAGACAAGTTTCAGCTTCAAAAAGAAATTCGACATCTCAATTGGTACCAACGGCACCTTTACACTTAACACTGGCACCGCGAACGAAATCTTTCCATTCGGTGCAGGTGCTCTGAACACTACTCAGAAGCGTGAAAATTTCCAACTTTGCTTCAATGCGGCAACTTCTATTTTGATGGCAGGTACAATTTCAACTTCTGGTACCACTGTCAACGGTTCAGGCACTGCTTTCACCAAGTTGAACGTTGGTGACAAGATTTTAATTGCTGATTCATCATCAGTTCGTCGTGTTGCAACCATCACAAACAATACTTTGATGACTTTGGACGCTGCACCAAGCTCGCCAGCGTCATCTTCAGCGTTCTCTAAGAGATATTTGGTCGGTGACATAGTTGATCTATCATTGAAGGGTGTTGACAATGGTACAGATCGTACTGTAACTATCTCTTCTTCAACTTCAGCTGCGTTTGACTTGAAAGAAACTTATACTGGTACAGTTTCTGCATCAATTATCACCAACTTGAGAAAAACAACAGCTCAAGAAATCAAGAAAATCCTTCGTACAAACAGATTAGTTAAAATTCGCATTTCAACCAACCCTGCAACTACAGTTGGACCTTGGAATCTTGGTTTGTCAGACGTAATTCGTATCAATTGGGTTAGAAAGAAAGGTTCAGCCTTTGCTTCAACTTCTGAAGGTACATTAGTCACTGAAAATTTTGCTTTGGATGATGGTCAAAGAGATAATTTCTATGATCATGCTAAGCTTCGCCCACTTGTAACTGGTGCGGTTGCTTCCGGTGATTATCTTTTGGTTAGCTTAGATCATTTTGAACATGACACAACTCAAGGTGCTGGTTACTATTCAGTTGACAGCTATCCAGTTGATGATGTTAATGGTGCAGCAAATACAAATGCAATCACCACTCAACAAATTCCACTTTTCAGATCAACAATTACTGGTGAAGTATTCAATCTTCGTGATTGTATTGATACAAGATCAGCTAAAACCAATACTGCAACAACTACAACTGTAATTGGTTCTGCTACGGAAAATCCAGCAACTACAAATTCCTTCATTGTACCAACTGGTGGTCTACATACTGCAACTCCAAACAGTGACTTCATTATTGATTACAGCTATTACTTGCCAAGAAAAGACTTGATCATTGTTGACAAAAATGGTTTGATCCAACAAATCAAAGGTATTCCAAGTCTGAACCCAGCAGTGCCTAATAACCTTGAAGAATCTATGGTTCTTTCAATCGTTAACATTGCTCCATATCCAAGCTTGCCTTCAAGTATTGCCGTTGCAGCTAATAGACCAAGCTACGCAAACAAAGTTCAAAACATCGCTATCAAGCGTTATACTATGAAAGATATTGGTACACTTGAACAACGTATTTCAAATCTTGAATACTATGTCACTTTGTCTATGCTTGAAAAAGATACTTTCGACACTAAGATCGTCGATGAAGATGGTCTTGACAGATTCAAGAACGGTATTTTGGTTGATCCATTCAACGACCACGGTGTTGGTGATTTATCAAATCCAGATTACAACATCGCAGTTGATCGTACAGCTTCAGAAATTCGTCCTATCTTTGTGATGGATGATATTGCTATGAAGTATGTTTCAAATTCAGGTTTGACTTTGTCAGGTAAGAATTTGACCAGACCATATACAACCAGCACTTACTTGTCACAGCCAAATGCTACGTCAACTAGAAACGCAGCTGGTTTGTTCTACAACTATGTTGGTGATATCGTTCTTACTCCAAACAGTGATTATTGGGTTGACACAACTACCATCCCAGACTTGCAAATCACCGATACAACCAACCTTGACAACTGGCAACAACTTTCAGATGCTTGGGGCACAGATTGGGGTGCATGGCAAACCGTCATCACTGGTTCAGTAACAACTGCAGGTAGAACAACAACTTCTACCTCTACTTCAAGAATTGGTTCGTCAACAACCACTTCAACTACAACAACCACTTCAGGTGGTGGTACAACCACGACTGCTACTTCAACAAGAAGTGGTACAGAACTTCTAGTATCAAGTGGTGGTACTCAAACTCAAAACTATGGTGATAGAGTTGTTGACGTCAGCGTCATTCCTTTCATTCGTCAACAAACTGTAAAATACTTCGGTTCAGGTTTCAAACCTTCAACCAAACTTTATGCGTTCTTTGATGGTGAGAATATCACTTCATATACCAAAAAGACTGATTCAAATTACTTGAACCCATCATCTACTTTGATGACTGATTCAAATGGTTTGATCTATGGTACATTTGTAATTCCAAATAATAATTCATTGAGATTCAGAACTGGGCAAAGAAATTTCAGATTGACCGACAGTTCAACAAATGAAACTGATCAAGGTTTGGTTACAACTTCAGGTCAAGCAGCGTTCAACGCTTCTGGTTTGAATCAAACCAAACAAAACACTATCGTGTCAACTGAAATTCCTGATATTTCAATTAACACTTTGACACAAACTGCGACTGTAACTACTTTCAGCCCAACTCCAACTACTTCATCAACTCAAACCAGAGTTATTAATGGCACTAGTGGCGGAGGTGGTGGTGGATCAGAAGCTGGTGGTTCATCAGGCCGTGGTACAGGCTCTCCTAACGATCCTATTGCTCAAACTTTCTTGGTTGATTCAGGACTGTCACCTGGTTTGTTCTTCACTGGTGTAAATTTGTATTTTGCTTCAAAACATGCTACATATGGTGCTATTGTTGAACTTCGTGAATTGAATTCAGCACAATACATTACCAATAAAGTTGTTCCAGGTTCAAAGGTTAGAATTCCGTCAGCAAGTATTAACGTTTCAGCTACTGCTGCAACTGCAACAACTGTGACTTTTGATGGTCCAATATTCTTGATGAATAACACCTCATATGCTTTGATTGTAAAACCTGAAGCAAACAATGATCAAACTACACTTTGGGTTGCTAAGCTTGGTAGAACAGACGTTGTAACTGGTGAAAAAATTTCAAAGCAACCATTTGCTGGTGTTCTTTATGCTTCATCAAACGATGGTGTATATGAACCTATCCAAGATGAAGACTTCAAGTTGGACTTGTTTATTGCACAATTCACTTCAGGTTCAGGTTATGCTGACTTCGTGAACGTTCCAACTGACTTCCTATCACTTTCATCCACTTCAGGTGAATGGGACGAAGTCAGTGAAACAATTTACGGTGAAACCAGAATGGTTGTATCCGGCGTAACTGGTGGTACAATTGCAAATACTGATATCATCGTCGGCACAACTTCTGGTGGTCGAGGTACTGTTGTTTCAGGCACTTCTCCAAACTTCAGATTGAAAGACGTATTCACTGATTTTACTCCTGTCGAAACTTTCTCAGTTCGCTATGCAAATAACACCGCGAAGGGTGTGACTGGTACAATTTCAAGCACTGTTGTGCCTCTTGGTACGCTTTTGAAATACAACTCTTCAACTGCTAACACATTCTTGATGGATGTTGTTAGAACTAACTCAACAGCCTTCACTGTTGGTGAAAATATTCGTGGTGAAACTTCAAATAACTCAGCGATTATTGGTTCATTCCAAGCGAAGAAATTCAATTTGGTTAATCCGCAATCAGCCGAAGTTATTTTGTTGAACACATACATTGATTGGGATATCCGCACAACTTCAAATACCAATTCACTTTCAGCTTTGACAAGAATTCCAGTTGGTAGTGACTATACTGTATCTGAAGAAAAGATTATTTCATCTGCTTCTGTTGCATCCGATACTTTGAGACTTCGTTCTACTTTGACTACATTTGATACTAATGTTTCTCCAGTTGTTAATACTTCTAGAGTACATAATATCTTTGTTCACAATATCATTAACAATGACTCAACTGGTGAAGATAGTAACACCGGAGGCAATGCCCTAAATAAGTACATCACTAGAAAAGTAACTTTGGCTGAAGGTCAAGATGCTGAAGACTTGAAGGTTTATGTAACTGGTTACAGACCACCATCCACTGATATTCTTGTATATGCAAAATTGTTGAATGCTTCTGATTCAGATACTTTCGATGATATTGAGTGGGTTCCTTTGACCATGACTTCCAAGAATCTGTATTCTGATACTGAAGACAGATTGGACTTCAAGGAACTTGAATATTCAATTGATGATGCAAACTTGACTGGTTTGAATGGTGAATACCAATACATTAACTCAAAGAACGTTCAATTTACTGGTTACAAATACTTGTCAATCAAGATCGTTCTATTGAGTAGTGATTCAGTAGTTGTTCCAAGATGCCGTGATATGCGTGCTATCTGTCTACAAAAGTAAAAGCTAATGGATACAAACTTAAACAAAATTGCGCGGGACCCAAAAACCAAAGCCATTGTAGTTTTGGATGATCAAACTCTCGCGCAATATAAAAAGCGTAAAGCAATTCTAAGACAAAAAAATAAGAAGATCGATCAACTTGAAAATAGACTTGATAGTCTAGAAACTAAGCTTGATATGATTTTGACAGCACTTACAAAGGAATAAAATGGCAATTTCCTTACTTGATATTTCAGGTAGCTCTACACTAAGCGTTCCTCAATGGGCAAATACCACCAACAAATTGATTGTTGCTGTCAACACAATCACAGCTAACACCACAATTCCTGACTCAACTTATGTTAACCAATATTCAAACGCATCAAATATGTTGATTCGACTGTCAACTGTTGATGGACATTTGTCAGGTTTAGATGCTGATCTTTTGGATGGACAAGAAGGCACTTTCTACGCATCAAATACTTACATGCGAAATTATACCAATGGTAGATTCGCACAAAACAACTACGTTCGTTCAACTTTCGCAGCAAACACATATGTTAACACCTATTCAAACGGTTCTAATATGTTGTCTCGTTTGGTTTTGGTTGATGGTGCTCTTTCTGGCCTTGATTCAGATTTACTAGACGGACAACACGGTTCATATTATCAAAATGCCGATAATATGAATGCAGGTACATTACCTGCTGGCAGAATAAGTGATTCTTCACACGGATCACGTGGTGGTGGTACACTTCACTCTGTTGCAACAACTTCTGTTGCTGGTTTCCTTTCAGCTTCAGACAAAACTAAACTTGATTCTGTTGCCACAAACGCTGATGTGACGTCAGCTACAAATGTTGGTTCATCGATTTCAGGTGCAACTGCTAAAACTACAATTGATGATGCTGACGTTCTTCCTTTGGATGACAGTGCTGCATCATTTGCATTGAAGAAAATTACTTGGACAAATTTCAAAGCCGCAATTAAAACTTATGCTGATACGCTATATGCCTTTGCAAGCAGACAAATTATAGCTGGTAATGGTATGACAGGTGGTGGTACACTTGGTGCCGATAGAACTTTGACTTTGGGTACACCGGGAACAATTACTTCATCTTCAACAAATGCTGTAACTTCAACATCCCATACTCACGCTTTGACCTTGACAGGTTCAGACGTATTGACACCACTTCTGTCGGTCGATGGACCAGCTTCTGGTCTTGATGCCGATCTACTTGATGGTCAACAAGGCGCATACTATCTCGCAGCAGCTTCTTATACCGCATCCGACGTTTTGACAAAAATCAAAACAGTTGACGGTGCTGGTTCGGGCCTTGATGCCGATCTACTTGATGGTCAAACTGGTGGTTATTACGCAAATTCATCTAACCAATCTTCAGGTACTTTGCCTGATGCTAGATTGTCAACTAGATTAGGAACTGTTGCTAAAACCATAACTGATTGGAACAGTGCCACTGAAAACGGTTGGTACATGGGTTCTTCAGTTGCCAATGCTCCTGATACAAGTTGGTGGATTGGCACTGTCGAAAATCACAATGGTGCTTGGTGTACTCAAACTATTCATAGTTTTACAGCAGACAGCTCATCTGATACTAAAATTTATCGTAGAGCTCAAAACAATGGTACTTGGGAAGCATGGTACAAATGCCAAATCAGCCAAGTTGAACAAGATGCTCGATACATTCAACCAAGCGTCACTAAAAATTTAACTACTGGTTATACAGCAACAACACTTGATCTTGGTACTCAATCAAGTGGCACATTGACACCTAATATTGCATCAAGAAATCTTCAGTTGATTAGAAATGGCGGAGCATTCACCCTTGCTGCACCTTCCGCAGAAGGGTCTATGGTATTGTATTTGTACAATTCAGCTCCTGGTGCCGTTACGTTCTCAGGTTTCACAAAAGTTAATGGTGATAGTTTGGATTTGACTGTGGGAAGTACATTCTTGCTGTTTATTACCAGCATAAGCGGAATCAAGTTGTGCAGCATCACGAAGACTTCGTAAGGATAAATAATGTTTCCGTTTCCTCTGATTCCACCTAGTCCAACTCTGATAACTGTTACTGATGTTATCACCGATCTGAAAACGATCTCATCTAGAAATCAACTGATTTCTAAGACTTCGATTGCCCAAGGCTTTGAAACAAATGCAGGTGCAGGTCCTTTCGCAGAAGGCTTTGATTCAACATATGCCACAGCTACATCCATTAGCGGAACTTTAACTTATCCCCAATCCCTTAATCGAAACAGCAGATGGACAACTTTGTTGACACTCAATGAACATGGTTCTACACCAGGAACAACTGTAGTTAATGTCAACAATGGAGCATATTCTGCTACTGATGAAACAATTCTGTACGATAAAACGACTGGTGTTGGAGCTTATTTCACGTTATGTCAATTTCAAATTCCTTTAGGATTTGGAAATTTATCATCTGTAAATGTGACATTTAATAAGGCAAGCAATACTTCAATGACAAACAGTCAACAAGTGTTTGTTCTTCCGGGTAAATGGACTGGAGTTACTAATTCATTCTATGGTGGTGGACAATCATCCAGCTCTGGCCATTCTACAACAAGCATTGCAGTCAACGCAAATGATCTGGTGTTCATTAAAGGTGGTTTGGATTTAACTGATTCTACTATTCCAACAATCGGACATTCAGGACCAGCAAATACTAGAGTAATTGAAACTAACGCCACATATGGTGGCAAATCCAGGCAAATTGCACTCAATACAATGGATGCTAGTGGCACTTTTGTCACTGATACAGGATACACATCTATTACAACTGGCGGTGGCGGTGGTCACAGTGGTGGAAGCACGACAACAACATATTATTTTTACAGCAATTTTGTTCAATCAATGAGGTTTGTCCAGCCGTGAACTATGTAGGTCCATTCAAGATTCTCCATCTTGAAATTCCTGGTGTCACTTTCGAAATTCCACCAGCTCAAATTGTTGATAACAAATGGATCAGAATGTCTGCAGATGATTTTTTGATTCCTGAAGTTAGAGATGCTGTCAATGAAGCACACAAAACAGTTTGGACAGATGAAGTCATAGCAGCTTATAAAAAAGCACATGAAAGTGAAATTGTTGCTTCATACAATGAACGAACTTTGACTGATGAGCAATTTGCTGAAATACTTGAAGCAGTTCCTAATTTCCTTCCAAATGAAATATATTTCAAACCGAAACAAATATTCATTGATAAGATGAAAGAATTGTATTCAGGTAAACACATAATAGATTGTGGAGCAGGCACCGGTCATGTTGGCAAAATACTTGCTGATGAAGGTTTCGAAGTGACATGCATTGATGTTGTAAAGTATGAAACTGCAGAATATCCAGTAACATTGACAAATGCCCTTGGATTTAAATTTGATGATTCAATGGTTTGTTTGATTTGTAGACCTGACTCAGAAGGATGGTTCAAACAAACCATCCAAAATGCATTGAATGATAAATGTCCTGTTGTTTATGTTCGTAAGAAAAAGATTAAAGAACCAAGGGCAAAATTGGTAGCTGAAAAGGTTGGTGAAGATAATGAATACATGTTTGACATCAAACCAAAGGCAATCAAATCTTAATCTTGTATTAAAGTGGATGCATGGTGTTCGTAATTTACACCAAACTCATTACATATTTCCAATTGTATTCAAAGTAGCTTCAGCTGTTGATCGTATTCTTGAAAAGCACAATCTATCAAATTGTATTTTTTCTGAACTTTATGATCATGCCAATTTTGATCACACATTGACTTGGAGATTTGGTTCACCAAATATCAACTTTTTTGTATTCGCACCAAATCATCAATATCTTGATAGAGTGAATCCTTTTCTCAATCAATGGAAAACCAGTGATATTGATCCAAATATCACTGACCATTTTGGTTCAAAATATATCCCCGCATCAAACAAAATCCAATTACCCGATCAATACAACTTGTTTTTGATGCAGGATAGCATCGGTGCTGAATATGATCATCTGATGGATGCTATAAACTATGCAAACGATCGTAAAGTATATACAATTTTCAAACAACATCCACTTACACAAATTACAATTCCTGAAAGCAAATATGCTATATTTGCTGATGCCAATTGCAATTTGGATCATTTACTTGACAATGCAGAAAGAGTGTTTAGTTCATGGTCATCAGTCAGTGTTAATGCGATGATTCGTGGAAAACCAGTTGCAAGTTATGACACCACTGCATTTTCTGAAATTTTACCCATGATAAATACTGCATATGAATTGGAAGATGTTCAACCTGTTGATCAAACTGATTTGAAGCGTTTCCTTTCATGGTATGCACATGAACTGTGCATTGATGTAACATATTCAAACTTTGAGGAACGAATTGAACAACGCATTATCAATTTCAAATGATCCATGGCCTCATGTTGTAATAGACGATCATTATGACGAACAGTTGCTCAAAAATGCAACAAGGGAAATGTTCAGCTTATTAACAAGTGATAAAAATGAATTTGTTGTCAAATCGGGCAACAATATTTTCATATCCAAAAACAATCTCTATACTAATGCTAAATTTCCGATAACTCAAAAATTACTTCAAAGCAAAAATGTTAATGAATTGCTTGAATTGTTTCCAGATCATCGTGATTATACAAATTTGAGATTGTATGGAGAATGCATACTTTGTTTAACTTCAGCTGAACACCCAGTCCATGATGAATCTGAAGATAAAGTTCTATCATCAGTGACTTATTTGTATCCAAGTTCAGGTCAAGGTACAATGCTTTATGATCAAAAGAAAAACTTCGTGAAACAAATTTTATGGAAACCAAATAGAACTATGGTATTTGCTGGTAAATCTGGAGTTACCTGGCATTCATATCGATCAACCGACTCCATCCGATTAACCCTTAACACATTCCTAATGCGATGATAAGCATACGAAAGTATAAATTCAATTTCATCAACGTTCCGAAGAATGCTTCTACATCAATTAGACGGTTTTTTATTGATAATGTAGTTGGTCCTGAAGATCGTTACACTGCATATTACAACACTCCAACTGATCATTGGTCTCAAGGTATGGGTGTTCATGCACCACATTCCCATATGGATGTTGAATATGCAGTTGAACATGGATTAATTGATTTGAATGAAACTATCGTTGGAGTTATCAGAGAACCATTTGAACGTGTATTGAGCTTGTATTTGTATAGAGCAAAACAAGGTTTGATTTCAAATCCGAGTGTTCAGCATTTCAGAGAAAGTGTCATGAGTGGATATTATCCAGACACACTTTGGCAAAATCAAGAACAGCATACATTTTTGGAATATCAAGGTAAACAAGTTGGAACTTGGTGGCTATTTGATAACATCCAAAAACATATTAATCAATTTGTTGAAACATATGGAGTTGAAGTTAAGGAACCATTGAAATGGCAAAACAAGTCCATTAATGGTCATGATACAAAGGAATTTGTTGATAGGTTTTACAATGAAGATACACGAAATGCTGTCAATAAATACTATGAACAAGACATTGAACTTTACAACAGGATAAAAAATGCTAGCACTTATTAAGAAGTCAGACGCAAGTTTCGTGAAGGAAGTCCTTCCTGGTGGATCATTTACGATTGGTAATGATCAAACATCCCCAGCATATGCTGGTTGGGAAAACGCTACGCATACATTGAAAGAAATTGTTTCTGCCGATCCAATTCCAGCTGGTCGTATTCCAACATCAGTTTCGGTTGTTGTTACCAATGGTATTCCAAAATATGTTTGGTCAACTGTTGCTCAAGTTGTAACGTCAACTGAAGTGAATGCTGAGCGCGATCGCCGAATCGCAACAGGGTTCACTTTCAACGGTAAAAGCTACGCGATGGACAACGAGTCCAAGGCTCGTATCATCGGAGCAGCGACTCTAGCAGGGTTCGCAATGGCTGCTGGAGCCGCAGCAGGAAACTATCGTTGGCATGGAGGTACATCAGATTTCGTTTGGATCGCTGATGATAACAGCCTGAATTTGATGGATGCTCCAACGTGCTTTGCTTTCGGTCAAGCAGCCGCATCATGGGAAACAAAGTGCATTTTTGCCGCGAGAGCAATTAAATCCACCAGTCCAATTCCAACGGACTACACCAACAATTCTTATTGGCCTTCATAAAAATGAAGAACCCACCGCGATCCTAACCGAAGGGGGGAGTGGCGGACTCGCGGTGGGTTTCCAGAACTCACCCATCCCATGGAACAGAAGGGAGAGGCTAGGCAAGCTCCAGAACAACACCACTATGCCTAAAATTTTAGATAAAGTCAAGAGGTTTCTTCTAGAAAGTGGTGGCCCGACGCGGTCACACCTGGGCCACCACCTTTTTGCTCCAAAGATCCCCAACCCGCTCTCACCTTTGAAGCAAATCTTCAACTAATTGTGATTGCCAGCAGAATTATGGTTTTGGTTATTTCCGCCGCCAAGAAACCCATCACACATGGATTGATCAGTGCATGCTCGAGATGCTTGAGGTTGAATCGCAGCCATGAAAATGGCTACGCACAGAGCGCATATTGCTTTCATTTTCAGGTACTCCCTCTAAATCCCCTCGCATTATTAGCTTGCGCTTAACTACGCTTGAAGTCAAGAGTTATCCAAAGCTAAATTTTTAAAGGAAGATTGTTTTTCTTTAGGGAATAAATATGAATAAACCAGAGGAAATTCCATGGCAGAACCAAGATCAAAAGCAGAATTCAAAGCATACATTTTCCGTCGTCTAGGATGGCCTGTAATCCAAGTCAACGTTGAGAATGAACAAGCAATGGATAGAATAGACGATGCATTAGCTTTTTATCGAGATTATCACTATCTCGGTTCAGAAAAGTCACTCTATATTCATACCATAACTCAAGAAGACATCGACACTGGTAAAATCCATTTGCCGGAAACTATCATGACTGTATCCAACATTCTGCCACCTGTTGGTTACTTTGACTCTAGTTGGATGTCTGATCGTTATCAGTATCTCCGCGATGAATTTTACAACATGAATCATAATGTTTCTTACACACTCATTCCATATTACGTGGCTATGACAAGATTGGCGGATATCAATTTCCTATTCAACACTACTCCGTCAATTCGTTTCAGCAAGATTACCAACACTGTTGAAATTTACGGTGCAGCTGGTCAACAGATCATGGTTCTAGGTAATAAAATCATCTTTGAAACTGAAGCTTTCCTTGACCCTAATCAATATGCTTCTATCTGGCAAGATCGTTGGTTGAAGAGATATGCAACTGCGTTGATGAAACGTCAGTGGGCAGAAAATCTGAAGTTGTATTCAAACATTCCATTGTTGAATGGTGTCACTTTAGATGCTCAAACGATGTATTCAGAAGCTATTGATGAAATTGATAAGCTTGAAGAAAAGCTCATCTCAACAGGCAACTTCCCAGTATTGGATGAAATCGCTTAATGGTTGAAAAATCACCAAATCCGTTCGTTAACAACTACTTTTTCAAGCCTCGACAAAAGTTGATTGAGGATTTGATCATTCAAGCAATCAGAATGAATGGCATGTTCATTCGTTATATACCAAGAGAACAGTTCGAACGTGATCCACTTTTTGGTGATGATACATTTGCCAAATTCAATTATGCGTTTGAAATTGAAGTTTACGTCAAATCATATGATAACTATGAAGGTCAGAATGAAATCATGACCATGTTTGGTGAAGAACAACGTGATCAAATTACTTTCACAGTTTCAAGACGTCGTTGGCGTGAATCAAATGAAGAAAAAGTGTTGGATGAATATGGTAATCCAATTGAACCTGCTGAATCACCTGATTGGACACCTTATGAAACTGTAACGCTGACTGAAGAAAACGGTCCTGGTGGTGATTATTCAGTTGAAGCATCATTTCCGAAGGCTGGCGACTTGATTTACATGCCTATGGTTGATAAAATTTTTGAAATTCTATTCGTAGAACATGAAAACTTGTTCCATCCGCTTGGCACTCTACTTACATATGATTTGAAGTGCGAGTTGTTCCGTTACAACAACGAAGAATTTGATACTGGTGATGATGCAATTGATGCATTTAATACTTTGTTAAGCACTGATCAACTTCCAAAGGCTCTTGATGATGAAGATGGAGACCCAATTGAAGATCAATCAGGCAATGATGTGTTGGTTGAAGAAAACAACGTGATTGAAGACAAAGATAGTCAAGCTGATAATGAATTGTTGCAAAAGAATGGTGAAGTGCTCATTGATTATTCTGATCAATCACCATTTATCAATAGAGGGAAGTGGTAATGCTTGGAGTTGAGTTCTTCAACAACGACATAATTCGAAAATATTCAACAGTCTTTGGTAATATGTTCAATGACATATACATCCATAGAGTGGATGCAACAGGCACAAAACTTCAAGTTATTCCAGTGCCTTGTCAAATCGCAGGTGCATCCAAGTTTGTTGCTTTGGATGAAAAGAATCCGATCACCACCAAAGTCCAAACTCAACTCCCAAGAATGGCTTATGAATTGACCAACATTGAGTTTGCTCGGGAACGCGCAGTCAATCCAATTCAAAAAAACGTCAAAGTGTTGAATTCAAATGTGATGAAAGTTCAATATGCTGAAATTCCTTACAACTTTGATTTTACACTTCAAATTTACACAAAGACAACTGATGATGCCCATCAAATAATTGGACAAATCATTCCATTTTTCAGACCTTCATTCACACCAACGGTTATTGTTATCCCAGAAATGGATTTGAGATTTGACTCCATGGTTGAATTGACCAATATCGACAAAAATGATGAATATCAAGGTGGTGTTGAAGAACCAAGATTTATCAATTGGACACTTCAATTCAGAATGGCAGCTTATTTCTTTGGTCCAATTTCAAGTCAAGGTGTTATCAAGAGAGCTATTGTTGACTTGATTTCAGTTCCAGGAAACGGTCCAGTGACTGGTGATGAAGTTGATAAATTTGGTCGTGATACCAGAATTACAGTACAACCAGGATTGACTGCAAATGGGACACCAACCACAGTGTTGGGTGATTCAATTCCAGTTAGTGAAATTAATCGTGATGATCCATATGCTTTGATTGAAACGATTGAAGTGTTTGATGATGGAAAGAAATATGACCCAGTATCAGGAACTGACAAGTAATGGCGAAACATTTAGATGATATCTTCGAAATAGAAGAACAAAAGCAAGTGAACAAGACGAATAACATTGTTACACAAGCTCAAAAGAATTTACAAACCGTTAAGCAAAATTATGATATGGTCTTCAATCCAGATGAAGGAATGGATGACCGTTTCAATGATGATTTTGAGGAAATTCGTGAATCACTGAAAGACCTCATAACTGAAATTGCTGATGGTGTTCAAAAGCTTTCATTGATTGCTCAAGATTCAGAAAAGGCAAGCCACTTCTCAGCATTGGCTCAAATGTCAACAACGCTGTTAAATGCTAACAAACAACTTTTGGAAATTTATTCAGAGAAGAAAAGATACCACACCAAAGTCAAATCAGAGGGTGCCGGAAACGTGAACATTGATAAAGCCATTTTCACCGGCACAACCTCAGATTTACATGATTGGATTAGGAAGCACCAAGGGAACTAAATCTTAAAAGTTCTCTCGCCGTCCACAATCACACTAACGTCGCTGCCATTCGCCGTTTTGGCAACGACACTCGTCCCAAATTTATTCAATAGATCAAGTTGAGCCTCAGCATCGTCACTGAGAGTTTTAAGAAGCAATTCCATAAACTCTTTCCTCTTCTTGACCAAAGTTGGTTTGGAAGTTTTCTTGATTTGAATGAAATACCGATCGTAAATTTTTGCCATTACTCATACCTTATTACAAAAATCATTTCACCATTCTCTTTTTTAGCTTGTACCGTGTAAGCAGTCTTGTGAGAAAAGAGATACTCCAAGAATGCATCAAGCTTAGTCACATTTTTATCATTGAATATTCGCGTGTTATTCATCTAGTCTCCTATTTTCACTCCAAATGCCTTTATCGTTTTCTTAACGACATCAGCCACAAAACCATCATCAAAAGGATGCTCCTCATTATCATATACAGCATATATGTTTTTCGAAGATACATCCTCACGTGGTGATGGTAATACGATCAGATTGACAACTGGTTCACCGAAGAACTTGTTTACCACTTCTTCGATTTTATTCAAGAACATTCTGTCCTTTTCGTCATCGTATCTATCTATGTCTATGATGTAAACATATCTTTTCAAGAATTGGTTGAAATCATATCCCATTTTTGTCTTAATTCCCAAAAAGCTTTGATTGATTCACGAGCGTCACCCTCAAAAACCGTGGATGCGTTTTCGTAAAGATTCGTTATTATAACTGAAAACTTATTTATTTTCAAGTCATATATTTCGTTAGCCATGAAAGCATATGCTGCACATTGCATACGATAGCTTTCAATCTGCTCAAAAACCTTGAAGTGTTTGGATGTTTTGAAGTCGATGATTTTGATGATACCGTCTACCACACCAATGCAATCGCAACGTCCAGCGACCTTCAGATATTTGCTATAGAGTGGAATTTCATTTGCGTAGATCAACTCGATTTTGTCGAGTTCTTTTTTGACTTGAAGAAAATGTTCCTTAATTGTGGGATGGGGGAAAGAAATCTCCTTCCCCCGCAAATATGATTCGAATAGATCATGCATACGTGACCCACGATTGGTTGCTTCTCGACTGATTCGATCAGCTTCCTCATCACCAACCCTTTGTCGCCATGCATCCAGCTCAGGATTGTCCTTAGATGAAAGAACATTAGTCACGGATGGGAAACAACCGGCAGGTGTTTCATAATATCTTCCGCGTGGAGTTGAAACTTCGGTTATAACCTTTTGCTCCAACTCCACTCTAGGGAAGTCACGTTGTATGGTCTGATTAAGACTTCTCAAATTTATATTTCGCCTCAGCTAGGATGAGTTCACGAACGAACCCACTTCTTACAATGTCTTCTTTCTTGAATTCAAAGAAATCAACAAGATTGACTTTCTTCAAAATTTTGATGATATCAAGGATACCACGTTTTTCGTCATCACGTTTCAAGTCAGTTTGATGGAAGTCACCGGAAACAATGATACGGCAGTTGTCACCGATTCTGGTCAAAACTGTCATAGCTTCATTATAACTGGTGTTTTGAAATTCATCAAACAAAACCAGCGTATCATTCCAAGTTGTACCACGAAGATATGAAGTGCTTTCAAATTCTACCAAACCACGACGTTTGAAATAATCGTAGGCATCGGAACGACCAAACAATTCAGTGAAGATTGCTTGGTAAGGAGCTTCATAAATCTTCGCTTTTTCAGCAGCGGAACCAGGCAAGAAACCTTGGTCACGACTTGGAACAGTTGATCTAACAATTTTCAACTTCTTGAATGAGGAATCATTCATCATTTGCGACATGAGCAAATACAAGGATATAAAGGATTTACCAGTGCCTGCGTAACCATGAAGAAACATATTTTGATTTGAATTGAAATATGACTCAAAAATTTCTGCCTGCGTTCTAGTCAACGGGGAAATTTCTTTCAAACCATAATGAGGAGCAGGTGCAGCCTCTTGCTTATTTCTTTTGCCTTTGCGAGCCTTTCTAGGTGTATCGAAGAATTGTTCAATTTCCTCATCAGATAGGTATGATTTTTGTTTTAGATCTGAATTTAACATGGAAATCCTTTATGATTTCCATCAGTGATATCCCCTTAGATTTCAGTTATATTATCAGTACGAATGGTAGATCCTGGTTGGTCTCGCTTTATCTTTTTCAACACATCTCTGAACCGCGAATCTGTGCGTGTTCTGCCTACAGCATGAGGATCAACTGATGGAATAGGTTGAAGAGTTTGTTGTAAATGAGGATTGTCTTTGAGAAATGTGTCTAACTCGGAAATTTTCATTTCCAAAGTTACAGTTTTGCGAGTTTTAGGATCGTAGAAGTTATAATTAGGCATTTTTCCTCTTACATGGTTATTTAGTTTTATCTGAGTTCTATAGTGAAATCTTCCAGATCAACTATTCGATCAGGACCTTCAATTCTAAAGCAATATGTTCTCAATGGATCATATACTTCTTTTCTGACACCATGACTGGCGGTTTTGCTACTTATTAAATCCCAACCAAGTTTATCGGTACCATCGCTTGATACTCTATGAGTAACTTCTTCAGTTCTAAAATTATAATTTGGTGGAAGACCATCCATAACTCTAGTTCCGAACCAAATGCATTCATCCCTTTGATTGACATATTTCGAAAGTTTTTCAAAATCAATGTAGACATCAGAATAACCAATTGGAGTTTCATTTGAAGATAAAGTGACACCTGCACCTTCAAGAGTACGACTAAGCATCATAAATGTCAAAAACTTCATCTTTTTGACTAGGATAATGCGTTTCATGATATAACCATTCTCCATTTATCAAGCTCAATTGTTAGGTTACCAATTAAAAATCTGATATTTCTAAATTCCATTTGATCTTGATAATGATGAGAATAATTGGAATATGCTCCTAGTGGAGACATCAATTGAGTTTGGATACCATATTTTTCTGGTTTGTCAGGATAAGTCAAAATATCAAATTTAACAATTGAGTGCCATTCCCCTATTATGTGAATTTTTACTGAATTCGAACCGTCATTTCCAAACATCAAATGTTTCCAGTATTCAATGACTTCAAATTCAATCAAAACTATTCTTTGACCATTGGGATTTGTTGCATACATTTTGTTGAAATATTTCGCCGGAATATGGCTAGTCCACTCATCATATTGAGATTGAGTTAAAGTCTTTTGAAGAAACAATTGTGGTTTCATGTTTCAATATTATTTCCAATTGACCATTCTTCAAGGTGAACGACTTCACCAGTCTTTTTCGATTTCAAAATATAATCATGATCATCACCATACCAAAGTTTGAAATCACTTAACAAAGGATTAACAAACTCAATGATGAACATATGTCCAACAGTTAAATCTTTGTTGTCAGCTTCGCGTACATTTCTGATGTATCTAGGTTCATCTGACATCTTCAGATAGATATCCCAATGTTTCAACAAATCATCAAAATACAAATCGTATGACATTTCATTCCATTTTGTGATCATGTAGGGAAATGTGTTATGTATTTCCCTTGATTGTTCAACGTTAACACCAGCGATGTATTTCCAGATGAAAATACTCATGCGTCGTCAATAACCCAATCTTCAAGTTCAATCATATGTTTATTTGTATGGATTATACAATTCCAATCCGAACCACGAGAAAAGCTGGCTAATGGATCACCAGCCATGTCATGCAATACCAAATGAGCATTATCAAAGGTGTTATCTTCGGAAAGTGTTGAAATTTCATAATCCATATTCAAACCATTTGGCATTTTCTGTTTGAATATCAACTGCTGAAATCCATCATTCAATGGATTGAGTATATCAGAATGATGAATTTTCACCTGAACTTCGTCAGAGTCATTATCGTAAAATGTTACATCCATATACAATAATTTGTTGAGTTCTCTAGCAGCTTCTCTATCCATTGTTTTCACTATGTACATGAAATGCCCCAATCTTCCAAATCAATAATGAGATCAGAATAATATTTCAATCTCACAGTAATCAATTGACTAGTTCTATAAGAAAACCATTCATCATCGTAGTTGGTCCTTACGCAAAATTCTTCATATGAACCACTAAACTTTTTAACTCTATAAGCTTTCCAACCAGTGAGTTTTTCGAAATCAAGCGTGTCAATACGTTTTATGAGAAGTTCAGCACGCAATTGTACTGATTCTTGGATTAAAGTCCGCCAAGGAATATACAAAGTGTATTTCATATTGACGACGTCTGATACGATTTTCGATGGATCATAAAGATGTTCCATCAATTCCTGTGCACTGTCAGGATGTATGAATTTGCAAAGTTCAACATTAACTTCAGCGCTCAAGAGGAATATCCTTTGCTAGCCAATCTTCAAAAACGATATGTTGATAATCATTTTCAAATTCAAATGTGGTCAAAGTTTCATTCAGAATGTAATGAGTTTTCTTTTCCTTATTCTTTTCTGAAACCCCAGTGACATAATATGCCGGCTTTCCATCACCACGACCAAACATCAATTGAGCAAATTCTGGTGTGGTGGGGGCATGATAATCAATTTTCCATCGTTGACCTTCAGCAAGAAAATAGCCAACATAATTTCTTACTTCCAACATAACCGCTAAAGAACTGCTTAAATCAATGCGTACCATGTCACCCAAAATTGTGACATGGGATTTGGCAATAATTTTTTCAAGGTCTGTTGCAACATCCCAAATAGGAATTTCCTTGAAAATGTAAAACATCAGAACACCGCATATTCAAAATTGTCCATTGGAGCCACACGTACAGCATGGTCGGTGATAAAACTTTCAGGATAGATAACCTTGAACTTCACAGTCGGATTTTGTTTAACAAACCATCTGAAATATTCAGAACGCATAATGCAATCAAAATAACTTGCCCGTGTTTCAGGCCCATAGGCATTCGTGCCATCATAAATGTTAGCCATATTCAGCACGCCATCTTCCACCAAAAAATCCAATCCTATGAGCTCTAAATTATCATAACCTAGCTGGATCGCCAAACGCATAGCGATCATGCCAGCGTTCTCCCTAGGCCGACTGGGATTGTATATGGCAGGCTCGAACTGCTCATCGAAAGGCGGTACATAGAAGCGATCCTTGGGGAAATCGGATTGATTGATCTCCTCAATGATTTTATCGTCCAAGGCCACTAACCAATCAGGAGTGAACTCTCGATATAATGCGTTGCACCCAAAGGTTGTGAAACCTTCAGGCGGTAAAGCATGCAGATTGAGTTTTTTCCGGGAAACACCGTTTCCAATAATCAATGCAGTTTTCATAAGAATGGGTCCAATGCTTTAGCAATTCTGTCATTTATCGCCAGTGTCCTGACGGAACGACCACCGAACGCATCAGCGACAGCAGCCATACTTTTCGATTTGATCGTTGAGATATTCCAACCGGCTTTCTTAGCATCTAAGAAGAACGCAAGCCAGTCCATTTCCATATTACGTTCATGAAGATAAGTCAATACATAATCTAATGGCAAACCATGGGTGTCGATGAATTCGAACACCTCATCTACCACAATTTTGTAATCAACTGTTTTGCCTGAGATTTTCATCTGCCGTCCTCATTCAACAGAACCCAGTTTTCAAGAAACACAGAAAGGTCACTTGTTTCCAATTCCAAATTTATCACATCACCGTGTTCATATGTTCTATATTCATCACCAGTTGGTAGTGCAGGTGGAAAAAGTTCAAAATCGACAAATTGTCTTGAATGTTTAATTGAAGAAATTTTGTACTTTTTGTCCTCTTCATACAAATAACAAGCAAATTCATCAGTATGTTTACTGGTCAAAGTCACGAATGATTCCAAGAAAATGATCGCTTCTGATTCATAGGCAGTCATTTCATTAACTTTGGAAATGCTCTTTCCTTTGAAATGATTGTTGAAATCATCCGTAAGAGAATTGCTAAGAACTTTGACTATCGTCCAACCCATTTTCTACCCAATGTCCAACCTTCAAGATATAACAAGAAATCGGTTTGTTTTAACAAATCAATTGATACTGAAATTCCTTCACCGTAGGCAATATCTATCACTCGAGTTCTTTGTAATTCTTGATCCCAAATTTGGAAGTGTAACAAATCACCTTCATCAGTAATCATTTTTAATTTCATCAAACGATCAAAAATTGGAAGATGAAAAACTTTCACTTCTAACAATTCTGGCATATCAATCATTTTCATCAATATTTCAATATCAAGTTGAGAATACCAATCACCTTCATCATCTTTTTCACGACGATAGCCAGCTAAAAAATGTTTGCCCAACTCCTCGTGATCCTGATCATACAAAGGTTTTCTGATGTACCAATGATACATTATTGTCTGCCCTTCCCAACTTTCCAATGTTCGAGAAACAAAATTTCATTCGGCCATGTATCAAGTTCAACGGACATTGAGATATCGCTTCCGACATTAAATAGCATAGAAGATTCTTTTCCATTGACATCAAAGATATTTGCAAACAGTTTACCTGATGATCTGCCTTCTTCAAATCCACGAAATTTTCTTTCGTGCCAAATTTTTGTCGCATCTTTCCACCAAACATGTATAATAGCCCGATCACCGTACATTCTAGCCCATTCATCAAACATTGCGCAACTGATGTAGCTATCTGTTTGATCATCAAACATATCAACTAGTAACCAACCGCCAATCATTTTGGTCAATTCGGTTCGTTGAGGAAGCGTCAAATATTTTTGAATGCGCCACTCAGATATCATCAGTCCACTCTAACCACTTCCCAATCTTCTAAATGAATGACAAAATCCCAATCTATATGCTTCAGATGAAGATTAACAATTTGTCGGTCACGAACGTTTCTAAAACCAAGCTCATAGTGGAATTGAATTGCATTATCCAATTGCACCAATTTATCAATCTTCACAGGTCTTGGAATTACCTCATCATGATATATGAGATACAATTCCTTGACGTCTCTGAAATGTTTATTCCACTCAAGCAACCATTGAGATAATCCTGTGAAACTGATCACCGAATAGCCATCAGTTTCATACCAAAGGAGGTCTTCAAAAACGGTTCCGGCTTTTGTTAGAAGTCTATGTAGTTCAACATGATCTCGAACAGCAATGGATTTTTGTACGAACCAATGACTCACAAATCAAATCCTGCTATGAACCATTCAGACAAAATCAATGTATCAAAATTTTTCCATTTGTCTGAATGTATTTTGAATGAAACTTTTTGGTTCTTAATCAAGCGAATATTTTCAACATGAATTCCACCAATAGGTTTGATTGCTAAAAGTGGTCCTGATTCTAACTCAGTTATTTTGACGACTTCTTGCCAATTGCGAAGAGAAAATAATGAATTGTCTTGGAACACTATCACAGTTCCTTTTTCATCCGGTTGAATCCAGGTGTTCAACCGGCCAAGGCTAATGATAGATTTGTCTGTTTCGTGCTCTTCCCAATATGCATCGACGTCAACCTTCATTATTTCGGTACGAAGTTCACTCCTTTGATCTGGAGTCAACCGTTTTCGCAACCACCATGTTTTAGCCATAACAAAATGTTATCCCCAGTTTTGTGACAGAATTGGAAATGCTTCTGCGATTGTTTCCTTATTGAGTTTGTTGTATGGAAGAGCGCGATTCTTCACGATGAATTGGAGCAACTCAGCATCCTTTGGATGGATTGTTTCCAACACTGTCTGGAACAACAGGTCGCGTTTCTTTTGATTGAGAGTAGGATAAGGCCCAATGTTTACAAATCTGTTAAGGCTGGCAGCTTCTGTAAACAGGCGAGTACGGAGGGAGTTGAGATTATCGTCACATGGATCATATTTCATATCAGGATCGACAAGCCACTTGATGTTTGGATTGTAGCAATAATCGAGAATCACTTTCAATTGAGGTCCTGAATGTTCATGAAGAGCAGCGATCTTACGCTTTTTGCCCCATGCTTCATTAGCCAATTCTAAAATTTCTGAGATAGCATATTTCATGTTAGTTCCTTGTTTAAATTGTTTAAATATTTAGCTCAGAAATGCTGAATCATATCAACCATTCGCGACAGTTTCTTGGCGACAAAATAACCAAAGATATCTTGACGAGTGATGCGTTTGTCTTTTTGGGATTCATATTCACCCAAAATTTTATCGACATATTCTTGAGGAATTTCTTCAAAATCAATCATTCGTCGATTGCGTTCGATTTTATCTGCATCGAAGTTTTGTTCAAGAGGTTCAACGAGCCAATTGACGAGCTTCTTAGCCATGATTGACTTTTGCCGCTTTTCCTTAACGACAAACACGTCATCGTCAGACAGAATATTCGGAACATCGTCACCCGCGTCACCGCGAATGATCATTTCTTTCAAAAACATATCCGCATTGGCCGTTTTCACTTCACCCTTACGCAATGGTGAGAAATGTATCAATCCATCGAACTTACAAAGTTGCGTAAAATCCTTATCGTTGGATATGACGACATGAGGACCGGGCATATGCTTAGCTAGAACCGCAATAGCGTCGTCGCCTTCGGTTCTGTAAACCTGAATCACCTTGTAAGGCATTCGGGCTTTCATTTCCTCACGGACAACGTTTAGGATACGGAAGAACTCCTCCATATCCAATGAGTCATCGGATTCAGCAGCCTCATCAGCCTCGCCTTCAACCGGCTTTGCCTTACGTCGCGCCTTGTAGTGTTCGAAGTAATCCTTACGCCATGGGTTACCACCATCACAACAAAGAACGAGCTCTCCATACCCAGGATATTTGCGCTTGTAGCTTAGTATGAAGGTCAATACCATATGACGGATTAAGCCTTCCTCAAACTTGCCGCCGAACTCACCCAACTGGGCCATGATGCCGGCAAACACCACGTTGTTAAAATCAACTAGGATCATTTTAGGTTTCTGATATCATTTGAAATTTCTGTGCCGTCCAAATATGAATCAGCAATCAATGCGGAACTCGCCACAGCAAATTCATAAGCTTTGCGAGCGATATCATTTTTCACTCCTAAACGAAATGCGCCTTTGAGTGAACCGAATGATTCTTCTGGAAATTTTTCATCAAACCATTCATCAAACGTTTTCAATGCTCATCCTCTTCATTGTAATCGGCATCCTCATCGAAAGGCATTTCATCAATGTACGCATCGTCCATAAAGTCTTGGATCGAATGGTGCTTGCCTTGGGTTCGGAGCAATATTGCCTTAACCATTTCACGAAGGAAGGTCAGGTCTTTATAGAAGGCAGGGTCGGCGTTAATGCCGTGGTTCTCCATTGCCTTCATAAACTGGACAGTGTAGTGATTAGCTACACTGTCCATATCCGCGTCACTTACGATCTCTTTTAGATCAGTCTTCTTAAATTTTGGGTAGATAAGGACGTTATTCATTTCTCTCCTTAAAAGGCGGAGATCAACATATGATTTGCAGAAATCAGGGAAGTTGTCTGCGGCCTCGCTTTAGTGTTCAGGGTTTCAAATGCCGCCATCAGCCGCTTATGGTTCTTGACCAGGAAGTGAGCCGCAAGTTTCTCCGGATTACGGACAGACTTGGCGAAACTCTTCTCCGGATCATGATTCATAATTGATTTTCCCTTAACGGTCAAGGTCTTTCCCTCGAGAGCCGTAAAGATCGTCAGGGTTCGGTGGTCTGGTCGATAGACAACAACGGTCGTCGCACCAACAATTTTCTCAGCCGGCAATCCCTTCAGACCAGTGTCTGCGTCATCACCAGCCACAGTCATCCACTGGGCGATTTCCTTTGCCGTCTTAATTTTTGACTGACGGCCACGCTTCACCACTTCCTCAGCGCCTTCGGTAGAACCGAACACATTGAGAAGGCGGGAAAGCGAATCCTTCATACCCTTGATTTCCTTCGGAGTAAATACCGAAAACGCTTCACGAACCTGATCGTCGGTGTCGATCAGATCAAGTTCCTCCAGCCTTCCGCGGAAGATACGGTCGATCGCCTTGATCACCGACTTCGGCAGTTGCTGGCCTTTCAGCCAATCAAAGGATTCAGTTTCATTGCGGTCGAATTTTTCTTCGATTTCAGCGATTGTCCGAATTTCCAGACTATCACGAACCGAAGCCATATTCGCAACCGGCTTGGCGGTAGCAGCCGGGAATGCGTCAACCTTACGATTGAACCATTCCACGGTTTCGGATGGCAACGAGCAATTCAAAGTCAGAAGCCGAGCGATCCAACCGACGGTCGTCTCAAGCTTCGAGTAGTCACGTTCCTTCAGAAACTCAGGGTTCTTCTCAGCCATATAGGCTTCGAAAAATCCGATTGCGTCCTTGCGGTTCTTCCTTTCATTAAAGGTATTGAAAACCGAGGAAACATCGTCGATAACCGAATTCGGTTCCGGCTCACGACCAATAGCACGCTTCAGAAGGATTTCTGAGACTTGCCTCTTTTTCATATCAAAGGTTCTCCAAGAGCTCAATCCACTGGGGAATCCTATATTCCCAGGAATAATTCATTATAACCTGGTTTTTGGCAAAAGTCAAGTTCTTTCTTAGATCATTTTGAGTGAGGTTTTTGATGGTCTCCTGCAGAGCGTACATAAAAAGGTTCGCGTGTGCAACCGGAGTTTCTTGGAAGCGATACATCATTGCATTGCCCATTGTCGTTTCTGACAATGCTGCATAATCCGAACAGACCACTGCTACCTCGGCAGCCATTGCCTCCATAACAGCAATGCAACTGGTTTCAGGCCATATTGAAGGAAATGCAAAGATGTGGGCCTTTTCCAAAGCCGACCGGACATCGGCATTTGGTACGGTTCCGTGGTAATCGATTTGAGGGTGATTACGACAAATGTCAAACAATGGTTCATATGGCGCATTCCTTTGTGGCCATCCATAAATGTCGAACGATGAATACACGTCAAGATGCAACTTTGGGTTCGACTGGGCCATCTTCACAAACACCGGAACCAACAATTCCAAACCACGGTGAGGTGTTGTATGATAGATCAGATTAACACGCTCATTTATATCGGGTTTGTTGATTGAAGTAAATGGCTGAACGCAATTTTTCAGAACGACGGATTCTTCGTATGTGATGCCATATGCTTGATGATATGTCTGGAATTGATAATTGGATACAAACACCAATTTGGAAAATCGTTTGCGCAATTCAGGATATTTGAGATGTTCATTTTCAGGATCATCCCATGTGTCATGAAGCCACAAAACTTTTTTCTTCGTTGGATCAAGATTGCGAATGCGTGAACAAATGATTTGCGTCTTATCAACAAGATGTTGAGGGAGCCGTTTGATAAGCTCCCCATACATCATTTCTGTGCCGCCTTTGGCCTTTTGATAAGTTCCATTGTCTAGTGGTTCAATAATTTCATTCATGTGCCAACCTTTTCACTTGTGCCTTTCCATACAAACTCGCCATCTTCACCAACAGGATAATGTTTGCCGCACCCGCAACAAAATGTTCCACTGTAAAAATATGGATCACGAGCATACGTTTCAGCAATCGTTTGACCCATGGTTGTATCTGTTTTGCAAAACAAATGAGTGTAAGTTCTTCTTAATGGCCGAACAAATCCTTTTGCCCGTTCTTCTTCAGCCAAAACAACATAACCCTGTTGTTGTCCTGTTTTGGGATTGATTTCACGATGACTTGGATAAATTTGAGTTCCGTCAGATAAAGTTGTTCTTGGTGTATCAACCATTAGCCGAATCTCTTTGCCAATTCAGCGAAACCACCAACGTATTCACCATCATAAATGATTTGAGGAAATGTCTTAGCACCAGGAAACATTTCAAGTAGATCATCACGAGTGAAATCAATATCAAGAACTTTTTCCTCATAAGGAATGTTAAGTCTTTCAAACAGGTTCTTGGCGTTTGTGCAGTATGGGCAATTTGGTTTTGAGTAGATTACAGTTTCCAACTATTTCTTCCCTATGTATTTGGCGTCGTCTTTATTGGGCAGATATTGATATCCACCTTTGTTATAGGCAATCGCTACTGATTTCTTTTTGCGTTCGATGGCATCAATCGTGGCTTTTGATTCTTCTCGATCTCGTTTCCATCGATGATCGTCTATGGATTGTTTGAAGCCTGATTTGGCAAATCCATTCGACAAAGAGTATGTAGTCTTTATGGTGAGGTCCGGAAAGGGATTTTTGACGTTTCCCTTTCCGTATTTTTGTTTGCTACGATAATAACCAATACGTCGTAGCAATTTTTCCGTTTCGTTCATATAATTCTCCAATGCTCATTTGTAAATGAAATCGGAGTGAAAGTCAATTAACGAATAACTGAATCTCTCGCAATTCTTGGAATATCACAACGCGAAAATCCTAGATCACGCAGATCACGATCGCTGAGACGATAAAGCTCATTCTCAGTTGCACGAATTGCACGTCTATTCTTCAAAAAGTTCTTAAACACGTCTTTCTCCTTACTTCTTCTTTCTTCGGTTTCTATAATCATTGATAAAATCTCTTGGACTTGATTCAGCATCAAGGGCAGAGATAGTGGTCTGATCCAATTCGCCAGTTTGACGAATGCCCAATAGTTGTTGTGCCAATTTAACAGCATCTTCCTTTGACACATCAAATTCGGTTTGATATTCATCAATTTCATTTAAATATGAAAATATCTTATGATCTTTGATATCTTCAACTTCAACTTGTTGAATTTTAATGGACTTTTTTGGTTCTCTTGGCTTACGTGTCTTCTTAACAGGTTCTGCTGCTTCTGCTGCTTCTTTTTCACGTTCCATTTGGATTTGAAGTTCAAGCATTGCCTTGCTTGTATCAATTGGATTATCTTGAGCTTGAATTTGATTGATAGTTGACATCAAATCGGCTTGCACAGGATCATGCTCCAATTGGGTGATTGGTTCACCAATTTCTACTTCAATTGGTTCGCTAACGACTTGTACAGTGTTTGCTACTTCTTGTTCAATTTCATCTGCCATTATGGGGTCCTCTCATTTAGTTTTTCAATCAGCACTTCAACAGGATCATCCAAGTGCTGGAGAATTAAATCTTGCAACACTGATCCAGGAATAGGATTGAAAGTTAGGTTGTTTAGTTTGGTTCCAACGTCTTCACGGAAGACTGAAATCATTCTGACGATTTCTGGAGTTTCAAGTGGTTTGATTTCGATAATGTCGTCGAAACGTCCCTTGCGAAGTAAAGCAGGGTCCAACTGATTAATGTGATTAGTTGTGGCGATAAGGATGAAATCTTCTGGTGAATTAAGTCCATCAATAGAATTCAGAAGATCAGACAAATTGACGAAAATATTTTTCTGTTTTGGTGCAGTAGATTCGTCGTCATTATCCTCATCCACGACTTTCGTCTTATTTAGTCGTTTCTTTTTGGTTTCTTCGCGCTTATGAGTGACATCATCGCAATCAATATCTTCCATCAAACCAATATAACGGTCGTCCTTCCGTTCGGTTCCTTCACCATAGCCTTCATCGTAATAGTCATTGTCAGCATTGCTGATGTAGGTGGACAGACGAGAAAGTTTTGATGGTGTAACAAGAACCATATTGCGATTGGTAAATGATGCAATGTACTTGGCTAGGGTTGTTTTGCCGGTGCCTGGAACACCATGAAGAAGGATAGCATATTTGTAAGGAATGCCTCGCTTACGATACCAATCACGATTAGTCAAAAAGAAATTGATGCGTTCATGAATATGATCCACAACATCCTTTGGAAGAAAAATACTTTCCACTGGACGTTTTGGAGTGGTTTTCATGAAATTCAAATAATTGTTTTCAAGTGAATAGACTCGAAATGTGTCACGATTGGCCACGTCTTTTTCAGCAATGAATCTCTCAAAAAGCTTCACCAATTTTTTGTGAGTGAGAAAGGGGAAAACAAGAGTCAAAGTCTGTTTGAATTCACGGGAATCAGACTTTTCTTGAGAACGTTCAACAAATACCAATCGACCAAGAAACCAACTCACCGAACTTCCAAGGCCAACAGTAAGATGAGATTTGTCTAACATCTTATGTCGACTGAAAAGCTGAATGGTCTTTTTGTTCAATTCTTTGGTGAGATCATAAAAGATGGGATTGTTGTTGAACACCGTAACCTTGACGGTGAAGCGATAGCTGAGGAAGTCCCAAATGTAGAATGGAACATTGCGCAGTAGGTACATTGCCGCACTAAGGGCAACTGTACCTACACCAGCAATCAGAAAATCGTTATTGGTAAGTTGATTTGCAAGCCAGATATGAAAATGCGCGACGAAGTCTGTTTGAAACTTGGAAACTTCATCAACCAGGCTTGTAGAGATAGACGTCAATTGCTGATTCATCAAAAATTTTCCTGACATTTTGTTCTAATTGGTCAAAACTGTATCGTCCAATTCCGCAGCCCAATGCAGGCAGCGCGATTGAATTAATCAGTTTCAACGGTAAAAGATTGCGTAATGCGATGAGATTTTTTACGATGTTCTCATCCTTAGTTAGTTCTCCCGGAAAGACCATCGTTGGAAATTTACAAATTGCATAATCAGAATTATCCTGGTTGCCTTTAGGATAAATCACAGGATGTAGAAGAATAGGTTCATAGTCGTCGCCATTAGCTGACCGAACCTTGTGGTGAGCCTGCCATTCACGACTGAACTTATTATAATGTTCAGCGGTTTTTGGATAACGTCTAGCAAATGCCAAAGCCAATCCAGCGCCTGAAACACCGATTGAATTATTTGCGTCAGTTATGCACTCAGCAGGTGATTCAAAGATATTACCAGACACAATTTCAATCATGTTCAAACTCCATTGAGAATTTCGAGGAACCGAATTTTGGACGTTTGTTTGACTAGGTCTTCACCATCAAGACGATAATGAATGTTCTCACCATCGTCCCAGATGACTTCAACGTAACGGGTGATTGGAGTGATCATCTTGCCTTGAGATTTGGCAATATAAACATTTCCAACCACCACGTCTGTTATCATGCGGGGACAACCGCAGTGGGTTCAAGTTCCCACTTGATTGGATGATTTGATCGAGAACCGATCTGATCAATACACTCCCGCAGACTGATAGGCTCGGCGAAACCATTATCAACGGCAACGTCCAGCATTCTCAGAGTTTGCTTACCAGGAACATGCTCTCCATGAACGTGACCATGCAGATGGAAAGAACCATGACGGCAGTTATTCCATGAAGAGATTGGATAATGGAATAGAATAAACTGATTCCCTTCAACCTTCAGTTCCTTGTAATTACTGATGCTTGACCAAGGCAGCTTTCGCGTGTCCGAATGATCATGGTTACCCAGGATCAGATGCTTATCACCCAGCAGTTGGCTGAAAATCCAAGCATTGTATTCGGAATCACGTGAAAAGGAAAAGTCACCAAGCATAAAGATTGTCTTACCCTTGGTGCGCTTATTCCAAGCCTCGATCAGAGCCTTATCCATAACCTTGGTCTCATCGTCGGTTGGGTTCAGCGGATCAGCTGCCCAAGGACGAGTGGCTGGACAAAACTTCATCACATTTCTGTGACCGAAGTGCACATCCGACCAAACCAGGATATTGTCTAAATTCCAATTCATGTATTCCTCGCAACAATAATTTTCGAAAAACCTTCATGGAGAGTAGGCATTTCGAAAGAACCCAACATTTGCTTGATAACGTTCATGGGAATTGTCTTTCCCGGTCTCGAAGCCAAGCGCGCATCCAAATCAGGAGGCGTCATGAAGACCACAGCAATTTTCTCATATTGAGAAGAAGGAATTTCCTTCAACTTTTTGGCTCGAGAGCCATGAGTCAAATTGGTTTGATCCCAAATGATATTCAATCCAGTCTTGACGGCAACCGCCAAATCAGTTTCCATATTCTGAGACGCAGCTTTCACCGCAGACTTGAACACATCATTGTAAGTCTTCCCTTGAGCCTGAGCTTCACGCTCAATATATCCATCCGTAGAAAGAATAGCATATTCCTCGTCAGAGGACTCAAGAAAAGTCTTTGTCCATGTAGATTTACCCGAACCAGGAACACCGATCAACATATAAAATTTCAATTTAGCCATAACGTCTTATACCTTATTTGGTTTCAGAAGAAAACCCTTCTTCCAAGAATAATTTGATTGAACTTGAACAAATTTTGGTTCGTGTTTATCTTCAAGAACAACAGCCGTCAATCGTCCACCAAAAACGCAACCCTGATCGATGTTGATTCGGTTTGGACGAACAACAGGATTTTCAAGGTCTTGAGGTGTGTGACCGTGAACAACAATCTTTCCAAAATCCTTATCAGAATAAAGGAATGTTTGTCTGATCCACAGCAAATCATTTGGGCTTTGTTCATCCAAAGGATAATACGGGTGGACGCCTGCGTGACAGAAAAAGTGAGTTTCTGTCTCATAGAAAAATACCAAACTTCTGTAGAAGTTCATATGATCTTGAGGAATTTGGCGATCTGGATACGAATTCAACGTATCATTGCCGCCATTCCTGAGCCAATCAGCCTGGCTGTATGGATCAAGCATCATGTCTTCATGATTGCCCTTCAAAAACACACAGTTGTTAGTCTGACTGAATTCCATCAAAAAGTTTACAACGCCGCGAACGTCAGGTCCACGGTCAACATAATCTCCCAAGAACACCCATCGCACGTCGTCCCGATTGTGATACTGGGACAAACTTGCGATGAGTTGTTTCAGTTCTTCCAAACAACCGTGGACATCGCCCACAGCTATTGTTATCATTTCATTTTCCTTTTCTTAATCCTCAGATAGCGAACTCAATTTTCGATTCAGACTTCAGCTTCCTCATGTTATCCAGAGCAACCTGCATCCAGCGATATTCCTTAATCAGAGAACCATCAACTTCGAACAGTTCAAACTGAACCCGGTTGAACTCATGGGTCTTATTCAGTTTGATTGCTTTGTTAACAATTTCCAAAAACGACCAGAATTCGTCACCCTTCTTTGCAAACCGAGTATGCCTTGCAAAAGCAACAGGGTCAATCTTCATCATAAAGTATTCTTTCAGCTGCTTGAAGGAAGCCGAAATTTTAATCTTATTCATCCGATCACAGCAAGGGCAGGTGTCTTCCTTAGCAACGTCATACACATGGGTACATTCAGCGCAAACCACATAAACAACCGGCTTGCGGGCGAAGTGACCATAGTATACTGTATCACCTTCACGAACAACCGTTGCTTCCTTATAAGCGGTGCCGTCCATTTCCCACTTGTAGTGCTCAATCGGACCGAAGTCATCGATATTGCCGAACAAGTCAACGATAACACCGTTTTCCTTACCAGCAGCCGACCGCAACACGCGACCAATCATCTGGTGAAGAAGCGAAACGTGGCTCACCTTACGAAGAAGGAAGCAATACTTCGCCAGCGGTTCATCGAAGCCTTCACAAAGAACGCCGAACGAAATCAGAACATCCAATGTACCAGCCTTGAAGCGGCGGAACAATTCATTGCGCTGCTCATTTGTGGTTACTGCGATTTCATCCTTCACATCTTCAAGGTCAGAACCGGAAGAGATATATTCAGCCGAGATACCATTTTCAGTGAAAGCCTTCTTCAAAGCAATCATATGAGAAGCGTTCTTGACGAACATAATAGTGCGGCGATTTTCATCACCAGACACCAGTTCCATCCAAGCTTCAACAACATTTTCGTTTTCGTCGCGAATTTTGTAGACCGGACGAGCCAGACGACCTTTCTCGATCAAGGCGGCGCAAGTATCAGCAACCACCATCACATCATACCACTCACCGAGAGCTTCACCAGATTTATTCTTCAGGCGGCCAGGAGTAGCGGTCAAACCAAGAACCAAAGCTTCAGAGCAACGGTCACGGAAGTTTTGATAACCGGCTGAGGTCGATTTGTGACACTCATCAAGCACGATCAGAGCGGGAACAAAATCCAGCTGAGCATTTTCAAAGGTTTCGATCAGGGTTACAACAACGTCAGCGTTAACCCAATCAGCGTTCATCACTTCGCCGGCGACGTTCTTAGTCACCGAATTGTGGAACACAGCAACGTTCACCCCATGGGCGCGAAGCGTATCATAAGCTTGCGACAACAGGGTGATTTTGTTAACGATAAAGACGGTTTTCATCGACATCTGAAGTACGATGTCGGCACCCATCACAGTTTTACCAGAACCAGTAGGGCCCAGCAGCAAAACGTTTTTACGGTTTTTAAGGTAAGCTACCGCTTCAGCTACGGGAGAAACCTGATCCGGGAAAAGCTTCATTTCAAACTCCTTATCTACAATCATTATACTAAATGATTGGTAAGGAGTAAAGAGATATCTTTGTTTTTAACAATTATTCTTCGTTGACGATCTCTGATTCACCTTCAACAACCGTGAAGGAATCTCCAGCATTGAGAGTTCCTGTGTCTTCAATCATTCTGATCAAAGCTTCAGCCATTCTTTCGCCGGAAGTGTTGTCTTCCTTGACGAAAACACGGTCGAGTTCACCGGCTGAATTGCTCATTACAATCCAATAACCACGCTGAAATCTAGCCATTGCTTTTCTCCTTCTCAGCAGCCTTCAACCGATCGCGAGTCTTGCGAAGGGCACGAGTGACCTGATCTACCTCAACATTGTAGATTTCGGCCAGAAAAATTGCGGTCACCGAAGGCGAACCATCTTCGTCATCGAGCCATTCAATATCGTCCTCAAGAACGATCCACTCGATTGCTTTGGTGTAGGTCATGCGTGCCATTTTCAAGGTCTCCAGTACAAACGAACTTCGATGTCGTCGATGAAGCAGAGTTCGGTGTCCGACCAAACATCCTTGTTGGTTACGAAATCGAACTTGTAAAACCCGACCAAATTATCGTTGTGAAGATGGTCTTTGAATCCTTCACCAATCATTCGCATGATCATAGCTCGAGCTTCAAGCTTGGTGATTCGAACATATTGACGAGCATTCATTTCAACACCTCAGTCGTTGAAGATCACAACCTTGATACCAAGGTCAGCGAGTTCTTTGTTCAAGGGGAGAAATTCCCATCCGGCGAGTTCGCGATCTTCACCGCGACCTGAAAATATTTCTTTGGAGAAGTAAAAGGTTTCGGTCGTACCAGTACGTTCGGAGTACATGGCGAACCCGGTGTCGCAGGCATCGTCATAGATGCGTTGGAAGAGATCGCGGTCAACACCGCGGAAGTCGGACATTTCAGCGGAGAAGGATTTGCTTTCCTTGCTCCAGGTAAATTCGTTCGAGGAGAGAGCACGAAGATGCAGTTTCATTTTAGCAACTTTCCGTTTCACCTTATACAACCATTATAGCTGAATTGTAGATGAAGTAAAGTAGAATCTTCTACTGCCAGAAGAATTTATTGCCAATCACCCAAACCAAAATATTCGTTCTTGCCTGAATATTCGAGTTCACCACGATTGAACTTAAATTTGTTCTCACCGCTCAGAACGAGAAATTCAGAATTTTTGTGGATAGTCCACAGGGTTCCTGGGCTGTAGGAACGATTCATTTCTACAGCCTTGAAGGATTTGTTGTTCACTTTGGTGATTTTCATGGTAGCACCATGACCACCATAACCCTTTACCCAAATCAAACGGAGGACAGAGCCTTCCTTGATTTCAGAGATATCCATTTCAACACCCTTCATCACTTTCAAACATTATAGCTTGAAAGTGAGGCAAGGTAAAGAGATATCTTTGTTCTCGTGCATTTTTCCTTCGATGATTTCACCATTCCAAAATGGATCGCTATCCTTGAGTTCAGGATATGCTTCTCTTTCGCGCATATCACGAGAAAGTTCCTTGTTTACGAGTTCCTCAAGCTCATCAATTGCCATTGCTCACTTTCCTTCCAGCGATATAAACTGCATTATCGCTGAAAGAGTATAACGGAAAGTAAACGTGGTTGGTTGAATCGTTATAAACCGCGTTGGTGACGATATCCAAAACCTGATAACCGAAATTTGTTGAAACCGTGGTTACCGCATGGTAATTGACTTTGCCATCAGTGCCTTTGAAATTCACAACGACCATCGCAAGATACTGGGAATCAATACCAATATTGCGCAATGCAGTCAACTTGAGAATTGCATAATCCTCACAATCACCATAACCGCGAGCAAGGGTTTCGCCAGGACCTGTCCATTCATCATCAACGTCATTTTTGTATTTGATGATTTGATTCACATGGAGATTAATCGCTTCAAGCTGATCCTTAAAGGTCTTGCCTTTCAACCCAGCGAGGAACTTTTTGAATTCGGGAGTGAAGCAACTACCATCAACACATGCGTCGATTTCTTTTTGAATCGGCAACCACTTTTCGTCGATCGAAACATTACCGAGTTTGATCGCGACGGAACCGAAAACATCGGGCGGACTTGCGAATGAAGGCTGCGTCGCAGTCAGCAAACCAGCAATTACGAACGCAGCCTTCTTAAACATTTTACACCTCAATCTCACACTACAAATATAATTGATCTCTATCAAAAAGTAAATAGTAAATTACTGAAAATCAGACAATCTTTCATATTGAAGTGGACTATGATATGGAACAAACCAATGTTTAAATCCGAACCACAATGATGGAATTGGTGCTAAATGATAATGCATGATTCTTCTCAACTCATCCATATTTTCTGAATCTTCATCCGAAAGTTCACCAAGCATTCTCATAACCTTGCTGGATGATAGAGCAGTGTTATACTGCCAAATGAATAGAATGATGCACACAACAACTAATGAATAGAAAATCATTTCAACCTTTATATCGTTTGTTAATATCCTCCACGACTTTAGTCGCTGAATATTTAGTCAATTTCGGAAAAAGTTCTTCACGAATTTGTTCACCTTCAGCTTCGGTGGTGAAAGGGCGGAACCAGTATTTTTCAACACCATCCCATTTGAACTTGAATTTTTTCATCAATGAATTATCATTGAACTCAGTATCACGTAAGATAATTTTGAAGGTTGATTCATACACTTTCAACATGAGTTCTTGGAAATAAGAAACACCATTGAACTTTGAATTCAAAATGTGAGCTAATGCCCGACAATCTTCTTCAGAGCGATGTCCTTCATACCAAAATCCATTACGGAATGCAATGTAATCTTGGGCTCTTGAATTTATCAATTTTGCTTCATAATCAATGTCATACATGGTACATCCCCAAATGTAATCTGGAATTGCAACATGACGTTCAAGGATCGTTCTGTCGAATTTGGCATTATGCGCCAAAGTGATTTCATTGTCATTCATTGTATCGATGATAAGCTCATAATCCAATGAATGACCGCGCAACATTTTGTCAGTCAGACCTGTCAACTTTTTGACTTCATCGGAAAGTGGACCGCCAGGATCATTGAGTAATGTGACTGGTTTCTTGATTTCACAAATTTCCATTTCATCTGTGAACGTGAAAGGCAGCATCGTCAACTCTATGAGCGTTGCTGATTTAGGGTCTTTGTCTGTAGCTTCGGTGTCAACAATAACACCTTTGTTAGTTCCAATCTTCCCGGAATTGTAATTGGTTATCCCTGGAAGATATTTAATGATCTTGTCAGATTGCGATGATGTTGTTTGCATTAGATAAATCACTCGTTTGCATCGTAATTAAGGCTGTGTTCGTATCAACCCAATCTCTAAGTTTTTGCGAACCTTCATCAGAAAGAAGAAATTGACCTCTAATTCTTTTGAAGGAACCTGTTTGTTGATTTTCCGTAATTTCAGTTTTTGCCATGATAATCAGATCATCTTCGTCTAAAAGCTTCACCAATTCGCAAAACAAGTTTTCGTGAACCCATGGAAAATCTCTGTATTCCCAACCATTAGCTAGCATCTTTTCTACGTCTAGCTTCCCGTTTTCGTCATAGATTTTCTGTGACATTTTTCTACCCTGTGGTTCTAAAGCTTCCTAATTGAAACTTTAGCAGTACCAGTTTGTAACATACCAATTTTATTCGCGGCTGCTCTTGATAAGTCAATGATTCTTCCACCAACAAATGGTCCGCGATCGTTGACCTTTACAACAACCTTTTTATGATTTCTTATATTAGTCACTTCTAATTTAGTACCAAACGCATACTTTCTATGGGCAGCTGTCAATAAATTTTCGTTATATCTTTCACCACTGGACGTTTTTCTTCCGTTCAATGTTCTAGCATAGTAGGATGCGGTTCCGATTGCCATTCTTCTTCTTTCTGCATATCTGCTTTGTATTTTTGTATTCTAATATATTCTTGAAGCAGCATGTAGTCATACTTATCTTCTTTCATCGTGAGCTCAGCATAACGACCAAGAAAAATCGGTATGGGTAGGTGAAGCACTAACCAGTTGACAAGTTTGAAGCTCATCAACCACCAAAATACTTTCATCATACACCATACCTTTTCAGTACATTACGAAGTTCCTCGCCCATCGCAGCGTAATTGGGTTCAACCCGAACTGCATCAGCAAGTGATCCATAATGATCTTCTAGACAGTTTACAAGCAACTGACGAATTTTTCCTTCATCAGGCTTCTGTCTCAACGTTGAATTTGCATACAACGTTTCTAATTGGGTTTCCTTTGAAGCAAACCATTTCTTGAGTTCGTTGAACGAAACTTCACCACGACGGATTGCTTTCAACTGTTCGTTGTTTTTCTGCAAGTCCAGATCGTGATATGTCAGAATTTGTTCTGCTTCATCCATCAGTCGTACCAAATGATAACCAAACTTTACGTCATAGCCATACTTGTCGACTGAATCTTTTCGTTTCTCGTTACTTCTATTTGCACCATTCTCAATTTTTGACATTTGAGCATAGGCATATCCCTTCATTTTGTGGAATGAACCTTTGTGAAGGAATTCTCTTCTTTGTTCACGCACCATCTGACCAACTTTTGACATATGTGTGATACAGTTGAGTGGAACAAATAAACTATCAATCATGTTTGGATTGTTATCCATAGCAAGCTGGAAATACTTTGCAATATTGTAAATTGAAAAGTCGTATTCCGTATTCTTGCGATGATCAACAACATGATGCATTTGGAAATGATTGAATCTTGGCTTTTGAGTTCCAAATCCTTCAATCTCGCCAGCTAAATGCGGAAACAGCATTTGCTTAGGTGGAATGCACCATCCATAGATATCCATGTCGGATGAGTCTGTTGAAACACCATAAGCCATTGAACCCATGATGACTTCATAATGAAGGTTTTCAGGTAGCCATGAAGGATAGTCTTTAACCAGTCCTCTTTTGATTGCGTCTCGTAATTTGGATGCCATAAATTCTCATTTTCTTGACCCATCTTTGAACGCTCTTTGTGTCGCTCTGGTCATATTTAAAAGTTGATCAATATCAATGTTATGATATTTCATAGTGTATGCTTCAATTGCGCCGACCATATCGCTCAATTCAACCAAAGCCATCACTGGATTATCTTGTTCAAGAGCATCTTCTAGCTCTTCAAATTCCTCACGTATCTTGGAAAAATAACCGAGTACACCCTTCTTGATTTCACGCTTATGGTAACCCATTCATCACCTATCAAATCTTTTCATTGTTTTTGAAAATCTTGGTTCAGCCAAGCCGGTGGCATAAATCCACTCAGCAAAATCACATTCACGATGACCATATGAACCAAGCTCAACACCATGGAATTCAATATCAAATCCATCGGGTGTTTTTACAATTTCCAATTCATCCTTGTGATCTTTGGAAATCTGATTTTTGAAAAAGCTTGCAGCCAAATCAACAATAGAGTCAACGGCAAACTTATTGCTAGCTGATTTCCCGAAAATAATCAACTCATTTTTTAGGAAATATTTTGTATGCCAAGAGTCGAAAACATCGTTTCGCATACAAGGTGTTATTGTTTGATACGAACCTTCAGGCAAAAATCCTTTGTTGATCAGATACAAAAACGATTGCTCGCCGGATGCTACAAACGTTTTCGTCTTATCACCCTTGGTTACATAATACTGCTCAACAAATTCTGGAGCAGTGATTTTATTTATGGCTTCAGACACAAGCCAAGGCGATTCTATTCTCTTGAATCCAGCCTTTTCATAGAAATCTATAGATTTCTGCAGCAACCCATAATCAATCATACGATTTTCAACCTAAACAAAGCATTGTCCACATTTAGCCACATATTTGCCTTCCAGCAATCATAGGCTTCTTCATAAGTGGCAAATGGACCAAATTTAACTTCCTTGCCTGCTTTGACCTTTTGCCAAGTCATATCTTCATATTCACCACCAATAACAGTGTTTCTTGGATGATGACTAATCATTGCGGCATTCCATGACAACAGCCCATCTATCAGGATCAGCAACCCAATGTTGACCAGACTCCACACAAGCTTTCATCTTTTCCGCTGTGAGTTTCTCTGATTGGAAAACTCCAAAAATAGTAAATGTCAAAATACTACAAACAGCAATGATAGTGATCGCGACAACTTCATTTCGATTCATATTACTCTCCAGTCGGAAGCACTGATGTTTGGCTGAAATATTTCGACAAAGCTTCCTTGTTCTTTTCAATCCACTCCGGATTAGCAGTTTCAGGGAGATTGAATTCAGGGACCTTGCGTTCTTCTTCAATCTCACGACTCATCCAAAAAGAATGAGTGTAACCATTGATTGATTCACTGGCACAACAAATATTCCATCCCTGTTTACCGTATTGAACCAAATCCCTGGTAAATACCTGCTTGAATTCGTACTTTTTCACTGTAATCTCCAATCACAAACCGGATCAATATGTTGAACACAATATTGTTCAAAAAGACGGTCCTCATGGTCACTCACTTCCTTCATGTAAAGGAAGAAGAAAACCATGAGAACCAAAGCTAAGAAGATGAATCGGATCATTCCGCGTCAACGAAGACCTTGTACTGATCCTTCAGGGCTTGAAGCTTTACGTTGTTGCCAACATTTGACCTCAAGAATTGACGAACCAATTCAATTGGCTGCTTGCCGTCCATCATTGAGAAGAAACCCTTTCTTTCGAAAGGAGTCAACTTGTCAGCAATGTTCAGAGCGAAGTTCTTCTTGTCCATATGCTTATAACGCGCATGCACGTCATTCAGTTTCGTGGACATTGATTGAATTACATCAAAAACTTCTTTTTCTACACCGGCAACCTTGTCGAGATCTTCTTGAATCAAGCGCGGCTTGATGTCATCGATTTTCTCATCCAAAACGAGTTCAATGATTTGCCTCTTTGAGGAAACAATATCCTTGGACTTGTGTTGCAAGCAATATTCATCCGTCTTGATCTTCAACATTTGACCGGTGTCGAAACGAACTATGAAGCCTTCGATATTAGTGTAATCATTCAACTTTGCCAAGAAAGCATCGATGTCTGTGACTGAGTCATGAGCACCGACCACTGGAATGTCAAACTTTGCACCAAGATCAACCATCTCATGGTATGGCATGTACTTACCGTCGTGAAGTCCACGAATAGCAGTCAACACCAAATTGTCGTCCTTATACAGAATGACGATACGATTGAGCTCAGAACACCACTCGAAAGTTGGTGATAAACCATTATCCCAGCAATAACGAAACAGCTTGAAATACTTTGGATTTTCAGAAACGAAAACCTCAGCATTGAAAGCAACATCCGTCACACCCATCTTGGTTGCCATACGGAAGCCATTGTGTTGACGGTTAAACAATGGACGAAGCATAGAACCGTCCAGCTTATCGAGCATCACATGTGGTTCCTTGAAATCAATCAAACGTTGCATCGTTTCATGACGTTCATTCAAATTGAAGAACTTGTGCAATGAACGATGGATGATTTCACCATTTTCGTCAAACGCAATGCCACGAAGTTCGCGAAGCAGGACAGCTTTTGGCAATTCCTTCTTGTTGGTCTGAGACGTGATATTTGGAAACGTGTCTTCCTTGTTCACCATGTAATTGACGATATTGTACCAATCACGGTTTGCAACGATGAACTCTGGCTTGTCCTTGATTACTTCAAGGATTGGATCGATCGTCTTGATATTTGCAAAATCGTAGATCATGCCGCTTTCCTATAGATTGCCGACTTGTACAATGCGCCATATGCCATCTCAAACATCATGCGCTGCTTATTTTCTTGTTTCTTCCTAGCTTTCTCTTCACCAAGCAGTTTAGCAATTCTTTGCTGCTCAAGCTCGTTAGCTTTTTTGCGTTCCTTAGCTTGATTCTTCCTATCCTTTTTAACTGCTTTTTGGATCAAATTATAGCCATTTCTTCCGTATTTTTGGATCAATTCAAAGAATGCGTCATAATCCATTGTGCCACGAAGATTGTTGCACATATAGCAGGAAAGTTTGTAATTGCTGATATCATCCTTGCCGCCGTGCTGCCTGCATTGAACATGTTCAATGGTAGCTGAATCCTGCTTGGGATTACCACTAGCATGGGCATACATTCGAACGGAACAAAAGCAACACTTGCCTTCCTGTTCCAAATAAAGGATGACCTTAGAGATTCTTTTCTCATAATGCCGTTTATGCCACGGCATTTTTTCATCCTCACCAACCTCAGCAAATGTGATATTCTCAGACATGATGCTTTTGGTCAATTCGACCAAACTTGATTCAAATAAATCCATACTCAATCCTGATCTTCAATCTTGCCCTTCATCAAATCCGAAAGAGAAATGACCTTAGCATCTTTCAACGGATCAGGTGACTCAGTAATTCCATAATAACGCTTCAGAACACGTTTAAAAGCGAAAATCCTGTTACGAGCAATAATAACACCAGGTTCGGTTTCATCAACTTTTCCGGTGTGAGGCGAACGATAAGCATCAACCAAAGATTCTTCGGTGTCGATGGCAACCAACAAAGCAACTTTGATCGCATTTTTGTCGGTCAACTTAGCCATCACGAATTCCTCGATTTTCCAACCTTCACTGCCGCATCCTGAATAATTTGATGCGTCTGGATATGTTGAACATTGAAATCTCGCTGACGTTTATTGAACTTGTCCCATTCAGCACCAAGTTCATCAGCAGGTGTCACCGCAACTTTGGCGATCCGCTGAAACATCTGGGTCTCATCGATCCAGAGTTGTCTGCGTTCATCAGCTTTCTTCATGCAAAGGCACCATCCATCCAAAGGGCGATCAGAGCGCAGACGAAACCGATTATCAATGCAATCAATCTCATCGCGATGCGTTCCCAACCATAAACCTGCTTACCCTTGATGGTGATATCATTGGCAAAGCACCCGAGGAACGTCCAAAACAGAAAGAACAACCAAAACGGAGTGCTCAAAATTGCCCAAACCGCAACCATTATGCAATTTCCTTTTCTGAGAATTCACCGTTCACCGGCCAAGTGCGCAGGTAGATCTTACCATCATACCCACGGAACTTCTGGCTGCGATCACCAGTTTCTTGGTTCAGACGGTAATCCCACCAGCGAACATCCTTCGCATAGTACTCGTCTTCAACTTCGAGCTCGTTATCGCGCTTTTCATTATGAGTTTCATAGGAATCATCCTCGACCGTCCAGTCGATCACATATTCCTCAGAAGCTTCGTCACGATGCTCAATCTTGGCGAGCACGATCAGCTTTGCAACCTGATTTGAAAGGTCATCAAAGTCGGGCACGAAATTTTCGACAACATATGTCGAACCACCCTTGCTCTTCCAATACTGCGGGCATTCACCTTCACCGTTCCAGTTGTGAGCACCATAGTTCTCATTATACTGGGTTTCAATGACGAGCTTCACGGGATTTCTCCAGAAGAGTTAATTCCTACTTACAAAAACATTATACCTGATTTGGAGAAGAAAGAAAAGCATTATCTTGCGTGTTATTGGGCGGATTTCCACTCATTGTATTCTTCAATGGTTTTATCCCCACGCTGCTTGTTGCATGTCATGCAGGAGAGAACTAGATTGCTAATTTTGTAACCACCACCATATGATCCAGGAATGATTCGATCAAGACTAGTTTTCAAAGGATGATGAATATTTGCCTTGTAAAGCATTGGTTTTTCGCAATGGTAACATTTACCATCTTGCTTTAGGTAAAGCTCCAGTGTTTTGTATTTCTTACATTGAGCCTTGCTTTTCAGCCAATGTTGAATAGGTTTTGTTGGATTACGTTCAGTGTACTTGAAACAGGACTCAAAGATTGATTCAAGGATGTGGTCCAATTGGTCGGTTGATGCCAAAGGTGAAAACTCCATTCCGGGCGAACATTCTTGTCACTTCCGGCTGGTCTTCCAAAGCAAACTCAGGCATGCCATACTTATCAATCATTTCCTTAAGAAACTCCTCCTTGATAACATAGTCTTCCCGATCATCATCGTCATGTCGAAGATACATATCCACCCAAGGAATGCCGACACGTTCAAGCCAAGAAATACAATTATTTCGACAATTCGCAGGACGTGCTGTTAGAACAATGATTGAATATCCGTCCGCAATAAAAAGTTCAATCAGTTTTTTGGTTGGTTGAATTACATCATCATAAATGATGCCTGCAACTGCTGCTTTCCAATTTCTTGGTTCGGTCCAATAGAAAATTTGACGTTCACCGCCCAAAGCAATTGTACCATCCAAATCCAAAATGATGTATTTCAATCAATTATCTCCACAATGAGATTGAATATCCATATGCCAAAAATAGCAGTCATTAAACTGGACGTGGGCCAGTTTAGATTACTGGTCCACGCCACATATAAGCCTGAAAGTAGCAAAAGAATTACAAGTGAATTCTTAAGCAGCATCTTCCATTTCGTTTTCATTCGCAACCACCTTGAATTTGTTGGTCCGAAGAACAAAGTTGGTGAAACCTGGCAAAAATTGCTTCCAATTTTCATCATCGACATAGATCGGAAATTTCTTTCTCTTTTCAAGCAAGTCAAAGAAAGTAGGAGTGTATGGCTTTCGCTTTGGCTCCCACTTACCGACTGGCAATGAGTCACCCTTCTTTGAATTACATTCCTTACAAGCCAATGAGACGTTTTCCCACTTGTGCTCACCACCACGGATTTTTGGCATAACGTGGTCGTAAGTAATTTCGTGGATGCTCATGTCTCGATTACAGTAAACACACTGACAGTGGTCTCTGTAATAAAGAGTGCTTCGCTTCAGCTTGATTTCTTTCTTGAAGGAACGCGTGTTGTTATTGATGATGACTGATGGCCATCTCAAATCATGGCGCGATGGTGTCAAAACAAAACGATCGTGCCAAAACACAACTTCCGCATTGCCGTTCAGATAACGCGCAATTGATTCCTCAACCGGGATCGTGTAAAGATCTGGGAAGACAGAAACAGGCATGAAGTTTGGGTTTAGAACAAGGGTTCTTAAGTTTATTGACATATTGTGCACCATTTAATTGTTAGAGAGTACGTATCACTTATATATGGCGCAAGATTCAAAGTAAAGAGCTATTTTTCCTTAGATTTTCTCTTCTCTTCTTTGTCAAAACCATAATAAGTGGTGACACCGGCTCTATCGAAGGCTTCAGACACAAGTTTGGAAAATTCCAAAGCTTTTGGTGTCATCATTGATTCGAGTTGTTCGAGACGTTCTCGAGCTCGTTGTTTGTAGCCTTCGCTATATTCTACTCCCATTGGACCCCTTTAATTGATTTCTTCAAAGCCAGTGTATGTGACAACATGAGGAATCACCTTACCGACCTTGTATTCGTGTTCTGACAATTCTGAGCCAGCCCATGAATCATAATATCCTTCGACGAAAATTGCGTATTCGTCCTTTTTGTCAAATTGCCAAAACCAATATTGAGGTTTGTCTTCATCATAACGATGAATTTCATCATCCCAATCACTGGCCAAATCGTAATCGACATTGTTATAATTGAAAACGATTTCATTTTTTCTGTAGCCCAATTGGACCACATTCATCATATCGTCACTGGCCACTTCATCTTTATTCAAAAATGCGGCCAGTGACTTGTAAGCTTCTAAATCTGCCATTTTAAATCCTTATCTGTCGTCAGCCACTTCGTAAAGGAACTTGGTTCCACTTTTGAGTTTACGATTGACTGAAGTCGATTGTACAAAAATATCATACTTGCCAAGAGCCGTTGGCTTCAAACGGTCGCGAGTTCCGTATGGAACACCGATCATGTTGCGTGCCTCATTACCAGTGAACATGTCACCTGTATATTTATCGCGCAACACGACTTCTTTCTTTTCCTGAACTTCTTCAGTCTTAGTGAACTGATAGAAACCACGACCAAGATTGAAGATCAGATCATTGGCGGTGACAAATCCTTTGATATCAACATCATGATCAACGTCAAGAATTTGGAAACGACCAGGATTGACTGGAACCAGACCACCAGTCGTATATGAATCGTAACGTCCTGGGGCTGTTGCAGCCTTGCCAGAAAGGATACGGAAGTTGTTATCCAATGAACGGCTCATGCGCTTTGCATCAGCAATTCTTTGTTCCCAAGCATCCAGCTTTTCTGGACTGTCTTGCTGATAAGCAATAGCAATCAACAGGTCAACAATTTCCTGAAACTGAGCCAATTTGAGATGAAGACCACCAGTGATGCCTGCCATTGTTGCGTAGAACGAATCAGAATAACCACGACCAAGTGCCTGGACTGAGTAGATTTGAATTCCCATATCCTTGAGCTTGACTGATTCCTGCTTCCAATCCAAACGCAACTTGTTGTCTGGATAACTGACGTCATGAGGAACAGCGTCACCAATCACAACCAGAACTTTCTTTGAATCTGCAGTCCAATTCTGAGACTGAGCTTCACGAAGAACCAATTCGTAGCACTCAGGCATATCTCCACCACCGGTTGAACCTGTATTTCGCACGAACTGAGTCAGCGTATACAGATCATTGGTAAGTGGTTGCCACTTGGTAACATATGTACGACCACGATCACAATAGTCACCATGAGCGACTAGACCGATCTTCAGGTTTGGAAGTTCCTTGAACAAAGGAGCAAATGCAGCTTCCATATTCTTACGAACTTCACCAATACATGGCGCCATTGAACCCGTCGTGTCAAATGAAAAGATTACTTCAAGTCCAGTTGTCATAGCAAAATCCTCCAATCACAATTCAATAAGATCAGCAGTTCCGATCTTTTCATATGTATCAATTACAACTTTCTTTGGTTGAACAATTTCAATTTTTGCACCATCGAAAGCTTCAGGCAAATAATCGCACCATGAATCATGCGGAGTTGTCACACGATACAAAGTTCCGGTTTGTTTATTTCTGAAAACAAAACTGTTGTCAACTCCATTTGAGGAAGAAATGCTTCCATCAAAAACTGCATCTTCATCGATCAATTCATATTGTTTGAGAACATCTTTCTCAATTCTGTCAGGATGTGCAGGATCATCTTGGTCATCTTCGCCATAGACCCATTCAGCCAAATCTCCTGGTCGGCATAGTTCAATTAGTGTTGATAAATTCATAACTTGTCCTCTGTAACATAAATGGTCTTAGTCACTTCCTTTGGATAGACGATATCGAATGAATAATCCTCACCCATTGCACCGTCGTCATCCCAGGAATCAGCTGAAGCTGTGACCATATAATTAATTTGTGTTTCTTTATCCACAAACACCCAGTGGACTGTACCGGAATACGCATAATCTCCAGCATCACGATATTCAGCGATTTGCACAAACCGATCGTTATATTGTTTCAAATCAATACCCAATCTTTTGATTGAGTATGTATACGAACCATCACGTTGAACCAACCAACTGGCAAATTCATAACCAAGGTCATAACGATCATCTTCGTCTTCGACCTGAATGCCTAGCAAGTTAGCAACATCAATTTCATTTCTCAATTCACTTCTCCCTCAGCGTTTGTATTCCAGCCGTCTGGGTTGACTTCATACATTGCACATTTGTTGTCAACAACCATGACGCACTTGACTTCTGATGGAGGAAACAATCCAACATTTACAGCATATAAAGCAATAATCCAAAACTTAACTGAAAGCAATTCGAGTATCATACTGTTCTAATCCTTCCGTCAGCCAATGCAGTTTCAAATCTTTCGATATAATTCCACTTTGGCTTTTCCAATTCCAAAATATTGTCGATCATGAAATCTTGAAACCATCCTTTTGATAGGTCTTTGATTTCTTTCAACATGCCTTTGCGATACATATCCAACGCCATACGTTCCGTTGGAAGTTGACCTTCCTTGCGGTTTGGAATATATTCCCGTTCCAACGCAATGACCATTGATTCTTCCATAGCCATATTCAAGCGCTGTTCTTGAGTGAATTTGTTGAAGAAAATATCCTTCGACACAAACGCACTTTCCAAATCCACCTTGCATTTCTCAAACAATGGTCGATCTTCTGAAGCCACTGCTCGGTGTAAATCATCATGAACATAGGTGCGAAGCTTTTCACCACCTTTGAAAAATGCTTCATTAGTTTTAGCAAGTTTGATTCGTTCCTGCCGTTTGCCAAATCTTGCTTTTGCTTCATCATGACGAGCATGATAGAAGTTATGCTGACGTTCAGCAGCTGGATCAGTGATATTCCATTGCTTCATCATGGCTCTTACATCCATGATGGTCTTCATGAAATGAACATCAAAGTTAGCATGTGAACGTTTGATTTGAAATAAAGTTTCCTGTGACGGAACAAAAAACAAAACTTTGAAATCTTCGATTTTGACTGTAACAGGCTTGCATGAATTCAGTTGAGCGTTTAAAAGATGATTGCTCAAATTGTTGGTTGCATCAAATTCAATTTTAATGCCAGTCGGCAAGGTGATATGATATTTACCAGGAAATCCTGATTCCTTGACCTTGGCATCTTTCCATCTAAGAAGGAAAAAATCCATCTCAGCTTTTGTGCCAATGATATCCCAATCTGATTGGTCAACTGGACGATTGAGTTTGAGACCACGCTCAACGGCAGCGCGGGAACCAATTAAAAACATGAATGAAAAATCCTCAAATATTTTCAATATGTATACGTGATTCATTCAAAGAAGTCAATAAAAAAGTTGCCGTCCAGTGAAGAACGGCAACTCAATAAATTAAAGTGCTGATTCGTAAACGTCAACCATATTTTCAAGGTCTTCAATTTCAGCGCGAGTCTTGCGACGACGACGAATAACTTCTCTCAAAGCCTTCTTATCGAAGCCTTCGTTCGCGGCTTCATTGTAAACGTCCTTGATATCTGTGCCGATTTCTTTTTTCTGATCTTCAAGGTTTTCAATTCGATTCACATAACCCTTCAGAACAGTGCTGGTTATTTGACTATTTCCAGCAGGCGCAGTTGTAGTGGTATCTTCTGACATAATTTTCCTTTCATTATTATAACATACACATGAACCCAATGAACCCGAAAATCATAACAAAAGCAACCACGTCACGAACACTAGGCATTTCCATTTAACTCTCCATCAGGTTATTCACTATAATCATTATAGCCTGAAGAAGTTAAAGATTAGTTTATTTCCAAGATTTATTCAAGGCATCCAAAATTTTATTCGTTGCTATGTTGGTTTCTCTTGCCATCCACAAAGCACCGAGGATGAAGCCAAGAACCAATACAGGAATCAAAAATAGAATATGGACATACATATCATTCTTCCCTTGTTGGAGGAGCAATTGTATGTGTCCAATATGCAGGACACATACAGGCATTTGGCCAAGGATGATCAATAACTTGAATCCAATGTTTACCGTTGTATTGCATTTCTACAATACCTGATTCACTTTCAGCTGGATTGCACCAAGCAAGTATCCGTTGACCTTCAATCTTTGGTGCAGTTTCAAACGGAAGCCACATTAGTTGTACTCTGTTCCGTTCTTTCGACCAAGATACTCATCTGAGATTGACTTCAGAATGACACGGCCAATCCATTCGTTAGTGCGTTCCTTCAAAGGTTTAACAACGACGCCTTCACGAATGTGAGTTCCACCCAGTTTAGACTTGCCGGCTGTCTCACGCTTTAGATCTTCCCATGTGAATTGACCAACATAAAGAATTGGCACCATAGGAATCTCTGCGTAATCGCAAATCCGCATCAAATCATTGAAGTCCAAGAATGAACCATCCATCCAGATATCAAACACTCGGAATGTTGGCTTGTCTTCATTGTAGCCAAGGTCTTGAATTCCCTTGCCGAAGATTTCACCAAACAATACAACCTTGGACGTTTCTGATGCAAAATCCTTTAGCATTTTGATTTTGTCGATCATACTGATCAAAGTCTTGACATAAAGATTTGCGGTTCGGTTCTGTTCAGTATCCTTGAACACCAATCCTTGTGAGGCGATGCCTTTGGACGCTGCGAAGAACTGGCCTTCGATTAGTTCTGGATCATTACCATTTGGAAGCCACCCGAATTGAGCTTGTGTTCCATGAAGCTTTTCAGTCATGTAAACGTCATCACCCACATCAAACACACGATCGTATTTCTTGATGTTTTCGATATCATACTTCACTGGTAGATCAATTCGACCGATCACGTCTCCAGCCATGGTTGCCGGAATTTCAGGTTCATACTTGGTGATGCCAAGATACTCTGAAACTTCATCGCCTTCTTCAACGATCTTTTTGCTCTTGACTTCACCAATGCCGTCAACATAACGCATTGGACCATCAATTGCTTTCAAAACGTTTCCAGTCGGCTCAACATGATCGGTAACAGGGAACATAATGCCTTCAGAAATGACGCCGCGAAGCTTTATAGGCTTCACTCGATCACCGTTCTTACCAGCCAACATTCCCTTGTTTTCGTTATCGTTCCAATAACCTTTCTTCAAAAGGTATTCAGGAACGACTGCATTTTCTGGAACATATGCAACCAAATCACCGGCTTTGTAACGATGTGACCCATCCTCCAGCTTACCGGAAACAACCGAATAGCCAGCGATCTTCACCAAAGAAAGGCGATCAGCATTTGGGTGATCGATAACATCATCGATCTTCACAATCTTAACTTCAAAGCCTGCCATTTTACTCTCCTACGGAAATTGGTGGGCCAGTTAATCCAGCCCACCATAAAGGTTGATTAAGAATTCAACCAACGAGTCAGCGTTGACCGGGAAATACCCAAAGCCTCAGCAGCTGCGGTCTTGGTACCGTGTTCCTCAATTGCTTCTTCAGCAATTTCACGATTGGACTTTTCATCCACAGCATCGTATTCGTCCCATGAGTCGTCTTCCCATGAGTCATCAAGATCGTCGAAATCTTCTTCAGCATCAAGTGCAGCCGTATCTTCAACTTTTGATACAGCAGGAATTTCCAACCAACGGGTGAGCGTTGAACGGGAAATACCAAGTTCGGCCGCAGCCGCAGTCTTGGTGCCGAGACGCTCAACCGCTTCGCGAGCACGATCGCCGCGATCATCGGTATTGCCTTCCTGAACTTCATTTTCGTCGAAGCCTTCAGCTGGTGCCTGATAGGTGCCAACGCTGTGAAGGACCAAGCGACCACCAAAGGTTTCGTTGATCACATCCTTGTCAACCGTATCGACAACCTCAAAGCGACAGGTACGACCCTTCGCCAGATTGTAATCGGTTGGGATTGAAACGACGTCCTTTGGATTGATCTTGAGAACAATCACAACATATCCGCCGCTGCCAAGACCGAAGTGAGGCAGATAAGAATATGAGCAGAAGTGAAGACCGCTGGAACAGGTGTCATTGCGGTTTTCGTTACAAGTTTCGCGAGGCTGCTCAACAACCTTACCAACGCTCTGGTCCTGGCCATATTTACCACCGGAATGGATTGGGGTGAAGTCAGCCTTCACCAGCTTGTAAGCCATGAAGTCACCGTCGGCGTAGATAGGCATCTGACCAGCTTCCAGCCACTTGTACATATCCTCACGAACGTCCAGGTTCGGATTGGCCATCAGCTTTTCAGCGAATGCACAAAGAGGAGCGATAGGAAGGCTCTGCTTGAAGTGGGACAGCAGACGATGAGCCAGATAGTCAGGAACTGACTGGCCATTGAACAGCACTTCGTCGTCGGTGCTGATAACAATCTTGCCTTCCGAAGCAGCCGCAATAACCTTGCGGGGATTTGCGATGCGGTCAACAGCGGCCACGTCGCCGGCAATCACTGCCTTCACAAGTTCAGCAAACTGAGCGAAATCATTCGCAAAGGTCCGCTGAGATTTCAGGAAGAAAGTGATGCCCGTATCGTTAAGTGTATAAGGAATCATTTAGACATCTCCTCGATGGTGTTCATAACGTCTGTAAAATTTTCTGCCAGTTCATAAGTGCTTATATACCTGAGAATTGGCTTGGAGTCAAAGAATTTCTTGTAAGTTTCTTTAATTTTTTCTACCAGTTCCAGGAACTCAGTTTTCACGTCTTCGTTGATGCTATAATTGAAATCAGGCTCAACGTTTGTTTCGTCATGCTTATAATCCGACATCGCATAAGACTGAAATTCTTCAGAGTCAAACAAATTGGAAGACAAAGAACGATCGCTCTTGGCCCATGCATAAGCATGCTTATTCATTGTATCCTTGTTGTAGCGGATTTTGAGACGATCAGCCTCGAATTCCTTTACCAAGTCAACAAAGTTGTATTTTGCAACAAGATGACGCTGGGATTTGCCGAGGCAAAGAACCTTTTCATCAGGCTGAAGATTGTAAAACTTAATAGCAGACTTGATAATGCTTTCATCTGCTTCAAAGTTGCTGTAGACAGTTTCGACATAATACATGTCGTCTTCCATCTCAACCTGACTATCAGAAATCTCGACGTTGCCATAGATTGAGGTCTTGACCCACTTGGCCATATCAGACCCAGCAACCTTGGCGCCACGCTTATTGATCTTGCGCTCAATATCCTCCAGTTCAATGAAGATCGCATTCGGGCCAACGAAAGGAAGCAGCCGGTTAAGGTTTGACTTCTTTTCATATTCAACATAGATCAAATTGAAGCCATTGCGATACGAATACGAATTGCGCTTGTAAGACATTCGAGCAGTCAGATGTTCCATCAGATTTTCCAGACGCTGGTTCAAACGCTGAACCTTAGCATCCTTCTGGACCACGATGAAATAATTCATCACAACGCTTGTGTCATACAGACTGTACAACTGAAGATAGCTTGCCGGCTCAAAGCGATCCATACGCTTCTTCTTGATTGGGTTCATCATGAACTCCAGACCAGGAAACTTCTTCTTGTCCATAGTCTGAGTCAGAGGCAACGCACCGTACTTAGGCTTGGTCGGACCAAAGCCCAATTCAGTGTATTCCTTCAACTTGAAGAACGCATCCCGATAAGTTTCGCAGTTCTGAATATCTTCATACGCATCCTTGCGAATTGCGTCAAGAGCAATTGCCAGCTTATCGTAAATCTTTGCGACCGAATCACGATCGTAAATGATATCTTCGCGAGAACCAGTGACGTTGAAGACACCGATATCGAAGTCCATCACGATTGGCTTCTTCAGCAGCGTAGAAATACCATTGCGCTTGTCATACATTGACGAAGGCGCATAGCTGTTCATATAAGCCATGTTCAAACGATACAGAACAGGTCCCATACGAATTTGCGCAACATCAACATCTTCATAATTATTGCGCGGCTTATAAAGCTGCCAGCCGTCACCAGCCTTCAGAATTTCCCTCTTGTTCAGGTACTTCTGGCGATTGATTTCAATCGGAGTGTTGGCGCCCAAAGCAAAGTGTTCGGTATGCTGTTTGAAAGCTTCAAAGTCAGCTTCTTGAACACCAAGCTGAACCAGAACGCCATCGGCTTCATCAGTTTCACCAGTGGCCTTCAGCGAAATGTTCGGAGAAGCGTCTGAGTCCATGTAAATATCATAGTACCAGAACGTCCCGTCAACGTATGACGTTACTGAGAACGAATCACCGTAACCTAGTGGGGTCTTGGACCCCATGCCAAACATGCCGGCTTCATCATTCGAAGCATCCTTGGTTGATTCGAAAATCCTGGAATAGATTTGATCAACCACCGAAGGCAACATGCCGGTGCCGAAATCACGGATAGAAAAATACGGTTCCCAATTCGTAGGGATATGAATCTGGATCGGAGTGTCCAGAGTTCCAGCATTCTTCTGGCTGTCCCAAGCGTTCGTGAAGAGCTCACGAACGATAGCCTTCTTAATGTCCGGATACATCTGACCGAACAACAGACGGAAAGCCTTGGCATTAGCTGAAAGAGTGATTTTGCGGGTGGAAATTTCACCAGAAGAAACAACGTTCTTCTTTTCGACATTATAAAGCACGATTCACCTCAGATTGCGGGATAATAGAAATCTTGTTCCTTGAGGGTCTTCAAGGTCTTCTTGACATTGAAGTTTTCGATCCGAAAGTAGGACCAAACCTCACCAAGATGGTGATACTCATTCACAAAAGCGCGAAGCTCAGCCGGAAGAGCGTCAAAGAGCTTCATACGCTGTTCCGCATTTACCTTAACGTTGTCAAAGTTCGGATCAGCGAACAGGACGTTAACGTTCATATTCATAGCAAACCTCATCAACTCAATAACCCATCATAAGCTATTGAATTGATAAAGTAAAGCAAAATTCTTTCAATCAACGAAGATTTTGTTAGAAATTTTGTTAAGCGACTTTGTTTTTGACCCAATCAATCATCAGGGTCTTCCAATTCGGAAGTTCCTTTTTGATTTTACGCACCTCATCTTTGAGCGACTTCGGGCAAGCTTTGCCCCATTCGTTGACATGATCAATCATGAACAATTTCTGATGGAGACGTTTGGCTTCATTTTCTTTGTCATCGCGTTCGATTTCATCCGACCAACGATGAGGAACATCGTAATGATCTGCAACAACACGATACAATGGAATGAGATTGTTGCTATCAGGCTTCTTGCTGTCGGTTGCCGTCACTCGACCATAATCGCGCTGAGTGTAGCGATGAATGCCTTTGGCACAAGCCATAGTCTCATAGGACGTGCCTTCATTGGAAACCTTGACGAGCTTCACCAAATCGCCACCAACCGTGCGATAGATGTTACCGAGAATGAAATTTTCACGAATAAGTTGCATATCAATATCTCCGATAACAATAAATTGAATTTTGTTTATCGTATTGCATTTCCATCCATGTTTTCTGAGCATAGCTTCCCGCACATAGAGCAGCTATGACCAGAGCAAGGATGAAAAGCCTTTGTTTCATTCCAATATCCAGACATAATGTCCGGCCGAGTAGATGTTGTCCTCATCTTCCTCTGGCATATCATCGGATCGATGCTGATCGAACTCATCTTCCTGGATGAAGCGGAGAGCAGGCATGCCACTTTCGAATTCAAGCGTTCCGTCCCAATTACCATTCATCAGGTAATCGTCATAAAACTGCTCGATTTCATCGCGATGAGCACTGTAGTCATGGTTCGTTTGAACCTTGAGATCGTTGATGATTTCGTCAGCTTCGCGATATGAACTCATACATTTTCTCCTTAGATATGCTTCCTAAGTTCGCGTTCCATTGCCTTCCAGCCGTCGATCGTGGAGTCCCGAATATGAGACCAATCCCAACCATCATTGAGACGACGCAGGTCATAGGCAGAACGCTTGCCAAACCCATCGGCCTTCAGATAAACCCACCACATCTGCTTTGAGGTGAGAAGACCATACTTCTCACCAGAATAGTGCATGTAGGAGACGACGAACTTGCGACGAGGTTCATTTTCCTCAATGGCTTCATCGACAGCCTTCAGAAGTGTTTCAAGAGCATCCGTACCATGGACACCATGCTTCTCCATTTCAGCGAACCACTTTTCCTTTTCGAACTTCTGACCGCCGAAAGTGAAGATATGACGATACATCACAGCCTGATTGAAAATCCACGTAGCGGTGTCCATTAGATTTCTCCAACGTTCTTGATTACGACCGAAATCGCTTGATAGTTACGAATTTTCTGGGACGAATATGTCCACTTGGCGGGTGAATACTTGGTTTGAAGTTCAGACATCCAAGCTTCGAATTCTTTGAGGTTTGCGATGATTTTCGCGAGAGGGATGCAGTGATCGAACATCACCGTTTCGGCGTCGGGAGCTTCAATCTTACCGAAGAGTTCAACGGGAGACATTCCACTTTTCCTTCGTTTCACCTTATACATTCATTATAGGTGAAATTGGTCGTCAAGTAAAGCGAAATCTTCTCCCGAGTAGAAGAATTATTTGAGGAACATACCGCAAGATGCTTTCACATCGAAACCAACTCTTGGTACGATGTGTGTGTCAGCAAATTCAGCCAGTTCCTGTTGTATCTCATCGATATTGTGTGCTTCTTCGCCTTGGGCTTCTGAATAAGGATTGTAACGAACGATATTCATTTTCCAATTTGGATGGTCATACAACATCTGTTTCAGATTTTTGATTTGATCATTCTCTTGATGAATGAAGGCAGAATGAATAACCACTCTCGGATAATTGCCCAGAAACTCAAGGCAATCTGATACATTCGCAGCTTTTGGCATCCAACGTTTACGAAATGCCATTTGATGGCTGTAATATGACCAATAAATCCAAGTGTGAGGTTCATTCTCAACAATATGTTGAATTGTCATTTCGTTGATCAATTCCCGAGGAATGATCGTTGAAAGATTCAATTTCACATTATCTGGATTTACACCCCAAAGAGTTGCACAATCCAACAACAATCCTGCCAAATATGGCCAATTACCAATGATATGTTCGTTAGCCAATGGCTCACCACGAGCCATGAAATTTACATTCAAACGAATGCCAGGTTTGATCTTTTCTTGATTTTGCCAAAGAATTGTATCAAGTTGTGCAACAAACAATTCAGGTGTGACATCAACCATTGATGTTTGACCTGTTTGCGTCAACCAACAAAATCTACAAGACTTGTTGCACCCATTTTGGCTTGAGAGATATGCAATGATCTGGTCGGTGTCGCGTTGAACAAAACGACACTCGACCAATGATCCTTCATATTCAAAACTGTAATTTACAGAATTATCAAGCTCAGATCGATGAATTTCGAAATCAAGCTCAGATTGACTCATATTTTGTAACAGTTACTTGGACAGGCTTGACTTCACGAACATCATCCAATTCGAATGGTTCATCGTAATCAGCCCATGAATTTGAGACGTGATCATATGCAAAATAACGGTCTGAATCAATATGCTTGTAAACATATTCAGTCGTCACGCTGCCTTCGTCGTAGCCAGTAAATTCCTCACTGACCTTTTCCCAACCGTCTGGTGTTGACCAGCCATAGGTGAACATATCTCGGATATCGTCAATATCATATTGATCGAAAATAGTTTGCTTTGAACTCATTAATTATTCTCCTAATTTCCTTTGCTGCTTCCTGCTCATTGAACTTTTTGGTGCGCAAGATGTTTGCTGCCATTTGTCCAGTAACAGGAACTTCGGATTCATTTAAGATGTCACGTATTGTTTGTGGCAATAGATCGAAGAACTGCATGTCAAATTCAGCGTTTGCCTTACGCTTTAACATTTTTGATTCGGGGTTTTCTATAAACTCCGGAAGTCCAACCAGTTCTTCGATTGAAATCATTGCTTGTTATTTTGTCTTGCCCTGCGCTTCTTTGAACCTACTTTTCTTCTTCCTTTGCCGCCTTTTCCATGATGCATGGGTATTGCTCCTTCATTTTGTGTTTGAGTTGTTCGTAGTTGTCGCATCCGATTGGTTGCCAATTCAGACACAACGTGCCCAGCCATGGACCTGTTTTAAGGCAGACGCAAGGACTCACCTTACATCTGCCATAATGATCATTTATATATTGGGCAAGATCAGAATTACCAGTCATTGAATTTCGTGAAAAATTCAGGATAAGCTGACTGGTAGACTTGTTCTGACTTTTTTGAAACCTTGGCTGATTCCTTTGGTGAAAGATCAGGCAACAGGTTATCTTTCAAAAATTGCAACCGCTTGTTGTCAGCATATTCCATTGATTCATAATACAAAAGCATTTTGAGCCAATGAGTTGCAAACACAGGCGTCATATGATACAATGAAGCTTCATCCAAATTGCGATGATATTCTTCATGGTATGATTCAAATCGTGAATTGACAGGTTGATTGGTCAATTCATAAAACCAGTATTGATGACCAGTTTTCACTGACTGCAAAAGCCACTGTTTTGTGTTTTCATCCCATAATGGTTTAAAGAAGTCGTAGACTATGGTTTTGGTTTTACCATCCTTTTCCACGACTTCCCGAGGATTCAAATCATTTTCGCTTTGCATTGTGCTTCCAATTCAAATAGATCGCCAATGGATAAAACATCAGATATGTACAAAACGTTACAAACACGCGGAACGTTCCGTACTTCTCCAACTTTTTTCCTTCGACGAAGATACCAAACAATAGCATTATCATACCGATTGTAAAGTACCATTGAAAGAAAGTCAATACATTATCTTGTGTCATAGTTTTGCACGTTCCCTGATTTCGTCAAAGGTGGTTTCATTCAAAAGTTGACCATGCTTGAAGATCGGAATCATTTCATTCTTCATTCGGTCATTGGTGGTCACCCACTTACCATTTTCACGATAGGTTGATAGAATGCCCTTCTTGCTGGCCTTTTTGCTATCGGTTGCGGGTTTCTTGAACACGTTGGTGATTTCACCACCAACTTCTTTAGCACATGCCTTTTGAGCATAGCTGAAGGTGTCACGATTAACTTTTTGTAGAAGCCCACCACCCATACCGAAAGCAATGTTGTCAATTGCCCAACCATCCTGATACATCACATATAGAATTTCTTCAAGCTTGGTTGGATCAATGCCATCACCTTGAATCAAACGAACTGAAGGATTCAAAACCTTGTATCCCTTTGAGTTGACTTCACCACCGAAGTTTTTGTACAGTGAATTCAACGCAAATAGAACTTCAGTGACTGGTTCACCTGAGTCAGGACGAACAACCAATGTTCCACCAGCCTTCAAAATTTCATCCTTCAGATCAGTCCCCCAGATGTCATCGACAGCACGATGGAAATCATATGAGTCAGAAACACAAGCATAAATCTTGCCTTCACCAGCATACTTCTGAACCATGTTTCTGTAAGCATCTTCTTCGTGCTCAACACCCCATGAGGTGATTGTTGAGTGTTCTGAAGCTGGGATTGAGAAACCAGGCATGTTATTTTCTGGATTGTTGATATCACCATACCACTGCATTGCACCAATCAAAGCAACAGCCGTATCAGTTCCCTTGAAATTCACAAGATGAGCCATACCACCAAGCTTTGCGGTTTCCTGTGAGCTTGCACCGCGTGAACCAAAGTCATGAAGCTTGAACTCAATGCTTTCGATTGGAGCATCTGAAGTCAAATCCCAGTATTTCTTCAGAACCTTTTTGATGTTGCGTGAAATTGTCGCAACACTTGAAGGATACCAAAGAGCACGAATCAATGCAGTTTCGATGTATGATACCAACCAGAAACATTCATCATCCGTATTGACAACCTGAACCTGGCAATTGTGTGAATTAAACACGGTTCCTTCTGGCAAGGATTCAATAAGAATTGGCAGATATCCGTCATGTTTATTGACGATTGTCATCCAACCCATACGATTGAAAGGCAATCCGTGAGCAGTGATGACACGTTCAGCAAAATCAACGTCCGCCTTGGTGATTCGTTCAGACAGATATTCTTTAACGAAAGCCTGAAGGCCGAAATTCACCATTTCAACGCCATCAACGCGTGGTTCAATGTATGACCAAATTTTGGTCGTGCCTTCAGGATATTGAAGCCAGTGACTGAATTTGTAGCTGTCCGTGTCGATGATAATTGTTTCGAAAATTTTATGCATGTGCAAAACTCCTTTGCAAAATTATTGGCTTGGTCTATCCTCAGCCAGTTACGAGATCTTTTTGAATTTGAACCATATCATAATGATCCTCAAACATATTTGAAGAATTCACTTCACCAAGTGGTGTCCACTTGGCAACTTCTGCGTCATCACTGCCTTTGATTTTTGGCAGTGAACCATTCGGTAGAACGATCAAAGCATTGTGCGTGATAGTGCGTCCACGCAATGAACGATCCGGATGGTCAAACACTTTGATTCCACGGAGCGAACCACGAAGAACCTTTTCAGGAACGTCAATTTTGGTTTCTTCCTTCAACTCACGGAAAATACCATCTTTGATTCGTTCGCCTGGATTCAAGAACCCACCAGGAACAGCCCAAAGACCTTTGCCAGGTTCAGCCCGACGCTTCACCAGCAATACGTGACCTGACTGGATAACAGTCGCATCACAAGTCACAAAGGTTGGTGCATATGGAGCAGACTTCCACTGTTCCTTGTATTTCTCAATGAAAGCCCATTCACGATTCAGTGAAACGAACTCATTGATCTTTGATATTCGAAGTTGTTCGAGATAAGCATGTGTGCCTTCAGGAACTTGATTCCATAACGCTGGTCCCCAACCTTCAACTTTACCGTTGAACATTGCGTTACGAATATTTGTAGCGGACAGCATATTATGATTTTGCACATCCGTAAAGGCCCATTGAGGGAAAAGATCAATGTAATATGAACTATTGTCCTTTTTGTGTCCAATCAGAGTGATTTTGATTGGATCAGGATTGAACTTTTCCCAAACGATGGTCTGGATTTTCTTCTGAACACTTTCCAGCCACTTGGTGTCACTGTAATAGTAATCTTCTTGCGCAACAAAATACACACGTTCGATCTGTTCAGGTGTCAATGCTGCCATGATCATGGCGCGTCGTTCATCCGAACTGAATGGATTTTTGATAGTGCGTGGACGGTTGTCCGAACCCATTACCAAGATTAGTTTGTCAGCAACTTCCAATGCACGTAGGACGATCGTATGATGTCCATCGTGGTATGGTTCAAATCGTCCCATGAAAACTGCGTAGTCGTATTGATTTATGCGAGGCATCTAAAAACTCCTTTTAGATTTTTTGAAAACGTCAGGTCTATCCCAACGCGATTTTATTTAGGCTTGTTCGATTGAAAAGTCAATCATCATTTAAAATGTATTGATCACAAAGCATTTTAAATTCAGAGAAGTCAATGACTTCTTTATGAGTTTTGGTGTCCCAAAACCGACACTTCAAAACTTTGACACCATCCATGCCATGGGTTGGTTTGTCGAAAACGATAGCAACCAAATCAAAATGTGATAGATACATATTGTCGTATTTCTTAAGGCTGTTGTATCTATCAGCATTCATGAACAAGCTGTTATTCACAAATTCGATTGCCATATTCAATGTTACCTTATCAAGCATGTAATGACGGTGAGTAGATTTACCACCGTTGGTCCAATCGATGGAAACATAATCTCCATCAGGATCATTCGGGGCATAATTTGGATTATGTGATACGCTTGTGATTGTGCCATAAGTTCCCAAGGCTGAAATAACTGACGTCCCGACGTATAATTTATCGAACGGGACGTCAGAAACTTTCATTAGAACTCCTTGATCATCTTCTCCTCGGACGGCATACCCATCTTGGAACCATCCTTCATCCTAACGTCAGTGAAACGTGTAGGATACTTCACGAACTGTGCGCCGCGCTGCGTATAGCCAACAACGGTCGAACTGTAAATCGTAAAGCTTGAACCGTCGTCAAAGGCGAAGAACATACCATTTTCAAGGTTGCCCATTTGAACGCGATTGTAAACGATTTTATGATCCTTGATCACAGCCTTCTTCGCGAAAATATGTCCAAGCTTGTCGGAATTCTTCACAATGAAGTCACTGAGGATAGAATCAACAGTCTGCTTAGCAGCCTTTGCGGCAACTGCATCCTTATCAGGATTAGCAACCAAAGGAGCATTCAGACGATAGGTGTTGTCACGAGCAAAAGCTGCATCAGCCATCTGCATCATATAGCTTTTGCCGTGCTTCTTCATGAAAGCTTGGCGATCCCAATTTTCTTCTGCAGCCATCTTCTGCAGAGCTTCAGCCTGCTTAATGAAGGATTCAGTCATTGACTTGTAATAGTCCTGACGAATTTGATCAACAGCCTGAGTGAGAAACTCAACTGCTTTCTTCTTGGCTTCGACTGGAATCATCGGCTTTTGCCAAACAGGAGGAGCGGAAGGATCAACTTCCTTCGGCTTGCGTCCCTTGACAATGTAACCCTTCATTTCCTTGAACCAATCAGGAAGGAAAGCAACGGTCTTCCAAAAGGCAGCATATTCGGGATACTTGGAAGCCAGCTTTTCCCAGTGACGATTTTCCTTGGCGATGGAATTTACATAAAATCCATAACCTTGGGAATCATCAGCGAAATTTGTAGAACGAAGCTGCTCTATAATCTTGCCGCGCAGCTTTTCACGAACTTCATCAAGGCGGCGAATCAATCCATAAGAAGTCAATTCACCGAAGTCGGCATTGTAAATTGACTTAGCTTGGGTACCAGCCCAAAGCTTGTCAACAGCTTCAAGAAACTTATCCTTCTGCTTGCCGTCCATATAAGACGACAATCCTTTCAATGCGTCAATATCAGACTGAGACGTCTGAACTGATTCAACGAGGAATTTACTAAACTTTTTCATGGGAACCCTTCTCTCCATTTACAATATTTATAAATGAAAAGAACCAGGAAGTAAAGCACTAAAATCCAAGCCAACGCATGCAGATATCTAAACTGAAAATGTCCTTCTTCGCATACTCATGCATCTTCGCAATTGCCAATGGCGTATTCATATCATTCATCAAGGCATCCCAAAACTCGGTTGGTGGTTTGTTGTACGGATGGAAAACACCATGAGTCAAATTTTGGAATTTCATAAAAATAGTTTGAGCTTCTACCAATCCTTCAAGGGACCAAGTTTTTGGACTGCGGTAATGAGTCATCAACATATAAAAGCGAATCACTTCACCGCCAAATTTGTTCAATGCTTCATTGACTGTAATTGCATTGTCCAGACTTTTGCCAAATTTTTGACCTTTAGAATTGGTAACAAATCCATTGTGGAGCCAAAACTTGGACATAAAATGACCATGACGAGCATAGCATTGTGAAATTTCGTTCTCATGATGAGGAAACATCAAGTCTTCACCACCACCATGAATATCAATCTTTGATCCAAGAACTTCTTCAGCCATTGCTGAACATTCAATGTGCCATCCAGGTTGGCCTTTGGCTTCCGTTGAATGCAATGGTGATGATTCAGGATATTCAAATCCAAATTCGTAATCGTTTGGAATTGGTTTCCAAAGAATGAAATCCCTTGGGTCTTCCTTGTTTGGATCAGGTTCAATTCTGTTATGTGTTAAATCAACATAAGGTTTGCGTGAAAGCATTCCAACATTGAATGCACGATTTCTCAAATAGATGATACCATCAATTTCGTATGTTTTGCCTTTTTCAGTCAACTTGTTGATATATGTACGAATGCTTGTGACATATTTTGTTACACGCGGCTCAAAATCAGGTGGTATCAATCCTAACAAAGTTTCATAGGCATTGAATTCTTGAATTTGACTTGACATGAATGTCGAGAAATCAAGGGAACTGTTGTTCACCGCAGTCATGACCTTTTGATCATAATCTGTGATATTGCGTGCATAGATGACTTGATCTATACCATACAATTCACGCAAAATGCGATATAACAGATCAAAAACGATCATTGGTCGGAGATTGCCAACATGCAATGGTGCATATAAAGTTGGTCCACAGACATACATCTTAACACTTTGATCGTCCATAGGAACGAACACATCTTTAGACCCAGTCAATGAATTGAAGAGTTTTAGGTCGTGCGCCATTTTGCTTTTTCAGCTTTCATTTTCGGTTCGACGATAGCCAGACTAAAATCTGGATGCTTTCTCCAGTAGGCCATCTTTTTATCAGCCATTTGGATTTCTTTGTTAGCTTGTCGCCTTTCAACACCATCCGTTGAAGAGTTGAAGATGAAATTCAAATACAATGAATTTCCATAATGCTTCATAAAACATTTATTCGGATCAAGTTTTGTGATCGATCCGGTGAACGGTTCAGCACTGTCACTATAACAAAAGAACATAAGGGAACCTCCAGCTTATTCGCGTTGGAAATCCACTATAGGCTTGAATTTATCTTTCGTAAAGCGATCAATTTCAAATTTCACTTCACCCAATTGATAGTCTCGCTCACGATTTTGAACAACATAATAATTGCATTCATATTTTTCGAGCAAATCAATCCAAAATTGGGTTCCGCTCTGGCGAACATCACCACCATAACGCAAAGGATCTTTCTCAAAAGGAATTCCATCGTTCATCACGATGTAAAGATCAGACTTAGTTTCATTGAACAATTGAACCAGCAATGGGTGAACCATGTAACCCATGATCTTGTAATATCCAATCGTTGAAAGCAAATCAGTGTCTTGGAAAATGTACGGAACACCACCCAAGGCTGCGGTTGCCTTCTGAGATGCATACTGAGCAAGATAAATCGTTTCCATCTTTTCTTCAGTGATTTCAGTTCCAACTGTTTCAAGGAATTCCCTTGCCCATTCAGGAACGAAATAACTGTCATATTCAGTATGAAGCTTCTTGGCCATCGTTGTTTTACCGCACGACTCAGCACCAAAGATCGTCACTCGCGTTTGGAAGTGCTGCTGCATTTCAGGCAAAATTTGATGAAAGTGCTTCACTGTATCCTGACGGACTTCGGTTGACGAAATGTGAAGAATTTGTCGAGCAATATCGCAAGGAACGAAACGCGCACCAACCAAATCAGCCAGCTTTTGCCCATATGGTTCAGACGCATACACTTCACGAATATCGCTGATGCCGTGACGACGAGCATATGTCACCATCACATTCTTCCAATATGCCCAAAATGGTTCATCATCTGGACCCGAAGGATTCTGCGGAGCGTCATCATCTTCCATCAACTGGATGATGACCTTTGGATTGTGAAGATAGTGCTTGCGAAAAGCTTTGTAACGATCTTCACCAGCGATCGGCTCCTTGGAGCGGGAACTGATAATCACCAGCAATTTCCCGCCCGCATATTCCGACGCGAAGTCAATAAGATACTGGTGCCCACGCGTCGGAAGAAGAGCCGTCATCAAAAGGATGCCGTCATACATTTGCAAGTTCTTTCTTATCCTGATTCTGAGAATGAGCCCAATCAGACCAACCCCAGACAGTGTTAGCGAGTAGGAACACGAACTGCATTGCAACCATTGGAAGTGCTTCGAAGTTGACGTAGATCGCAATCACATTGACCACTGCCCATAGATACCAATTTTCCAGTTTCTTGTTATCAAGCATGATTTGTGCCAGAATTGAAAGAACTAGAATCAGAGTATCTAGTGGAGCCATCGTTCCACCATAAGCTTCGATCGCTTTCAGGCAAACCAGATAGCTGATTGCAGTCAGACCGACATAACCTGTCAACCAAACCTTGGAATCAGAGAAAACACTGGTAACTGGACGAGTGATCGCATCAGCACGCCAACGAAACCATCCATACAATAGCCAAGGTGTAAGCAGTGCATTCTGAGCAGCCTGACCTAGTAGATCAGCCTGATAAAACACATAGCAAAGCGAAGCTGTCGCCAGTGCTCCCATTGGATAATTCCAGCGCGTCTGCTTCACACACATGTAAGTACATGAGTATGTCGTGAACACTGAGAAAATTTCCATCAGATTGAGTTCCTTGACCCAACCCATATACTGGCCAATGCCATACGAAAAGTATGTCAGAACAAAGGCCAAAATCAACGATTCCCCAAAACGTTTCATATCAATAATCCTCTATTTCACAACCATGATGCTTCAACTGATTGACTGCCAATTCTACGGTTTCAAAGTCGTGATATGCTTTACTCGCTTTTCTCTGTTCAAGCGTATCATTGAAACCGTAGATTTCATAATGGCCCATGATTTTATCAACCAACCCGGACCAAAAAGTTTCTTTCGAATTTTCACGATCGGCCTCAATGTTAGAGACAAATCGATGCGCATATTCGTTAGCGTCAATCTCGAAAGGATGACAAAAATGATCGCTGTCAGTTTTATTGCTAGGAATGAAAATCAAACAGTTTTTCCAAACACCAAACCGATCGCATCCAATATAAGCACCACTGGGATAGAATGTCCAAGGCGAAAAAACTTTGTTCGCATATTGCCAAATATGTCGCATTTCATGCGCCGCTACATAGGCAAATTCGTAAACAGAATGAAACCGTTCCCTACTGTTGAACGTTACTCGCTTGACTTCACCAATGTTGCCTTCAGCAACAGCATCAGCAACATCTGGTGCAACACCAATGTCGATAAATTCCTGTTGGAGATCAAGTTCTCTGGAAATTTTCTGACAGATTGATTTAAACTCTTCGAAGCGAAATCCAGCCCACTGGTGGAATTCATCAGAAAACATCAGCATATTAAAAGAACCTCAGACCGAAGGAGTCACCTTAGAAACCGGCTGCGCAGCCACTTCAGCGCGCAGAGAATCAAGAAGATCCAAAATTTCATTTTTAGTCAGAGGCGAAAGCATCAAAGCCCGCAACACCTCATCACGAACCAGCTTTACCCATTCAGCGTCAGAAATAGCGGCCATTTCAATCTCCATTACCACTATAATAACAATAACTGAAACATTTCATTGAGTAAAGAGAAATCTTCGTTGAATGTAATGAATGCCGGTTTTGTTCTGTTTCCAAGCCAAAACCGGCAAAAGCTCATTGGAGTCTACTGCTTACGCAGCAACTGCCATAGGAACGAAGTTATCGTTGTCCTTTATTTTGTTTGACCGCTCGGTCAGCGAATTGCCTACTTTTCTTCCTATGCGCGCGGAGTCGATCCTAATTCGTCCCCATCAAAGCTAAAACGATTTCAAGCTATGTCAACCTCAATAATGGCGATTTCTCGAAGATTATTGACTAACTAACATAACATCTGTACGCTTTTCCGAATCATGTAAACATGACCAGTCCAGTCTCGTTTTAGCCATGGTGGAGACGGCGGGAATTGCACCCGCGTGTTCCACACCTTAACGTTGAAATATCAACGGCAACAATCCTATTTAGCTTTTACACCAAATAGAAACTTTGGAGCGGTAGGAGAGGATCGAACTCCCCACGTGATGAACACGCTCAGAAGGACCACCTCACTACTAACCAGAGTCTGCCTTTGTGTAATGCGCACTTCACAAAGGTTTCTAAGGCTTTCGCTTACTGATACCGCAAAACTTCAGTGACGCATGTCACCCTCATCAGGCTCAGGCCAATCCCCGAAAGGATCGAGCAACTTTTCCATTGGAACAAATTCCAATGTATGAGCCGTGTAATTCAATTCATGGAAGTCGATCATCTGTTGACGCAAGTCAGGATTATCCCACTTCACTTTCTCAATCACAGTAGCATTTTGCCAGCTGGATTGAAATTTCACATCAACTGCTTCCGTGATCTCAAGATACTTTCCAGAGCCACGTTCAATCAGGACACCCGTTCCAGGAATAATGTTGATCATAGTTCCCTCAACACGATGAGAAATTTATGAAGAGGTTCATCACGAATTCGAATCTCTCCACTATCATTCGGAATTTGCTGGAGACTCAGCAATTCGCTTCCGTTTTCGTAAGCGGTGGACAGATAGTCCTCCAACTCACGGTCATCGAGTTCAAGTCTCTGAACTGTGACTTTTTCACCCATCGAGTTTCTCCATCAACGCAATGACTTGCGTTATACGATGTTTCCGGCCTTCAATCAAAACCTTGTTGATTTTGATTAAACCATTCTGTTCCATTTCACGGAACAATTGTCCAAGACCTTTCGAAACTCTGGTGAAATAGCGACCATCGGTGAGACCCTTAAGATCTCTAAGAATTTCTTCTTTTACCGTGTCGCGGTCCATCACCTCACCTCAAAACGGAATACCATCATCGTAGGCAGACGACTTCCAAAGAGAAGCATCCGAAAGCTCAACGAAAACCTCAGGAATGCGAGGACCGCGAGTTTCCAGATCATCCTGCCAAGCGATATATTCCTCACGAGCATAATACTCATTTTCGGCTTCGATCTGCTCAGGAGTATCACAACCGTAATATTCGCAAGCTTCACGATAAGTATTGAAATCGTCAGCCCAACCACCGAAGCGGGGAGAAGGCATATCATCAGGATGAATCGGGAAGGACATTTCTTTCATCTCACCGAGTTAATTTCACCTTATACAACCATTATAAACTAACCCGTTGAAAAGTAAAGCACTTTCTTTGGTTATGCCAAAGATTTCTTGCGGTAATGAAAATGCATTGTTGTAGGAATTCGCTTCACGCTTATCACTTTGTCGTGCTTGTAGGTGTATTCGTCAATCTCAGTGAACTTGCCACTGACAAAATCGTCGGTTTCAGTTTCAATCACAACCCTTCGATTGTATTCATCAACTCCATTGACAATGTTTGCTTTCCAGTTAGCAACACGAGTTGGTTCAGGATCAACTGTTTTTGACATATGATTTTTCCGTCAGTTTCAACCAATAGGTTCGGTGAATGTACATAAGTTCAGGATAATATTCTTCAGGCCAATCTTTGAATGACAAATCGACGTCACGTTCGAACCAATCAATCCAAAGCGTTGCGGATTTTTCATACCGCATGTATTGTTTGATTTCTTCCTTGATCCACTTGCCTAGTTCGGCACCGTCACGACCAAGAGTTTTCTTTTGAGCATGAAGTTGTTCTTGATATTGACTTGCTTCGCGTCTCAAATCTTTGATTGCTTGAATTGCAACTTCATCGTAATCTAGATGCGCGGCAAGCATATCCAAATGTTTTTCCATTTCACTGCGTTTGCGTTCTTCAGCCATTAGATTCCCAACTTAAATTTTGTTTCTGGATCAATCGCGTAATATGGTTTTTCCTGAAGCATCTTGCAGGCACGTTCTTTGAGATAATTAGGAATGAATTGTGAATCATATGTAGCGTTGAAGGTTTCTGTATCCAGTTTAATCAATTCCGATTGAAGATATGGTTCAAATTGAGAACTCAGATGAAGCAACACTGGATTCATTCCATACCAAAAACTCAACCCCAAATTGAGATGATTTTTCAATGCACCCATTCCGGCATACATTTTCCCTTCGGCTTTTGGGTTTCCATATGGTGAACTGCCGCCAGCAGAAATTTGTTTAGTTGGAATGTGGCGAATCATATACATGATCATCAATCTTCTCCATCATCATATTCATCACGACCAGCCACCAAATTCTTAATCCAGCGGCCATATTTGAATTCATTGTAACGATATGAACTGTCGTAATCTACATCACTGATCATTCGATGTTTGTGTGATTTTGAAACTGAAATCAAATTCACAATTTCTTCTTTGCGCCGATAATCAGCTGCATCCCTCAATGTTTCTGAATTGGGTCTGCGTGAAAGTTTTTCCAATTGCTTTTTGTAACGCTTGATTGTCTCAAACGGATTTTCTGGAATGTATGAGCTTTTTATTGGTGATGCATCTTGTTCTTTTGCATTTTTGCCCAAAGGCAAGAACTTCAAAGCATTCTTAGCTGTAAGTCCTTCCTGAAGGATTGTCTTTTCAAGCTCAACAACTGCCGATTTGCCCAATGCCGCACTTCCAGCAAAGAAACCTAAAAATCCACGCCTATTCATTGTTATCCCATCTGCGTTTAACTTCAGCCGCAATTAGTTTAACGTCTTTCATTTCTGATTCAAGTCCTTCCAAAGCGGCAAGCATATCAACATGATCGAATTCTTTGAAGCCAAACCTTAATGATTTGGAACAATACTTTGCAATCAATGCTGCCTCAACAGCAACCTCAGAACATTCTTCCATCAATCGTGTGTAAAGCAATTCCTTGCTTTCAGTTTCAAGTGGATATTTTTCTAAATTCATTTAATTCTCCTAATGAAAAATGGGGAGTGAATTGCTCCACTCCCCACCCAACCTCACCGAAACTAAGGGAGATTTACTTTACAACAAGCTCAACCTTTTTGTCAGCACGGACAGCATTGACAACGTCACCGATGGTCAATCCAAGAGCAGTGAAAGCTGGCTCATTGGCATCGGCCCATGACTGACTTGCGATCATCAAAGAATTGACACCGATGGTTGGAACAGACTTGTTACCCCAAAGAGTACCAGAAGGCATGATTTTGCCATAGGTATCGCTTGGCATATCGACTGGGGTCCAAACGGAGATTTCGTTGCCGTTTGCGTCCTTCATGACAACGTCATTGAAGTCCTTGTCTTCGACCGGAACAACAACCAAATCAGCTGCAAGCTTTTCAGCCTTGACTCCGACAAATTCGTTGCCCTTGGAACCGACATAGAACAGACAATCAGCGGAACGTGACTTGACTTTGACAAGCGATGCGTCAGCAGGTGAATTCAGGATTGCGAGATCCTTATATGCATCGCCGCCTTCTTCAGCGTCAGCTGCCTTCAAACCACGTGCGGTAATTTCGGCGCCAGAACCTTTTTCACCAGCGTAAATTTTGGAACCTTTCACTGAAAGATCACCCCAGGACTTAACGTTTGACGAACGATTGCAAATCAGGGTTGAATACTCGGTGTACATACCATCGTTGGTGATATTGTAATAATCGAGTTGACCCTTTTCCTTGCCGTAAACATACAGCGCATCGGATTGAGTGATTGCGACATCGCATTCACCAGACTTGATCTTGTCCAGATTTTCACCAGAACCAGCAGTGTTGAGAACGGCAACGTCAATCTGACCGCGCAGCTGATCAGCAACCTGATGAGCCACATAATCATAATTGCCGCCAGGCTTACCACCACAGATGGTCATGGTTGGATTGGCCGAAGCCACAGAAGTGAATGACGCAAAAGCTGCAAAAGCAATTGCGGCGAACATTCCAATTCGAGCGAGTTTCATTTCAATATTCTCCTAAATCAAGTTGAAAGGAATGCGCCGCAGCTTATTCTGCGAACACATACTCTTTACCACCCAGACGAACGATGCTGGTGGTATCGAGATTGATTGAGCGGATTTCGTGCTTTTGCACGTCATAGACCGCCATAAGTTCTGGATGATTTGCCTTGCGAGTTTCAACAGCCTTCTTGGCTGATTCCGAAGCTTCGTCACCCTTGACGTGGAACTTCAGAGCGGCTTGTTGAATATTCATGGAACGTTCCTCACCATTCTTCTTGGTGAATTCAACGGTCACGAAATGTGAATTGGCTTCTTCAAGAAGCTCGGTGATATATGCACGCTTTTGATCGCGTGTTGCGTTTTCAATCGTAATCTTCATTTTATTTTGCTGCCTTTGCTGCTTTGATTTGCGCACGATAGGCTTCCTTGCCAGCTTTCGCTTTGCCTTCGTCCTCAAAAACTCCGATGACTTCCCAATAACTGGTGTATCCTTCTTTTTCATCGAACCGAACAACCTTTTTCCAAAGATTAAACAATCCGTCGAAACGACTTGCGATTTCAACGTTCTTGTTGAATTCTCCTCCGTTTGAGGCATCGGAAAACCAGTTGCTCATTATTCTCTTCTCCATTATTTCGATAAAAAATTTGAGGCGGATCGTAGCCCACCTCAATTGGTAAAATTTGAAAATCTTTCACGAAGTATGCACGAGGGAGATTATCCTTTGTTGTCTGATACACATCAGCCCCAACATCATTGTGCATACAATTCAAAAAGTCGTTAATTTCAGAACGCTCTAACAAAACTGTACTCATGACACATCCCCATTTGAAGATTGAACCAATCCAGTACCACCCCCAGGCTTTTGGTAAGCTTGTTTCCTGTATCACAGGAACAGCTTATTTGATTCGCTTCAAAAAGTAAAGGACTTTCTTCTAAGATATAGAAGATTTCAGTTGAGAACGATTTTGATCGTTTCCAACGCATCAAGAGGTTTGAACAGATCGAAGTGGTCTGAAACGCAATAGGTCTCCTCTTCGCAGTAGCCAAACGCGTCACGAAATGACAGTACCCGGCTGCGATGAGTGAAACGCATGGATTCAAACTGAAAATTCCATACTTCGAACTTGCGATAATCCAAAGTGATTTCAAACAACCCATCTTCTGGATAAGGCTGAATATCAACAATGGTAGCTCGCATACCGCATTCAACGTAGGAATTAAAGTCTTCAACACCCGGCAAGAACTCAATGTCCCTGCCGATAAGAATCATATCGGATATCATTTATAATCACCCCGAAGCAATTGTACCCGTCCCTACGTTCTACATAGCTTGACGGCTGAATTAAGTAAAGCACTATTTAAGGTTTTAATGAAATTTTACGTAGATTAGGATGACCTAATTTAGCGCTCGTAAATCACCTTACGATTTGGGTGAATGAGGTTTTCAAGCCACCACACATAATCGCGGTTCGCAGGACCGGAAAACTCGATCGCTTCTTCCATACGTCCCATGAGGACCAACTGTGATGTACGATACTGCTCACCAAGGAATATGAAATTTGCCATCGTAATGGTGGGATCGAAAAATTGAAGCCACCACATGTGATTGACATTTTGAATTGACACAATTCTTGTGATGGCATCTTTTGGAATTGAACCAAAATGAGCGCAATTTCCCATCTTTTTCAATGACCATTTGTGATCATATCCAAGAGTTTTCCCAATGATGAGATTTTTGGCAAACCACTGGGTTCGTTTGGCAGTATTCCATGCAGGATCAAAATCCAATGGATACAAAGGATTCTTTCGATTCATACGATAAGTTTGTTCAAGAGTATCCTCATCAGCCACCATCATTTTCTCGATGACATCAGTATCAATTTCGATCAAACAAACTTCCTGATCGCTATCATCAGCTGCGTTGATGGCATAAAACAGGCCATACGCATTGGTGAGATAAACGACATCAGGTGATGTTGGGAAACCACCCCAACGACATTCGGATTTTCCTCTAGGTCTCAATCCTTGACGAATAGCAAGATGAGCCACAGGCAATGAAGTACCATGAACCAATAACATAACTGCCTCCCAGATGTTGGATCAGGGACACTTGTGGGCGTCCCTGATCATTGCCGAGTTACAGCCTAGTGCTGCGTATTGTTGTCTCCATTTTCGGTCTTGGCTGGCCCCGTTTCACCACCGCCACTCGGATGGTTCGGATCGGCGGCACCAGAAGGCTGGGTCTTGGTTTCTTCATTCTTGGGAAGAGCGGTCAAACCAGTTCCCTTGGTGCCGACCTTCTTTAACGGAAGGACCTTTGCGGCCTTCTTTTCCGTCTTTTCCGGTTCGGCAGGAGGCTGATTCTTGGAGAAAGGACGACCGCGCTTCGGAACAGGAACACCAGGTTCCGCCTTCAGATGGTCATGGATTTTGCCGCCGCGCTTGCCGGTGGCAGGCTCGACGATCGCGAGCGAGGCTTCCTGGTCGATACGGAAACGCATATTGGTAGGCTGCGCTTCCTTGAACTCGTTCCGGATTTGAGCGACGATATCGTGCTTCGTGGTCTTGACGAAGATCTTGCGTCCGAAAACTTCGGTCGGCACAACGACGCCCCGAACACGGGCAGTTTCAATCGAGCGAATGAGCTGTTCACGATTCATATTCATGGCATTGACTCCTTTTCACTAGTTACATAACAAAACCGCGTCATCACGGTAAGGCGATAACGCGGAATATAGGTGTCAGTTCCGAAGAAAAAAGAAGATTTCTTAAGATTTTTTAGAAACCTAATGAAATCAACGTGTTAGCCAACCACGAAAGTTGATAGGGTGTTGGAAACTGAGGCGCTGATAACGGTGTTTGCGGTTTCTGACGCACCACCATAGATGCCGTAAACCTTGTGTGCGGCATTGGAAGTGAGCGTTTGCGCTTGGATTTTATAAGTGCCAGCGACGGTTGGAGTGAAACTGAAAACAAGCGTATTGTTTGCGTTAACGATGTTAGCTTTGTTGGTATCTGAGACAGCCACCTTTGCTGAACCACCAGCAACGTTTGCAACGTTCATATTGAGAATGGATGGAGAAGTGGCAATTGAGATTGGTTCACTATAGACCACATTAACCTTATTGACAAGGTTTCTCTTGATAGTGGTGCCACCGCTTGAGTTTGCAACATACAATTCAACGATATCTGGATTGCCCATTGAAACCAATCCAGAAAGGTTGGTAATATGAACAAGGATTTCGTCTTTTTTACGAACAATACCACCAGTGCCGGTGTATTGAATACGTCTCACCCAGCCTTCTGGTGTAGCGATGATATTTCTACGATCTGCCGCAGCAAGATACTTAGGTCTTTGACCTGATTTTGACCATAATGGCATAGTGCTTCTTCTCCTTGGAATAAGTTTCAGTTATTTATACCCAAGGAGAATTTAGGTTATGAGAAAAAGTCGTCCAGTGAATCGTGCTTGACTTCTTTCAATGTACCATCATCGATGATGCCATCATTAATGAATTTTAACATCGCAACTGCGATTTTCACAGTATCGAGTGGTTCTTCATGAACAGCCGTGTAAACCTTTAAACTGGCATCGTTTTTAATGTTTTCATATTTCGTTTTACGTCCAGACAAAAACTTTTCGGATTGATCTGAACCACGTTCAGCATAACGTTCCTTCAACATTTTCTCAGGAGCTTCAATAATGATAGTCAAAAGCTCATATCCATTGTCTTGGATGAAGTTGAGCATTTTTGAATTGAAAATTCGATCACCTTCAAACACCACATGAAACTTGTTTTCTTTGAAGAATTCCTCAGCTTCAGGTTGGACAGCCATTGAGAATGTATCAGTGCCTTTGAATGACCCATCCTTGGTGTAATCTCCAAGGACCACGCGATCCTTATAAACATGGCCATTAACCAAGTTTCGAAGTTTGGTGATTGGTGTCAAATCACCCATGAATTTTAACATTAAGGTGGTTTTCCCAGTTCCAGGAACACCACCAATTGCAACGCATCTTTTTACCATGAAATTTCTATCCAGCGAGTTGTGTATCCTTCTCTGTAGTCGCCGACGTCTACCCATTCGCCGTCCACAGTTTCGGATCGTGTTTTGTAAATGAATTCAGGATCACCAATGTGACGTTTTAATTCTTGAACGATATCAGCCAATGGAAAATTTTCAGCATAATTGAAATATGTCCTTGGTTCAAATTCCAAGGAATGCCTGCCAGCTGCGGCAGCAATTTCCATTTGTTCAAGAATTTTTTTGGTTGATTCCTTGACGGAATGTTTGAATTTTTTGGATCGTTCAGCTTCCAGAAGCTTTTGAATTCTTACTGCTTCCCGATGTTCTTGAGCTTCTTTATTTTTCAAATCCGCCTGAGCTTCAGCGGTTTTCTTTTTCAAATCGTATGCAAATCCCATTATAGAAGTCTAACCTTTTCTGGGTATGGATAATATTCGATGTCAGTAATTGTGTGAATACCATATTCGCCATATGGTAAATAATCGCTGATTAAATCAATTTGTTCGTCAGTAAGCTCTTCCTCAGAATACACTTCACGTGGATCGCCAATTTCACCATTTGGAAAATTATGACCATAACCACGTTGGTTTTTAAGTTCTAGTGTCTTCTTGTTGATCACTTCAATGATAGGCAACAAAGCCTGGATTTTTTCCATTGTAACTTTATGAGTTGCAGTCACATAATCAGCATCATTGGTATCAGCAGTTATCGATAATTCGTAATATTGTTCAGACATCATTGTACCTATTGTAATTATAAAATTCTGGTGTCACATATGACCAATACCAAGTTCCATTGTAACTGTCACATTCGCCTTTGCGCCAGATTGTTTCAAACCAAACGCATTCTCCATCGCCATCTGTCATTCTGGTTGGAAACCAAGTGAACTTTTTATGCCAATGTGTTTTCTTAATATAACTGGCATATCTACGATCAGATAGCCAATCAAAAATATTTACGCAATGAAAACGCATTATTCTTTTTCGCGAATTACGTCAGCAACTTTCTTTGCTTTGGTCTTAACCTCACCAGCCACTTCCTTAGCATCTTCGTATTTTTCTGCTGCGTAATCACGAGCACCTTCATATGCAGTGCCAGCCTTGTTGATAGCAATGGAAGTAAGTTCCTTTGCATCATCGTACTTGTCTTCAACAAGCTCAGCTACGTCGCCAGCCTTTTCGATTGCGACGTCTTTAATTTCCTTCAGTTTCTCAGTAATGTTTTTGAAAATTGACATTTTATATTCTCCTCAATTGAAAAAATCTTCCAATGCGGATTTTTCAAGCTCCGCATGAATATCACCAGTTTTTAGGAATAGATGCATTTTAGCTGGATCAATAGCATTAGTCAACCATTTTTTATCCACTATTTCTTCACGGCATTGCCAAAGAGGTTTCCAGTTAATGCCGATCCAACCATCCTTTTCAACCTTTTGAATTTCTTCAGCTTGTCTATCCAGATAATAACCAAGATATCTGCCGTCACGTGTTCTGAATAGTTTCTTGAAACTACACAAACAAGTTTCCATAGCGAAGTAGTCGATTCTATGTGCAACGTCTGGAAAACGTCTTCGGGTTTCGTTCAAAACAGTTGCAGCAATTTCTTCAAATTCTTGATATTGTTCTTTGGTGATCGGTTGATCAATCAAATCTTCACGGCCCATAGCATATAGAAATCCATTACGATGGGATTCAGAACCAGGATCAGATAACAGTAATGTCTCAGGTTCGATATTCAGACCAACACATTGTTTTAAAATCTGCAAATAGAACCAAGTTGAATATCTGCCAAATTTATGAAAATCACGGATGATTGCATTATAACAGTTCAAAAAATTAGAATATGGATCATGAGGCTTGTCGCACAATTTGTTAAAATAAGCTTCTTGACTCTCATATCCTTTCAATCGATCACGGTATGATTTGAACATTTCGGCCAAATGACCTTTGTTCCATTTAGTATCCGTTTGATATCTCAGACGTTTGAAATTTTCAGTATTCCATTCATTGAGTTTATCATAACCAACCAACGCAAAGTCCGGAAATTCATTCCAGATGATATATGCGGTTGGCCAATGATAGGTTGTTCCATATATCCAGCACAACCAATATTTTTGCTCAAGATTAAATTCAAATCGATCGAAAAAATAAGTGGTCATGAATAGAGCCGGATCACAGTCGTTGATACGAACTGAGGTCCCAAACCAATCAATGAAAGTGTCGAGTCTATCCAAGATGTGTCACCATTATGTATCCAAAGATTGAAAACGGAATAATGACACCAACGATGAAAGGAATGATATCATCTATGAAAATTTCAATATATCTATTGATCAAAACAGACTCCCATATTCAATTTTGGCTTTCTTACCCAATACAAATTCATCGTACAATTTTTTGAACTCAATTCTCATCTTCAATCCAACCTGAAGATTTTGATTTTCAGCCTTTTCGTCTTCTTTTAAGGTGATGTAATTTGGATGAAGTTTTTGAAGCTCAATCATGGCTTCACGGTTGTTTTCCTTGGTACGATTGACTGAGCAACCACCTTCAGCGTTTGCCTTCTTTTCAATAGAGATATATTCGCCGCTGTAACGCAAACGTTTTCCAGATTCAATTACGGAAATTGGAACATGGAAATCTTCAAAATATGTCACCGCATCGTAACGGATGTTATGTTGCTTCAAATAATCACGATTTAGAAAACAACAGTGGGATGGTTTTCCATAGTAATATTCAGTTGGTTTCTCATGTGACATAAATGAATTCGAAGTTCCGCAAAATACATCACCTTGATCTAACCAGTCGTTCATCAAATGAAATAGATCATTAACTATGGCAGAACTTGTAGAACGTTGAGTTTTGACAATTTCATCACGTTTGTAGAACGTGAGATCATCGTCCAGCATTGCTATTTGAGGATCGTCACTTTGATCAATGATGAATTGTCGTGTTTTCGCAATGGAACCAATGAACTCAACAGGCACATCGACACGAAGAGGGTGATCATGAACTTCCTCCTTTGGGCAGACAAGATATGTCTTATTCAACCAGCCTTTAGGGATGCCGGCCAACGTAAATTGTTTGCCTTCACGCTTATATGTTGGAATGAAAATTTTCAAATCAATTTCCCTTCAATGGCTCTTCGAAATTATAAATGGCTTCGTGATAACCAATTAAATTGTGGATAGAGCCCTCAAGAAGATAAGCAACTTTTCGATGCATCTCACTCCCACTATGAAAATGGGGATCAGGTATTGTTCTTGAAGAAGTTGTGTTCCAATCTCCGATGTACTGAATTTTAGATAGTATTTGCTCACCAAATTTCTCCACTAGCTTGCGTTCATTTGCGCCGTCCATGACGAAAATGACATCAGCCTGATCAACAAGTTCCTGCGTAACAGGTTGTGAACGAACTGAATTGTTTTCATAACCCATGTCCAAAAGAATATCACGCATTTTTTTGGCAGTCAACTTGCCTTTATTTTTATCTGATATTCCTGCCGACAATACAATCCAGTTCAGTTTGGAGTGAGCGACTAGTTGATCCCTCATCATCAACTCTGCTGCTGGACTTCTATTGATATTTCCAACACAAATGAAAAGAATCTTTCCACCGATTGGAATTTTCTTCAAATGGTCAAAATTTGAATAATGTTTATCGCGTTCTTCTATGAATTCAGCTAAACTCATATTTTGCCTTCCGCTTGAAGTTTTTCGATGTTTGCCTTAACCGTTGCACGATTATTATCAGCAAAGTTGGTCATCTTAAAGATTTTGTCCAACTCATAATCATATTCACCGAACTTTGGAAACTTATAATCCTCTGGTGTGTAAAAGTCAAGAGGTCTTTTTTGTTCATCAGAAAGTGCATGATAAAGAAACTCTTTAGACCAACGAACGCATGAATCAAATTCCCATGGATCAATTGTTCCAGGATAATGTCTGAATTCAACCGTGTCCGTTTCTTCCCAAAGCTGTCTCAGATTGATGCCTGGTCGTGGACTAAAATACCACATACGAGCACCATCTTTACCAATTGGTGCATGTGCTTCCCAAAATTCCTTGACAGTAGTTGCAGCATACATTTCATCCAAACGATTTTTTGGAAGCATGTATTGATGACTCACTTTACGACGCTTGAATCTTTTGTACGCACCTTCATAAGCTTCTTTGGACATTTGGCTAGGATCAGGCTTCGGGATACGCTCAACGATGTCGAATGCTTCCTGCCCATAGGAATCAATGTATCTTTGCAATTTCTTAACCGCTTCAAGGTCATCTTTTAATCCTGGAACTCGCACGTGAATATGGAGATTTGATCTGAAATTCACAACCGGCTTTGCTTCTTTTGACAATTCACTCAATACATAAGTGAAATTGCGTGTTTGATCAATGGTGGTTGAAGTTGGTTTACAATTAATTTCACCACCCCATGGCCAAATTTCACCCTTTGGATCATTAGCCACACCATTGGAATTCATAACTGTATTATCTTTGGTATTCCAACTATTTCCTTCAGGAAGTTCTTGCCCAAATTTCACATCACCTAATTCAAGTTCACTTCCATATGACCAATTGCTTGGTTCGTATTTTCCCATTTACTGTAAATCTTTCTTATTTGTTGGATGATATGGATTTTGATATAATTCATCGCCTTCCATGAATAATTCAACATTCATTGGTGCTTTGATTGCATTTTTAATGCCAGCACGTTTCAAGATATTTTCAGTAGAAGCGAGAATCAATCGCTCATGGGCATCCCATGAATACCACAAAGGTCTTAAACCATTTCTCCAACCACCAAGTACATTTGATGAATTTTGGAGAAAAACAACAGCTTGACTGCTATCTGGAAATTCTTCGAGAGGATGTTTGTAGTTTTTAAAATCAGACAAAGCGTGTAGCACCATTTCGCTATCATTGCGTGTTTCGCATTTGATAGGCCAATTTTCAGGTGATTCTTGACTGATTACACCATTATGAACGATGGCGTATTTATCATTGGAAAAAGGTTGATTGAACCGAACGTCACTAGTTGAGTATCGAATGTGACCAATCATTGTGATTGATCCATCTAAATTCAAAAGGTTGTTGAAATTGAATTGTTTAACAAACTCTTCAGAACCCACAGGCAGTTTAACGGTGTTGATTTTTTTGCCTTCTAACCATGAAATGCCCGTTGCATGTTGCCCGCGAATACCAGCTTCCAAAAACAAATTGCGAATGAGTTCAAGATCGGTTGCGCAAGGATTGATGGTCTTGTAACCAAGAACTCCACACATTTATTTCTCCTAAATTGGCAATTTATTTGTTACAATTTCATGGGAAACTGAATCGAAATATTCATCCCAACGTTTTTCACGAATTGGATATTTTCTCAAACTGTTCAATGGTTTGATTTTCCAATCCCAAGCTTTCAAAGTTTCATCGTAGAATGGACCATTGAAATATTTTGGCATCAATGATTTGTTCGCCAAAGTATCAACAATAGCCTTTGTATGATTATATCTGGATTCAGGATCATCAAAATCACCGCGATCACCTGATGATTGCATTCCACCTTCATTGAGACCTTGGCCAACATTGTTGATATGACTGATCATACCAGCCCAATTGTAAACCAATGAACCACCATCTTCTTCAATAACTTTGGCTGAACGTTCCATATCTTCATTGTGCCCAAACATGGTTGTATGGAGTTCAAAATTAGTCACAGCACCCCATGCTGAACCAACCAAATAGTGTGGACGAATTTCCTTGAAAGCTTTTCCACTGATGAAAAGTGGATTGGTCATGGACCGGAAGGCGAAAGTTGATATGCCTTCTTCATGAATGGTTTTAAACCCATCGAGTAAATAATTGTGCAAATTTGTTGATTCTTTTTGGATTTTTATTGTCAATGGATGACCAGGAAATTCAAAGAAATCAAAAAGATCGTCATCAAAGAAAAAGACTTCCTTGCCATTTCCAAAGAAATGAAACATGAAGTCAGTAACTTCCTTGATACCCAAGACACCAACAACAATTTGTTTATATGGTTGATCCTTCAAGGCTTCCTCGTAGAGAGCCTTTTCCTCTTTGTTTGCAACAAAAATGTAAAGTTGCTCAGCCAAGTCGAGACCTGTCTGAGCCTTCAAAAACTTGTAGGTGCGTTCGGAAAACGTTTTAGAACGTCCATATGTCCGCATTGCGATTGAATACATTTATCCCTCAAAACATGCTTTATGATCCTGTGATTGCATTTCAGCAATCGTCTTTTCACATCCACACTTTTTACATATGACAACTTGATCAAGAAGTCGCATCTTCTTTTCTTCGTCAAGTTTGCCTTTGACTGAATCTAAAAAGTCCCAAACTCCAACTTTTTCATAAAGATATTTGGCAGTTTCCCAATCTATAACATGATCATATGTGTAATCCGTATCATAGATAAAAGTTCGAGTGCCAAGTATCCAATCTTCGGGTCTACGACCCTTAAAAATTCTAACTGATGTGTTGTTACTGTGTTTGACAGTAGCCAACATCTTCCGGGCAATTAACTCCCATTTTTGAAGCTTATCACCCAAATCTAATTCTAGCTGTCTATTCTCCATACTTTCTTCTAAGTCTCCATTCTTCGTATTTTGTATGAAGAGTTGCTCCACCCCAACCGAGTCCCCACGCAACTAAAACTGTAATCGCAATGAAAAGAAAACTGATCAAATTCATTTCAATCTCCAATGCTATTTAGGGAAGACTTTGTTCAAGCAGCCTTTGCCACCTTGATTTTCTTCCAAGGAGTGTTTGGTCCACCGAGAATAACCGAACGCAAATATTTTCCTATAGCCTGAGGTGAAACACGCATTTGATCGTTCACTTCTGCAAGACTAGGAGTGTTGCCAAATGGATATTCACCTTTATCGTTCATAAACATATTGAAATCTTTGGTGCCACCAATACTGGTGTACATTCCAAGCAAATCTACAAGTTCTTTTGGAGCACGAGCGGGTTCTTTATCTTTGCCATAAAGCCATTGGCCACCGTTTTTTTCCGTAGAAATTGCTTCAGGAAAAGCATCGCACATATGCCCAAGACAACAACGGCCACCCTTATTATCGCGAAGTTGTTCACGAGCCTTGCGAAGTTGAGGCTGTTCCAAATATTCAACAGCCTTCAATCGATTTTCATACATTTGTTGATGAGTAATCTTTGCCATGATAAATTTCCTTCAATGCAGCGACGGTTGTATCAAATGAAGTGTGGTGAACGAAGACACCGCCCATTTCTTCCCACAGATGCTTATATTTCAGTAGATCATCAACCAGAACATCACCAGGGTTAGCATGATCACGCTTGTTACGTGACAAGCAAACGATGATTTTGTCTGTATTGAAACGATCCTTTGCCGCTCGGATTTTTTGTGGTGCGGCCCAGTTTCCAAATGGAGCACCGGTCAGAATGGTTGGGTCATACTGCTGACAATGAGACCACAGTTCCCAACCACCCTTCATGAAGGGTAAATTGTAGAAAAAGTCATCGTGCTCACGAATCAACTTCCAAAACTGCTTTGCGCCATATGTATCTTCATACTCAGATGAAGACAACCCACCGGACAATTCCATAAATTTGGCATCAAAATCCAGCAACACACCGTCTGAATCCAAAAACAGTCTTGGTCTTTCTACAATCATTCTATCCTCTTTATATCTTAAGTTAACAACTCATACATATATGAAGAAGATAGCCGAGTAAAGCCCAATCAACCCCAATTTCTTGAAATATAATCTTTTTCTTCGTGGTTCAATTTTTCAAGAATTGGTTCACGTTCACCACGAAGAATACGAATTTCGTCGAGCGAAAGCTTCTTGCGAATTGAACCCAACAAAGCTTCTTCAGCTTCTTGATCAGCAAGGTCTTCTTCATAACGCTGAATCATATTGTCGAGAACTTCAATATCAGGATTGCCAATTTTGAATTCAGTGCCGTCGTGAACAAAAAGAACATCACCTTTCTTGGTTGTACGGAAAAAGTGAGTTGGTGCGCGCTTCAAATTGAGCTTTGTTTCAAGCTCAATGAGCCGAGCAATAGCACGATAAAAACGTGCTTCGATTTCAATATTCTTGACAAACTTTGCAGCTGCGTCAAGAAGACCATCCTTGTCACCATATTCAGACTTTTCGGCCAACAGAGAGCCAGTGACAATGGCTAGAAGATTTTCGGTCCGTTTGGACATACGAGCAGGACGTCGAGCATAAATGGACTTTTGATGGGTGGCAATGTCCTCAATATCGATCTCTTCCATATCACCCTCCGCAATAACCAAGCCAATAGGCCCAGAAAATGTTTCGCCCGTAAATCCAACCGCTGAAACCGCAATGGTACCATGCGGTCAACTCCAGAGTGATACCAATGACGAAAATCAAAACGCCTATCACATAGAGCAAAATAAATGCTTTGTCGTTCATTCAGTCCTCCCAAGGGCGCTGAATATCCTGATAATAATCAAAGGCATCTTCAGCTTCATCAATAAGCTTGTAATATTTGCGCATATTCCCAACATCATATGCCTTCTTGGAAGCATCCATCAAACGAGAATATTCATTGTATGCTCTGGTTTGTGCTTCAAGAGACATCAGCGCATTCTCCGTTTTGCCTCAGCGTCTTCTTCCATATCCTCTTCCATGCATTCAACGAAGTTTTCATCAAACTTCACAACATAGAAGTGGAAATCACCATCAGGATAATAGACCACGTTGGTCACTTCACCCCAATGTAATGTCGGATGCCAATACTTGTCACCGATTTTCTTTTCATGATCCATTCCAACGACCATCAGAGCCTCACAGCCGAAAACTGAGCCGAACCATCGTGACGGTCATACCAGACTTCGTCACGAGCCTGCTTCTTAACTTTGTTGATTGCTTCACCAGCAGTGAAGGCTACAACTTCGAAGAATTCCGAACCTGACTTGCCTCCGCCCTGATACTGGAGGAAGAAGCGAACGTTGTAGGTCTTAAGAGTTCTCTTTCTCACGGAAGTCTCCATCCAATCACTATAAACATTATAGCTTATTGACTGGATGGAGTAAAGCGAATTCTTCCTTTGGCAGAAGAATTATTTGAAAGATTTTTAGAGATCGTTTGGGTTCATATAGGAACAATAAATTGCCATAGATGCATCCTTTGCACCAAAAGTTATTCTAGCATTTTGACTTGCTTGAATGCACTGGTCCCAAGTTTCAACCGGTGTGATTTTATATTCACACCGATATCCACCACCAGCATTACAAAAAGCCATCACTAACACAACAATTAATTTCGTCATTTTCGCATATACTCTAATTAAAGAAATCGGCCAAATCAGAAGTGAATGCCTCAGGGTGATATTGTTTCAATGAGTCCTCACCAAGATTGGCTCTGAGGTAATCGTACCAACGTTCGCTTTTCCACATGTCTGGATAGACACCATTGAAGTTTTCTCTCCAGCTTGGGCAATTTTTGTCAGTCTTATTCCACATGACAAACTTCTCACGATAATCTTCATAGGACTTTGCTGAGCAACCATTCATTTTTTCACGAAAATAACAAACGATTGAAATTCGTTCAGGCGCATCACCATTCAATTTTGAGATTGGGGTGTTGCCGTGAATTTCATGAACGTCCATCAACAAAACGTCACCAGGTCGAATGTCAACTGCAACACGATATTCAGGGAAGCAAAGATAACCACCTGACCACTCACGATCGTCAGACAATGCCGTCAGATTTCCGAAACCAGCTTCCAAATCGCCAGCATCACGGTGACAAGCAGTACGGAAATTTTTGTTAATTGTGATTGTCGTGTAAACTGATTTGCCAATATGGTACTCAGGATCAATCTTTACGATTTCTTTTTTCTGAGCTGCCCATCTGGTTGGTAACAACTTTTGGAACCATCCTGAAATATCTTCAATGAATGGAACAGACATTTCAAATTTTTCTTTGTTGTTTGCTGTGTAGGCAGTTGCTCTACAATAAGGAATTCTTGGGTATCTGTCATAAAAACCTCCTACACCACTGAAAACTGGATTTGCATAATTGGTTGAAGAAATATATTCCTCAGACACAATTCTTGCTTCTTCCATTTGATCAGTCTTAGGCAACTTTGCAGTTTCGTGTGCCCAGTTCATGAAGTTGAATTCATTGCGTTCGATCTTTTCAGTCAACCATACGTGACCACGCAAAGATGTAACTTCTTTTTCCTTGCCCTTGAATTTTTCAATGAGTTTTTCAAGGGTCAATTTTTCATCTTCACCCATCAATGAAAGAACTGATGGTTGAATGAAAAAATTCAAAATTTCAAACTGAAAATCAGTTACCCATTCACGACCATTTTTTGAATCAGGGGATTGACGTTGAATATCGCCTTCAATTGGACCAGTAGCAATACCACGATTATGTGATGTGGTTGCGCCATCCTTCAACCCTTTATACGCTGCGTCTCGGAGTTCCTTTGAGAAAACTCCCTTGCGAAATTTCAGTAGAACATTGTTATCGCTGGTATCTTCGCCAAACGCATCTGTCTTGTAAACATCAGCGTCTTCGGTCAGCAAAACATCATACGCATCATTATCAAGAAAAGTTCCTAGAAATCCCTCATTTGCTTTTTTACCTTTGAGGAATATTTGCTTTACCAATTATGTCTCCATGCTTCTCGTTGCCGGTTTCGTTATCGCACTCACCGTCACTTTAACGTCAAGTGGCGAAACACTCAATACTTTGTATTTAGATAGATCATTGGTGTGTCTTACCAACCAAGCTTCAAGTTCAGATTTTGTTTTGAAAATTTCATAATTCAAACTGGTGATGGTCTCAGTGTAAGCAGGATATCCATGACCTGGATTTGTTCTGCTACGTTCATCACCTTCATGGTGAACATATGAAGTTGAAGTGCTGATAACAGCATAATGATGATCACTAGGAATGTCATTCAGTTTCATTTTACACATGCCTCATAAACTTTACGAATTGGTTCAAGTTCGCCACTGGTGCTGTTTCGTATTTTGGAAATCTTGTCAACACCGTTGCTGGTAGTTTGACCAACTTCACGGAAATTATTGTCGAGCTGTTGACCATAAACATTGCTACCGTCAACCTTTATAACGCGACGAAGGCTGTATGATTTGGTGCCAGTGAATTGAAGAATATCGCCAGCAATGATGAAGTGCTTTGCCCACTCCTTGAATTCCTTTGATTTGCGGAAATCAGCCTTCGCTGCCAAACGACGCGCCTTTGCCTTTTCAGAATCATAGTGGGATTTCAAAGCAGCATGAGCCTTGTCATCAGGGAAAGTCAAATAGATGGTTGGTTGTGTTCCACGATAAATTGCAACAATGGATACTGTTTCAAGTCGCATTTTCAACGACATGATTTCGACAGCCTTGCCTTCGTTAATCAACTTGATGATCTTATCTTTTTCAGATATGAAAAGAGTTTCATAGATATGAGTCCAAAGGAAATTTGGAATGAAATTGGCAATGTCTTTCAGATTATTAATGTTGAACATGTTCACCATCCTTCATAGCGTTCAAAACAATTTGGGTGCATTGGAGATTGTTGGAACTGTTTGACCCAACGCACCGGTCAATCAAACTCAATGTTCCAGCGACCGGATTGCTTGGTGCGTAAATCCCAGTCAAAATTGAGTCGGCTGCGATTGCAAAAGCAATCAATACAATTCCAGTTACAACGATCAAAACAATCTTAGCTTCATTAGTAAGTATCATTTGTTGTACCACTCCCAAACAAGGCAAATTAGAAATTCTCCGGTGCCCATTTCAATGGCCGCAGGTTCAAGACTTGAAGAACCATCAGATGGATTGGTGAAATCTGTGTAACCTGTTCCCATCATGCCTCGATCATAATTGCCTAGATGACGTGGCAAATTCAAGGCAGTGTTAAAATCAAATTTGTGGTCATCATGCCAAAAGTCCCAAACCTTTGGCTCATCAAGTTCCAATTTTGGATCAATCAGTTTTAGATGCTTCTTGAGATCATTTGTAGCAACGTAATATGGAACTATGACGTTCACTTCCTTTTTGAAGTGTAAATCCTCAATTTTCATATCGAGAATATCTTTATCTTCCTTGGTAAACAGCAGAAGATCAAGAATTTGATCGGTGTTGTAACGCCTGTATTCACCAATTCCGTACTGTGAAATAGGAACAAGATGTTTCATAGCCTTCAGTCTCTTTAACTGATCAGCTTGAAACTTCGTTGAATCGAAATTTTTGACAAGAGGGAAAACATATTCCGCTGCTGCTCCAAGGTAAAAATATTCACCCCACTTGTCAAATTTCTTATTTGATGATACAAGCATTGTCATTAATCTTTCAAAATAGATTGAGCGTGACGACTTGAGATATTGGTGTAAATTTTCACCAATGACGCATAGATATTTTCGAAAATATCGTGAGTCAAAGTCCAAGCACCAGACAAAGGCCATACAACCATCCAAGCCATGATAGTTGATTTGTAACGACTTGGAGTCAAGGTGTTCCAAGAAGATGCAAAGAAATCATCAAACGTTGGAATGGTGCGATCGGCAGTTGGACCAGATTGTGCCCACTTTTTGTAAGTTTCGTAATCATTCTTGCGTGTTTGAATATTGCGATCCTCACGAATGAATAGCCACCACTTGGCAATTGAATAGACGGCACCAATGCCAATATATCCAACAATCACTGATGCGGTTTCATATGGATGTTCAGATACCCAAACGAATGGCGCGCTGAGATCGGAAAATCCGATAAACAATGCAGCCAAAGCCACAGTCACCAACCATGTAAAACCATTTCCCTTCCAGCATGAAATGCTGAGGAAGAAAACTTCCGCCAGCAAAACAAACCAGAACCAACCACCGGATAGCAGAAAAGCTATCCCAAATACTTCACCTAAATTCATTAACCATTCTCCTTCAGCAGTTCTTGTTTCGTGGGCTCGAAGTTATTTTCAGCCCATACCTTTTGCAGTTCTTTCAGTTTGTCACCAATTGCCTTGCCTTTCAGGTGAGGAAAATCGTGACCAGTCAGCGGAAACTTCGGTGCCTCAGCAAACTTGGAACCCCAAGGAACATTATTGATGAAACACCATTCACGCATACGTTCTGCACCGTTTTTGAACAGATCAAAATTGAAATTGGAAGGCTGAAACTTTTCATGCCATTCAATCGTTTTGATCACATCAGCAGGAGCCTTGAATTCACGGAACCAATTAGAACCGATACCCTTCATGAACAGAGTGATTTCGGGTTTCGTATGGGTTGTTTCTTCCGTTTTCAGATTCTTATTGAAGACAACTTCACTGATGCATGAATTATTCATCAGATAGAACACTTGCGTGTCATTAACTTGCGCAGTCTTCATGATTTCTGAGTAGATACGTTCATGGGAGATTTTATGCAGACCCATACGCAAATCACCCATTGCATACATCGCATTATAGTCATGACCAAATCTAAATCGAGCCATGAACCTGAAATAACGCAGGATGCGCAGATAATCTTCCTTGATACGTTGTTCAGGATCACCAACAAAATAAATCATCTGTTGATTAATATGACGCTTCCCTTCATGGAAGTCATGGATATCTCCATTGTAATCCATGTACATAGCATTCATCGTGAAGTCACGACGCTTTGCATCTTCCTCAAAACTATCAGTGAAAGTCACATCAGCATGACGGCCATCCTGGTTTGAATCAACCCGCAGAGTTGTCACTTCATATGGAATGTGATCAATCACCACGGTAACAGTACCATGTTGCAGCCCAGTATCAATAACTGAGTGACCCAGTTTAGTGAAGATTTCCCGAACCTCTTCGGGCTTGGCGACAGTTGCCAGATCGATGTCTTTTGGATTTTGTCTCATGACCGTATCACGGACCGCACCACCAGCAATTCGGGTTTCGCGACCTGCGTCGTTCATAATTTTCATCAGCTCAAAAGCTTTACGCATCATAAATCAATCCTCAATTTCATTCATTATAAACCAAAATTTTTGAAAGTAAAGCATTATTTTGAATGTTCTTCCCTATACGAACCTCAGGGACGCAGGGGAGTTAACGGAATCAATAGGCAGTCAGCGAGAATCAGTTAACGGGACTTGTTAAGGACTTGTTGCTTAACATTTTTCGGCATTTCATGCCTCAAAAGTTAACGCGCACGCGAGGAATTATTTTATTGCTGATTTTTAGATGTTTGTCAAGGGTCTACAAAATTATTTCTTCTATGAAAATTGTAAACCCTTGATTTTAAAGTGAATTATTTTTAGGTGGTCATTGCTAGAAGTTCAGCATCAGTAAATCTGACTTCTTTACCAATGCAAAATCGTTCAGTGATGCCCATAATAGTATTATTACCTGCACCATTTGTTCCAAGGTCCCAGTGGGTATATACTGAATCTAGTACAGCATTTGTTCCAAGATTACCAAGAACACCATTACATGCAACCTTAATCAAACCATTTGGGGTGACAAATCCAGCAACTTTATTCAGTTGTGATAGACCAGTTCTCCAAACACCAGCAGCAGTCGTAGAAGCTCCTGGATTCAATGAAAAAGTTAACGCACCAGTGCCTGTTGTGTTACAGAAGATTCCACCGTCTGATGTGATAACATAACCACCAGTTGGTCTCTCAGAACGTCCTTGCCAATAGAAACCAAATGCTCCACGTGTGATTCCGTAGATTGGTCCAGCATCAGTGTTGAAAACGTTTGGACGGCATTGTGAATTGATCAGAGTTGCGGTGGTTGTTGCATATCTTTGTTGAGTTGGGATATTCAACCCAGATATTGTTGGCGTACAAAGTTGTAGAAAGTCAACTGCAACTTGATCACCTGAGGTTGCCAGACGAATTCGACAAGTTGAACCTGCTGACATCAGCTGAGTGATATATTGTTGGGAATATGATGTGGTGATTAAGCTGGAAATGTCAGTTTCAGTAGTTCCACCATCAAGTGATAAAAATACACCACCAGTACCAGTCACTCGCTTGATATCGAGGGAAAACACACGCTGGACGTTACCTGCCACAGTCTGTTGAATTGTTCCATTGGCAGCTGTAGCAGTGAGAAGTGTCGCTTGGTTAGCTGCTGCATCCGCGCCAACTTGAGACTTTGCAGCAGTCATATTTGACGCTACCCATGTTGCTCCAGCAATGCCGCCATTGAGATCACGATTCCACAACAAGCCATTGGTGCTTGACATGTATGAAAACACACCTTTAGATGTGCGACGAAGACCAGCAGCAGCTTGTAAAACTAATTTGCCAGTTGCATCAGGACAGTATGTTGCACTGATGTTTGATGGATCACGAAACAATCTGCCATCATTGCTGTTGTTACCGTAAGGCTGTGATCCACCACGATAGACATTGTTAACAAAGTCCATATCGATCGCCATTCTTGCGAATGGATTGGTTGATTGATTAAGAGTTGCAGGTGATGCTCTAAGCATTAGTCTTTGATGACCTCAACTGTTACTGTCCATGTCTTACCAGAACCCGGTGTTACAGCATCACGTGCTTCAAGAAGAGCAAAGATATTTTGAGTGCCTGAGCTTGGCGCAAAAATAAATTCTGAACCAACTGATGCTACACCAAAACCTTTTTCAAAATCAGAGAAATGTCTATCCAAAAGAATATCAGAATAACCAAGATATTCACTTTCGGTTGAAAGCCATGCACCATTGTCGCCGTTTGTTACAGTTGGTGAATTTTTGTAGAAGTGAACACGAACGTTTTTGCTTGCCCAAGCAGTATCATTTGTTTTGACTCGAACTTTACGCAACATACCAGTGGTATCATTTGCACGGGAAACAGCCAAAGTCATTGGTGTGACTGAACCAGCAGTGACGCTGTTTGCAATCAAATCACCGATAGCATAGATGTTTGTATCGGCTGGGCGAGTGAAAGTTGCTGTAGCAACTCCGGAACCAGGAGTTGTAATTGGAAGTGCACTTGAAGCAGATACTGGAAGAGGATTAGGAATGCTTACAGTTCCGCCGCCACCACCGGATGAAGTGGTTGTTACGTAATTGAGAACTGAGCTTGAACCAGCTGAACGAACGTAAACTGAAGAACCATTCGCAATGGTCATTGGATTCAGACCACCATCAACAACACCTGATTTCATTACAAAGGTGTTAGCATAATTTGATGATGGTGTACCAGCTGTGGTTTTGATAACCAAATATGTGACACCTGTCACTGGATTCAAAACGATATCCAATGGACCGTCAGCAATTTTTTGGTAAGTTGTATTGGCGGTGATGTTATTGGTTTGTGTCATAAGAAATCCTCTCTTTACAGTATTTAGTAAGAGAGGATTTCTGTTTTATTCATCCAATAGCTTGTTTGGAGTTACTGCTTGACCATGCATCCAATGTTTGATTGTTTGAACATGACCTTTGCGAACGAATTTCGCTACATTTTTACGAAAGTCTGAGAATGGAAACTCAGAAACAGTTCGGACAATGTAGCCTTCATCCTTTTCCCAACTCATATCTTTCCACAGAGCCTTGATTTTCTCAGCATCAAATGGACCTCGATAAAGAGTTTCAACTGGAGTGATGCCAAGAAGCTCAAACCACTCAAGTGTTTCATCCCAATTCAAACAAACGTTGCGTTCATTCCAAACTGAGAACCCAAGGGCATATGAAGGAAGGTCATCATAGCCTATTGAATGCTTGGCGTAAAGATTTTCCACGCAGACACGCCAGTGTTCAGGTATGAGATAACCAATCTGATTATGGAAATTCTTCACCCAATTTCTTGATGGATGATGGAGTGAATCAAGGCTTCGCGCGTGGATATGATCACTGTACATGGTGGTATTTTCACCATCCATCTTTTTAGTCACAACCACTTCTGATTTCTCAAGAACTTCCATGGAAGGGATAATTCGATCATCATTATGAATGCCTTCGCTCCAAGGTAGATGATACGTTCTTGGGTACTTTACATAATGACTGAATTCATGAAGATGACCAGCAAGAATTTTCTGGACGGATTCATCGAAGAAAAGTTCACCGATTAATCGTGTTCCGTTCAACAAAATGGGATTGCCCCATTTGTCATAAACTTGGTCATCATACAATTGAGGCGGAATTATGCGTTTGGTTATTCCTGCGTAAGTACGAATTTCTTCAACAGAAATATCAGTCCTTTCGCAAGCAAGATGATGATCTTCACAAACAGAAGCACCGTTATCAAGATAATACCCACCATCGGGAAAAAGCCTGCGCTCAAAAATATGATGAGCATCAACAGCAGCGTTGCCACAAACAACGCACCGATATCTGTCGCGGCGGAATACTCCCTCACGAAAATCGTCTCTCGACAGTAACATAACTCATCCTATTTTCTTATTTCCAAATTTCTTATAATGTGAATTCTTTCTGTTCGCCCATTTGATCCAGAGTTTAGGCCAAAGCTTGAAAATGACACCTTCAAAGCGCCATTGCCAAACATTCATCCAACTTCCATGCTTACACACTTTACAGGTTGGTTCCCAACGGGAATGAACTGAACAAATGCTGAAAAATCTTTTCTTCCAGAAAAATCGACCACGTTCTGGAATTCTTTCTAACCAAAGTCTGTCAAATTTCATCTTCATCGAGTTATAACCTTTGTGATTGTTGTTATTGTTCTTGAAAGGTATTCGATAGAGTTCTTCTGAACACGATGCCTTGGCTTATGTCCACATTTTTGAATTGCTTCGTCAACCTTGTCTAAATTTTGAAACCAGACCTGATTGAAACTGTCTCCCCATTGATATGGAGTAATTGACCAATCATCGTCTCCAATGTACAGATAGATATTTCCGTCATTATCTGCCGCAAGAATTCGAGCGGAAAATTCAACTTCAGTATTGGTTGTTATCATCTATTCTTTTTCCAAACCTTTGGATTGTAACCTGATGCCATTTGTTTCAGTTTGCGAAGGGTTGGCATCTTCATCCAATACTCAAACCATTCACCAGCAATGAAATGACGATCCCAACGACCTTTGTAAATGATCACTTCAAGTTCGGATGGATCATGAAGTCGAACATTTCGATCGCAATAGATGACTTCGAATTTATCACCAACTTTGCGATTGATTCTTCCATACGGAAGCCAATGTCCACCATCAGCTGGCAAGGTGACAACATCATTCCGTTTCATGACCAACCTCTTGCTTTGTTAGCACGATCCAACCAATACTGGGATTTGGCATAATATTTTTCAGCCAATTCCCTTTTGCCTTTTTCTAAAGCTTCATTGCCCTTTGAAAGCCAAACACTGGCCTGATGCTCATAGGATTGAGCTTTATCACCAGAAATCTCCAGATGTTTGGCAACACGTGGCATCTCACGCTCCGAATTTCAATCCATGTTCATCCAGAAAGATCAGAACGGAATACGTGAATTCTTCACCAGCCTTGGCATATGCCTTATCGATAGCAGCCCTAGTTTTGAACTTCGGTTGCTTATCATAGAAAGGTTGGCCAGCTTTGTAATACAAGCGATTTTGCATAGTGATATTCCAAAGATGTTCCTTCAAAAAGTTGACATCCTTGGTTGTCACCATCTTGAGAAATTCTTCAGCGGTGCCAACACCAACCTGAAAGCGCTCAGCAAAAGCTGAAACAATATCCTGTCTCATTTAGACTTCTTTCCGGTGTTAGCCAGAGCTTTCATGATTTTTCTGGCTTCAGGTTTTGTCAGAATGTTCATCAGATGAGGATAACGTCCCGGAACAAGACCTTGAGTTCGTGCCCGAGGATCAACCCAACACCCGTTATGGACGCGAAGGATATATCCCCAGGAAACAGTTTTGCGAGCTACGGCAACACAAGTTTTGCCGTCCATCACAACCATGTTATCACGAAACTCAAGGAATTCCATTTTACTTCCCCAGCTTCCGATTGATTTCTCGGAGCTCACGTTCTAGAGGCTCGTAGTCACACGGAAGGGCACTAGCCCAACCGTTTCGTGACAATTCAGACAACTGCCTGATAATTTCGGACCGACGCTTCAGCATTCAACCCTCCGTCTTCAACCAACGGCCATCGGCCTGCTTTTCGTACTTCTGACCGAAGCCAGTTCCGAGACGACCGACGCCATGCTTGACGTAACACTTTTGACACATATTGCCCCAAGGACCCTGCTTGGTCTTGGCGTCATACATGACAGCCTCAAACGAGCCGGAGCAGATATCGCAACCGCTCAGAGGAGAAAGCCAATAGACAGCTTCACCAGCAGGCTTCGTATCGACAACAGCTTCCTTCTTGATTTCGGCCATGCCTTCCTTGAAGATCACAGCAAGCTTCGCGAGAGTTTCGTCGGAAGTTTCGAACAGGATATCCTGAATACGAAGAGAAGCTTCGTTCTTACCTTCAGCTTTCAACTCAGCCTTGACCTTGGTTAGAGCAGCACGCATTTTATTGGCAAGTTCGGTCTTTTCCATCACGGTTCTCCATTTCAATAATTCATTGTAGCTGAATCAATGTATGAAGTAAAGAGAAATCTTCGTGTTCTTCTTCCCGGTTCAAAAAATTCTTTACACAGTCACAAATTCAACGTCGTCAATAATTCCATTCAAAGCTGCCTTACAAGAATCAATGGACTTGTAAGTCATTGCTTTGTCCGAAGTTACCCATCCTTCAAAAATCCATCGTGTTGAAGTTGGACCTTTGAATTTGCCTGTTGAAATGCGTTTGATTTTGTAACTCATTCCTTTGATTTGTCCTGTGCAACCTTTGAAGCAAGTTTGCCGTCATACTGGCCAAGGAAATTTGACTTCAAATGTCCCATGAACTGGCCAATGTTTGCGGCATTGATTGAAGTCCAAATTTCACGAAGCTGTTCTTCAGAAAGCTGTTTTGGTAAGAAGCTTTCAATGAAGTTGAGTTCCCAACGACCATCTTCAGTTTCTTTGATTGCCAATGATTCCTGAAGGTTCTTCACAGACTTCTTCAGATAAACAGTGACATCTTCATCGCTGACAACCTTGACGCCATCGACCAGTTTAGCGTTGGACGTTAGATTGCCAACCATTGTTGACAAAGCCAATGTTTCACGCTCATTACGAGCCTTTCGCGCTTCAATCATTCGCGCCTTCAAATCTGCAAATGTGGTCATTTCAAAATCCTTGCTTGTTAAGTATGTATTCGTATCTCTTGAAAATGTTTTTCAACTGTCGTTCATACTGGAAAATATGACCAGCGTCGATCCAATATCCAACATCAAGTTTTCCTTCCTTGATTTTGTCAAAATGGAACCGATTTGGTCCTTCACCAGTTTTGAATTTCTTATCGTAGAAAAGTTCCTCCGATGTCAAATTCGCTTTCAATTCAACCAAACATTCCTCAAGAAACTTTTCTTTGAGTTCGGAATAACGGATTGAATGGATTGTAAACATCGAAGTTCTCCTTCAACAGAAGAATAATTGATTTACAGTGGAAAGTAAAGAGATTTAGTGGAAAAGATACGTTGCCGGAGTCCTACGAATCTCGCTTTCGATTTCGTAATCCTCGAAAAAATCTTCCCAATCCTGTTCAGATTTCAATTCAGCAATTTCTTGTTGAACTTCATGATCTAGATACAACTTGATGTAAGGTTTTGTTTTTTGAGTGTTCATCAACTCTTCAGGAGTCATAGCTTCGCCGAAGACCAACAAATTCTTGTTATCTTTGAACAACTTTGCGTATTCAGAAGTTTCAGGATATGCGGAGATTTTTTTGGAAGATTGAGTTTCTGGAAGTCCAGTGTCGTCGAGAGTAATAGTGCGAATGGTATCTCCATCCTCACGGAAACAATAGAAGTACATAAGCAACTCCAATTAACAGTGGAGGGGAGGACAATTTGCAACATGCTCCCCCATTACGAATAGTGGCCTCAGCAAATTATTTAGCCATCTCAACCCGAAACTTATTTAGGTTGATTAAAATCCAAAAATTTTCTTGGATAGTTGATCCAATGGCCAACCAAGAATGGGTTCATCTTTCGGTTTTTGTTGGGTCTTGATTACGATTTTTATTTTCTTCATAACGTTTTCCTCCAGGATAATAATCTTCAACATCATCTTGTGGCAACATTGAATATGCTTTCCAAGCACCTTGTTCAAAGGCACTGCGTCGAGTTTGCGATGAAAATGCGCTTTCAATTTTATCTCCCAACGCATATTCAGGAATGCCTGAGAGATAATATTCAGTCATCACCCAACCAAATTCGCGAGCATATTCAGATTGGAATTGTCTGGTTTTGTAATCTTTCCACCACTTAAACATTGGTGTCGCTCAGAAATATCACGCGATCAGACACTTGATATGCCATCACATCAATTTGCTTGTAATGTTGTTTAGTGATTTCCATGATCTTGCGAATTTGAACCTCATTGCATGCGATACGAACAGGAATCATTCGTTCCTCATACAACTTGTCATCAGTGCGATCAATCCACTGACCCTTTGCCGGCTTGTAGATTGTTAAACCGCTTGAAATTTTACGAACACGTTCGTCCCAAACTTTGTGGTGGCGAGTGCGAAATGGCTTGCCTTCATTGGAAATGGTTGGAACGTAAATTTCCCACAACATCAGTTTGATTCCTTAAAATCGGGTGATACAGCAATCATTTCCGACCAAATTTCTAATGCATATTTTCTCATTTCATCGTTCAACATTTCTGCCAAACGTTTTGTGGAATCAGTTTTTGCCAAATCTGGTCTTGATTTGCCTTGTGTATCCAACATTTCCTTTGTTGGATTGATTGGTACGAGTTTCCAGCCTTCTGGGATTTGCATCAATCTGATTCCTTCCTTTGAACTTTTGCAGCAAGTTCACGAACCATTGGGAAAAAGTCATCATGTTCAGGCACGAACTTTTCACGCTCAAATGCGTCAACAAGATATGAGAATTGTTCCATTGAGGTTTGGCCAAGGCCGAGGCGAGTCATTTCACCGGTCAATACACGGGAAATAAAATGGCGGGCATCCATGACAAATCTCCATTGATCAAATGAAAAGGGAGAGATTTAGTTTCAAAGGATACGGATGGTCCCCTGAACTTTAATCTCTCCTTTTTGGCTCAGCCACAAGGCAGCTTTCCTGCCCTCGACTTTTGGACAAGTCGGCAACCGCGTCAATATTAGTCCAATAACTCTGCTTTACTGCGGAACAAACCCGAATAAAGTGTACCGATCCTGTTTAAAGCCAGTGATCAAGGCATTCTGATACAATTAAGGTAGTTCTATCTATTTTTAAGATCACAAAATTAAGATAACAGGGAACTTAGAGCATGACAGCCTCCATTTACGTTGGTTCAAACTTTACATTTACCCTACATCAACATTTTACTTTTTCATCTACATTTAGTCAATCATTTTCTTCTACCTTAAAGAAGAAAAATTCAATGACACCGTTTGCAACATACCATCTACGACTTAACGTCTCCGGAGTGTACTGACATTTGGAGAGGCACGGTTCTCTAACACCCCATGGATTGATCGATCCATGTTACTCCAAAGCCCAATGAGGTGACTGCTACTGCTCATGAGTTATACATAGCAGTGCCTTCCATTAGGTTGCGTTTATTTATTACTTGCCTTTGCCGTGGCCTTGGCCACCGCTTTGACCTTGACCATTTCCTTGTCCACCGGCTGAGTTGCCTTGACCGGAGTGGTCGGAGTTTTCGGCATCGTTGTGATCACCGGAGTTTCCTGGTGCGTCTTGGTCACCGTTGCCGTGGCCGTTGTTGTCATGACTAGTCTGGCCATTGTCAGAACCGGAATCATCGCCAGTTCCACTGTTGCTTCCAGAATTGCCACCGTCATTTCCGTGATCATTCGTACCGCCTCCGGTGTTGCCATGATCATCACCGGAATGGCCTGGCGAACCGTCATCATCGGAATTGTCGCCCGGATCGTTGGAGTGACCTGGATTGCTATTGTCGTTATGATCATCATCATTGCCGTGACCATTGTTCGGATGGTGGTCATCATTTCCACCGCCATTATCGCCAGGACCAGGACCGTGATCACCACCACCATTGTCTCCGGGACCATCATCGTCTCCGCCGCCAGTGTTGCCACCGCCACCGTTGTTTCCGCCACCCGGATTGCCGCCGCCATGTTCACCACCACCAGGATGATGATCGCGTCCCTTGAAAGAATGCTCGTTGTTGGCGCCTTGGCATGAACCGAAATGAGGACTGATCACTTTGGTTGGCCAATGACAATCCCAATGCTCAGCTGCGAGCGTGTTGGCAGTATTTGAAAGCAGCGCGATTGACGCTGCGATGATAAGATTCCTATTACGCTTAATCATGTTAGTAACTCCCCTTCTGTTCCATTCACTTACATTGCCACCAAAATTTTAGATGAGGCACTGGTTGCCGCCAGTTTTGAATATGGTGTTCGGCAAAACATCCATAACTTATCCCCTTGGGGACCTCTATGCCCGCAGCTTTCACGCTCCGGGATAATAAAAGGAAGCCTTCCCCCAACTGTTGTTCCAAGGACATCTATCATTCGCCCGAAGGCTAGACGATCTATCGTTGGCAGCTGCGACACGTCCACTAGGCTTCAGTGTGTCGCCCAAACTACTCGATCAAACGCAGATACAATCACCGATACGACCAACCTTACGGATGAAATAAACCTGTCCGTTCATCTCAAATCCAATCCAATGGAACCCACCGGCATTGTAAAGCTTGAGTTTCATTTCCAGACCCTCCGACCATTCGAGTACATGAAACCAGAGAAGTAAGTGTGAACCACTTCAAGGTCCTTGGCGGATACGTCTTCAACACGGTTGAATTTCAACGCCCAATCGCAAGTTTCTTTATCAGCGAAGGCGGAACCGGTGTCAACACCGTCAACAAACAGGTGATAGAGGGACTGAAAGCAATGCTCAGGAAGACCAGTCGCATCACGATCAAGGTAGCGAACGGCGAGAATTTCTTCGACGAGGTAAGCGCGAGACATTTCAGTATCCTTCGTTTCACCTTATACATTCATTATAGGTGAATTGATTGAAGAAGTAAAGAACTTTCTTCTATGGTGTAGAAGAATCTTTTGGGTTCGCCGCTTCATGTTCCAACGGTTGACAGGATGCCGTCAACAGATAAGGATAAATGTCCAATCCACGCATCAACATCTTAACGCGAATACCATATGAAGTGATCGTACATTTGGTAATGACTGGTGGAATGGCAGCTGACAAATAGTCAGGATAGAAAATGCGGCCATCATGAAACACCGAATAGACGTGGTTGAACAAGATCGGGTCAATTCGAAAATAGATCGAACTGTTTTCGTCGCACGGAAGTGTTTCGCAACCTTGGGCTGAATACACGTCAGCATTCGGGTTCACTTCTTGTGAATTATGCATATACACAATTTCATTGGTATTATGTGTCAACAAAAATAGGCTGGTGTAATAAGTCAAATCAATGACGACAAACATCGCTGAATATGAAAGACACAACATCACAATCAAAGTTGCTGCACGAATTGGGGCAAACTTTCGATTGCCAAATTCATTGACGAAGAAGGCATATTTGTTCCAAGTCTTGAAAAGGTGATTGATGAATTTATTGCCTGCCCAAAGAACAGGCTTTAGAAATGGCCGAAGAAACACTCTCCAGAAACCTTCAACCAGCCAAAAGACAAAGTTGAAAAGTTTCTGGAACCAACCAACAGCTTCACCAACAATTGTTGAAGTTCTCTCTGATTCATTCTTGCGACGATTGTACTCAGCTTGGGCATCTTGTGCCTTCAGCTTCGCAATTTTCTCAAGCAGCGGATCTTGTTGCATTTTCATCCTCAATCAATTCATAGGTGAATTTCTTGGTCTTCTTATCATAACCAACCTTGAACGTTCCATGGAAATCTGGATGATTCAAAATTGTGTTAGTGATTTCTGGTTCAAGGTTTGCTTGGATATAACCAGGAAGACCACGAGCACCAATCACTGGATTATAGTGATCAGCACAGAATGCCTTCAAATCTGTTGGATCAATCCAAATGTTCAACCCTTGATCCATATATGCTACATCCATTGAGTTGATTTCGCGTTGAACGATCTTTTCAATTGAATCAAGCTCAAGACGTTTGAAGCACAAAATATTCTCACGACCAGCAAAACGGTTCAGGAATTCTGAACGATAAGTTCCATCCAAATCCTTATTTGCCAAAGATTCCATTTCCTCAACCGTCAAATCCTTGTTCAGGAAATGAGGCTGACCGATATTGGTGGTCATGATAATGATAGCATCAGAGAATGATATAGTTCGTCCAACGTTATCAGTCAAGCGTCCATCAGACAAAACCTGAAGAAAAATATTGAAGACGTCAGGATGAGCTTTCTCAATTTCATCGAACAGCAGAATACGATTTGGGTTCTTACGCATTGCGTTGGTAAGAATACCACCAACTTCAAAGCCTTCATATCCTGGAGGAGCACCAATCAGTTTTGCAACCGCATGCTTTTCCATGTATTCAGACATATCAAAACGAGTCAAGGCTGACTCATCGTCAAGAAGGCAAGCAGCCAAAACTTTGGCAATTTCAGTCTTACCAACACCAGATGGTCCAAGAAACATGAATGAAGCTTGCGGCTGATTTTTGTTTCGGCGACCAATTCTGGCAACCTTGACTGCATCAGAAAGTCTGCGAACAGCTTCATCTTGACCAAAGATGCGCTTGTTCATATCGCTTTGAAGGCTCTTTAGCTTTTCACGTTCATCTTGGTTGAGTTTGTTAGCCGCAATACCAGAGATTGCACTAAATTCAGCCATGACGTTTTCTTTCGTCAAATGAAGCTGATCATTGATCGAAGCTGTTATCGCATCGAACTTTTCACGGTTTGCATCAACAATTTCCTGGAACTTTTGGATTTTAGCCTTGAGTTCGGTGACTTTTTCTGATTCAATGCCGCCATTCTGAGCCATCTGAGCAAAGGCTGTAATTCGCCCAGTTTCTTCACTGGCTTCGCCTTTTTTGCGCATTTCCTCTTCATGTTCTTGAACTTTCTTCAGTTCGTCTTCAAGGTCCATGATAGCATTCTCACCATCACGCTGAAGCTTGAACAAACGTTTGATTTCCTTTTGGGTATCAGCAAATTCAGCATCAAGCTTGATGATACGTTCATCACTTTCTGGAACCTTTTGTGCAAGCAGGTCTTGAACCAAAGGATGTCTTTTATGCGCATTTAATCTGAATTTAGCAAGCGAGCGGTCCAAAAGTGTCACGGAACGCTCTGGTTGAGCTCTGGAGAGCCCCATATCACGTGTTCTGTACTTGGTTGTCAGTTCGATGGAAGTTGAAATTGCAGCTTCATCGATCTTGATGCCATGACTATGGACCAATGAATCTGAAATGCCTTTGACGATTGTTGGAAGAATGTCTGGTGTTGGCTCGGTCAAATCCATCATGGTGTAATATTCGGTCATGTCTGAATGACACTTGATAACCATATCAAGGTCCTCATCGCGACATTCGAAGATGATCTGCATGTAACCAAGCTTCACATATGAATTAAGTGAGTTGATGAAATGGGTACAATTGTGATTGCGACAGGCTTCAATGAAGTCACGAGAATCATCAACGATCAGAACTGAGTCAGTTGTGCGCTTGTGGATTTCCAAAATTTTTTGGAAATTGGCATTGATCTTTTCATTGTCGCCTGATGAGAAAAGTTCATCAGTTTCCAACCAGAAAAGTCTCTTGGATACAATATCGAATGGTGCATTTGGATCAGACTTCAGTGCTTGAAGACCAAAGCAAACTGCTGAACGACCAACACCACCGGGACCAACTAGGATGATTGAGTTCGCGCGATCTCGCATCAAAATTGCGGACATTTCTTCGAGAGCTTTTTCGCGCCCAAGAAGTTTGAAATCCTTGGGCAACTTTTCGCTACCGCGTGTCATGAAATCCATGTTTAATTTTCTTCCTTTGAAGTGATTTTCAATTCATATCCACATTTGGGACATGGGCCAAATAAAGGAACTAGCCCACAAGAATACGTATGGGCTAGATCAATTTTCCAAAGTTCGTGAGTTCTCTTGAAATTTTCTCGCAAAACTGCGGCGGCATTAGTTTCAGAGTTTGAAGGGATTTTCTTCGTCATCAGCTACAACCTTTGCCTTTTCCGCTGGCTTCTTCAAACCAAGAGCGACATCGGCTGTAACCGCAACAGCATCGGCAACGTCCTTACGAACTTCACCAGCGATACGTTCCATTTCTTCAAGCTTTGAACGCATTTCGGTAATGCCTTCGCGGGTGATATTGGTAGCAGCCTTGGTAACTTCACCATAAGTTGCAAGGTCTTCGATGGCCTTTGCGATATCATTGTTTTGATCACTGATACCCATAGCGATACGAATTGATTCCTTTTGAGCAACCTTATTGGTGTTACCAGACATACGTGCCAAGGTTTCACCAGCCATTGAACTTGATTCACCCAAAGCTGCGGCAGACACAGCCTGTAGAACAACGCTCAATCGGTCAGCAACACCAGCCACACCTTGGGTGTACATATTGCTTGCCTTGGTGATTTGAACATCATTCGCATCCTTCATAGTCTTAATGCGAGTTGATTGTGAAACCAGATCACCATAGGTGACGATCGTATCAGCTGATGAACGGTTCAACGCAGTCAGATGATCTTCAATCGCAGCCTTCTTTTCTTCACGAGTCATCTTCGTGATCAGGTCTTCTTCAGTTTCAGGTGGCATCAACTTGTCGCGATTGGCCTGATTAATCTTTTCGGCTTCCTTCAGACCTTCATTCATGATCGCATAAACGCGAGTCATCGTGCCGTTTGCATCACCAAGGTTTTCGACCTGATTGTTCATCTTACCCAGATGATCCTTGACGGAACCAACACGTTCCTTTGAGGTCTTGACGAAATTCAAAGCAGCGTTGACCAGATCAGCCTGACGTTGCTTGTGTTCATCAGAAGTGATATCCAGAAGCTCACGAAGCTTTTCCTTTTGAGCAGCAAACTCACCAAGTTGGCTTGGAGTTGATTCACCGTTTGTATTCTGAATTTTGGTTTCCAGATCAGTGATTGAATTGCGCAGATTTTGAAGTTCAACTTCTTTGCGAGCGATTGCATCAAGAGCTTCTTTCTTGACACCACCAAAACCAAACAGTGAGCGTTGATTACGCAAGCTGTTGATTTCGTAATTCAGATTGTTGATATCTTCGGTGGTGCTGTCAAGTTCATTCTTGAGGTTGGCGCGTTCAGCTTCACGAGCTTCTTCAGCAGCCTTATCCTGTTGGATTTCCTTGAAAGCGTCAAATGCAACACCATTAGTGCGAAGAGTGTAGATTGAATCGATGATTTCAGTCAAAGGATTCATCTTGTCATCGAAATCGATCAGAGCGTTGTTCAGGTCTTCATAAACCTGCTTCAGTTCTGAGAATGTATCAGTGTCCGTCAACTTGATGATTTTGACAGCCATTTCTTCACGCATGTGCTGAAGATATTCCTTGAAGGCTTCAAAGTCCTTGGCGTTGGCGCGATCCTTGGCCTTATCACCAGTTGAAACCCAAATCTTGGCAACAGCTGCCTTCTTTTCTTCAGGAGTCAACTTTGCGTCAAAAATAACCTGATAGAAAGGATTTTCCTTGATGTTGGCTGCTGCTGAATCTTGTTCAGCCTCAACTTTTTTAGCGGTGGGAGCCTGTTTGACTCGACCAGAATTGATGATTTCGTCAATTTCAGCTGTACGTTTCGCTGCTGCTGCCGTAGCCATATTTTATTGCCTCTCGATTGTTTAGATTAGGGTTTCAATGTACTGATTTTTATTGGAAAGTCAAGAACTAATTTGCTATCTCACAAAGAAAATCTCCATGGCATGCCTTCGGTTTGCACCAGCAACCTAATATCTTCCCGTGTAATTCGCCAATATCTTTCTGTAACTCGGTGTTTTGTGCATACCACTCTTTGTATTTGAGTATAACTTCTTCACGAGTTCCGTCTTTACCAATCTCAAACGGATTGCCCCATTTGGATGGGCGACCAATATAGACGTCGTATTTGTCCCTTTTGCAGTGAACGACACCATAACTGATTCCTATGAAATCGGCCAAGGACATAGATCATTTTTCTTAACATATCCACTAACATCTTTATAGTGGGTGATTGAAATGTTGTTGTGACGACAATAATCAAAATAATCATTGGCATCGTAAAAATTTTTGGTTTCAGTTATATGATCAAAAAGAACAGCAACTCCTTGGTTGAAGTTAACTTGATCCAAAATTTTCCATTGACATGCTACAGTTTCAGCTGTCATGTTATCTCCAAATCATTGAGGCAATGATCAACAGGACCAATATCGCAAAAGGAAACCAATAACAATTTTCAATACAAAATCTAATGATTTTCTGCATATTCAAATCTGCATCCACCAGTCGTTTTGCATTCGGGTGAAATTTCATGGACGAACATTGGACCATTGACAAATCGTTCATCCATCCGGTTGCCCATCCACACCCAGAAAAATGCATTTGCAAACATTGCAACGCCAATAATTCCCCAACCAATAGCATCGCGCTTGGTAAAGTTGCGAAACATTCTGATGAATTTAGGCATTTGAGTATAATCTCATAAAAAGTTCTTCGAATGTTTCACATTCAACGGAAGTTGAAGCATCATCAATGGTGAGAATTGTGGTATATGAACCACGAAAGAAAATTGGACTGTCGGTTTCAAATTGAAGAAATTTGTTCCCGTCGAAATCTGAATCACGAATGTTCTTAAACGCTTCATGATTATAAAGAGTATGGAATGTGGCATCAACCTTTTTCATGTCTCACTCCTTAGGAATTGACAGTGACGGGAATCCCGATAACAACAAACACTTTACAATCAACAACCAACAAATCACATAAATCCCCGACCCCAACAAAACTACAAAGAACTCGCCGAAGCTATCCTATTTTTTGAAAGGTGGTAACAATGGATTATTATTGATTTTTGCCGATCCAAAATGGATCTTGTAACGGGTTTCCTCGTCACTGCCTCCTGGCGTCAGATCAAGTCGTTCTCAGTGAGAACGAGCTCAACCTCCGCTGGGATATCAAGAATGTTTTGATGGTTCAATTCATTCCGCTTTTCTTCAAGTTCACGAAGAGCCTTTTTCAAAGCCTTGTGCTTGTTTTGAACAGCTTCCTGAGTTGCCTTATCAACTGATGAGACACCGCTGAAAGGCAAAGCAGTACGACCGCTGTAATTGGTCGTTGCTGCGGTTGACTGCGAACGGAATTCGCTGTTTGACTTCACAACGTTGGCCGTTGGAATTTCACGAGCGAAGTTCGCTGGGCGCTGATCCAGATTTGAATAAACCTTGATCAACTCATTGGTCTTTGCAATGTCTGAGATGACATCATTGATGCCAAAGTCAGCGTTGCGCTTCTGAATGAGATTGCGAAGAGTGAAGATCGCGGTGGTGCCACGTTCAATCTTGTCAATCAAAGCTGCGTTTGCTTCGATGTTTGCGTCGATTTTGGCTTCAACAGTTTCGAAATCTTCGAAACCATTCAGAGAAACCATCGCAAATTCACGTTGACCAACATAGAGTTGACCAACTGCATTTTCCAAAAGTGCGCGAAGCTTGTTCGCCTTGTTCAATGATACCTTCATCCCAATACTCCTTCTAATCTGTGATAGGTTTTCGCATATTTTTCAATGCGTTTAATGTCTTTGTCGGTGACGCCGAGTAAACGGCGAACATCCATGTTATGGCGCAAATCAGCCATCTTGACCTTGACCGCATCAATATTTGCAATCAAATTGTCAATGTAATCTTCGTATTTGGTTCCCTTGATCTTGGTCAAGGCTCGAACACCAGCAATGACGCGTGGTGTCATTCCGATTGCCTTCAAAGCTGCATAGCCAGCTTCATGATCATGAGTGAAACAATCTTCAATGACATCATGGAGGACAGCAATTGCCATCAACTCTTCATCATTGGATTTAACATAATACATAACCTTCAAAGGATGAAGGATGTAAGGCATACCAGCCTTGTCGAATTGGCCTTCGTGATGCTTAACAGCAAAGGCAATGGCGGCTGATATGATATGTTTCATTTATCCTCGAATTTTTTGCCTTGTGGAAGACGAACTGCCCATTCGGCATAAGTGTCTTGATAAAGTTTGTAAACTAACTCACCATCAATCCACTCGCCATCAAATAGATATTCATCTTCGTAATTGCCGGCACGATCACGATCGAATTGATCATAACCATAGCTATCATAACCATCTTTGTCAAAATTGACATCGACAGTTCCACCACCGTTCTTTTCCCACCAATCCTTGTCCACGCTGTAAGCGTATGAAACAGTGGGTGAATATTTTCCGACGCTCATTTTTTCACCACAGTTGGGATAAAGGTTTCTACCAGTTCACCCTTATCATTGTAAAGAAAAGCGAACAACGTTAAAGTGCTTTCCATAGATGCGCGATAGGCAGCAAAGGCAACTTCTCGAGTGCCTTGATCAAGCTTCCAGCCGTTAAACTGAATTACAAGAGACTGCCACATAACGTCAACCTCAGTTAGAATTTCACTTTAACTGAGGTTGACAATTAAGTCAAGCGAATTTCTTTCGTTGCCCATCTAAATCTATGAAGTGGTAAGTTTTCAAATAATTCGTTCGAACATATGAAGAATTCAGAGTTTTTGCTTCAAGCTCTTCTTGGTGATCGAACAGAATTTTTGAAGGGGTTGAGATCACAAAATTCGATCGTTCATCTTTTGTTCTGAACAATTTTGTTGCAGAATATGAGATATCATCACTGGAATGCCATTCTGCTAACAAAGCATCAACATCAACCACTTCAGTTTCGCCTGTTTTTTCATGTTTGCCGTAATCGGACATGAATTTGAGAGCGCCAAGGCTGTAATCGGTTACGGGTTTGTAAACATGCGTGGCTTTGTCAGATTGCTTGACTTCAAGAACCAATTCTGTATAATTGTTGTTTGGCAACAACGTTTTCAGATGTGATGCCCAATTACGAGCTCCTGGTTGTTCATAATATTTGTTATATGATTTGATTGAATATGTTTTCTTGTTGAAATCGAAATATTGTTGTTCAGCAATAATCATCGTTGTGAAATATTTGCCTAGATAAACATACTGAGTGCCATAACGATCTTTGACAATATCACCAATGTTTGGTCTTGAACGATCAGCAGAAGCAACTTTGATCAGTTGTGATTCTCTGGCCAGATAAACTGAGCCGTCACGTCTGCCCCAAACATATTTGCCTTGGAGAACGCCATTGATGATTGTGCAATTGAGAATGATGTCAGCCAAATTCGCGGCTGAGATTTGAAGAGTGAACCCACGTGGATCGTTGATTTCAAACCACTTGTTGCCAGTTCTCCAACGAGAAACTGCACCTTCAAATTTGAAGCCTTCGAGCAATTCATTTTTGACGACTTGCGGTTTAGCTGATCCTCTGGTTGAGGATGGATTTTTGGTATGATATTGAACACCGCACCAATCATCGACAGTCTTTTGGCGCTTTCTGCCTGCCGCAGTATTGTCATATGGTGTAGAAAATGCAAGGGGAAATTCGGTGGTGGAAAAGGGTTCCATGGAACGGCACCCGATATAAAGCTCATCATGAAAATTGATGGCAGTTTGGTCATTAGTCAACGTCATTCAATCACTCCATAATGTATTGGCGGAGAGCGGAGGTCTTGAACCCCAAACCTTGCGGTCCCCTCTGTTTAGCAAACAGTGACAGCCACCTAGCTGCGTCACTCTCCGTATTTGGCTTTCAATCGTTCAAATGTTTCGCGTTCTTTAGCTTCGTGTGCTTTCTTGTAAGCTTCTTCTTTCTTCACACGAGCTTCAGTTTCAAGATCAGTTTCTTCACGAAGACCAGCCAAAGTATAATTCCATTCATCCCATGATTCTAAATCACCTGAAATTTCAATAGTCACATCTTCAGGTTTGAGATTGTTTGGTTCACAAAAAGCATTAATTGCTTCAATCATTTTCTGCGCAGTATAGATGTCGTAGAAAGTTTCTTGAATTCTAATTTTCTGTTTTTCCATTACCATTCCATATTCTTCTTTGGGTGATTGTCCACATGAATATTCGTGTACTTAATCACCGGCACATACTTGATAACTTCACCGATGCTGAAATGAACGCCAAAATTGCCGTAGTGCGTTCCCCAACTGTCCCAATCTTCTTCCAAAGCATAAAGAACATATTTGTCAACAGCAGGATTGTACTGCCAAGCATATGTTTCTTCGTAGATTGAGTCCATTGAATCTTCATCCCAAGTGGGTTTGGTTGCAACGAATGGACCAACTTTGTATGCTTCACCGTTAAACATAACGGCATGAACTTCCTTTGGATCAAACCGGCGAAGAGTTGCGGTTTCAGAAAGTTGTTTTCCAACAGCCTGAAGGAATTCAATGTTTTCTTGTTCAATCATAACTTTCATGATTTAGCTCTTTCTTCAAGCATTTGATGAAATTCAGCTTCAGTTACAATTTTGATCACTGGAGATAATACACGAGCAACCTGCTCAGCAAAATTGCTATCGTCAAAAAGACGAACAGAATTGTCTTCATTGCACACCCACATGATATGACCATCAACCTGAATCAAAGCAACGTATTTCATCATCACTCCTAAATTGTCGGCGAAGAGATTCACCTACCACCTATCAATCTCGTCAGAAAGAGTTAAACCGGTGGGCACCGGATAAGCTTTCTTCGCCGTCAAAGGTCGCATGCTTCCGTCAAAGCAGAGGGGACTCTTTGAATTTTGGTGGAGCCAGTCGGGATCGAACCGACGACATCTTGCTTGCAAAGCAAGCGCTCTCCCAGCTGAGCTATGGCCCCAATTATTTAATGCTTTCAATGTATTTAGTTAAAGCTTCAATCACCAAATCATCGAAAGTTATATTTCTTTCCAAAGCGATGTCTTCAAGTTTTTTTAAGACATCATCTTCCAAATCGAATGATAACACAACATCAATATAGAATTTTCTGTTATTGAGAATTGCCTCAAGTTTTACAAGAATATCCGTTTCACAATCCGTAAATGCCCATTCGGAATTGTCAATATTATTATCAATCACAAATTTGTGATACTCGTTTTTAACGTCTGGATGAATCCAGCGATAATAATGATTCCTTTCTAAGGAATCAGCAACGTAAACATCATAGACTTCGCATGAAACTGGATTGTAATAAGCAGTTGCCCAACCAAATTTCGTTTCCGCATCAATGAACCTTGTACCATCTGGATAACATTCCAGACTACAATCACCACCCTCAATAATTCTATTGGCAGTAGCCAACATAAAATCAGATAACATCATTACATATAATCCTTTAGGTTGTGAAAGTCAAGCAAATTTTTCTTCTAAAGCAAAAACCAATTTTTGGACATCACCAGCATAAAATCCGGAACTGTTCAAAGTATTGATTTCAACAATCTTGATTCCCTCAGGAGTGTCACAAACGTCAATGACAAATGCTTCGTGAGGCAACCAAGGACGTCCTTCACGTTGAAGGAATGGATCAAACAATTGACGAACGAAATCATAGAACTTTGTATCAACATCTGGTGAATATGCAACACGATGTCCAATTTTGTAAGTTGATGCTGTTACAATTTTTCCGTCTACAATCCAGAAACGATTTTCGCTGTAAATCTTATGAGGCTTACAGATTTGAACCAATGTTTCAGGAGTCAAACTTATTCCTGTTTCCTGTTTCAAATCAACAATCGACACACGCCAACGATTGAATTCATCAGGATCGAAAACTTTGCCGGCGAAATATTTTGAATCATCAATTGGACGAACAAATCGTGGTTCGTCAAGATAAACGTCTTTGAAAGGAAGAACCATTGAATCGTAATTCAACATCAGTTCCCCCCAATGCTTTTTCTGAACCAAAAAGTTTTGTGGTTCAAGATCAAACACACCGGGATTCCAACCCTTTTTCTTCGCAATGTGCCTCATCGAATATGAGCCAATGCAAATCACTGGACCCTCAATTGGTTCAGGGTCAGGCAACAACTCACCAATGAATGGAACAACCTTATGTTCGGAAAACGGAATGTTGAAACGTTGAAGTGTTTCCACCAAAACATTCCAACCTTGTTCCGAAAATATGTTGTCTTGTAAGACCCAATGCATTAGAAACTCCAGTAGTGAGTGGGATTGACCTTATGCTCCCACTCAAATTTTCCGTCAGCCTTTGGTCTACAAGCACCCATTTTGCCGGAAACCTCGTCTTTCATGAACAATTTGTGTTCGTAAAAGTTCAATTCGGTAATTGGTATCCAACGAGGTTTCGACAAATTTGTCGGATCATAGAGCCATGAATTCTTCATATGATTTTGCTTTGTATACCTTGCGTTCAAATTCAGCATAAACGTCTTTGTTGTCAATGACAATCAAACCATCTTTGACTGAAATGATATCATCAGCAGTGAAGTATGCATAATGATTGTCTTCATACTGTTCTTCTTCGTCTTCAGTGATATCGGTTCCGATGAAATGGATATACATGTTATCAGCACCAACATAAGGATTCAGAGGATGACCACCTGACACATCTGAATGATAAGGCGTCTTTTCGTTCAACTTGACATCAGCATTCTTGTAAATTGCTTTACGAATGCTATATGCCATCTTGTCGGAATTTGGTGAAGCATTCAGGAACTTTGAAACCTGACTAACAGTTTCACCGTAACGATTCATTTCCTCAACAATTGCCTTCAGAATATCGAAATTGAAAGCATAGAAAGCCTTGGAATATGTGACGATATGGTCGATTTGACTCTTGTTATCCAAACGATCGTTGCAATATTCACGAATGAAAGCTTCATCAAGACCTTCATAGTGGAACTTGTAGAAGAAACGACCAGGACGATTTCTCATGTATTCGCTAACATTGTAGCGATCATTGGTGGTAACAATGAAAAGTGTCTTGGTGCTGTAAGTTCCGTCGAGCAAAGTCAGCAATTGTTGCTGTTCTTCTTTGCCATAAACCTTTTCGAATTCATCAAAGAAAACCATCTTTGGTTGGTTGATGGTTTGAATAAACATGTTAAATTGTTCACCACACCATGGTTGATTGATCAACAAGGTGATAACATCATGCTTTTGGAGTTCATTGGAAACAATTCTGGCGAAGAGAGTTTTGCCGGAACCTTTTTCACCGTCAAGAAGAAGACCAGTGGTATTTGGTCTTGACTTGAAGGTATTGATGACACGGTCAACATTCTTATGAACATCACCGTAAATTTTGCCTTCGATTTTGAGATCTTCAACAGTTTCAAGATAAAAACCGCGATCTTTACTCCATTGAACTGCATAAGTCCCGATAGGAATTCGATCAACAATTATGATATTGGCGTCATTAGTGGGAGTCCATGCAGAGCCACTCTTGATGAAGTACGATTTCATTCAGTCATCCTCATTTCAAATATATGTTAAGAATTGGTGCTCTATGGCAGATTTGAACTGCCTTCTGATCCTTACCAAAGATCTATTCTAACCAAGTGAACTAATAGAGCATTGTGAAATTGGAGCCTCTTTCCGGATTTGCGCCGGATTGTCCTGTGTACGAAACAGGCGAATCACTGTCAATTCTTAAAAGGCATCAGTCCGCAAGAGGATCGTGATATTCGCCAGGATACTTTCTTGCGCGATCAGACTGAATTTGATCAGTCAAATATTTTTCGAAGGAATATCTTTCGGTCGGATCAGTCCGATCATAACGCTTTTTAGCAGCGTCGAAAGCTTTATCAAAATCTTTCTTATCCATGATACATCCTTCAAGAAATTGGTGCCGGTGAGAGGACTCGAACCTCCACGCACGAGGCGGCAGTTTCTAAGACTGCTGTGTACTACCAATTTCACCACACCGGCATTATTTTGCTTTGGAGATTTTCTCCAGCATATCATCACGACATACACGAAGTCCAATCATCATTGACTGAACATATTCGTGATAAATTTTATTCTCTTTTCTTTGGCGAAGCAAATCTTTTCTCCACCATTTATACCAAACATTCACAAAATCAACCATATCTTCAGATTTGAAGTGTTTGTGCACCGAAATGAAATCATTCATAGCAATACGAAGAAAATCATCGGCATAACGCTTTTCTGTTTTCATTCTTTTGAAGAAGACAAAAGCGTTCAACCCAACATTAGTTCTTCGCCATCTGCTCATAACAACTCCAAAAAATTGGAGGATTGGTGCAGGATCGAACTGCTTACCAGGAGATTAAGAGCCTCCGTCCGGCCCAGCCAGAATTAGGTTACCAATCCATTAAAACGTTAGATTCACTTTAAAAGGTTCAATTCAAAAAGTAAAGCACTATTTTGAAAATTTGGTGCCTCATCCCAATACTGCCTTGGGTTCTCCGGGTTACAAAGCCGGTGCATCGCTTTTTATGCTTATGAGGCTTAAAATTGCTTTCCAGGTCAATTGATTTTTGTTCAATACAATGACCCGAATTTTATTCTGTTTCATTACTAAATTTATTTTATCAATATCTGAAAATCCCAATGCCGGATTTATGTTTTCAATCAAAAAATCATTCTTTGGATCAAGATAAACGTCGTACTCAGGCAAATAGATATCTGGAGTGTAAGTTCTATGTTTACCGTTTGGATCAACGTATTTGAATCTCTTACAAGTATTCCACAAAACACCGTTTGATTCTAAATCTAAGACCAATTTGTATTCGTATGAACTTCCGAGAATCTTATCTTTGTAATGAATCCATCTGGATTTAGTTACACCACCAAATCCTCTGCTGCGCACTGATTCAGAAATTATTTTTCTATGCGCAGCAGATAATTTTCTGCCTTTGGAGGCTTTTCTCATTTTATCTCTGGTTTCATCAGAGATTTCAACAGTTCTGCCTTCAGCTTTTGCTTTTGTGTATTGATTGTTGTTAACTTTTTTGTTGTATTTAATGGGATTGGGATTATCCGAACAAAATCTTCTATGTGAAGCCAGTACGGAATTGTTTTTCCATTCTTTACCACAAAATTGACAATTTACCATAGTTGCGTTCCTTTCGTTGCGCAACTATTTAGTATTTTAGCAAAAGAGAAGCTGTCGCTTATTTACCTGAAACTTTGGACTTCAGATTTGTCCAAAAATCAACAACAGCTTGTGGAGCAGGCACAAAAAGCCAACCTACTGCCAAGCCAATAACAACTCCAACTACTAGATTAATCATTTCTTTCCTTCCTTTGTGGTTTATTCGGGCAAGAACATCAGAACTTTGTCTGATACCCAGCCACCTACATGGCTTCCGTCTTTCATGTCCATTTCAATGTATGACCAAGTGCGGCCATCATAGTCAACATACTCTTGACCGCAGTAATATGCTGATCCCCAATCGGACCCAAATTCTGGGTTATTCCATTGAGTTACAACACGAGCGTTCAAGTCGGGATGTTCGCGAACATTCACGTAACCAACACCACCATTCGCATTGACTCGTTGACAAGCCATTGCGTCAGTAACAAACAATGCAGACAAAGCAATCATGCCTGCGGTAAGATAATTCTTCATTCCAAGTTCTCCCAATTATGGCGGAGACAGCGAGATTCGAACTCGCGAAACCTTGCGGTTTACAGTCTTTCCAGGACTGCGGAATCAACCACTCTCCCATGTCTCCATTATTCTTCGAATTCAACTTCCTTATGATAGAAGCCGAAATATTTATTCCTGAAATCGTAGTCGTCGATCTCTGGAATTTTATTTCCGAACTCTTCTTTCAAGAAAGTATTGATATCATTTTGATACCTGAATTTCTCAGTCTTTTCAAGTAAATCCATAACTTTAGAACGTGATTTGTATGCTTTCAACACTTGTGGGTTGTATTCTTCATACATTCCAGTCCACATACAAAACAAATGAATCTTCATCTCAAATCTCCATCAACTACTTGTTAGCTGGGATTTGCACCCAGACTTCCGGCTCCCAACGCAAATGCAATGCCGACGTGCTACTATTACACCACTACCAAGCATTTTCACATAGTCTTTACTTGTTGCTTTCGGTATCAATTTCGGTCGTCTTTGAGTTCCAAACCCTGTCCGAGCACTGCCCTCGGCTCAATGTTTTTAAAGCCTTTGCGTTTGATAGTTCAGACCTATTCCCAAATTACTTTATCAAATTACTAACAACACTATTCTACTATGCTACTCTAACTGGTGCGCAAGAGAGGACTCGAACCTCCACTCAATTAAGAACCAGCTTCTTAGACTGGCGTGGCTACCATTACACCACTTGCGCATTAACTGTTGCCAAATTCCTTATCCAAGGTGGCAAATTCTTTCTTCAATTCCAGATAACGCTTCTTGCGTTTCTCTGCATTACGAATTCGGTCTTTTTCACGTCGCTCAGCAGCCTTGACTTCCTTTGCTTCGCGTTTAATTCGTTCATCGTCAGTTTCAGGACGTTCAAATACGAAATAAAATTCCGAATAATCGTAATATCCTTCTTCTCGAAGAGAGATATCATGATCAGTCAAATTGAATTCGTTTTTAACAGCATTGATATCTGCCAAAAATTGAGCAAGAGTCATATCACCATAATCAAAATGAATTTGTCTCTTTTCTTTGACTTTATGTTCCATCATGTATCTCCAAAATTGGAACCGTCGGTTGGGATCGCACCAACTTCTCCTGGGCCACAACCAAGCGTGTTAACTAATATCACCACGACGGCATTTTAATTTTTAGGCAGACGATATCTGCACCAATACATTCCATCGAAATTCGTCATTTGCAAATAATGCAAATCCATCCACTTGGATTTTTCAGCACAAAAGCCTTGAATCTGAAGGCTATGGATGTTTTGACGAACATCACGATCCAACATTATATACTGAGGTTGAATTGAACGAAACCAATTTCTTAGTGCATTCAACATTTTCTCCCCTTCAAAATTTGGTCGGAGTGGCAGGATTTGAACCTGCGACATCTGCGCCCCAAACGCAGCGATCTACCAGACTGACCTACACTCCGTTAGTCAAAAAATAAGTTGTCAGCTTTCCACTGACTTGCCAGGTTTGCCAACACCGCTCAGTTGTCTAGCTATTAAGCAGATTTTTCATTCTGCACCCTTACAGGCAAAGGTAGCCACTGGACTATTGTCATACTGTCTTGACCAAGACCGGGATTCGGGCAGTATGACTCATTCAAATTGGTCTGAGTGGTCGGTAACGCTCCGACTTTCCGAACTTCCAAAGCTCAGCGATGATCTTATCTCTTACACTCAGATATGTCTTAGCATGACAATGTATGGCTTTTTGACAGCCGTCATCATCATTTTAGCGGCGATCCAAGTCTGATATTTTGGTTTGTAAACCATCAGAACTACATCACCACCGAATTCATTCACGACACTTTCGAAGACACTTCGCATCCTCTCTTCGGTGCCGCTGTCGTACAGTTCATCCTGTACGAATAATTTCGCTTCAACGTCTGGCATCACAACACCTTATGACGAAGTTGACGTTCAATTAGGAAAGCATGAACAGCCTTCCGTTGCTCAATTTTATATTCATAGCTTTCACGACCGAATATATCGCGAAGAAAATTCGCATCATGAAACCAACGAACAATTCCAAAACTTACCAACTGATCTCTCATAGGAATTCTCCTTTTGGATCAGTTCGCTGTTTACTCCGTTGCCAACCTGTTAACTCAATTCAATCCTTTTTATTGGATCAACACGCGAACTAACATTTAAGTTACAAACTCAACTTGGCAGACCAAAGGAATCATAATTCAAAGCACCGTTCTGCCAAAGATTACGGAGCCTTTCAAGTTCCGCTTTCATCAAGCGGTAGGAATCATTGTAAGCCGCAGCTTCACCTTCACGATAGTGACGAGTTTGCGATTCAGCCGGATAATTCTTTGCAGAATTAACCGAAATCGTCGTCTTATCAGCAAGGACTTCAAGGACAGTAAGCTTTTTCATCTTATTTCCCTTTCAACCATACAAACATTATAGCTGAGTTCGAGAAATAAGTAAAGCACTTTCTTTCAGTTCATTGTAAAAGAATTTGGTGGAGTAAGAGGGACTCGCACCCTCCTCAGCAATCTTGCAAGGATCGCCTGCTTACCTTGAGCTTACCCCAAATTGGCCAATGTTCCCAGTACTGCCCTGAGTTCTTCTGTTTTGGAGACAGATGCTTCACTTTAAAGCTTAACAAAGATAAAATTGGCAGGAGCACCCGGATTTGAACCGAGACGAAAGGCTTTGGAGACCCCAATGCTACCGTTACATCATACTCCTAAATAACAAACAAAAAGGGCAGTTACCTGATTAAAAGTAACTGCCCTTTGTAATAAATTCGTAATAAAAATTTATTTAAATGACAGTTTCTATCCCATGATGTGTTGCTGGCTTCGCCCAAAGGGGAGATAGCGCAGTAACAGCAGTGAGGTTGATAACAGTCATTTTCTAATTCCTTAATTTCAGATATTTATAATCAATCACCCATGAAATTCGGTGACCAATACTCTTTTTATTCCATTTTTTCCATTTTTAAACTGATATTCACCAGAAGTCAATGGTTTGTTATAACCATTTTTTCGAGCTTCAGTTACAGAAGGGAACAATCCCAATCTCACAACCAAATCAGCCACTGTAGCATTCGAACGAAATTGACCAAATTCCAATGGGCCAATCATTTCAGGTTGGAAGATTTCAAAAACCTCTTGAAAAGGAATTGGTGCCTTTTGGTCCCAATCTTCCCACCATCCAATACGTTTGGCAATTTCCATATCAATGTGATTGACGAGTTTCAAAAACGTCACATCGTCAGTTTTATTCCAAGTTTCCCACATTGCGTCGCGCAGAATAGTCAACCCTTCACCAGAAAGATCCAACAAATGGTTCTTCATAGCTTTGAATTCAAAATGACCAACTAATTCTTTCACGCCCATAACATTCATCCTAAAATTGAAGGTTACAGATAAACCTTATTCAAATCAAAGTCAAGCTCTTTCAATAACTCAAGCTCTAAATTTTTGCCTAAACCGACAATTCCACGTTCCATCAATATGATTGAAATCAATGAAAATTGATGAGGTGTAAACTTCAAAGCCATCATTCGATTTTTAAATTCACCAGGAGACAGTTTGCCACCATGGTGTTTTAATGTATTGATATAAACTTCAATATCGAATGGTTCAATCTTTCGAGACACGTTCGTTCTCTTTCTTCATATAACGCATGAAAAGCAATGCTTTGTCTTCAGCAAGAAACGAAGCAGTACCAGCTTCAGAAATTGGAACTGGAAATTGTTCACCAAATTCTGTTTCGTACCAGAGATCACCATCAAAATATTTCACAAACTTTACTCGGCGATTTTCCATCACCGCTCTTTTGACGTCAATCATCAGCTTCATCATCCTTATGATAGAAATGTGGAAATCTACTGAACCACTTTTCTATGAAAATTTCTTCATCTTTTGGATCAGTGAATCGAAAATAATCCCAAGGCCAGTCTTCCGAAGTACATCGATACGAAACAGTTCTAGCCCATCGATAAAATTCTTCATATTTCGGTCCAATACCACGAGCACCATATGTGAAATTTTTATCTTCATGATGCCGATGCATTGAAAATATGATATCACTCATCCAACAAACCTTTTGCTTTCAATCGTTCATATTCTTTTTCCATTGTCATCCATGTTTTGGGATGAACAATAGGGATTTCTTTCTTACGTTGTTGTTCAGAGGGAAGAGTACGAAATGCGATTACAAAAAATGCAATCAACATTACAATAATTATAGGAGCAATTGCTACAAATATAAGATACTCTTCTGTCAAGTGAAAATGAATCTCCGACTTTTGATTATATAGTCGGAGATTCAAATGGAGCGGGCAATCGGATTCGAACCGACACCTACTGGGTGGAAGCCAGGTATGCTATGCCGTTAAACACTACACCCGCAGTTTATTACTTAGCAGGTTGGTCGCTATTGCCACCAGCGTGATCACCAACAGCAGGAACGTCCACTGGACCCTTGCCACATGCTGAAACGGTAACGCCGACTGCGACAAGCAATGCAGCTGCCATGATTGATTTTACGATCTTGTTCATTTAATTTCCTCTTATTCTTTTGGTTTGATTGAACCGAAAATTTCGGTCTTTTGTCTTTCGCGAATGAAAGCTTCAGGATAACGTTGATCACCCACTTGTGTCACAATCCAATGGTTTTTATCGTCGGCAATGACTTCAACAGATTTACCAACAACAGCGCCACGCTCTTCAATGTAACCAGTCATGCGACCAGTTCCGCGCTCAAGATTAACTTGACGATAAAAGACTTCCTTTGCCATTATTTATTCCCGTTTGATAGTTGCTGTGTCATCTTTAATGGTGACAACACAATTTTTGAATTTTAAACTGCCTTTGGTTGACGGATTATCAGGAGTTTCCTTGGTTGACCAAGGACAATCAGCGTCAACATGATTCACATAATAAGTTTGACCTTTGAACTTCAACACCCACATCGGAATAGATGGATCGGCCAAATGGCCTTTGTTGAAATGAAAGATCACTTCCCGGCAGGATTCAGTCTACAACATATCAAGATCTCCTCATTTTGCGTAATTTAGCTGATTTCAATTCATTCACAATATTTTGCATATGAGAAACCGCTTTTGAGTCATTACGTTCCTTAGCAGTTTCTACACCACCCTCGTATAACGCCAAATACAACTCATCGGTTTCGTCCCAAGGTTCGTTTTCATAACGATCAGCGAAGACTTTTATTATTCGTTCTTCTTCAAGTTCATGATTTGTCTTTGACACTTGGTAATTCCCAAACGAAAAATATAATGTAAATTCCAATCAAAGCCAATACACCAAAATATACACACAATATTGGTGCAAAGATGATGATTGTATTTTCCCAAGTTGGCTGACTGAATTTCATGAAGTAAATCATCGATACAATCATCCAAATAAATGAACCCGCAAGAGATTTGACCCAAAGAAGTTTCAACATATTCTTAATGCGATCGTTCATTTTTCACTCTTTCAAATTTTGGAGGCGCGGGTTGGATTCGAACCAACATTCGTAACTTTGCAGGCTACTGCATCGCCATGTTCTGCCACCGCGCCAATTCTTATTCAATCATTTCTGAGATTTTGCAATAGGTTGAATAACCAAAGTAGAATGCTGCCAATCCACACATAGGAACCCAAATTGATGCAATTCCAAATCCGATAGTTGCGGCACCAGCCAGCAACAACTTCTGAAATTCGGTCAACTTTTCCATTACAATCTCCAAAATTGGAGTCCCGTGCCAGTAATGCTCTGGCTTGACTAGTTTTGCAGACTAGCGCGTCACTTTTCCGCCAACGGGACATTAAATTTTATGCAGCATCAGAAAATTGCCACATCCTAACCAAATTGGTATCAACAATTCCTCTTGACTTTATATCAAGAGTCACCGACTCACCATAACAATTCCAATTTTCATCAATGAAGCCAGCACCCAAAACATTGTTACAACGCAAGCCACCCATCATATCAACAAATTGTGAATGCTTGACAAGAGGACTAAAAATATAAATTTCGTCACCAAAGCCTTCGATGACGACATACTTCATATGCTGAGTCATATTATATCCTCAAAAATTTGGTGCTTCTTGATGGTTTCGATCCATCTTTTCTCGGTTATCGGCCGAGTTTCTTAGCCACTAGAAGAAAGAAGCATTAAATTGGCGGAGAGCTGACGTGTCGATCGCCACACCTTGCGGTGCCCTCAGTTTTCAAGACTGCGAAGGGAGCCGTCCCTCATAACTCTCCATGGTGCGCGCACAAGGACTTGAACCTTGTCAAAGACCCCAATCTAGGGTAAAGAAGTTATAAGCTTCCTCTGCATACCCATGCTTACGCGCAATTAATATTGTCCAGTCAAAGCCAACCAGAATAGATTGAAGGCATGACCAGTTTCCGTTGGACGATAAAGTATCGCCAACACAATAATCAAAATCGCGAGACCACCGAACCTAAAAGTCATAACATCACCTATCAAAAAGGACTCATACCGAAGCCCATTATAATATATCCGATGATGAAGATAAAGGCACGATCTCTCAAAGTTCCACGACGACTTGAAACACCATCATACACAATGATAGGCATCGTGAACCCAGCGATAATAATCAACATACCTAGTCCCCACACCAAGCGAAGGGCAGCGTCGAAATAGTCCATTTAAATTCTCCGCATCAATTAACCAAGTTATATATTGATGCAGTCAAAAAGTAAAGGACCAATTCATTGAATTGGTAAGATTTTTAAAGACGTAATCAGTCGCTTCACGCTGACATCAGAGCGTCATTCGTCAGTTCAATGTTACCCTTCATGAAGGCATTGGTCCAAACTCGCGTCTCCAGTGGATTACTCCACAATTTAGCAATTCGGCAAGCCGGTGATGTAATTGCTAAAAATTGGTCCCGACTAAAGGTATTGCACCTTTCTAGACTTTCTTATGAGGAAAGCACGAAACTCTATGCCGTCCAGCCGGGATTATAAGTCAAATTAACATAACTAAGACCGAAATTTTTAGGAATATAACAATCGGGATTCAATTTCATTGCTTTTGCGTATTCTAACAAAATTAAAAAATGTAAACATTCAAACGAATTCAAAGTTTTGAACCACCATGGATTTTCTTCCATGAATTCCAACATTCCATTCAAATAGGTTTTTTCAAGTGACATACTGTCCTCTTATTCTTGTGGCTACTTAGTAAATATAAAGCAACCCGGTTACACACCTTTACGGTGCTCAACCCATATTTAGTAAAGAATAAGATGACAACAAACTTTTGGCTGGAGAACCTGGGTTCGAACCAGGACTGAGATTACTCAGGCTTCAGATTCAGAGTCTGACCGCTTGCCAATTCGCGCATTCTCCAATATTTCAAGGGAAGACGGATTCCAGCCCGTTGTTATCTTCAATTACATTGATCCACACAGGAGATCAACAACCCTCAATTGGCTCCGGACCTTGGCATCGAACCAAGCTGAATCTCCTGTTTCAAAGACAGGCGGCCACACCAAGCAGCCCCTTCCGGAATATTACTTTTTATCGTTAGCAACTTCTTGCTTCAAAATATTGCCAACGATTGACCAATATTTTGGTTCATCTTTTGTATGTTCAATAGTCACACAACCGCTTATCAAAAAGCAGATTAGAATGGTGCAATATCTCTGCACAACAACATTCCTCTTTTATTGGCTGGCCATCCCGGACTCGAACCAGGACCAACAGGGTCAGAACCTGTGATTCTACATTAAACTAACGGCCATTAAATTGGCTCCCGGGCATGGATTCGAACCACGATAGGAAGATTCAAAGTCTTCCGTCCTACCTTTAGACGACCCAGGAATATCCTGAACAACAAGTGCTCAGGGTGATATCAGTAAACTGACATCGAAGTTTGGTGGGGCATGATGGATTTGCACCAACTCACCAAAAGGAACGGTTTTACAGACCGCCGCAGCTCTCTTACTCTGCCGATACCCCAAAAATTGGTACTCCCTGCTGGTTACGCTCCAGCTTCTCCTGCATGTCGGGCAGGGATTCTAACTATTGAAATAAAGGAGCAATCGCTAACCAAAGAACCAACAAAATTGAAGCGCCAGTAAATGCGGCAGCAACAATCAGCGGTCCTTTGCGGCCGTCATAAGCTCGGCCATCAGCATTAATCTCATTCATATCGTTTCTCCTTAATCGAAGTTCCAAATATGTCCTAGATAAGCCTTTTCTAGATCATAGCAATCATATTCTTCATCTTTCATAACTCGATGAAGCATTTCACGTTCATCATTGCGACGAATGTAAGTGGTAAATTCTTTCAAATAACCATGGTAGTTCCAACGATATTTATCGCTGTGCCACTCCCAATCATCATGACCCCAATGACGAATTTTACCGCGCCAATCAGTCCATTCGGTTTTTGGCCATGGGTTCTTGACGTTTTTGCGACGAATAGTTCTTGACATTAGTTCCTCCTGAGTTACCTCAAAAGGAATCATACTCCAAGTAGAACTTCATTCGTTTCTCCGAATTGGCGACCTTGAAGGGACTCGAACCCCCATACTCCAGTTACTCGATTAACGTCCGCTTAGAAGGCGGATGAGATACAAGGCCATTAATCTTTAGGCAATTGCCTTCAACTTCATCATCATCAAAAACCAATCATCGTGATCAACACAATGAATATTGAGACGAGACTTCCTCTTCATTGCGAACCTCATTTATTAACTATCACCATTATAAGTTGGTGACTTCATGAAGTCAAGACTTTTCTTTCATTTTCTTGCCAAACAATTTTACAATCGTAAAAGGTCCACGAACACCACCGTTGAAAGCTTCAGCTGCTTTCAAAGCAGTTAAAATTCTCTCTTTGGGTTTCTGTCCAACTGTTGAGAACATTGAACCCAATGCTAAATCTTCACCGCAACCCACTGAAGCATATCCGCAATTGTGCTCACCGATTTGGTAATCCGAATCAACAATAAACAAGCGACCTTCATATCCAACTAAGAAAGTGCCTGCAGATTCAACATCATTGACCTTTCGCGCATAACCACCAGTTTGAAGGCATTCGCGAACAGCATCAATGAAGATTGTCGTCATAAATCTAGCTACATTCATATCGGAAGGACGAGTCGGCACGACTAGAGAATGATGAAGAAGTTGTCCCATGCGAAACGATGATGTAAAACCAAAGATCATATCACCATTCCGAAAAACTTTCGGATCACTTCGAACTGTTACAGATAGAGAACTAACACCGGCACTGTCGCCACCAATATACACGCTGTCATTATCGACCAGCCCAACAATGCATGTCATTCATTCTCCATTAATTTTGGTAGTCCCTGACGGAATCGAACCATCGTAGCTGCCGTGTAAAGACAGAGTTCTCCCATTGAACTAAGGGACCATTATTTGATATCGAGTTTCTTTTCGTATTCTCGAATTTTTCCAATCAATTCATCGTTCTGTTTTCTGTCCCACATATCCTTCAAATATTGAAGATATTCTTGCTTGGTCATATAAGTCGAATGACCACAATCAAGACAGTAATCAGTGAACTGTTGTACATTGTGATGAGGACAATCAAGGTACGAACGCATTTATATAGTTCTCCAAATCACAATACAAATTTAAGGCGGGTGTTGCCCACACCCAGAGTCTCACAACTTGAAGCCATGTGACGGCATTCTGGTATTTTAATGTCAGCACCGCGACTTTCGTCCCGTCTTATGTTTAAAGACCCACGCTGCTCTAATCTCTGGGTCCATTGGTTTATGAAACCAATGTTGGAGGTTCTTGAGGGACTCGAACCCATCATCTACAGTTTCGAAGACTGTTGTTATATCCAGTTTCACTAAAGAACCAAAAATTGGAGCCTATGACTGGGATCGAACCAGCATCATTCCAATTACTCTGACTCGTTTCGTAGACGAGGGAGATACATAGGCATTTATTCTTTAAACGTTACCGTGCCATTCTTGGCCAGATAATTGATACCAAATGCGATTACAAAAACCGCAATGAAAAACAAAACTCTGAAAAATGAAAGTGTCATCAAATTCCAGAAAATTCCTGCAATCGCAATAAACATTGCCCATTGCGAATAAGTGATCAAATCACCTTTACTCATTGAGTCACCTCAGCTGGTTCGTAATCAACAACATTGCGATATTGCGAAAAGAAAGGAATACGGAAACCATAAACAGTCAACTTGTATGATTTTCCAATTCCACCCGACAACTTGTTATTGAAATCAGACGAATCAAATTTCAAATACCACCAAGTGTCAACATTTTCAAACACCTCATCTGGTGTGTAGATCATGTATCGACAAGTCGTTGCACCGTTCGAATCAGCCTTACATTCGCGATCCGTCTTGGTGATTGTCGTCACAATTGTCGATTCAGTTGCTTTGGTGTACAGATAACTGCCGCCAATAACAACACCAAGAATAGCAATACCAGCGAGTGCTGCTCTCATTCAAGTTCTCCATTGTTAAGAAATATATGGTGGGCTGAGAAGGAATTCGAATCCTTCACCTACTGCGGATGCCGACAGCGTGTTTACCCTTTCACCACCAGCCCATTAATCAGGTTGTTTCTTTTCCAAGAAATCAATCAAAGATAGCTTGTTTTCAGTAAGATACTGAAGCACATAGCTAAGAATCAAAGGATGCATTGAACCAATTGCTTTTGATTGCTGCGCTCGACCAAGAAGGGTGCGCACAAGAGTAATTGTTTCATCGGCAGTCACTGGATATTCAACTAAGTTTCTCATGACTTCCTCGTATTTGGTGGATGCGATTGGATTTGAACCAATAACCTGCCTCACCAAAGAGGCTGCTCTTTACATTGGAGCTACACATCCAAACTTGGTGGGTTGATGAGAAATCGAATCTCAACCTCTACGTTTTCAGCGTAGCGAACACGCACCAGCCATTCGCTCAACCCAAGTTTAGTATCGCCGTGATACTTTCACCAATCTCCCATATCTGATTTATGGTGGGAGACCCTGATTCGATACAGGAACTGCGACATCGTAGGAACTTTTCAGTTCCAATTTAGTCCGGAGTGCTGCCGTTACACTAACTCGTCCATAGATTGGTGGACGAGGCGGAATTGAACCGCTCTGCCGGGATCGGAGGGATTTTATCCCAATTCACCTTTGATGATTTGAACAATCATCTTACTTGAAACCAACTCACATTTTGCGGTGATTTCATCAATTCTTTTCTTCGGGATATCGTAGTGATTTCGATGAAACCAACAACGTTTGATATCCAATTCTTCAGCCATTTGGTGAAGATTTTCTACTGAATATGGAACACAAACCAAATGTCGTTTTCCATCAGTATAGAATTTGGAGCGGATAGAGGAGCTCGAACCCTCTTCTAAACCTTGGCAAGGTCTCGTAATACCCATATACCATATCCGCATTAAATTATGTTAGTTCCTGACCAGACGTGTACTAACAACCGCTTCAAATGGTGCCTCTGGTCAGACTCGAACTGACACTGAACGGGGTTTGAATCCGCTGACTCTACCGATTGGCCTACAGAGGCATTTATTGGTACTCCTGAAGGGTTTCGATCCCTCTTCTCCGCCTTGAAAGGGCAGCATTCTAGCCACTAAACTACAGGAGCATAAAATTGGCGCGCTTCATCCGATTTGATACGGCGTCTTGACCAGAACGAGGCCACGACTTCATTCGTCCATCAAACGCAAATCAACTTTCGCCATACATCCAATGTCGAGGTTTCCCTCCGATCTCTAGCGCCAGCGTCAGCATAAACCGACTAAGGGAATCGAACCCCAATAGACATCCAACACTTGCTGCAACGTCGCGAACATCACTCGGATGTATGGCGAAAATTGACTTTTAATACCTCAATGGTCATCGCCAGGACTCGAACCTAGCATGGAGGGAACCATTTTTCTCAGTCGTCCATTGGTCTCAATATCACTTCACTGCCTCTTTCCTAACGAGGCAGTGAAGTGATATTTCCCTATGAAACTAACTTCGGAACATTCGATAGACCATACCCGTCTATCAATGACCATTGAGGAATTAAAAGCTCTTCTTCTTTCGGTTATAGATTTTCTTCGAAGCAATTTTCTTGCCCGCAAAAATCTTCAACTGAAGCGATTTGGCAGCGACGTTTTTCATTTCACCGTTCCTTATCAACTACAATCATTATATTGGATTGTTACAGATAAGTAAAGCACTTTCTTCTAAATTCTTTTGGTACTGCGAACGGGACTCGAACCCGCATTTCCCTGGCTGAGAACCAGATCGCCTCGTCCATTAGCAGATCGCAGTAAATTGGCTCCGGAGATAGGAATCGAACCTACCTGAAATCTGATTAACAGTCAGCTGCGTGCACCTTGCTCGCCTCACCGGAATATAACACTTCAAATTGGTGGACTCATGGGGATTCGAACCCCTTATTCCCGGGATGCGTCCTAGCGTGAGCCCAAATTATAGAATTGGCTGGAGTGGCAGGTAACGATCCTGCTCCACATGGGGCCTCCGGTTAACAGCCGGGCACTTTACCTTTCAGTCACACTCCAATATTTCATTGATTGGTTCATAACTCCAATCGAAATGGTTGCGGGAAGTGGATTTGAACCACTGAGCACTTTCGGTGCACCGGCTTATGAGACCGGGGAGATAGACCTGACTTCTCAATCCCGCAAAGGATTAGGACCGACCAAACACAGTTGCTACTGCGAATTACTGATTGATCCAATATGGCGACCATAACGGGACTCGAACCCGCCTTTATGCGTAGACAGCGCACAGCCTTCCCTGACGGCAATATGGTCATTATACAAATTTCCAAAACGGTCAATGACCGCTTGAGAAAATCGTATTCAATTATCAAAGAACGGAGTCAACCGACTCAAGACATTCAGTATAATTTCAACGATTCAAAAAGTAAAGAACTTTCTTTGAAAATTCTTCTTAAAATTTGGTGAATCGGGTGGGACTCGAACCCACGGTGTTGTATAGCGGATTAAAAGCCCGCGCCCTTCGCCACTCGGGTCACCGATCCATAATTAATGAAGGTTCCATTTTTGTTCTGGATAGTCACCTACAACCCACTACCTCAAGTTCACTGGTGCTGTGTTCACACAGCTATAATGGCGCCCAGCAGCGCATCTGGATTACAATATTCCACCAAATCCTAATGCTTGAAGCACATAAGCTGCGCCAATCAAGAATAGAATTGCTTTGACAATCCAATTAAGTGGATTTGGAAATCCAACCCAATCAACAGCAATTATCAAAGCTACGATCACCAAGACGGCGATCAATACAGGTAACAAGTGCATTTTACTCTCCTTTGTTTGATTCCTCATAACAAAGGAAATTTGGTATGCTCGGTGGGACTCGAACCCACAAAGGCAAGGATTTTAAGTCCCCTGAGTGTGCCGTTTCCCTAAGCCCACGAGCACATAAATTTCTTAGTGACGGAAGAATGCTTCCAAAAGAAGCAATTCAGTCATTATCACAGCGCACCATACATCTTGCGTTGGTGCCCACGGTGACAATAACGTCCAATTCAACGAATTGGTTTCCTTATCCCAGTAAATCCAAGGAATCATTTTCCGTTTCCTCAAATTAATCGTAGAATCAATATAAATCTTAAATTTCAAGAAGTAAAGTACTAATAACAAAAAAGCCGAGAATTTCTTCCCGGCTTTTGTTGGATGCTAATGCCGGAATGCGCTTATGTTTGTCCATTATCTTGTACTTTACGTACAAAATTTCTTAATTCGATTGACAAACCATAAAAGTGTGACATTTGAACTTGCTATATCCTTTTAAAATTACACTTGTATTTATAATCAAGCAACAAGAAAATGCCACACTTTTTGAAGAAATTCTTCGTTAGGCCGCAACTTTTTCTGCCAAAGCTTCAGGTAGAATCTTTGACTTGTAAAGTTCCTTGTTACGAGCACGTGCTTCATAGAAGCGACGAGCAAGTGGTCTCAGCTGAAGCTTTGACAATTGATAACTGTGAGCGAGATCGCCTTCGCTGTCAATTCTCATCTTACGGAAATACTGAATGGCCTTGACCAATTCCTTTTCGTAAGACTTCCATTGATAGACCCAAGCGCTGTATTCATCCAAATCCTTTGGTTCATTAGCCAAGAATTGGTGGATAACTGTTAGGAACTTATGGTCCCAATTTGCAGTATCGCGCTTTGAAATTTCGTTGTACTTGATAAAAATATTTTCCATTGTAGTTCTCCTTTGAGATTTGATTGATTAGATATTCCAAAAATCAAAAGAGACTTTACGGTGGTTGTGCAAGCTAGGACATAACTTTCTCCATTATTTGTGCAGTGAATATTTCTTGTTCGGCTTCCACTTTTCCGTATTAGCAAAAACATAGCCGCATGTATTCACTGATATATAGTGAGTTACAGCACCGTCTCTAACAGGATAAGTAGGATCATTAATAATATCTGCGAAAAAATCGTTGTTTTTATGCTTCACAGTTGCGTCGAAAATGATATCGTTGATGCCTTCTTCATTCAGAGCATCCAGAACGATAGCAGTGCCAAAGCCTTGTGGAGTGGAACTCTGCCACGTGTAAAACAAAGCCTTCTCATCGTCGGTCAGTTCATTCTTCTTATCCAGATCATGGAACTTGGCAACCATAGCGTTGGCAGCATGTGAAGCTTGCGCCATAGCCTTACCAGGATTCATTGAATCCAGATCGGAACGCATCAGAATGTACAGCACTGGTGTCATAAATCAATTTCCATTCATTTGATCAAAATATCTTTTGATGATTTGGGCATGAGTTGGAAAAGCAATTTTATCTTCCGCAGGGGCCGAATTCATCAACGCCACCAACTCTATTTCATTTTGATCAAAAAGTAAAGTAGAATCGTACTTTATGTGATTAGAATAACAAAAAATAATGTTGCATTCTGGAACAGTTGCCACGTCAATGATTGTGACTTGATTGATTTGGTGTCCGGTTTCTTCAAAAACCTCACGAACAGCAGTCATTTGCCATGATTCGCCTGGGTCTTGAATGCCACCTGGCAATGCCCATTTATTCCAATCACTGCGTTTCACAAGAATCAACCCACCTGATTCTTCCAAAACCAAACAACAAACGACTGTTGGTAGATAACCAGTGCCGGCCCGAACAATGCGTTCAGCAACGGCAGCAAATTCGTCAAACCCAATGGGGTCTTCATTTTTCCATTCTTCAAGAGAACGTTCATCTTTCTTGAACCAATGATGAAATCCACCCTCAGCTTTCAGTCGTTCCATTGCTGCTTCAATATTCATTATCAACCCTTTGTATATGAAATTTTGTTGTCGTCTAAAAATTTACAAATCACATTTCCGCGAACGGGAAAGCCCATTTGCATGTATAATTGTTGCGTTTCACCAGTCTTATCCGCAAATTGCTTCAACCACATTTGGGATGCAATTCCGATTAAATTACCTGTATCTTGATTGAAAATACCACCACCCGAATTACCGTGCATCATGTTCAAATCAATGGTGAATAAAAATTCTTCCTTGATGTAGTCTGAAGGCAATCTGAATTCACCTTCACGAATGATTGAATTTTCAGGATCAACAACATGACCCCATCTCACCATCCACCAAAAACCTTCAGGCTCGCCAACTGCATATACTTCATCACCAACATCAGGCAATCCACAATCGATATTGACAGGTTTCACTTTTGTGTTTGGTTTATCCAAATTCATCACAATCAAATCTTGTTCATAGCTTGATGCGACGATTTTCGTTTTGATTGTTGCGCGACCTGAATTTTTGAAGATAACATAATCAGGACTGTTTGCGTCAGCCATTGGCACATGAAACGCAGTCAACACTTGATTGGGATTGATCAAAACACCGGAACCACTACCGTTGCCGGAAACGATCACAACGGTGGAATTGATATTGTCTTCAAGAGTAGGATGTTGATTGCTTATTGCCAATCCAACAGTTAATGTGATCCATACAAATAAAAGAGTCGATAAAATTGCTACAGTTTTAGTCATCTTCCTCGTTTTCAACAATTCGGTTTTGTTCTAACCATTCTTCTTTTACTGGCGTGATCAACACTCTTTGTAGAGGATGTTTTGACAGTTCATGACTGAAATGTTCTTTTTGAAAGGTTTCGGCTTCTTCTTTTTCAACAAAGAATGGACCATAATTCAATCCAATGTCAGAACTCAACACAGTCCAAACCAATGTTGGACGATTATATTCACTGCGCCTAAAAACGCCAGGATATAAACGATCTAATCGTTTGTCACTGTTACGATTGCGAATGATATTTTCAACTTCGATGATCAATGGTCGATATTTATCATCGAATTCGTCAGTACCAATATTCATTGCCGCAATTTGATAATAGAGGTCTTCGAACTTTTGATCAACAGCTTCTTCACCAAACAATCCCCAATCTTGGATTGCACCGCGAATCATGTAAGCCCAAATGAACTGCTTACACATTTCTTCAGGTGTCCACTTTTTAGAATGGAGAATATCACCAGCACCAAAGGTGTCATGATATTTGTCTTCAGCAATATATTTTTTGTATGATTTGAATTCCGAATTACAAATTTGTTTGAGAAGCTTCAGAGCCTTTTTATCTTCAGCTTCCTCAAGAGCTTCATCGTATTTGTCTTCATCATCCATCACTTACCTCATGAAAAATGGCGCGACCGGTGGGACTCGAACCCACGACACAGGATTTTAGAGATCCCTGCTCTAACCAACTGAGCTACGGAAGCTTATCTCAATATTGAGCGATTTCTCCATTTAGAAAAATCAAACCCATAATAATGCCAGTTGAACAGTGCTCTGAACAACCACTTTGGTTTACGAATGTAAAAATTACCACGATCAGGATATGACCAATGATAACCAACGCACCATTCAAATTTTTTCTTTGAATACAGTTCTTTTAATTTTTCAACAAAGGAAAGTTTGTAAACTGTGCATGTGAGGATATACAAATCCTCTTCATAATCATCATCGTTTCTTGCACGTTCACGATCCCAATTGGGATTATCTTGCATGTCGGTTGTAAATTTGCACAGTTGACCTTGATATCGACAAAGACCAGCCAAATGGACATCGTAATGGGAACTCACCCAAACAAATTCCAAATCATTATAATCAACTTCAGCAATTTTTTCCATATACAATTCCTAATTGAAAGTGGTTCTAAAGTAAAGCCTTCAGAACCACTTTTTCTTCATTCTCATATCCCATGTGACAATATTCATTGCGTTGGAAACATTGAATGAACGAATCACTCCGCGTTGAGGAATTGATACGATCTCCGAAAGGTCTTCCATCACCTTCATAAATTCTTCTGGAATGCCGTTGGTTTCGTTTCCCAACACCAATAGAATTTTCATATCAGGCAATGCATTCCAATCGAATTCTTCAAGAGAAGTTCCGCCTTGTTCAACAAATACTGGAAAATATTCGTTTTCAGCGATAATCGTCATAAACTTCTGAACATCGAAAATTCCAGGCTTGTTATCTTCAAATCCATCGATGATTTCATGATCGATGTAATTCAACGAACCGACGGTTGGACGCTTGTCGAACTTTCGACGACCGTAAATCCAAACCTTTTCAGCACCGTGAAGAACAGCCGAACGAACAATGCCACCAACGTTGCCATCACCAGTCAAAGACAAAGCCATGACTGCAAATGGGAACCGATCGGACATTGAAATGTCGCGAAGCTCAGGAACAGACTTGTCCTTGAGATGATTGTGGACATTCAGTCCAGCAATATCTTCACGATAGGTTTCACGTTGAATTTCATCAAGATTCACTGGTGCGTTCATCAATCAATTCCTTAAATGAAAGTCTTTGCTTCTGCAAACTTTTCTTCAATGAGATTGGCAAAGTTGTCACGACCATAAAGAACGGCAAACTCACCAAACCTTGGTCCAGCTGACTTGCCCCAAATCACCAGATACAACAATGCAAAGAAACGAAACAGCTGTTGTTTCTCTTCACCAAAATACTGCTTGCCAACATCATAAAAATGAACCATGATATCGGCTGAAGTTGATGCATCTGTTGAGCGAAGCCTCGAAACCAAATCAGGCACAGTTGGCATAAACTTGCGAGCTTCAGCGTACATAACTTCAATCTGATCAGCAGTCAACACAATGTTCGGATCATCAATGTTTTGATACCAGAACAAATAAGTTGCAAAGGTGATTTCTTCACGAGTATACATTAAGTCACCATACAATAAGTAATCCACAGCAGAAACAAGCCAACCCAGACCAGACCAACACGATCAGCCATGGGTCGATAACCGCGACGCAAGCCGGTTTCAAACGCCAATAGCAGGGCATAGATACCCGAAACACCAAATGGCGCTGCGAGAAGATACCAACCCATGTTATCGACAATATACTTCAAAATTTCACCAGCGGTCATCACTTGTCTCCGTTCAGAACCTTGAATTCGGTAATTTCGAAATTCGAGTTTGCAATTGCTTCGCGGCAACGTTCAAGCAGTCTTTCACGAGCCTTCTCGAGGATGGCGCCGAGTGAATACTGCTCCGGCCACATAATCCGAGGGAGACCAGGAATGTAGCAAATTGCATCTTCTGCTTTCAGTTTTGCCTTGTTCCAAGCCCACTTTTCATCAACAACATGATCATCAGTTGGAGGACAATCATCGAAAGAAATAAATCCTTCGGCTGCTTTGACATTGAATTCACGAACAATCCATTCAATGCCATATGGAACAGCGGTGATCGTTGCGCTAACTTCAGTTCCGTCATTGACAATTGAATGAAACGTCCACTTGTTCTTAGACTTTGTCCACCCAGCCATTAGAAAATCTCCGTCAGCTGACCATCGTAGATGGTATAATTGTAAGGAAATGCGAAACGTTCAATGCTGCGAGGATATTCCGTGATCAGCACGAAAAGTTCTGCATCGCGAAGAGAATTGAACCAGTGGAGCCGTTCACCATTTGGTGACACGCGATGGCCCCAGAAGTTGATCTTCCAATACTTCCAGCCTTCCTCAGTCAGAATTCGATGATTTTCCTCATCGACAATCGAGTTCCGTTCCTGGAACTTTCGACCATTCTTGTCCGTGAGCATCTTAACCATGGGTAACAGCTTCCCTCCAAGCTTCCAAACGATCCACTTCACGAGTCAGGTCTTCAATGGATTTATCCAATATCAGACGATGGGATGAATTTTTGCAGTTTGAGAGCGAAAAATGAGCGAGGTCACGCTTCGTCTTAAGGCGAAGCAGTTCAGCTTCAAGGTCGGTCATCTCAATATCTCACATCGTTGTTTTCGATACGATCAGCATAGGCGATGAAGTGGCCGAATTTGTAGATTTCAACCACGAAGCTCCGTTTCGTCCGAAGGCTGTTCTTCAGATGAAAGTATCGTGGAACAACAACAAAATCGAACTTGTCGTTTTCAGAAACTTCACGACACTTGTCAGCGAAAACTTCAGCTTTAGGTTCAGAACGAAACTTTTTCATCTTATTTCCCTTTCAACCATACATACATTATAGCTGAAATGAATTGGAAAGTAAAGAACTTTCTTCTACCAATTGTATGGAGAAAATGATGATTCTTTGTTGATTGTATTTTGTGACCATTTGTCAATCAATTCCGTTTCTAATTGCGTAATTGAAAACAAAAATTGGGGAAGTCTTGTGGATTTTTGAGCCATGATATGCAAATTGTGCAATGTGATGCCAATACGACGCAAACGATCAATGTGCGGTGGCATTGGACAGTCCGCAATTTTCAACAGCATATCAAGGGTGATTGAAGATGGCTCAGGAAGAGACTTGTGAGCCTTGAAGAAAAGAAATTTCTTTTTATTGGAAAGTTTATCATGAACAAGCTTAGCATAATCAGCGCGAATCTTGTCAGACACGCTGATGTAATTGAACAATGCTGCGCCAATCTTTGCGACGATGCTTTCGTTTTGTCGATACAATTTTTCCATTATTGCCTCCCGTTGGAGCTCTCGGCGGGAATCGAACCCGCATCGGTCCATTACGGTGCGACAGTTTAGGAAACTGTGCCGATACGAGAGCTAATTAGTCTTTGTCATCGTCAAAGTCGAAACGCCTCTTATCACGAAGCTGACCCTTGCGGTGCTTCTTGAATGAATCACGATCGCGCTTCTTATCGTTGTCGCGATAATCACGCATTTTGGTCTTCACCGTCTTCACAACAGCAACAGAACCCTGCATTTTAATCTCCTTTGGTAAATCCAGGATTGTTATCTAACTTACAATTCATTTATATATTGTTTTTTGATTGTCGTAAAGCATTTTCTTCTAGTCTGTCAAAACAATCGTTATCGGATCGTAACGTTGTTCGACAAGCCATCGAAGCCAAGGCTTGATACGATTCAATTTTTCTTTATGAATCACTGTTAGAATAATCGGAAAAGGATATTCCGCACATGGTTCTGTTCGAGCCTTCACCACTGAGGAGAAGGATAGATTATGATCGCTAAAAAAGTCAGCCTTATCAGTCAGATCAACCATATGTTTAGTTGGAATGTGAAGAAAATTAAGTTCCCTGGAACCCGTTGATCTCTTACCGATAAGCGTTTTATTCATATCAATATCGTAGTTGAAGAACAGAGATTTTTGTGGCAATACGTCAACCATGTTATTTACGATTGACATAATCAAATCATGTTCTTCAACGGTGTTCAAGAAAATTTTCAAATCTTTTGGAATTGCTGTTCCACCAAGCTTTGAGAAAATTCTACGAATCAATGTTCGTTGGTATTTCGGAAGATGTCCAATACCGAAATCACCATATGTAATTTCGTTTGGTTCATCACGAATGTCTTCGTCGTTGTATCCATACATAACGGTTGTTCCGTTGGTCGTAACTGCCGAAACTTGAGCAGCCACAGATTTCAATGCTTGTATCATATGTTGATAAACTAGAGTGGATTTGCCTGTTCCAGCAGTACCATACAAACCATTGAGTTTGCCTTTGGTTAGTCCAGCAGGTTCCCACCAGTTATCAACTTCAATGTCCAAAACATTTAGAAGTTTATCCTCGAACTCGTCTTCTATTTCGTCACCCATTATGTCCGTTCACCCTTATATGACCGAACCATGATAAAGTTGCAATGACGAGTTGCGCCCTTTGCGGTTGGTTCCATGAATTCAATTTCGATCGTAGTTCCAATCATTTCGTCTTTGATAGCCCAGAACTCATCGCGCTGCTTATCACTAAAGCCACCACCAACACGACTTTCAACACCATCAATTTCAAACGTAAAACCGCCAAGGCGATGTTCGTTACGAGTGCCTTTCTTGCCGGGATAATATCCAGTGATCACGACATCCGTATGATCTAATGGCTTGACTTTCATCCAAGCTTCAGTGCGGTCGAACTCATAAAGTGAGTCACGATCCTTCACGATAGCACCCTCAATTTTCTGCGCGCGCCATTCGTTGAACTTGTCTGTGATGAATTTTTCTGGATCGTCTTCGCCATCCCACGGAATGGAATCATTCAAAACCAAATCTTTGGCTTCATGTTTCGAAAACAACTCTACCAATTCAGCGCGGCGTTCATCATAGGTCTTAAATGATTTTTTGGTATGAAATTCTTCCATCGTACCAATATCAAACACAACCAACTTTGGATTGCCTTTGGCCTTGCCTTTGCGCTTCACAGCACTGGTTGTATCTTCAACACCAGTGCCTGCGATAACTTCCGTGTCGATGAAGTAATCTGTACGATCATTCATCAGCCGGTTGATTTCAGGAATCATGTGATCGAGAGTTTCAAGTTCGCGACCACCACGAGTCATGAAAGAGAAGACTGAGCCTTCGTTCATTACAAAAACACGCATGCCGTCGATCTTTGGTTCGAGAGCAAAACGTGCCGGACGCTTCTTGGATTCATATGGAAGTGCCAGCTGAATTTCAAACTCGGGAATCAGCTTTGGCCAAATTTTGTTGACGGTTGCTGTGGAAACACCGCACTTCAAATCTTTTTCTACGATTTTCTGAAGAACCTTTGCGTCGTCTTCAGTCAGTTCATTGAACAAATTTTCCAAAAATGCGACGGCAGCGTTGCCGGTGATTTCACGACCGGAAAGCTTAGACAGTTCGTCCATAGCCTGTTCCAACGTGATTGTTCCATGTCCGAGAAATGTGTAAGGAATTTTGCGAACATGAAAGCGAATGTAGGGATTCAAAGCAAGCGTGAAAACTCGCTTCAAAACTTCGTTGTTGACTTCACTGCGAAGCACTGCTTCCTTGGCCAAGCGACCGTTATCAGCGAGAAGTCGTTCGAAGATTTCATAGATCATCTGCGGTCTCCAGTTCGAGATCAACGAATAGCATTTCATGATCGCCAAGAACGCGATGAACGACCTCATCATATTCATTCATCATGGTGAGCTCATAATCAGCACCCCATGGCCGAATTCCGATGATTTCAAATTCACGGTTCAACAGATCGACATAAAAAACTGACTGCGACTGATAGAAAAGATTTGATGCGTATTGAGCAATAGTGAATTCCAGCATTCCCAAACCTCAGTTTCCTCGTTAAGGATTACAATTTACCTTAACTCAATCGCTTCGTAAAGCATTATCTTCCTGTGCGATCAATATAAACTGTATTGATATCGTTTGTGACCTGTTTCTGCGGGTTGTCCGAGTTTTTTTCCAATGTGGTTTGAATCTGTTCGGCCAATTCTTCAACGTTGGTGTCAGCAGGAACGTATCCTCTGGAAATCAGATACATTGCACGTTCCAAAGCAATGTCTGATGGTTCTTTCATGTATTGTTTTGTCAATTGCTATTTGCCTTTGCGTGTCTAACTTTCCATTCATGAAACATGATATTATCATGACTGTCTTCTATGTATAGATTATATAAACGGTCTTCATCAACCATTGGTTCCCAATTTAATATTGGGAGTCGATTTTCAACAGTCTCTGGATAATAGTAGAAATATCCATAGATCATCTCAAATTTTGAGACGTCAAGATAAATTGAAATTGAATTATATTTTCCATCAAGATAAGTGGTTACAGCGCCTTTGGCTTTCCAAAATTGAAAAGGGATTCCAGCATAACTGTCAACAACTAAAGATTTGAATAAATCATAGTCCATTGACTTGTAAAGAACATAATCATTCATCAAAATCCACCCATATTTTCCAATCTTCGAGAACAATTATTCCATGCTCTGTATTTCTCAATGTGAATATGTATTTTGCGTGATTAAGATACGTGAATCGTTCTTGTTGCTGTTGAATTGGATCAAACAATACCATTTCGTGTTGGTTAAAGCGATCCACTGATCTTAGTCTCATGATATCTTCTGTTGTCATACCATATCGCATTTTGTAATGATTTAACAGTGAATTAGCATCAAATTTGAAAAGAGTTCTATAAGATGTTGGTGAACCCTCGAGAAAGATATTTCTAGCAAGAAGTTTATGATTGAACCAATATTTGAATGGTAATTCGGTGTCTCTCATTTCTGAGATTGTCATCAATCTATCAAATTGCTTAGTTAGATAGACCTTATACGCCATCCCCAAAAATGCCTTTCCATCCAACAAAATCAATCAAATGAACTTTACTGTCACAACGAAGAGTGATAGATCGGGTTTTCTTTAATCCATACCAAAATTTTTGCTTTGAATTTTGAAAATATAATGTGCAGGTGCCATCGGAGATTACATCGACCAATTCGTAAAATTGATCATCTTCTCCCAATAGCATGCGTACTGAATAATGCTCCATCAGGCGATAAAAGTCAAGCTTTAATTTAACCTCATTCAAACTTCTCACGCTTGATAGAAACATAATGTGATTGGTAATAAGATATTGAATCACTGGATCAGAGGATTTTCCGTATCCTCTGATATTCAATTCCTCAATCAAAATTTCATCATCTATGAATTTCTCTAATATTCCAGTGAATTTCACAGAACGTTTAATTCCTTATAGTCGAGCGGCTTGGAAATGCATCCAGTCATAATCTCGAGATCGCCCAAGACTTACCCATCCTTCACTTTCAACAATTCTCCAGAAAGGAACGTAATCTGCCTTAGCAAAGGTCGCTACATCCTTATGCATTTCAAGTTGGTTTCGTTCAGGGTCCAAATCAACCGCGATGCCCCATGAGTGCATTGACCAAGATGAACCACCACGCATCTTACGGATATTCAAGCAACCACCAAAATAGTCAAGTTTGAGGTCGGCAATCTTCGCTTCACCGTATTCATCCAAAGTTTTTTGGAAAATTCTGGCCAATGAATCGTGGACTTTTTCATGACAAGAAAATTTGGATACAACTGTTGATGTATCCCAAGCAAGCTTCATCTTATATGGAGTAATCAAGGTTGCTTGGTTTTCACCAACCTTGCCATAAAATTTTTCGACGTCTTTCTGCAAAGGCCAATCATTGACTGCTTCTTTGCTGATCACATCTGGCTTTGTGATGACGTCACGCCATTTTGGGAGTTCTTTACCAGTCAATACAAGATAGTTGAGTTCCTTGAAAGCTTGTCGAGTTTGCGGTCCAACTAGACCATCGACAGTTCCAACTTCAATATTGTTTTTCTTAGCGAAAACTTGACCAACTGCAACTTTCTTACGATCATTTGACCAAGCAGCAGTTTGACCACCAACTTCTTGTGCAAGCAAAAGATTGATTGAGGACATGGTTTTTGGACCAATCAAACCATCAATAGCACCACTGTAAAGTGATTGGCTCGTCAAAAGCTTTTGAATTGTTTCATTTGACAACGTTGAGTCAACGTCAGGAATGTTTGGAACTGAGTTGGAAACTGGCGCAGCAGGAACAGGTGCAGTAGCAGGAACTGGATCGGCCGGAATTACAACTTCGGGCTTTTTGACAACATATTTGTTTTCATATGCCAAAGCTTTGTTAGTGATGTCATTCAGACGATTCAACCAGCCTTTACCAAATCTAGGGAAATCATCAAGGCTTTGATAACGAGCACGTCTGAGATTTGAAATTGACAAAATCAAATTGTATTGGCTTGGAGCATCGTTAACAGCTTGAAGTGTTTTTGGTCCAAACCCACCGTCAATTGTAATTTTCAATGCTTGTTGAAGAAATTGAATTGCTTTTGAGGTTCCGTGATTGATAGCTGCATCAAGCAACATCAATGATAATCCGTTACCGAGTTTATCACCATTGATCACATCCCAATATTTTTTGCGATAGATCGCTTGTACAACGTCCATCTTGAGATTACGAACTTCGTCTTTGGATGCTTGACGACCAAGATAGTTTGACAATGTTCCTTGTGTGATGCCATATCTTGTGGCACCACCATTATCAGCTGGATCGTCAGTGTAGGTTGTTCCTTCCCATACCAATACGATGGGAAGAATAGTTGAGAAATCTGCCATTAAGTCTCTCCGGTGTAGAACAGCTTATTGAAGAATGCCGTCATGAATCTTTTGTACTTATCGTAGTCCATATTTAGCGGAGTGCTAAAGCCTGACCATTGATTGACATATTCTTTATATTCAGAATTGCCAAAAGTAACGATAGGTTTACCATGAAGCATGGCTTCAAATCCTACACCGGAATTGACCATGAATGCTGCTTTACAGTGACTAAGAAGAGTATGAATTGATAATCCTGTATCAACCCATGTGGCTATATCCTTGTTATCAAAAGTGATTGCTTTCAATTCACTCATAGCGCCAGGATTAACTGGATGACCTTTTACGACCACTTTGTAACCGTTATATCTGGCATAATTGATAGTTTCTCTCAATGCTGTTGCGACTGAAACCGCTGAGCTTTGAATGATGACTTGATCGTGTGGAATTTGGCAAACAAACAGTAAAAAGTTTCCTGCCATTGAGTTCAAATTATGCTTGAATAATATACTTGAGTTTGGTTGGTCAAATTTGGATTCATTGTTTGTGATGCGCTTTTGAAGCTTTTGCCACAAAACTTCATTTGGTTGAACATCATCAACATTGATTGGCAAATAAGAAAGATATGCTCCCCAACCATTATCATCGATAGTGAAATATTCAGGAAACACAGTTTGCATATAAAATCTTGCATTAGGAATTGGAAATTCAAATCTTTGACGATGGGGCAAATACAATATGTCAGTCGTTGCAGACAAAACTGACATAGCAGCCATTGTTATTTCCCAACCAGGAATTGTATTAACAACAACTTTATCATCCATGGCTGTATGGACTGCAGCCAATTTCAAAGTGAACTTATGCCAATGTTCTCTGATTGGATGGGTGAATTCGCCAATTTTGTCAGGAACAACAAATCCCGGACCAGGATCTTTGAATGACAAATCAAGTCTTGGTTCAACGATTGTTACGTGCATTCCTATTCCTTATCTTGGTGTGTAAAGTTTGACTATCATAACTTTATCATGACGGTCTTTAATTGATTGAGTGGTGAAGCTATTTGGATCATCGAGAGCATCATCCAAAATATAGAGAATGTTTTTGCCAGCCGGATAAAGCTTTGAATTATCCAAAGCTTGAGCCAAATTTGCAGTCCAAACCAAAAATCCTGTTTGATGAAAGTTGTTAGTTTGGGTTTGCAGAAAATACTTGCAAAATTCTCTGCATTGAGTCGTATTTGCTCCAATGTAAACAACTTTATTCACCATCAACTTCGGATCATTTCTCATGGCTTCGTAGAGATTCTCAATCAACTTTCTGAAAAAGGTTGATTTGCCTGATCCACGTGGAAGCTCACGAGTCAATGTTACAGGATACATGGAAGTTTGTGTATCAGCGAAGTGATCGTAGACAGTTGCATAAATTTCTTTGTTCCATTGTGGACATTCGCTAAAATCTAAATTGTATCGTTCAGAATACCATTCATCAGATAAATCAGGTTCATGGTTCCATTGAGCAACCATTGTTCTTGATTTAGCAGTCACTTGAATCTTTTGAATTTGAAACGGAACCTGCGTTACATTCGAGGCTTGTGTTGGTGAAATCAATCCCAAATCAACCATTGATTGAACTTCAGGATCGATTTTGACCTCAGGAAAAGTGTTCTTGAAAAATTTCTTGACTTTGTCAAGCAACTTCATTGTAATATTCCAATCTATTCATGAACTCACGTGCCCAATCTTTTTCATACAAAAATGGATTCATCATGCCTTTAACGAAATGAGGTTCATCAGGATAATCAGCAATACTTATTGACCATTCCTTCTTTGTTTTGGTCATCAGATATTTTTGTTCAAGCAACAAAGCCCATGTGTCATAGTATTTCACAGTTGCCGCATGAGGCGCATGTTTACCATATGGATATTTGCGCGCAAAGCCTTCAATGATTCTATTTTCAATATCGATGTAGTCATCCATGAAAGCAGTGAATTCAGTGCTTTGTGTAAAGTAATTCTTCAATGGTCTTGGAATATCGGTGAGATATGCTTCACCAACATCATGAATTAGTCCGTGGAAAACATCTTCACGTGTCAATGGTTTTTTCATTTCGACACGATCGTACTCCATCAAATCATGCACCAAACAAAGGTGCTTTGCTACTGAGTAAAATTTCAAGCAGTGTCCATTGAATCTGCAAATCATACTCAAAGCATGGGCGATATCTTCTTCATGGATATCGGTTTCAGAAAAATGCGCATAATCAAAAAATTCACCAGTCGCAGTCTGAATCTCAGTAAATGCGGCGGTCATATGTCTCCTTCATCTTTTAGGCAATATGCAATGATAGAAATGTTCAGCATCAGGGAACGGTATTTCATTCAAAGCTGTTTCTTCTCGAACTATGATAATGTGATCGGTAAACTTGACATTTTGGTACAATGTCCCAATCCCATTTTTGTGCCACAATTTAATGCGACACTCGCTGAACGGTACTTGGTTTTTACCAAGAATAAAATCATCTACTAAATTTATAAGTTGAGAAATTGTGTCGTTTTCGAAATCAACACCCTCAATCTTTATTTGTCGAGAATCTATTTTGTGTTCGGCAAGCAGCAAATGGATTTGATACAACGATCTTGCGAGAAAATCTTTCAAATCAAACAATGATTCAAAGTACAAATTACAAGGTGAAATGTTACGCCTGACACCAGTCATCAATTCTGAAAATTGAAAAAATTTTGAACTTGTGTCATGGTCAGGAAACATAATCCACTTAATTTCTTCTTTCATTTCAATCATTGTGAATCACCGCGATGATGCATTTTGCATTTTTGAAGTTTTCGGGAATAAAATTGGCTGTACGACTCATGACGTTAATCACTACATCGTAATGATTGTTGTCATCATATTCATCATATATCAACAAGTGACTTCCACTATCATCTGGAAATCCGCGCAACTTGAAAAATTCTTCGAGAGTTATGGTGAAAGATTTCGTTGTAATATATTCGCGAAATACGAACAGAATTTTACGATAAAGTTGTGGATTAATTTCACCAAGAAATAATGAATATTGATACATTGATCGTGCAAGCCATTCATGACATTCATCTTGACTCATTCTTGTAACTATTTCACGATTTTCCCAATGTGTCATAGTTCTAAATAAATCGAAATAATGAGATTTATACGACGATTTACAATCTTCAAAATCAATACTGCTTAAAATTTCCCAAATTTCATCATTTGTCATGGACTGAAATACTCCATTGTCATATCAATACGCGAAACATATTCAGCACGTTTAAATACTCGTTTAGATCCTTCAGGTTGAATATACAAAGCCATATCAATTACATCTGCATCATGGGGGATGTGGGAATGATAGTGAATGATACGTGGACCATGTTTTTCGATAAGTTCTTGAGGAACAGGTCGAACGCTCCCTATGAATTCACATATCTGATTTACAACTATATCAGAAGCATCATCAGTGCTAAATCTTATCAAAACATTGATTTTTTCATCAAACCATTCAGGATGTTCATGCATCAAAATGTAATATTGATACATTGCTCCGCAAAGAAAGTCTCGAGCATAAACAACATCGCCACCAAGATGCCATTTGGATTTCTTACCATACCAAGCAGCATTAAGAAAATTATTGAAATTTGTTTGATCAAGTGTATCGTCAAATGAAATTTCATCTTTGATGATTTGAAGATCGTATAGATCACCCACTGATGCCATTGTGCTTTGATTTCTCGTTCAAATATTTTTCACTATGTTTGCGATCGCCCTTGCCGGTCCAAATGTAGGAATCTTCGACAAATTCCCAATCCAACCATTCAGTTACTGCAAAATCATAGATCACAGGTGGTTGAGTTTCTTGGGTTAATGCACGATACACTTTCAAAATTGCATGCTGATCGCAGAACCAACGGATTGGTTGATTAAGAAGTTCAGCTTTCAAAATTTCAGCCAACTCTCTTTTATGCCACGGAATATACAATATTCCAGCAGCCACCAACATGCCCATTTGTTCATACAAATTTGCCCCAGCAATATTGTCCAAACGTAAATACACACCCATATCAGCTTTGATATCAGGAAGTTTTTTCTTCACAACAGAATCAATATCCAAAACCAAAATATCTTCAGTTGGAAACTGACTCATCACATAAGGCAAATGCATGAATCTGAAAGAAGCATAGTATGCACGATTATCATCAATTTGACATTTGTACATTTGAGTGAAAAATTCCGGCGGAATCAAATATTTCTTCGCATTAGGATGAAGCTTTGATTCATTCGCGGTCATGAATGCTTGGACTTTTCGAACTTGATCATCTACGTCTTCCATAAAATTTAGGAACACAGTTATGTGACAAAAATTCTCATTGGCTACACATGAGTTGATAAACTCAAGGCCATGTTCCATAAAATAGTTGGTATCAGCTGCGGCGTAAACGATCATATGGTTTCTATTATTCCTATGTTAACTTGTTGTATTAACCAATCAGGCAAAACTTCTTGTCCATCATATATTATAAAATGTTGCTCACTCATTTTATTTTGTGAGTTGAAAGTGAATCCGTGTTCATTTTCCATCAATTCTTTTAATTCACCAGTATTGAAAGTGTCAAGCATTTTGACGCCGTCCTCACACCAAGATAGCTCTCTTGTCTCAAATCCCATCACAAAACTTTTCAAATAATCAGTCTGATTTAGTAGGTGATTGCCCCACCAAACAGTCGGTTTGTTTCCTGTGATTCTTAGCCATTCGAAAAATACGCTTCCAAAGAAAACCATATCACTAACTGGTTGATAGTCATGGTAATCTGATTGTTCCAACCACCACCAATGGTCCATGAATCTTTTGAATCGATCTGAATCATCAAAACACAAATCTTTAAATGTTTGATGAAATTTGCTCAAGGAGTCAACTCCACTTTTGGATGACTATGTTCAATTTGTTCAACAAACATTGCGACATCACGTCGTAAACTTACGGTCAATTTATTACCAGCTTTTCTGCTATCAAGAACCAACTTAACATCTTTTGGCTTTTTTGGAAGGAAAAATGCAACTTTAGCACCATCTAATTGACCATATTCATTGCATTTGCCATAAAAAACATTTTCTATTTTTTCTTTGATTGTAATGAAATCAGGTTCCGTCGGTGCTATTATCAACAAAATATCTGTTTGAAGGTGCCAATCAACGTAGTGATACAAAAATTTCGCAAACACTTCTGGTGACGCTTTAACAAATTTGCCAATCTTCTGTAAACGTGAGTCATCAAAATAATTTTCGGATTTTTCATACCAAACGCGCATGGAGTTGGATTTGAACTCAATATCTTTGTAATGTATCGAAAAATCTTCTGACATTATTCCACCAAAAATCTATGACACTTGAGTAATCCGTTTGATGCGTAATCTTGAATCTTCAATTTGGACTCACTCATAATTATCAATGAGTTGTGCGAATTAATTCGATCATATTCGTTTGGCCAACGGTTTGAACATGTTGTACCATTAGCATCATTTTTCTTTTGATATACGTATGAATATGCTTTCATCATACTATCTCGATCAATATCAGACATTGGCCAAAAATCAAATTCCATACCAAAAATTCTATTCAAGTGATAAGTGCACTTGAATAGCCTCATTCTTGGAATTACATAATATCCTGGTACATCATTTGTGATCATATCAAGAACAGTTTCGAATGTCATTTTTTGTTCTTGACTTTCAAACTCAATGTCATAAGAAGTGTATCTTACTTCATTCCTCATGCAAACGCACCCTTGCTATCATATGCCCATGAAAATGATCCAAAAATTCCCCACTTGTTCCCAAAATAAAATCTATTTTTGACAAAGATGGTTTTTCTAAATGCAGTTTAATTCTTAATCTGGTGTTATTTTCTGTGTTGCGTTGAATATAAATGTCTTCATACCAGACGAAAGCTGGTCCGCCTACAAAAATGGTTTTTTCCACCAGAGCATTGAATATTATTCCGCTCCATCGTTGATAATGATAGCAAGCTTTGAAAAATAATGCATCGAAGAAGTCATATGTATGAATTGGTGGATTGTGCAATCGGCCAAGAAAATCTATGACATCCTTGAAGTTTTCAGCCTCAAGCTCATCCTTACATTCAACATCATTCACATATTTTGATTTGTAGGACATCAGTTGCGCCATCCAAATATGAAATTGATAATTTCACCCAATACCATTTATTCATCACATATTAACCACAAATGAGAAACCATTGAGTGTTGGTTTCATAGTTTGAAGCAAAGATTTACTTGTACTCAAGAGAATCAAATTACGTCTTGGACTGCGTTTTGACAAATCCGCAACCCACCAATTGAACAAATCCGTATTGTTTTCAGCATTTTTATATTTGAAAACATAATCATATGCGGATTTCAATTCTTCGCGTTCATTTTCATTTTGACACCAAAAATCAAATGCTTTTTGATGCAATCTATTGTAGTGATAGATACATTTAAACAGTGTCATTTTGTGAATATTGAAGATTACATCGATGCGTCCTGAAAGGATATTGAACACATTTTCAAAATAGTATTGTTGTTCGTAGTTGTTAAATTCAACATCATAGGTAACATAACGCGGACTAGTATCGTCATTCCCAACCATTGTTCGCTGCATATCCTCGCTGCGTTTGTTTCACATAATTTAATTGTTCATTTGGAATATAATCAGCAACTGAATAGCCAGCAGCCAATGCTTCATCATAATATTGTTGAAACAACTCCACAACATCAGGACGACGGTGATCGCGAAGCGGACCATCGTACCAATGTTTGGCTTGATCACCAAGACGCTTGATTGCCAGATGCACACCCGGATTGGACGACATATCTGTTAGATGGAGCAATTGGATATCAGACAAAGCCATATCCTCGCCATCGTAGCAATTCCACGAATCACTTATAATTTGTGTTTTAGGGAAAGTCAAGGACTTAAATGCCTCGGTGAAATTTTCATTTGCCTTACGTCTGGAGGCTGGTGGAAGAGTTCTCCATTTTTCACAATCAATCAATGAGACACAATGGCGAATTTCACCGTTTGGCAACTGTTTTCCAGTCATGATTTTATCGGATGCGATTTCTGTGTTCCAAAGTTTCGCTGGATCGTCTAGCCAAACTTGATCGTCATCACAGTAAATTGCTTTGCCTTGATATCCACAATATTCTGCAATTCCATATCGGAAACCTGAGAATGGTGTTGACCACCTTGCTGTATTCCATCCATACCAAAATGATGCCGGATCATCTGAAATTTTCATCCAAGTTAGTTCAACAGGTTCAGATGAATGTTTGCGAAGGCTGTACTCAAACACCATCTGGCATTCAGCACAACCACCGTTTACATCCGTCCCCACGAAAACTTTAATCATTTCTTTCCTTGTTCCTTTTCGTATTCATACATTTGGTTTGACATACGTTCAATTTCTATTCGATCTGAATCACGTTCTGGAGATACAAACCATGCATCTTTGAGCAATGCAGTACCAGTTGTCCATTCAGATTTCATCAATTCAAATGCGAAAATCTGAGGTATGTTACCACCCGGCGGAACGGCCATGACTGATAGAACACGTTGAGGAATGCTTATCAATTTTTCAATATCAGATTTCAAAAATTTTCGCACATTCATAGGAATTTCAGTGCTATGAATAACATTTGATGTGAGTAATCCCCTCCATGGTTTTTCGTCATGGAAATTATGAATACCATTCGCAACAAACGTTTCAAAATATGTCAATTTTGATCTGAAACGAAAACAGGCTCTGGCCATCGCAACTGCCAAAATTCTTTCATGATCATTTCTAGAATGCGTCATTGTTTTCATGTCACGAAGATTTTGGTCCAATGAATACCAAAGTTCTTGACTGGCCAATTGATCTACATGTTTGAATAATTCTACAAGTCTCTCTTGCTGCATACTTTTCTTCCCATTATATACCCATCATCAGCAGGTAGGACACATGACATATGTACAAACTGCACAACTTTTTTCGGTTTCACATAAACATCAACAATGATTTTATCTTCGCCAGGCAGATTGTTCGTTTGATCACAAACAACCTTGAAATCATAAATGTCATCAGTCATCACCATTCCATCAAGGACGGAACAGGCTGTTGAGGTTACAATCGCCCTATTTACTGAGGAATTTTCAGCTAAGAATAGCTTATTCCATTCCAAAGATAAATGTAATTTTACGTCTATGGCAAGAGCTTGTCCATATGTCAAGGCATCATCCCCTTTATATGCTCCAATTCAATTCCAGTTCTTGCATACACAGTATTCAAACATGTAAATTCCGGATCGTTTGAAAATTTCAAATAAGTCGATGATCTAAATTCATTTGCATCAATTTGAGGTTCTGTGTTATTTGTTTCATCGCAAATAACAATATAGTTTTCAATCATTTCATGAAACTTCATACGTTCCAAAAACTCATTTGTCACTTCAACGAATTTTGATCTTGTTTCCTTATCATTGAATTCAGCAAATTGTTCTCTTGTCAAATCAAGAAGAAACCATTTGATAGCACCCAATGTTTCTTCTTTTGTAAAGTTGGTCATTCGTATCTCCAAAATTCGTTATTTCTGGCTTCATATTTATCAGTTTCACCAAGTTCCACTGATCCACCAGATAAGCTCTTTTTATATGTCTTTGAGGCTTCTTTGCCTGAATAATTACAAACTGATTTGAGCTTATGGACGTTATCTGCCATAGCCAAAAGCTTTGCCGTAACTTCGAATGGTTCGCCCATCCAATCCATATCAAGTCCCGATGCGTATATATTGACACCGCGATTGAGAAGCAGTTTCAGATATGGAAAAATGTCACCGCGAACGTGCGGTGCAGTGAAAAATTGACATTCATCGATCATCAAGTTTCGATATTGATCGTTTTGGAAATAATCCATGATCCTTGCCGCATCTGTAATATTTGCAGCAGTTGCTTTCAATCCAAGATGCGTAACGACTTCCGTCATTGAATAACGATCATCAAAAGCAGGTTTGATTAGAAGCGAGTAATCTTTGGCGTGATTTTTCCAGATGTATTGTTGTAGCAAATGTGATGTTTTTCCGCAGAACATTGGTCCAGCGAAAACGGTTACATTTCCGTAACTCATTGATTCTCCATGACTTGGGTGATTATGTTGATATTTTCATTGTATTTTTTCCAGGAGCTATATATGTCGAGAAACATTTTCTTGAGATCGTTATTAGCATCCTTGGCATTACGAATGAGTTCAATGCAGCCATTGTTCTTAAGATAGAACGCGGCAATATCATTGATATATTCAGCGTGGGATAATTCGTTCAAGTCTACCACTATGATAGACTCATAATATTCTTTTTTAATTATACTGGATATCAACATTTCATTCAATCCTTGGAGTAATACTAACAGTGCCTAAACATAAATTTGAAAGCAGCTGCAGCTGTTCAGATGTAGATTTTGTCATCCGTTATGAGTGCGATGAAGCGGCGGAAGAATTCTTTTGCCCATTCTGTGGAATTCGTATCGACGATGTTCCACTCGATGAGGATGAAGAAGATGACGACTACGATTACTGATGACGTTCTATATATTCCATGGCTTTACAAGGGTATTCCATTCGATGAGAAGCTGATCGGCAAGAATGCAGGCTTCGTGTACTGCATCACCGATCTCACCACTGGCAAGCGTTACATCGGCCGAAAATATTTTGTACATTCACGGAAGAAGAAGGGGAAGCGAGTCAAATTCGACTCGGACTGGAAGGATTATTATGGTTCTTCAGAGACAGTCAACAAGCTTGTTGAAGTCCATGGACGAGAAAATTTCAAACGAGAAATTGTTTGTTTGGGAAAGACCAGAGGAGAAGTGAACTTTGGTGAAGTTCTAGCACAAGTTTTGGTGGGAGTTCTTGAATCCGAAGATTGGTTGAATGAATCAATCAATAAATGGAAAAAGACCAATGTAAAACGTTACACCAGTCTTTCCGAAATACGTGAACACTTCACTTAGAAAGCTTAGGCACCATTGTGGTGCGAACATGATGATGGCTTTTGAAATCAGGCAATTTCTGAACATGAGCCATTGCCTTTTGATCTGACATACCATATTTGACAACTTCACGTTTTTGACCATTGGTGTCAGTGTATACAACAGTATGTTTGACTGTCATATTTTTACCTTCAGTTACGAACTCTGTGAATTTTTTCATTGTTGATTCTTTCTATTTTTTGCTTTCTTTTCACTGTAAGCTTTTGAGTCAATGTAGTGCTCAACTTTACCATCTTTGGTTGTAACCTTATGGAGAGTTGGCAAAAGACTATTGGACGTCTTTTCTACATGATGTCCATCAGTTGTCGTGTAAGTGACTTTTTGAGTCTTTTCGTTGGTGAAACCTTCAGCCTTTTTGTCGTGGAATCTTGAAAGCGTTTGATATTCCTTATCGCTCAATGGCTTCCAATTGAGCTTGATCGCATCAAGCTTTTTCTTGGATTTTTCAGGTCCACGAGTCATCGCCTTTTCCATTTGGGCGATAGCTACATGGGTTTCCTCAAGCTTTTTAAGGATACGATCTCTAATCATCATTATTCCCTTATGTCATGAATTCCATGACCGGAAATATCCGCTTGAAATCCAACTTTGGCATTCTTCAGTTTCTTTTCTTTGAAATCTTTATCATAAAAAGCCTTTTGTGTCAGGTCTTCTTCTTTCTTCAAAAGCTTTTTGTCTTTACGATGATCATATCCCCAAGCAACTTCCAAAGATTTGCCGTGTTCATCATATTTGATTGAATGTTTTGATCCAATTTTATTTAGATGGGCCTTCAAATTTTTATAAGCGTGTTGATGCTCTTTTGACAAGTCTTTCAAATTCACTGATTCAGTCATGACAAATTTTTCCTTCACACTTTCAATAATTTTTTCTCTAATTGACATTAATATGACCTCTTATGTGCATCATATGCATCTTTGGTTGAAACAACTTTATGCGTCCAATCACCCATGAAATGAGTTTTGCTGGCCGCCTTTTCAGCTTCCTCAGGTGTTGCATATTTCTTTGCACTTTTTGGGTGATTCACAATATTGTTTTCACCCTTGTAGTGTGGTTTTGTGTAATGCTTACTGTGAAGTTGAATCACATGTCCTTCATGATTGGTTGATTCACTCAATTTATCGTGTCTTCCCTTAGGAATTTCACGCTTGTTGCCATGCAAATCAGTTGCTTCTTTCTTACGACCATTTTCGATTTTCACAACAGTGTAATCTTCTGGTCGAATCAACTTTGGATTCAAAGTTTTTGAAACAGCTGCTTCATGACTTGGATGCTTTTGACCGTAATATCCCATGGTAGCATGATGAACGGCATAATGAGTGCCTTCGGAAAAAGTTTCCATGACCCCATCGACGATACGCTTTCTGATGCTCATACGAGTTTTCCTTTCAGACCTATTATATTATGAATATTTCAAAAGTTCAATCCAGTTTGGTACACCGGAAGCACGGATGTTAGAAGCCGCAACGAACGTTCTCATTTGTGGATTTTTCAGTTGACCCAACAAATGACGTTCTTTCAAAACTCTCAAAGTGTCAAGCTTTTCTTCCTTGGTCAAATTTGGATTACCAAGATGCTCAATAATTGATTCCATACGCATGAACATTTGTTCATCAGTCAAGTCCATGTTAATCTTGAATGAACGAGTCAAAACAGCACTATCGATATCTTTCAAACCAAGGTTTGAGATGAAGATAATTCTACCGTCATATCTGAATTCAGAAGGATACTTCAAAGGTTTTTTCTTGACAACCTTGCTCTTACCTGTATCTTCATCGTATTCAACTTCATCTTCACCCAATGGGTCTTCAGCAAGTCTCTTATCAACTTCCTTATTGAACGCTTCACGTTGCGCATCGTTCAATCTAGCGATGTTTTGAGTTCTTGGTGAAAGCCATGAGATAATTCTTTCATCGTATGAATCAAGTGCTGCCTTCAAGATGTTACCTGAATCTTCGTTATTGAAAACTGAGTCAGCATCGTCGAATACAATGATCTTATCATCACGGTGGATGAATAGAAGTTCATACAATGCTTGGGTGGTGATTTTGCCTTTGACGTGATACCAATCACGATTCTTAACCAAACCAGCTTGCTCAATAGCACTGGTGACTGTGAATGATTTACCTGTACCAGGACCACCGTAAATCATCAAAGCTTTGTTAGTTCCTTTGATGACCAACTTAACAAGGTTGGACAAAGCACCGAACAAAGTATCTGGGTTTTCAATTTCTTTCTTAGCCATGTTAGCACTGTTGTCACTCAAAGCATTTTGAATTTGGTTATACATGTCTTGTGCTTGCTTTGATTCACCAGCTGAAAGGAACTTCTTTGAAACTGGGTCTTGGGCAGTAACTTTGATGTAAAGGATTGGATCAGGCTTTGCAGAAACAGCTGCCGTAGCACCAGGAGAGCCAGCAGAAGGAGGGATGACTGAGTAATAACCCTTCTTGTTAGGAACAGCTTGTGCTTTAACGAAACCAGGAATACCAGCTACACCAGCAGCAGCACCTGCATTTGCAATATCTCTCCAATGCATTTCTGAATAGTCAGCATTTGGATAAGTGCTTTGCATGATTTGAAAGAATTCTTCAGGAGTAACTCTTTTCGCTGCTTGTTCAGTGATGAGTTCAGCACCTTCAGGAATAGCTTGTTCTGGAAGATAGGCTGGAATGACTTCTTTTTTGATCTGGCCATGAACGGCTGAAGTCAGTTTGTCAACGATGATATTTGCAATTCGAACGATATTTGCACCACCGAAATCGATGTACATATCTGATGCTTTACCAATTTCCCAATGTTGCCAAAAGTTCATTGATACGAAATCACCTTTGACGAAATTGAAACGGATAGCGACTTGCTTGGTGGTGAAATATAAGAAACCTTTGCCCTTGCCTGGATGGTTCTTGATTTCAACTTCTTGGAAACCATTCGCACCTGCATATCTGTATAGACGTTGACCGATTTTCTTTTCGATCAAACGAACAAGAATGGTCAACACCTTTTCAACAGCTTGCGGTGAGAAGGAAGCTTCAGTAAGGAATTGTGTGAAATTGATTGTCATGCTCTTCTTCTTAGCTAGTGTTTAAGATTTCTTATATTTGGTATTTATTATCTTTGACTAGCTAAGAAGAAGTGAGGAGTGTATTACTCCTCTAGGAGGGAAATTCCGAAGTCAGTAGAGTCAGTTGGATCATCAAATTCAACATACAGTGAACCGCCTTCATTGTAAAGGCTGAAATTTTGTGAAGTGATTTTTCTGATTTCAGCGGTTGCTTTTGCTGGATCACCTGCGTGTTCACGGAGGATTTGGTTAATCTTTTCTTTCATTTTTTTCGTTCCAAATTTGGTTAAGTTTTACAATGCTATCTTGGATTTTAGCACGAATATTTATTAACAGGTCCCTAAAATCAGTCAAATCAACAGTCAGAATAATGCGTTGTTTCGCTGGATCAGCGGTAACTTCTTCTTTTGGTTTTGGATGTAGCACATCCACTACAGTTTTATTGAGTTCTAACCAAGTTTTAGTTGGTGTATCTTTGATTCTATTTTGAAACTCATACAATGGTGGTGATTTCAAATAATTTTCAAGTTCATTTAGAAACTCAGTATTATCTTTCGGCTTTATACCATATTGTTGTTCCAAAAATTCGTCAGTATGACCACTATCTTGGAAAGCGTGAGTTTCAACACTGGCCTTTTCCAATGATTCTTCGACCTTTTGTCGATTAACTTTCTTTCGGCTTGTCACTATATTCCTCCAATGATTTCTGTATCATATCACGCATTCTGATCAATTCAACACAAACCATCATAGGTCCATTCAATGCGCCAGTTCCACAACCACCTGCCATATATTTACTGATTGCTTCAATTGATTTCATATGCATTCGAATCAAATAATCGCAATGAGTTGCTGGTATTGCTTTGCGTTCTCTCATGTTATTTTCACCACTCTGTATTGATATGATAAATTCAAACTACATGCCACCTTAAAAACCGCAGGATTCAATGTTTGTTTTGACATATTGGTTAAATCAGTTGAGAAAAATCTATCAACCGGAAACCAACCTTTCTTATGTGCAACATCAATCAATTTTTGTGCTGCATGCGGCTTAATCAAATATGCATGAGTGCCTGACATACAATTGTTATATCCCCAACGATTGTATCCAATGTAATCATGAATACCTTGTTCAGTTCGTTTTTCGAAATATTTGTCCGAATCAGTTCCATCCCAATTTCGCCATGCACTCAAATACAAAACATTGTCAAATTCAACTGCTGGCATATCAGCAATCTGTTTTGCATCGTATTCAAAAATACCAATTGATTCATCAGCAGCCACGCAACGTTGCCAAAGCATATAATGAGAAGCGAAGCAACCGGCCACGCCTTCCTTCTTATCATATGTCATTTGACGATTACGTTCAACAAATTCACCAGTTTGATATTTTTCATCCAAAAACTTGATGTTGTAAGTTTTGAAAATGTCATAAGCTTCTTTGCCTTTGACAGCTTCATATATTTCAGCTTCGAACGATCCTTTTGAGTTCACCAGATTAACATGTCTGTGACCAACTGCGGCAGCTTCATCATTCTCTATATTAGTGATGAAGTATGCTTTCATGTCCAATTATCTCGACGAACTCTATCAAGGTCATTTTGAGAATCAACGCTTTCATACCACTTGAATTTTTCGTCAAATCGAACAAACACTTTGCCAGTTTTTCTGAGAAAATCACGGCCCATGGTTGAATGTTTTTTGAGTCTTAAGGTTTTCAATTCATCATAGATGAAACCTTCATCTTCAAACTTTTTTATCCAATATTCAGGTGACTGTAAATTGACATGATGCCAACCACCTGTATCACCAGGAAGTGCATGCGTTGCGACTACAATTTTACAACGTCTAAACGTATCCATGATATTTGGAATATATTTTTCTTCAACATGTTCAAGAAATTCAACACACCATCCAACATCAAACTCAGTCAAATCTGTATTTGTCAAATTTCCCCAACTTAAATGATCGGGCAATACACCTTGAGTATAATCATGGAATAGAATGAAAGGTAATGATTCGGGTGATTTATTGAATTTCTCTTGGTTGATGTGATCGAGTTTTATATCACCATCAATACCAATTGCTTTGAAACCAATTCCTCTAGCATCGGTTACAGCCCCGCCAGGACCGCAACCAACATCAATCATGGTCTTATAACCTTGTTTGAAAATGAATTCCATTGCACCATGGTCAACATGAGTTACCCAATTATGACCACCCAAATGCTCAGCCAATAGCTTTCACCTCATCTTTGTAAATATTTTTGATCAGAGCAGGCTTTGCCAATAGAGACTTGATGTATGCGATTTCCTTGATCAAATCTTTTTCTTCTTCCTTTAGCTTGTTGTAATATTCAACAGTCCAACGATAAATTGGAAGAGATACAATTCGATCAACATCACTATCAGTGATAGTTCTTGTTTTAGTGAAATCACGAACCTTTTGATCAATTGCCTTTTTGTCTTTCAACTTCAAAGCTTCATTTGGAAGACCTTGCTCGTAACAGTCTTTCAATGCCAAGACATATTGCAAATCAGCTTCACGTTCTTGCAACTGAACTTTGTAACGTTCAACATAATAGTTGAAACGCCAAGCTACGAAATCTTTGATCAACTTTGTTGCTGAATCATATTGACGAATTGACTTACCATTCCAATCCAGAACAACGATACGTTCTGTCTTTTTGGTTTTCAACTTCAACAGATTCAAATAATCATCTTCAACATAGTCTTTCAATGAACCACGTTTGAACTTGATAGTGATATCAATTGTCTTGGTTGAATTATCTTCGTAATCAACAATTGTACCTGCATCCTGCATTTTATCAAGCTTATCTTTAAACTTTTCAAAATCCACTTCAGGAGGAAGTTCAACAATTCTCAAAGTTGATGTATCGATGTATTCAATCTTACCTGTGAACTCCCAAGAATTTTCTTCAAGCTTTTTGGTAGTCACGTTCAGATAGGAATAAGTTGGTTTGATTTCCTTTGGTTCCTTACCATCCAGAACATCGATGACAGCCTGTTTCAAATCAGTCAAGCTTCTTGGCAAAATATCTGTTGACCAACCAACCGCGATGCCTGATACACCGTTCAAAAGCACCAATGGAATCAATGGAAGGAAAGTGACAGGTTCTTGAGTTGAACCATCATAATTTTCTTTCATTGGAAGCAGATTCATGTCCTTGTACAGAATTGAATCAGCTGCCTTGGATTTTTCCACATAGGTGTAACGTGGTGCACCAATACCAGATTGAGGAGCAACACGTGTTCCAAATGATCCAATACCATGAACCAATGGAACATTGTTGACGAAAGGCGCAGCCAATAGGGAAATCGTTCCCGATGCTGATGCATCACCGTGAAGATATAGGTTTGAACTGATCAATTCACCGGCGAGGGAAACTGTTTTGATTTTACTTGATTTATTGCGCAAAAGCCACATTGCTTTACGCTGACCATCTTTCAATCCATCAGTTACAGATGGAATTGCTCTATTTTGAGCCACATAAATGGAATAGTCTTTTGATGTATCTAGGATATATTCAGATGCTTTTTGTGTCAAAGTTTTACTTTCGGATCAAATGTGAAATAACGGATTTTGTAACAACCATAATGTTTTCGTTGATCAAGAAATGCCATCAAAAATATTGAAGTACCAAACAATGGTGTTCTCAACATAAAAGAAACAACTTCATCGAGATCTTGAACTGGCCTTGATGCTACAGTTTTAGCAACCTTTTGATCATGATCGTTGAATACTAGATTGCAGGGATAATAAACATAATTGACATCAACACCTGCTCGTTTCAAACGTTGACCAGCTTCAAGGGTTGTCCATTTATCTTCGTAATCAAGTCCACTTCTATCCCAATCGAATGTTTTTCGTTCATCCCATTGAGAAGCAAGTTTGTCTTGCTCTAATTCTTTTTTACCGTCAAACATTATTGTTATATTCACTGTTTGTTATAGGAATGCCCAAATCGTTAAAGCAAGCTTTGTAAATAGAAAATCCAAGTTCATTATCATGGGGAATATCTCTCGGAACCAGATAAAAGATCATGAATTTTTTATTTGTCATCAATCCAGCTTTATATTGATCTTCAATGCCGTCACGTGTAGCATATGGAGTTTTTGGTCTTTCTTTATTATGCCACTTTGCGTCAAGCGTTGCTATAATATCATCTTTTGTCATTTTTTTCCTTTACCAAATTGACTTCAACTTCAAATGGTTTGTAACCTTTGTCACTCCAACGTTGAACAATGATTGGATAATCTATTGGATTATGATTATTTCCAACATGACGACGCCAAGCTTCACCAATTGTGGTTGAAAGAGTTTTCAATCCCATTTCAAGTAAAATTTTTTCAGACCATTCTTTATTAGAAATTATGTATGCCTTCATACAATCCCTTGATATTGAACTTCCAAACTCAACACGCAGAAATCAGAACTCAAAGCATCTTCAGCAATAGAACAAGGTTCATCACTTGATGAAATCCATGTAATTTTTGCTTTCAGCTTTCGGCCTGTATAATTTGATGTTTTTGGATCGAATTCTTCCAACATGATAATATCGCCAATTTCAAATCGACGATCCATTTTACGGATATCATGTTTTTTGGTTCCTGCCAAAATAGCATCAAAGTATCTTGGCCAGGATTTTAGATGTTGTATCATGCTACCTTTGCTTCTGAAAATGACATTTCATCAACGATTTCAATATCACTATCCGTTTCAATCCAAGCACGTGCACCGCACTTCAATTGAGTTCCATCATATACAAGTTTTGATGGACCATTGATAATGACTTCACGACCGTATCGAGTTTTGCCAGATGCCTTAATTGTGTAAACTGGCCGCTTACCACCATCTTTAGCATTGTTGGCGATGAATTGTCTGTTAACGTGAATGATCTTCTTCATTACTTAGTTCCTCAGATTTGCCTCCGAGAACTTGACCTTTACTTCAAATCCTCGATTTTCAAGTGCATCTTGAATTTCCTCGGATACCATGTTAAGATCAATCGTTTCGGCACGAGTGACATCTTCCCAGAATTCATCATTGCCAATATCAATCGAAACCTGAAAAGTGAGAATTCCCTGCATATTACATTCCATTTCATTGAAAAATATCGGCGAAATGCCGATGGTATGCGTCTAAGTTTATAGTCCTTGCATGCCCACCAAATTATGGGCATGCGTAAACCAATCCAAACAATCCATAATCTACCAATTCGCCATGTCACACTAAATTCCCATCCACAATTTCCGATCGTCAGCCTTTGAACCATTGAAAATCAAATCCAAAGCTTCTTTCATCTTACCGTCATCAACTATATGGAAAAGTTTTGGTGACTTCAGAGAATGTTCCCAATCGGGTTCTTCAAGAGTACCAAGACCCTTGGCTCTGGTGATTGACCAGCCTTTATAATCTTCAGGCTTGAATTCAGCATAATTATCTGAATACCAATAACGACGTTCCTTGCCTTTTTGAGCAATGATGAACGGAGTCATGAATACACTTATAAATGGATTCTTTTCATCGGTAAATAGTTCAGGCCAAAATGTATGGAAAAAATTCACCAATAAAGCACCGATGTTTGCACCGTCAGGATCAGCGTCATGGGCCAAATAAATTCTACCATATCGCAAATCATCTCTCACTGCTTTTTTGCCGATGGCCAAGCCTATTGCAGACATGATATCAGCCAGTTCTTTATTGTCAATGACGGTTTTTGGTGACTCACCATTGACGTTTAGAACTTTACCGCGCAATGGCAATCCAGCATGGATTTTTGGATCGCGAACCGCAGCTGAACCGGAGATAGCTGAATCTCCCTCAGCTAGCAACAAGATACAATCTTGACGATTACTTGAGGTTGCGTCACGAAGTTTTGGAATTTTTCGACGTGAAAGCTTCTTTGATTCCTTTTCCAAATCCTTTTGGTCTTGCTTGTTTGTACGGAATGCGCAACGTTCAAAGATTTGTTCAACCCAATCTTCATGCTTACGGAGCATCTTAGCGATTTCCTTAGCATCAATTGCAGCTGTGATGATCTTTGCAGGTTCTTCGTTAATCAAACGAGTTTTGGACTGACTGTCGAAGTTCGGCGCTCTCATCTTTGTGTGATTTAGAATCAACAAACCTTCATTGACATCAGATCGATTTGGAGTCAATTTACGTTTCTTGCCTTCGCGAGTCAAAGCATCCAAAACACCTGAAATGAATTGACGACGAAATGTATCCATATGAGTTCCACCATTGAAAGCTGGAACGTTGTTCACGAACGAGAACATATATTCAGATGAATTCAATTGGAAATTTGGTTTGACAAAGAAAGTTGAACGGAAACCATCTTCGTTGATATCAAATTTGATCACCTTTTCCTTGTTGAAAAGGGAACGTTCAATCGTCGCACCAACCTTGATCTTTTCCTTGTTGAAGTAAACAGTCAACTGAGGATTGAATACAGCAACTTCATAAAGGCGATCACGTATGAATTCCAGTGGAAGTAGAATTGAACTGAACACCTTTGATGAAAGTTTAAAGCGAATTGCGGTGCCTGATGCATCACTTTTCACTTCACGCATCTTAGGCGGATCAATTTTCAACTCATGTTCACCTTCAACGAATTTTTGTTCGAACTTGGTGTTATCACGATTGATTGTGACTTCAAAAAATTCTGAACAAAAATTCACAGCCGACGCGCCAATACCATTTGTACCAGCAACTTCTTGCCGTTCACCGAAGTTACGACCTGCACGAGTATGAGTCAACACCAAAGTTGCCTTGTGCATTTCTTCCTTGTCATCCCATGTGATTGGAATGCCACGACCATTATCTTTCACTGAAAAAATCTTATTAGCTTCATCGTACTCTACATCGATTCTTGAGCCGAAACCATGACCGATTATTTCATCCAATGAGTTGTCCAACACTTCACGGAAAGCTGTGAATGCTGCTGGTGTCCAAGTGTATTCTTTTAGAACTGGAACACCTTCATTGTAGGAAATGATTTCTTGAGTATGCGGTGAACGAGAACCAAGATACATCTCAGTTCTCAATCTCACGTGCTCATAGTCTGAAAGTTTTTTAATTCCGTCTGTCATGCTTACTCTTCTAGTAGGTCTAGCTTTGCTTTTTCTTCATCACCATCCATGATGTATTTTTCAATTTCTTTTGCAGCGCTCAACACAATTTTAATATCAGTTGTTGAATCTCGTGTTACCATAACTGCAAGTTCAATTGCTCTTTGTCTAAGTTCTCTGCTGTAATAATCACTCGCCATCTATTTCGTCCTTTATTATAACTGTTTGGGTATTTGAAGTTGCTCCACTGTATTTTGATCTCAGTGAAAATACTTGTCCTGAAGGATTCATCATATTTTGCGATCCAATAATTGAATTAGCAAGCAACGTTGGCCACGTTCTTCTGACTATGCCAAGCAAAACTGGATCATATTGATTTTGTTCAATTCGTCCGATAACATGTATTTGTGGATCATAGATAGTATCTTTTGGCCACTCAGACAATGCCGTATCTCGTTTTAAATCCAACCGTTTTTATTGCAGTATTTGCTGGTGCTCCAACCATTTGCAATGGAATGTATGGCGCATAGATAAATGCAACATCATTGTAAGTTCTTTTTAATCTACCGACCACATGGATTTTGTTGTCATAGATAACAGTTGGTTCATAATTTTCTACATCAAAATATTGCTTGATATTTAAAACTGTATTTGCAGTTGGCATTAAAGTTTGAAACCTTTCAAGGAATCAGAATCAAGATCTGATTTAATAGCACCAACTTGATAACTGGTGATATTAACTTCCTGTGGTGCATTTTGTACTTCCTTACCACCGATCCATTTATTTGTCCATGGAAGTGGGTTGGTTTTCACTTCTAGTTCACAAGGTAGGTCAACAGCCTTCATTCTTTGTTTTGCTATATAGTCCACGTATTGCTTGAGAATGTTTGCATTCAACCCGATCATCGATCCATCTTTGAACAGATAATCAGCCCATTCCTTTTCTTGTCGAATAGCTTCATTGAACATTTGAATACATTCAGATTCAGTTTCTTCTGCAATTTGTGCAAAGTCAGCATCTTCTTTCTTCAATTCACGAAGCATGTATTGTGTTGAAGCCAGATGAAGATTTTCATCACGCGCAATCAACTTAATGATTTTTGCATTGCCTTCCATAGTCTTACGTTCGGCAAAAGCCCATGAGCAAGCAAATGAAACATAGAAACGGATGCCTTCAAGAATGTTAACTGACATCAAACACTTCCAAAGACGTTTCTTATGCTCATACTCATTCAATGGATCGAGAGTTATTTCGTGATGGCCAACATCTGCATCATAGCCATAAATATCAACCAATTTATTGTAAATTGCTAATTCATCATAAAATTTGGAAATATCAACACCGCAATCTACAACTTCTTGAATGGACGGCATTTTGTCAAACACTTCACTTGGATTGGCAAAAATATTTCTGACAATGTAAGTGTATGAATATGAATGGATTGTTTCAGAGAAAGCCCAAGTTTGCGTCCAAATTTCAGCCTCAGGAACTGAGGTGATTGGAGTGAAAACTTCAGAAGGAGCTCGACCTTGGATTGAATCCAAAAGCGTTTGTCTCAAAAGGTTTGAAACGAAAATGTGCTTTTCATGAGGTTGAAGAAGATTGAAGTCGGATTTATCACGACCAATATCTTGAATTTCTTCAGGTTGCCAGAAGAAGCTTCTTTGACGCTTGACCAATGTGTCAAGCATTGGATATTTCAATTGATCATAACGAGCGATTGAAACGTCACCATTGAGAAACATTTTTCTCTTGGTGTAGTCAACATTGATTTCCATTATTTCTCCAAAGGCTTCAATTGTTTTTCTTCATAGTCTGGATCAGACAAAGCGATAACGTCATGAATATCGGTGCCAAGCCATTCCAAGGCAGGCTTCAATGACGTAAAGTGGATGAGTCGTTCACGATTACAAACGATCTTAACATTTCCATACCTGAAATAATCGGGAGGACAAACGACCACGATAACTTTATCTTTGTGTTGTGAATAGATGCCCAATTCCAACAAAGTGATAGGACTGACGGTGTTTGGATCAAAATAGAACAAAACATAATCTGAATCATTGAGAGCATCAAGTTCCCAATTCACCTGTTCATGAAATGGAGTTCCGGGAGTTGGGTCTTGCTTCCAAGTTGAGTCCCAATCAGGACGACGAGGATTGAAGAGCACTAAGCGGTCTTGGTGCTTGAAGTAATCAACCACTTCATTTTGCCAATCAACAGCCTTTCCCATTTCAATCGAGCCACCAAGAAAAACTTTGAAATCATAGTTTCCCTTGATTTTTCTTGTTTCCGAAATGTCATCGGGTGCTGTATAAAGTTTCATTACCATCTTCCTTTTTCATCTGGCAATGAGGCTGCATACTTTTTGATTTGTGATGCAGCCTCATTGAATTCGCCTTCCCACAAACGATTGCCAGTAAGATCGTCAGCCAGCTTTTCCGCCATCGCTGCGATCGCTCTCAGCGTTATCGCCGTCGCTTTTTTGTCCATCTTTATTTTCCTCATTCACATCAGTATTTCTCATCACTGCGAGAAAAATTGAGATTGCCAGTCCAAAAACACCCAAATAGATTGTAGGCATAATTGTACCTCTTAAGGATTGTTTCTTTCCCATTCTTCGTATTGTACCACCAGTTCAGTACCAAGAACCTTTGCTAATTCATCTTTCCAATTTAGATGGCTTATTGCTTTCAAATCTTGAACCAATTCAAGTTCTATTTCAACAGTGAAAATTGGATTTGAAATTTTCGCAGCAGGTGGTTCTACCTTTTTAGAATGAACAGGGTGATCATCATCTGTTCTTTGACCACCATATTCCTTAGTTAACGTGCCATCACGATTATGGGTTCCCAATCCTGAATACAAATATTCAGTGGCAACATGTTTACCACCCAAAGCAATTGCCCGATCAAATTTTTCGAGCATTTGCAATGTCAATTGGGTTTTATCGAAATTGTTCATTAAATGGCACAACTTTCGCAGAACTCATCTTCCAACGAATCAGTTGATTCAACAAAGATTGGAACTTCAGCTTTGATTTCAATTTCACCAGCCATGTCATTTTCTTGGTGATAGTACAAGGTCTTGATACCCATACGATAGGCAGTAATTAAATCCTTGATCAACACTGACATAGGAATGATTTTGTCTTCATAGAACTCAGGATTGTAAGAAGTGTTTGTTGAAATACTTTGATCAATGAACTTAGTCAAAAGACCGCAGATTTTCAGATATCCTTCGGGAGACTTTTGATCCCAAAGAAGTTCATATCGCTTCTTCAATCTTGAAATTTCAGGCACGACCTGCTTAAGAGCACCATCCTTGGAACTCTTAACGGAAACTAGTGAACGCGGTGGTTCAATGCCGTTGGTTGAGTTAATGACCTGAGAATTGGTCTCATTAGGCATTTGTGCCATGAGATTAGCATTACGAACACCAAACTCTTTCAAATCACTTTTTAGCTGATTCCAATCAAGAAGTAAATCGTTTTTGGTGTATTCGTCAAGAGTTTTGCGGTATGTATCAACCGGAGTCAACCCTTGCTTCCATTTGGTATCATCGATGCCCAAGCAAGCACCGCGTTCCTTAGCCAATTCCATTGAAGCTTTGATCGTGTAATATGAGTATGCTTCAAAGAACGGAGCAAGAAACTCAGTAGTTGATTCATCAGTATATTTTTGGTTATGCTTAGCAAGGAAATATGCCAAGTTGGTCAAGCCAATACCAATGTTTCTGTAAAGATCAGTTGAATGTTTCGCAGCTGGAAGCAAATAATCTTGATATGTTAGAATGTTATCAAGGAAGCGAACCAAGATTGAAGACATACGTTCAAAGTCAGATGGTGTCTTTACATTACCCAAATTGTATGAAGCCAAAGTACATAGTGAAACAATACCATTTGGATCATTCACATCATCAAGAGGCTTGGTGATTGGAGTGATTTCAACACAAAGGTTAGTCATGGTAATGATTTGCTTTGAACTATCATATGCACCATGTTCATTGGTATTATCAACAAATTGAATATAGATACGACCTGTTTCCTTACGCTCAAGGATCAATTGGCTGAAAGCTTCCAATGCGGAAATCTTACGATGACGAATTGATTTATCTTTTTCATACTTGTTGTAAAGATATTCAAATTCAGCATTTGATCTGAAAAATGCTTCATACAAATCAGGAACATCAGATGGTGAGAACAATGTAATGTCTTTGCCGTCAATCAATCTTTGTAGTAGAACTTGATTGATTTGAATGACATAGTCAATTGAACGATTACGTGCTTCTTCAACACCCTTGTTATTCTTCAAAACAACCAAGTCTTCATATTCATAGTGCCACATTGGGAAATTACATGTTGCGGAAGCATTACGAATGCCACCTTGATTACATGATTTTAATGCAGCAGTGAGATACTTAATGAAGGGAAGAACACCGGTGTGGGTGACTTCTCCATTACGAATAGGAGACCCAATAGCACGAAGACGACCAACGTTGAAACCAATACCAGCTCTCTTGCTAGCGTATTTGACGATAGATGATGCAGCTGCATTAATGGAATCAAGACTATCGCCCACGTCAATAAGAGTACAATTGGAGAACTGGCGAATAGGAGTTCTAACTCCAGCCAAAATAGCAGTAGGCAAGCCAATGTCGAAATTACTAACTGCATTATAAAACTCCTTGATCAGCTTTAGTCTTTTTGATTTTTCTTCCATATTGAAAGCTGTTGCTGCGATCAACATGTAAACCATTTGAGGTGTTTCATAGTATTGGTCGGTGATTTTATTTTTGACGAGATACTTTCGTCTGAATTGTTCCATTCCAGCGTAAACAATGTTGAAGTCACGTTCATGTCTCAACATACGATTCATAGAATCCCATTCGGATTCAGTGTACCAGTCTAGCAATCCAGGTTCATAGAACCCTGCTGCAACACCAGCTTTTACGATTTCGTAGATTGATTTTGGTTCAGTATCACCGAAAACTTTCTTCCTCAAATCGAAGTTGATCAAACGTGAAGCAACATATTGATAATTTGGTGTTTCTTCAGTGATCAAATCCGCAGCTGTCTTAATCAACGTTTCTTGAATTTCTTCAGTCGTCATGTTGTTGTAGAACTGTAGTTCCGATCTCAACTCGATTTCTGAAACGGAAACATTGTGAATGCCTTCGCAGGCAAATTCAAGTTGTTTATGGATTTTGTCAATTTGTAGAATTTCGTCGGCGCCACTGCGCTTCTTGATTGTTATGGACATTTAAACTCCTGGAAATGGAAAATGAGCCATGAACAGGCTCATTGTAAGGAACACTATTTATAGGCGAACGTCGTTTGAACAAGGGTTGAATTACCGCCTGCCATCTTTTCTTCAAGAATTTTTCTAAACTGTTTCCAGCCAAAAAAGTTACCTTGATATTTCTTCTCACCTGCATTCAACACAGGAGCAGCTTGATGTTCAGCTGGTGATGCATGAAGTGGAACTGATCCAACTAGACGTTCGTAAAGTTGAACATCCTTTTCAAACAAAGACAATTGACCATCATGAGTCAGATATGACACACGTGCACAACGCGCAACCGACACTTGAATACATTTTAACAATGAATACTTTGCTTTTTCATAGTCTTTAACATATGGCAAATGCCATTCATCAGCCTTGAGCTTATCATAGTAATATGTTCGAACTGCTTCGCGCATTTGTTTTGCGAGTTCATGAATTTCAGGTTGGGCATCAGGATGATCACGAAGTTCAAACCAATTATCAAGTTCAGTTGTAGTCATGATAACAGTGATATGTGACCATGGTTCAACTATACGATTAACAATTTGCTTATGCGCACCAAACTTATTCATTAACCAAGCAGCAGCCAAAGCAGTTCGTCCTGCACCGCGCCAAATTTTTCGAACGAACCACTTTCTCATTGGAGAAAGTTCTTGCTTTGCCTGCATGCCTGATTGGTTAGCACCCCAATGGATAGGCATAGCCATATCATTCCAAATCATCTTCAACATCTTAAGAACCGGAATTGCTCTTGATGAGGCAGCATTTCGGCTGAATACACGATGTGTCATGAATTCAGCATGAATGAAACGTGGATATGTCAATTCAAAGGTTGTGATGCGTTTTCCGTTATACTCAGAACCGAGAATTATTTTAGCACTAATCAATTGGACAATACCCTGTATGTAAACTTATATTCTTTAATCTTATTTCCAGTTGCCCAACTTCCTTTGGTTGAAGCTTTCGCAAATTCAACATCAAGTGAAATTGTATATGCTTTGGTGCCATCAGCCTTGAAAACACTCAATTTAATCAGTTTAGTATTTTCACCGTCAATCCAAATACCATCTTCAGTTTCATAAAACCAAATTTTCAACTTGGATTGGGACAATTTATACTTGAATGCCAAATATGGAATGTTCGGCATTGTTGACTCATTATCAAAATTGAATTGAAATAAAGCTGAATTTATCGAACCATTAGCTAATGCTGATTTGAATTCTGTCACATCAAAATTACCTTGTTCCAAATTTCCTTCTACAATTTCTGTATCGCTCAACTGTTTTCTCCTACTGTCCAATAACTCATTTCGTCTTCCCAAGCATCTTCAGGCTCAATGTCCGCGTCGTATGCTTCTTGCCAAATTTCCATGTTGGCATAATTTCTGGTGAAAATTTCCCATGTATCAAAGTGTTCTTTATAGTTCTCTTCAACATATGCAACTAAAATTTGCAACCACATTTCAGGTGGTAGTTTTTCATTCATTTGAAACATCATATTCTTTTCCAATCGTTGATCTTGACTTTGCAACTCATTCCTTTGTATGTATTACCCAACCATTCAATTACTTTAGCAAGTCCATATGTACGAACCATCAAATTAACATCCTTTTCTGGAATATTTTTTGGCCATATGACTATTCGATAACCATTATCACAAGCTGCTAACATTTTGTTGACGATTTCTCGATTTCGAGGCTGATTATCGAAAACTAATATTTGACGATCTTTTGGAATTATTTCTGACACTTTGATCAAATCTGAACCATTCACCGCAATTGCATTATCTAAATGAAGACTATCAATTGCACCTTCAAGAACATAAACATCCTTCGATATATCAACTTTATCCAATCCAAATATCAATGGTTCATTCAATATTTTTAGTAGAACATATCGCAGCTTATTTGCTGGATTGATCGATCGAGCACTTATCCCAACCAGTTCCTTCCGACGATTGCGAATAGGGAAGATGATGCGTTCACCTTCAGGCAAGGATTTATCGGGAAAGAATTTAGTAAGTTTGAACAAATCATCTGTATACTTGATATCATCAATCTTAGTTATTTCTCTGCTTTTCAGATATGCTAATGCTGCATCATTCAAAGGAAGAAATTGTTTTTCAATGTCCGATTTAACAGGCATCTCAGGCTTGACATACTTGACTTCAGCCTTTTTTGGCATTTTGCCTTCAGTTTTCATTTTCTCAAGTTTGTATTGCTTATACAAACCAGCATTCAATGTCTTGAGAAAAAACCAAAATTTGGAATTGAATCCGCAATTATGGCATTTGTACTTGAGTTCATGATCATCCTCGTAAAGAT